ATTCTAATAAAGAAAACTGCTAAGAGAGAACAGATTTACTTACACTTCAACATGGATATTGATATAGACTTTCTCAATGAGTTTCTAGAGGAAATGAAGTCTAATTACCAGATACTGGTAAGGGTAAGATAGTAGAGTAGTGATTACTGGCGTATAGAAGCTCTTACAGAGAGATTAACACTATGGGGTATACCTTAGTATACCTAACAGATTGAATTGGCTTATAGACGAAATATAGGCGATAATAGAATACTCTACTCTCTACCCCTAAATGAGGTAGAGAGTAGAGTATAATATACCGAATTAACGGAACTGACTAGCAGATACGTTACGGATAGTTGAGCTGTAGCTTTGTTGGCTAGTAGCTACCATAGCGTCAATACCGTCAATAGCTGCTTTCTGGTGGAACTGGTCAGCACCAATCAGTTTAATGCTGTCCATAAACTTCTGGGCGAAATAGTCTACACCAGGACCGTACTGATATACACCAGAGAAGTCAATCTGGATTTCACGAGTCTGAGACGGATTAGAACTATCGAAGCTCGCTTCGTTATCCGGAGACATTTTCGGCCACATGTTGATACCCAACCACGCTTGGATTACTCTGCGTCCAGAAACGTCTGGTTCAACAAAGAGCATGGCAGCAGAGTACATGTCAGGCATAGAGTCGTAAGCTTCAGTACCTGCTACTGTACCAATAGCAGCGTATTTAGTCTCAGGGTCCATCATCAACATGCGAATCCAGTAGATGATGTAGCGGGTAATGGCTAAGCCAGGACGCTCCCAGAAACTGAAGGATACAGTGGGTTGCTGTTCCGTTACATTGGTGAATACTTCGTATTTCTGTCCAGATTTACCAAAGTCTTGGCCATTCTCTACGTTCACCTCTAGTTTGTATTGCAAACCAGTGATGCGGTGACGAATGGTTTCCACCAAGTTACGCAGAATAGCGATATTGGTTTTAGCATCCGGCAGAAGCTTGAATCCTAAGGGGGCTTCTAACAGGAAACTAATAAGGGGACGAGAGGTATATTGGTGGTTGTTTACCCAAGTCTGCCATTGTTTGGCATAACCAAACATACCGCCTTCTACTAAATGGGAAACAGGAGACTGAATCCCATCAGCAAAACCACCATTACCTTTAGTCATGAAAACTGGTTCTACACGAGCCATTTGTGTTTTCCTTTACTTAAAAGTATTTTTCAATTCAATGAGACTACCGCTTATCCTGTTACTAGGGTAGGCGGTAGCCTATACCAATTCAATGTGTTCTAGTGGATACTAGAAAGACCTTTTTAAACCGAATCTCTCAGGTAGTTTAGCTAAGGATTTAGCTAGTAATACCGTTAAAGTTGTCAGGTTTATCAGAACGACGATAGTTTTCAGAGTAGAAGGTCTGTACAGTCTTGATGTTGTCGCCGTATACACGAACAACAAAGTGCCAAGCCCAAGATTTGTTTTTATCAATCTCAGTCAAGTACAATTCACCCTCTACATCAATCTTACCGCCGAATTTGTTGTCTTTCACTTGGCTGTAGAACCAGGCTTCAGCTTCTTGTTTCAGACGCAATTCATCCCAGTCTTTACCGGAGAATCGACGTTGCAGTTCAGCACCGATTTTGTTTATCTCTACATGGTAGAGCATGATACGGTAGTTCATCAAGGTAGAAGACTCATCTTCGTAGATGGTACGGATACCGGAGAAGTAGAGTTTACCCGATTCACTGCGTTCTACCCACATACCACCAGAGGCCCAAGCACGGTTACGTACCTGATAGGGTACCCAAGGATTGGATACATCAGTCAGGTATTTAACGTAGTTGTTATCGCCTTCGCTAAAGTCGTAACGAATAGCAGCACGACCAGAGGTATTACCCCAGTATTTAGTGGTCATGCGAGCCAATTCGTACAGTACCGGTACGCGTTTATTGTAGGTAGACACAGAGTCCAAGAACAAACCACTGCCTTTTACCACTACTGCACGGTAGCAAGGTGTACCAAACAGAGCAGAATCAGGGAAGTTTTTCAGCTGAGCTACAATAGAAGTCAAGCGAGCATTCTCTTCCAGAGGAGTCGGAATATTCACGTCTTCCCAAGAATGTGTAGTAACACCTACCCAGCGGTCTTTACGCTGAGAGAGGTAACGACCAATACTGCGTTTGAATTCCAGTGAATAACCGGTATCCCAGAAGGTAGAGTCGTTGAAGGTAGTGGAGTCTTGGTATTTAGAGTTTACATCAGCAAACTCGTCAAGAATAGCATCTACCGCTTTCTCGAATGCCAAGTTACTCATCTCACCATCCAAACCACCAGAAGCAGAGAGCATTTCAGATTCAATCATCAAGGCAATCTTCTCACCGGCAGCCAGAGTAGACTCATCGCCTTTTTCGTAACGGAAGGTCTGGTAAGGAGCACCGTCAGTGTAGGTGGCACCAAACAAGTTAAACAGGTATTTCTCAGAAGCACGACGAGATACATCGTAACCAGAGAAATCACCAAACAAACCAGTATCAGTCTCTTTGGTAATGAATTTCTCCAAGAGAGCGTCGATATTGCGCTGATAAACGTGCAGTTTATCGAAGTGACCAATGGTCGGAGGAGTAGTAGCGACTTCCGGTTTCAGGTTGTTGTAGTTCTTGATGAAGGTTTCACCAATACCGTAAGCCAAGCCTGCTTTAGAGCGAGCAGAAGGATTCAGGGTGAAATCCAATTCACGAGCACCATTCAGGCTGGTGACTACTGTACCATTGCTGGTCGGAGTCTTTTTGGCTTTAACAGAAATGCGGAAAGGATAAGAATGGGTATCGTTGTACGCATTGATGTTCAGGGGAGCAGCATCTTCAGTAGTCGGAGCCCAGATAGACAGACCTACCAGGTTACCCCAAGCACCAGGAGAAGACACAGCAAAGTCCATCAACGGTACACGTTTGGCTTTCTCACCATTCGGACCTACATAGCCCACTACGTCTTGTTCTGCACCTTTACCGAATTGGAAAATGGAGACAGTCTTACGGTTAATCTGCTGTTCTACGTAGGGAATCGGAGAAACCACGAAACGATAGTGTACACCAGGGGCTTTTACACCGGTAGTGACTACTTTACCACCTTGACCGAGTTTGAAGCGGCCTTGGCTATCGCGTTCTGCGATTTCGATTTCAGTTTCGTAGTATTCGATAGATAAACGCAAGGCGGCCAGTTTGTTGGCTTCCTCTGGTACAATACGTTTAGCAATCACGGTACCAGCGTCTTGCAGAATACCTTGTAGGAATACAGAGGCGTGGTTATAGTAGGGTTCCATCGGGTCTAGTGTTTTAGAACCGAATAATACGTTAAATGCAGCGCCGTCTACTACGACTTCTTCAGTCGGTCCCTTTTCAGCGTAAAAAGGAATGTAAGAGAGCAGCGGAGCGCGTGGTACATCGACCACGGTTTGTGCACGGCCTGATAGGTCTTTCGTACCTAAGTGAAAACTAGCAGGCGTTGCATTGGAAATATAAATATCCATGGATTATAATCTCCGTTACAAACAAAAATTAATCAATTTATTACTGCTTAAAACATTTTCGAAAATGTCTTTATTACCTGCTGAAAACACAGGGTAATAAACAAAAAGAACACACGCTAAGCGCAATATTCATAGTATCGAATTATTAATACCTGGCATAAAGTCGTAACGAAAATATTTACTGGAGCTTAATAAGAAGAAAAGCTATGAACTCTAGACGTAGAGTATATTAAGTAGTAAGTAATCGATTATTTATTCTTTTTGTTATAAAGGACAACAAGACATGTCTATTAAAATCTCACCCTACCACACTACGGTAGGTAAACACTTTGTCGTAAAAGACACTGAACAGGCTATTCGACAAGTCATGGGTCGAGGCTATAACTGGATTAAAGTCAATGAGGTCAACAAAACCATTTACATCTACCCTAACGACGTGATTAACAAATTCGATCACCCACTACTGGTAGAAACCGTAAAAGGTTTGGTCTACACAGCAGTAGACTTAACCGCTTTTGTTCGTGAGAACAGAGAAGGTGAGTATACGGTAGCTAACCGTTCACTCTACCTTTTACAGACCTTACGTGCAGCCATCACCAGTGAAGTACTGGAAAATGGCCCCCGAATGATTAAGTCATTGCCTACCGGTGTATTGAGAAGCTACACTGATTTAATCACCAATTCCATTTCCATGGCTTTTAGCCTCAATAGCGAAGAAATCATTATCTTAAAAGTACTCTCAGCTTGGATGTACTACTCCATGTTGAGTGAACAAGAAGTGATTGGCGATATGGAATTACAAGCAGTGATTGCTAAACTCGCTCGTGATACCGGTATTCCTTCTAATTTCTTTGTTCGCTATATCGATGGCGCTACCTTCGATAATGTAGAAGAATTCTTAGAAGTAGTGAAAAGCAAGATTACCAATCCGGCACTACAGAAACTCAATTTAGGTCTATTCTATACTGTAGTAGCGAAAAACCTGAATTCCTCTGTTTGGATTGGTTTGGAGAAACAACAGCTCTTGGCTGTCTCTATTGAACACATTCCTTCATTCGTGGCTACTCTGGTCATGTGCCTGAGTGAACCGGTATTTAAGAATGCTGGTTTGACTAAGATTGCCATGAAGAACCTTACTCGAGACAGAAGTCAGTTTATTCTGTCTGTTACCTCTATGGCTAATCCTGAGTAAGAACACTGTACTCCATTAGGGATAAAAACCTAGTGGAGTATACTGGAGAGAATTGAAATGACTGAATTAAGTACACCTTACTTAGTCGGACATTATATCTACAACATGTGGGCTGCTCCTTGGCAGGATAACCAAACTTGGAATAAACTCGCTCGAGTGACGCCGTTTGGAGGAGCAAGAAACCATGTAGAAGTCTTCCATGAGGATTACCAACTACCTACCAAACAAGATAGGTATCATGCCTACATGATAGGTCAGGTATACGAAGACATTTATAATCTTCCCTTACTGGAATGGACTGAACGTTCTACCTGGATTCCAATGAACGAATACTGTAAACAAACCGGTATTGTGTTCAACTTCTACACCCAAGATGGTATCAATGTACCGCTATCTCATGTCTTCTTTACTTTAACAGTAGAGAAGAATGTCATTTTCATTGTAAAAGAGGATTTAAAGATTCAGTGGGACATGAACAATTCCCCACTCTACTTTAGAACCTACCGCAATGCTTTACAAAGAGTAGACCAAAGAGGTTTATCTCAAGAGAAGGCAGATGTGGTTTACGTGAAAGTAAAGATTGCTAGTGATAAGCAGAAACTGGTAGAGTTCTTTAACCAGTATAATGGTAAGCCTGGTGCCATGTTAACTTACCATAATGGGTATTTAGTAGACAATACTAGCTACCTATCCAATGTACTGGAAGGAGATATTGTAGAAATCATCTACGATTCTACCTTAATTAAAGCGATTGAAGTCAAGCTAGGGGAGCTCCCTACCTTTAAATCTAAAGCCGATGGTATTCGCAAATACCTCATTACGCATGATAGGTCTTATAAAGACAATGTATTGGAATACCTGGATGATTGCGACTTCTACCTCTGTGCTTATCCGAAGAAGACCCCTTTGTTATTTAACGGATTACTGCTTCATCGTAATCACGTCTCTAATATCCGTCAGGTAACCAATAGTGATTACTCGATTTCGACTAATCTCGTATCTGAATACCTGATTGCTCATCAAGACTTATTCGACGAACAGATTGCTAATCTTACCTTTAAAGTCTATTATCGTAAACAATACGGTAATAAGAAGATGCCGTACAATGCTAACCGTATTCACGAGCTCAATCGTTTGCCTTACGTTAATAGAGTAGCGGCATTACAAGGATTAAGAAGTAATATCGACGAATGGCGTGCTGATAACCTAGAGAATTCTCCTCTAATGAAGCTGATTAGTAAACCTAAGCCTATTTGTAACCTAGAAGAGGTACAAGATGCCTATGGTTATAATGCGGCTACTTACTATACTGGATTATCTGTTCATTCGCATGAAGAATTCATTAGTGATGGTCTAGGTGGTTATCTGGTCGATGTACCTTATTCCTATCGTAAACTCGTGACTGTATTCGAATACGATAGTGAAGGTAAACTCCTGATGTGGAGACGATTAGAGAACGTGAATCAGTATCCGGTAGTAAATCGAGATACTAAGTTAGTAGAATTCGTCTCTGGTATTGGTACCCGTCAACCTGAAGACCATTACGGTAAACTACAGGCAGTTGTACCAGAATACCAAGAACACCGAGTATTCTCTTGTTTGAAGAATCTAGAAACTCACCCTGAGAAATGGAAAGATGTTACTGCTACTGATGCTTGGTCTTACATTACTGATACTGATGGGCTTCGAAACGTTTTAATTAAAGGCAATGCGGAGTACAGTAAGGAGGAATACACCTTCTTAATCCGTACTGATAAGAAGTTCTTGTGTCAGGATATTGAAGTAGACATCAGTAGAGGTTTACTGCAGTTCACCATGAACCACCACATTGCTGTAAATGGTAAAATCTCAGGTAAACGAGTAGAAGTGCCTTATGGCTATCTAGATGTCTTCTTAAACGGCAGTGCTTTAATTGAAGGTATTGACTACTTTGTAGACTTCCCCAATGTGGTGATTGTTAACAAAGGCAGTATTAATCCGTTTAGCATGAAGCAGAAGATTACCTATCGAATGATGGCTTTCCCTGCTACTGAAACCATTAACGGTGAAACCATTCTAACTGGTATTAAAACCAATCGTCAGGTAGGTTACGTTAATCACTATCGCGTCTCTCGCAATAAGCAATACGAGATATTCGAAGATAAGAACTTCTTGATTAAAATCGGTAATGGAATCATGGATAAATCCAAAGTAGGATTCAGTGAAGACAATACTGAGATGAAAGAGAGAAAAGAATATCTAGAGGGTAAACCCTACGAGATTCGAGATGTGGTAGTACCGAAACGGTTTACGTATCCTAAAGACACGTATCAGTTCAAGAGAGAATCTGATGAAGTCGATAGAAAGGTGTCTAACTACCTCAATCAGTTCATCGAAGAAGAGTCATTTAGCAGCAATCCTGCTATTATTGGTAAATACGAAATCTTCTCTCCCCTACTAAGTAAACTCTTACATGATTTAGAGAAGAAACAAGTCGATTTCCCAATGGATAGGTTCTTTACCAATCAGGAGCTGATTAACTATATTTCCACTAAGTATAGTTCTCTATTTAAGGTAGACCCTTACTATAGAAAAGAATCCATCTCCTTTAAACACGTGGTGATTCACCCTACCCACCGAAGAGTCGTAACGACACTGAACTTCCATCAAGCAAGGTTCTTTAGGCGGGTAGTAGAAGTCTTCTACGATAATGCTATCGAGACTTCTCACTTCATTCGGGTATCCGATTAGACACCACTGTTTCTGATTAATGTTTATCTAAAGTCACTACCTTACTTTGGTGAGTAAGGTAGTACTTTCTTATTTCAGGAGTATATTCAACATGCCTCAGTCTAACCTACCTATTTACTCCAGAGGGATTGGTGGCCCTGCACCCATTGTGGGTACAGACGGTTATCCGCCTATTGTAGACGAAACACAAGTCTGGAGAAGATGGGCATTACACGACATCTTCCTCGGTCAGGAAGGTAACAATAAATACGTACCTAAAGTCAATGACTTCGTAGAAGACATCAATACCTTAATCGTTTATCGAGTAAACAGCATTGATGCGACTACCCTGGTACCCGATTTGGTACAATTGAGTAAGTCAACCACCAATGACTTAACGACTACTGAAATGGGTCGTTTCTTTGCTGGTGGTACGCTAGCTACACCGTGTGCCAGACAAATCTTCTACGATGATTCCGTGATTCGTCCTACACTCACTGTACCAGCTCAATTCCATATCCAGGGTAGTTTACCTCATCACGCTATTGCCTTTAAAGGTACCGTAGCCGGTGCTGGTGGTACACCGATTTCAGTGAGGTACGATTCCTCCTTTAATCCGATTTCTAACGCCATTCCATTAGAACCTATCCTACAACAAGACCCAAATCTACACACCCAGTGGTTCTTACCTCCCTTCTATACCTCTCATCGTCTAGAAGAAGGTGAAATGATTCTTATCTTGGTGTACGATGATAAAGGTGGCGTGCTCTCTAGAACCAATTTCATTGTAGAGAAGTCTGCTCTCTTAAGGGACGTATCCGATGCAGATAAGTTCATTTCTGCTATCTCTTTAGAATCATTCTACATTGATTCTAGCGATGAAACCAACCTCTTAATCCCAGAGAACATCTTAAAAGACTCCATTAACCTAATGGGTAAAGTCTTCTATACCGATGGTTCTACCATGACTTATCCGGTAGATGGTAATAAATTCGAATTGCTTTACTTAGATAGAGCTTCCGAATCTACTGTAACCTCTAAAGGTACTCTGGTACTGAAGTACTATCTGGCTAATAACGAGAAGTCTGTACACGTAGTGAATAACAACAACCGTTACTTCATTACCCGTTCTTACCAGTACACCATTATCGAGAGAGATGGTTCTTACTCAGTGAAACTCTATCCTGTACCTCGTTGGGTGAATGACAATATTGGCTGGCAATTGGATTGGTATCTGTTTACCTTAGACAGAAACCAATTCTACAATGTAACCAATAGCGTCTACATTAACCGTAACTCACCTACCCAGCAACTCAATGGTAAGCTCTACGGCCCTACCCAACAACTGAACGTAAGTATTGACTTAGGGACAATCAATAACTCTTTTAGACAGTACGTACACCCGCAACAGGTAGACATCCGTTTCTTGAGAAACGCCGCTGACCAAACAGACGATAGGTGGGAGATTGGTTTTGAAGCTTATCAAAACCCAGCCTACGGTAAAGGTTTACACCTCTTAGTGAAATCCATTGCTACCAATAGCAATGTAATCAATATCGCTAATAGCTGTACTACCCTAGATGACTTCTTGAACAAAGTCTACTACACTACCTTACCGCAATATCGTACTAATCGAGAACCTAATGCACCTAAACCCAATATGTTTAAAATCATTTGGGGGGACAACAGCATCGAATTCCCGATTCGTAAGTGGAATGAAGATTTAACTATTCCTTTCGATATTCCGGCTACTGCTACACCCATTATTCTCTGGTACATCAATACCACCGATAATGACCTCTATTTGTCATTGTCACCCTTGCCGGTATTGATTGCCTGATAAAAGAAATGGGACTCAATACCCTATGAAAAGAACAGTCCGGGGCGGTTCCGGATGGTTCCTATAGAGAGGTCGTTTGTCTGTCGTGACTAACTGTTTTGTTTACGGAATTGTTTTTCGGTTATTCACGATAAATCCTCTAAGATAAACAAGCAAAACGGTTGTCAGTTTTCCCATAAACAACATCGTTGAGACTCCTTTCGTAGTAGTTGATGAAAAAGACGATATACACTCCTCTACCCTCGCAACAGGGGTAGAGGAGTGTATTAGTCTGTCTTACCATTAACTTAACCAGTATTCTAGGTCTAAATTACCACTATTACTGTTACCAGTCAATAGGGATTCAAATCGAGAAACACCCCTATTGTTGTAAGGATTCAATCCCAATGAATCAGTATTGACATCAGCTAAACCACCAATAATATCATTGACCATATTGGGTTGTTTCCTTAAAGTAGTGAGTTTCTTACCTTCCTTCAAGTCATCAATCATGCCAGAGATACTCATTTGCTCTCTGTTCTCTATCGATAACTTACTTTCTAAGTAACGAATCTCTTTCTCCAATTTAGCAAATTCGAAGTAGTTATCCGTATTACTCATTTCGTTATAAAGAGCAGTAATACTCTCTTTTAAGCTATCCTGTTCTCTCTTCTTCAGTATTGTCTTAGCATCTAATACTTCACCTGCAAAAGCCACTTCACTTAAGAAACGACCTCTATTGATGTCGTAATAACCAGTTTCACGACCATTGAAGATAAACCAACAAGCCAATAACCAAGCAATCACCATGTCATCATGACCCCCTTTAGGATGGTCAATTCGTCCATTTACAATCACCAGACTCAATAGTTCATTAATCAGTTGGTTGTCTTTTAGCTTATCAGCAGAGATGTCAATCGCTCTAAATAGTGTTTCGTTATAGAGGTTATCACGAGAGTACTTACCATAGCCAGATGTCGTATAACCAAAGGTATTTCGGTGTTGGTTAGCGATATTCATTCGGTTAGGATGAGAATCCATTAACTGGAATTTACGTGGGTCTGATGACTTCTCTTGTACAATGGTATTGAAAATACGTCTAAATGGGTCAATACCATGGGCAGGCAAGGTTTCAATTAAGTAATCAATGATGCCTTGAGCACTACTTCTGTTCTCTGGGATAATCATGACTTTACGGTATTTCACCATGAAATCACTTAACCACTGCGAGAACTTATACAAATTCACTCGATTAACGGAAGCCGTACCAATGATTTCTAGGTTAGTAGCGTCAACGAATACCAAACAGCTATTGTCGTTATTCACCATGTTAGAGCTATCGATACCAATTACGACTGGTTTCTCATTCATGATTTTATCGATTTCATGTGCGGTGTAATACCATTTAACATGGATATAGCCAGAGGCATCATGAGCCTGAGGCTCCATTTCACTTACTTTCATCATCTGGGTTTGTTTTACGTTAAATGGAGAAGATTCCATTTCAGATACCCAAACGTTAAGGAAGTCTTTTAACAAGTTAGCCCCAGTAACACCGGCACGGGACGCGTTTTCCGATAACCAGGCATCGTCTTTACCTAACTGCTTGTGGGAGAACACACCAGTTACCGCGTAAATGCCGTTCTTAGCAATAGCAGACATGGGGTTGGACCCAGCTCTAACCCTTTTCTCTAATTCTTCCGCATCTTTACAATCTAACAACTCTTCTGTCCAAGGACAACCTTCACTATAGAGCTTATAAGCATAAGCACCGTAATCAGTGTCCTTAGAACCAGCTGTAGTAGCAATCACACAGCCGTAAGGCATACCGGCTTCCCTAGCCTTTTCAATCGCCGCGTTCTGAGAAGCCGAAGCAGAATTGAAACTTAGAGATAGATTAAGACAAAATGCCGCCTCGTCCAGTAAGAGCACATGGCTACTAAAACCACGACCTACACGTTCAGCACTTTCTGGTTGAGCTTGAGCAATACCGGTATTGAGGTAGCAGTTTCTCTTCTTAACGGTAATCAATTCACTGTTATCAGCATCCAGTTTAGTTAATGGATTTAAGTAATAGGGATAACGTCTAAAAGAGTTCTGTATCCTCCTGATATTTTCAGCTCTAAGTTTACTGTCTTTGGTTAATAGAAAAATACGCATGTCCGTCCAGAAGAACAAACACCATTCGCTAATCTTGTCAATCGAGCTAGATTTACCTAACTGACGAGCCATCACGAAGAAGTAACGAATGTGGTTTAAGAAACACCACCACAGTGATAGATTACCGCGATTGGCTAAGTAATAGTTGTTACCTGATGTGTTAGGTGCTGTGGCAATTTCCCTCACGAAGTACCAGAAGTTGTTCTTACACTCCAACGCAATCCTAGCCATTTGCTCCATGGTTAAGTCTGGTGAAAATGGATCTACTCCTTGTATTGTTCTGTCGTGTAAGGCTAAATGGAAATAGTAGTTCTTTAACCCCATCTTCTTATACACGTTGGCCATGTCAATATAGCTTTGGTTCCTGGTCTTAGTATCCACTATTGCCTCAGGATACCTATTCCAGTCATCTAGGAATAAAATAGTCATTAGTCTTTCCTTACTTGTAGACCAAGTTTATACAACAAAATTTATACGCTGTTTTAAATCATCATATGGATTATTTTTCAAAGATTGACTAACATGTACAGTATTTCGGAACTGAAAGCGAAAGGCTTTAAGGAAACTATTAGTGATAACGAGAGGACTAACTTCCCTGGTTACTGGATTAATCAAGAAGGTAATGTCTACAGTACCTACACCAATAAGTTTTTAAGAGTACTTGGTAAAAACGAAAAACAGTTTGCTTACCATATCCCTATTCCATGGGAAGGTGGGTATAAATACACTACCTTAAATCGTTTAATGAATGAATATTTCCCTAAATACGATTTAAAAGAGTTTGTTAAGATAGGGCCAGAGTACCCTTACCACTACATCAATAAAGATGGTATTGTCTATAGTGAGTGGACTGAGAAGTTCATTCACCCCAGTTTGAATAACAGGTATTACGAATTTAACTTACGTAACGAGAAACTTAAGAAGGTGAAAACAGTAAGACAGCACCACCTACTGCTAATGGCTTTTAGGCCAGAGGAATTCAAGAAGGTAAGTAGAGGGGTTGGTACTAAGGATGAGAACGGGGTGAGATGGTCTGTAGACCACATCAATGGAATCAAGACTGATAACCGCCTAGAGAACCTAGAAGTGGTTACCCAGAAAGAAAATAGCTTAAGAGCTAGTAAGAACGGTTTATTGAAACAAATGAAGCCAATGAAGAGTAGAGACTACTATACTGGTGAAATAAAGAGATATCTTTCGATAACCGAATTAGCTAACGATATTGGTATCGATCACTTCGCTTGTCAAGAAAGATTAAAGAAATCTAAACTTAAGTTTGGTAGGGTTGATAACCGATTATGGAAAGAAGGAATTCAGGTTAAGTACGGTGATGATGAAACACCTTGGCCAGAACCTGTCGATATATTGGGTGCAAGATCAGATAGGGCTTTCCTAATCAAGGATTTCAAGGTTTCACCTAACCATGAGAAGATTGTACCTAATATGGCTAAATTGAAAGACATGTTTGGTATTATCGAGACTAAGTTACTAGAAGACTTGAATAACGGTAAACACCCCATGTTAAATAACCTAGTTCAAGTGAAGCTATTCACTGACTTAAGAGAGTGGTCACTTGTTACTGATCCTTATCTTGAAGTAACAAGGAATGGTCGTAAAGGTAATGTAGTAGCCGTTTATAAAGACAATGAACCAGCTACAATACTATTACCAATGCCTAGTTCACGTAACTTCTTAGGTTTAGATAGCAAACGAGTATATGATTTCTCCATGCGTAGTAAACGCTATAAAGACTATAACATAGTGCTTTACCAAGACTACATTAGAACTGGCCACTATAAGAAGTTTAGATACCAGAACACTTTCGATGTTACTCAATTCCCTGATTTGAATAGATGAAACTATACTCTCTAGCCACCTAACCAGGCTAGAGAGTATAAAAAACTATGATGAATTCGCTATGTAGATAGGAAATCTATTATGTACAAACACGTAAAAGACGTATTTAACGATAAGTGTAATCTATCATTCGATACGAAGTTTACCCAAAAGGTAGAACGATACCTTAACCAGTTAATCACTAAGTCCGATGAAGATTCTCAGTTTTGGGGTGGTCCACTGACTGGTACCCACAAAATCACGTTTACGAATAACGATAGGGGTAGGTGGTTTGAAGAAATCCTAGGGATTGATGAATCCGATGTAGAAGATGATTTAAACCTGATTATCGATGCAGTGAAATATAAAGTAGCAGGTGATCCATTATCATTATCTTGTGTTTGGTTATGTCATTCCCTTTGGAATAGCGGTAAGCTCTCTAAAGAGAAGAAACAGAAAGCCATGAGTGACGTGATGATGGTCATGTGTATTCGTTTCTTAACGTCTAGAATGAATCGACATTGGCCATTTCCTTGCTCTAAGGCTGTGGCAGAGGCCACTCTAGCCTCTATGTCTAATCGTTATGCTATTAAGCGTTTAGGCAGCTGGTTAGCCGTAATACGAGAAAGAGCAGACGATACAGTAGACATGGTAAACGGCATCCACAAACATGCGATTAACCGAATGGATATCGACATGAAATCATCTGGACACACCAATTCAGTGGTTTATGTCGTAATCGATAACGCTACCCGTATTAAAGAGATGCTAAAGGGCATCTATAATCTACAGAAGATGGTACAAGAATCTGGACTGAAGATTAACAGTACTTCAGCTACCTACATTGAAACAGATGGGGAGAGTATTCTTAAAGACAAAGAGCAATCTTTGGAAATCTATAAGAATTACCTAAATGACATCATTGGGGATAAACCTAGTTTTATTAAACTAGACTTAGTAAGCATTATTGAAAATGCCAATAAGACCATGCCTCCACAGATGTTTAGAAACACTTTAGGGTATATCTCCGATGTCTACTCCAAGAACAATCAAGACAAGATTGAGTTGAGTGACTTGATTGAAAGAATCATGACACACTTACTGGTTTACTTATACAGTAACCGTAATGCCATGAAGAATAAGTCTGATATCCCTGGATTACTTTCTAAGCTAAAAGGTATCTATACTTCTTCTCGTACTACTGATCCTTTATTGCTAGGGATTCGTGATGACATGGAGAAGGTAGTTAAAAGAGCAACTAAAGTCAAATCCACTCCGGCTATTGCTGCTACCAGAACAGGTATTTTGTTATACATCGTACTGAGAGCTTTCACTCGTAACTATTACTCTTAAAAGTAGGAGAATATCGTTTCTTTCACCTTTAGGAGTAATCGATGTGTATCATTGAGAAAATATTGACTAAAGTATACACCATTAGCGATGCTTTCCTAGGTGAGAAGAAATTAGAGTTAGTTGAACCTGACGTAATCAATCGGATAGACTTTCACACCAAAATCGGTAATAATCTCAAGATTATCGTGGTGAAGAAGCAGTACATCTACAGACGGAAGAAGAAATCCTTATTCCGTAAGCAAAAGAAGATTAACTGTGTCTACGAAGTATACGCCGAGTTTAGTGAGAATATGCCTAAGTTACTTAGTGATATCCTTACAGAGAAACTCGTCTTACCTCAATTACTCAATTCTCTAATCAGTGAAGAGAAGCAAGTTAATAGTGTTGTCAGTGCCTTTCTGGATATTAAGCTGAAACAGTTTAATAAGGTCATGAAAAACCCACGTAAGTCCTAATGCTACTCAGTACTCTCTATTCGGAGTACTGAGTAGTAGTGGATTCTATTTAAAATGAAAACTATATTATTAACATGACAAAGCAAACCTAATAGCTGTTTGCTTAACGTTCTTTTATTTAGTCTAATGGTAGTTTATTTATAAAACACAAAAAAGGAAACTAAAATGCTGAACCATGAGATGGTTTCTTACTGTTTCAAGAAGTACGTAACGGATCGGTTCGTTAATCAGAAACCGAAGTTCTTCTTGAAAGACATCTTAGTAAATCATGAAAATTGGAAAGGTGGAGACATCCTGTCTTTTGTTGTACAAGAGACATTAGGTACGGCTACGTACCTGGAAAGAAAGAAACTGATTGTAGAAGTCAATCTTCTACTAGAGGAGTTTTACAAAACAGCCAAAGACGATGACCTCTTCACTAGAGGCATCAATACGGTTGATTACTATAACCATACTCAAGAAAAACCCGATACAGGTAATGATACGGAGACGGGTTTCTTCGATATCGATTATGCCTCTAAAGCAGATGCTGAGCAATTCTTCTTCATTTCAGTAATGCTCTACTACATTGGTTTTATCCAATACGTAGTCAATGCCAATAGCAATAAGGTCTACTTACTGAAGCTGAAGAACATGTTACACGATAAATTGATGGAAATCATTGATGTCAGTCTATCAGTCGTAACAAAATCAGAACAGGTAGCTGAGGAAGGTATTCATTTAGAGAGCCACTGTGTATTCTTAATGGCTCTGTATCGAGTGAAATACCTGATGTCGACCTATCCTAAGTACAAACACATTACTCGTGATGCTTACGATGACTACATCAATAGTACTCAGGATTACGATACGGTAGATGAAGGTATCATTACCATGGCTTCTGTTAAGCTGCCTAATAACCTAGCTCAGTACTTTGTAGAGAACTACATGGTACTGGCAATAGAGTTTCAGGTTGACTTATTGGACGAGTTCTTCAATGTAAGGTTCTTCTAACATGGGAAAAGCGAAAAAGGATTTATCCACAATCAGGTACGTATTGGACTTCTCTAGAGGACCTAGTTCCGAACTACTGGAGAAGTTCAATTACTACAATTACGATTTAATGGAAGCGGTGATGGGTGATAAGAGTGATGATAGCTATAGCTATCGTTTAGATGCTACGGGTACGCTTCGCTCTTACTACTCTCCTCGTTATGGTTGTTATGCCAATATACTGGGTAGGTGTATCTCTCCTTTAGAATTGGATGAAATAGTCAGAAACCTGAATAGGTACTACAGGGATATAGAGAAAGAGAATGTAGAAGTCCTCTATACCAGTACTAATGCAGCTAAGCTTCCCCTAAACATGAAACCGGTATTTGGTTATGTCGGTGAAAGTGGTGATGAACTCAGTCCTATTCGAGTATACTGTATTCGCAATATTGTGGTGCAGGCAAGAGGGTATGTTCGTAGCTTCATTTACTACCAGTTCTATCGAGAAGACTTAAGCGAAGAGGGTAAAATGGCATTTGAAAGGATACTACTTACCTTACCTGAAGATGTTAGTAGGAAGACAGCTAAGTTCTACTCTAATCAGTTTTGTTCATTGAGTGAACTCCACAGACATATCATCGATGAAGAGGTAGGTGTTTCCAAGTATCATTCAGCTCTTCGTGGTGACGTAAGAATCATCATGGATAGCTTTAAGGTAATGGAGGATTACCACATCGAACAAGAATACGCCGGATTTAAAGAATCTGGTAGGCCACTTAATTGATTCATTCTACTCTCTCTACCCCATTTAGGGTAGAGAGAGTAAGTGTTTATTCTATTGTAAAAGGAATTTCTTTATGTCTAATGAAAAGATTGTTTTGGATCTAGATAAAGGTTTAAGTGCTGAGCAAACGGCAACTATTCCACGTCTCTTTAAAGAGAAATTAGAAGAGGTCGTTACTGGTAACCCAGAAGACATCAGTGCCATTCACTTAGAAGATGAAATCGACACCATGGTTCTAATAGGCAAGAGTGGCAATGCTCTCTGTAGACTTGTTACCATGTCTATTTTGGAAGATGAACAAGAGTTCATTTTCGAACGAATGAAAGACATGATTAATAGGGATATCTCTAAGAAGGACATAGATTTGATTTCTGTCTATAACATTGCCTATAGGAACGGTGAAGAAGACCCGTTTATCTTCTATAAAGATAAAGAAACTGGTGAAGAGAAACCCGTCTACGGTTTCTGTTACAAAACCGTTACCGTGGCAGTGAAAGATGACCACTATGCCTTTAATCTCTTCTACTTTATTCCGGAATACTCACCTGAAAACAATTACTCTGTAATCCGTACAAAAGGCAAAGTGCACCACAATGACATCGCCTGTATATCGAGTTCAATGAAAATCGGCGAAGATGAAATAGAGGTAGTCAATGCAATATGGGGTCATCTATCACCTGAAGAGGTTGATACCATCTTCGAGAATGGAGGTGTATACGAAGTACCTTGTTCGGAATGTATCTCTATTGATTACATTCTCTACGTGATCGATTCCATGGTCGATAGCCAGAACGTGTCTAAAGAGGAATTTCTGTTCTATCTTGAAAGTGAAGACAAGCCTACTGGATACCTAAACTAAAAGGAGTTTATTCTAATGTTAGTCAATGAAGAATTAATGGATATCGAATGTGTCTATAATGTCGTTAAGGGACTCAATTGGGATACCTTCAAAGCGGTTACTGCTTACATTGATAGTATCACTGGACCCATTACTGAAGCCGAAGACTGTGAGGAAATCACCTTCAATAAAGAAGCTGGTTATTCTGTATTCTATTCACCTACTAAGGGCAGTTGTCTTTACACCAATTCACTATCCATTCAGGACTTTGAAATGGATGAGTTGTTAAACCAAACAGGTGAGGGTAAACCAGTTAAAGAAAGCGATATCACTATTCGTGCTGTCAATACTATCTTTTTCAGTTTACCAGAAGACATGAAACCTAAGGTAGCTTATACCGTAGATGAAGAAGGTGTAATGTATCCTGTTTACGCTATGTTAATTAAGCGAGTAGTGTATAGTTACAAGAACCAATCCTGTATCGGTATCTTTATCCAAACCATCCGTGAGTATAAACCATGGATGGATTTAAGAGATTTCGATGATGAAGATGGTTATAGCGTGGACACTACTACTCTCTATCTTACCGCCGGTAAAGATACCTGGAGAACAGAACCTGCAGTAACCAGTCTTCGTTCTGAAGAGTACAAGAAGTACTACGACCACATTAAAGCCCAAGAACAGACTCAGGATGAGCTCAGTGACTATGCTTCTAGTGTAGGGTACTGGATAATCAAGATAGCTGATTTAGTAGCTAATCGGTAATAGACCATACTACTCTCCTTACCCCGTAATAGGGTAAGGAGAGTAGGGGTCTTATCATTTATTTTTTACTTTAATATATACGTGGCAAAGACACTAACGTGGTCAGTCTTCTCCATGATTTCGTAGAGCTTACTACTCTCAAACTGGATTTCACTCAAATCCACGTCTTTAGGTAACACAATCACTAAACAAATGTGCTTACCTTCATTAATCAGAGCTTCTGCTTTCTCTAAGACGTAATCCGGTACATTAGAGTAGTTTACGGTCATGACTACCGTATCTTCTACTCCTTTACATACTCCGGCTAATTGATAAGCAATGTCGTATAGACCAATGCCTTCTACACCATGGTTTAAGTGTTCAATTGCCAACTGTGTATCTTTAATCGTTACCTGATGATTATCGATATTCGTAATCACGTCTTTTCTACCTAACTGGTAATCGTAAGTCGGGTCATCAGGGTCACCTAAGTCTCGACCTAATGATTCTACCATGTCTTCTTCATGCTCAGCATCTTTAGAATAGATTTCGTTTAACTTAGCACTGACTAAAGAAGCAAAGTCACCGTACACCGGTACTGTCTTAGCTTTAGCTCCGTAGAGCGATAAGTCATGGATGAATGACTCTGTTGATAGTTCATGGATAAAATCCAATCTAGCTACTGCTTTTACTTTCATTTTCAGGTATCCTTGGATTAGATTAGATTAGAAGAGAGATCGTTGTACAAATCGTATTTTAATTTTAAGTCACTAAGCCAACCAATCTTAGAAGCTTTCTTCAGTTCTTCTAAGTACAATTCATTGGCATCAGCATAACTATCAAGAAACTCACTAAACGCACCTAACTCAGAACCACCATCTAGCTTAGCTTGGTTTACTCTAATCTTCAATTTGTTATAAATAGCGGCTTTAGTAGCCAATACAGCTAACTTCTTAAAATAAGCTGCTGCTGTCATGTTTAAACTGTTTAAATTACTATCGTGCTCAATCAGTACTTCAGCGTAAGTACCAGGAGGCAAGTAAGACATTCTTCTAATCCTAAAGGCATTAGGAGAGATCATCTCACAGCGAGCATTGTAGTTTAGAGAAACCGATTGATTGGAATTAGCTAGCTTCTGTGCAGCAGCTAATATACTGCTACCCGCTACAGTAGCGGTATCAGCGTAGATACCATTGGGATAAATGTTAGCGGTATTGATACCCAATACAGTCAGTATTTTGTAGCCACCAGTTGCTTTAGGTGGTACCGTGACCACATAATCCATTTCAGATACTTTCTCTACCATACACTCCTGTAGAGGGATTTCTAAAGTACGAGCGTATTCCACATTTAAGTCAGGCATTAGCCTACGTTCGAATACTTCTGCAATCAGTACAGCATCTTCATCTACTGCTGACCAAGGATTTCTACCATATCTAGAAGCTAAGCAGAATTCACTTATCAACTCAGCGGGAATAACTGCTTTTGCCTCGTTCAGGCACAAACTCAACATTGACATTTACTTTATTCCTCCGTAAATAAGGGGTATTTTAGTTCATACGAATCCCTTAGAAAATGTCGTTATAGAGTACATTCTAAAATAGAATAAGCCTATATTATTATCTTGATGATAAGAGCGTTATCAGGTTCTTACCTTGGTGAGGTTCTGATATAAGCTATCATTACCATGAGTAGGCAATCGTATTGCTTGCTTAAACGTTTAAGTAAGTCTATTTGTAACATCTTTAATTCCTTGAAAGGATCAATGCCAATGTCTCAAGCCAATGAAAATGTCGTGAAACTCTGGTGTGCTGGTGGTGCCGGTTTAGGCATCGCTGCCGATGTATTGAAAAGCCAAGGTAAGCTCTCTACTTCTACTGAGATTGCTCGCCTGGATACTGTGCTCTTGGATACTTCTCGTTCTAATTACCACAAGAACGAAAGCATCTTCGAAGAGCATGGTGTAGAACTGGTGACCATTCCTGGTTTAGATGGTTCTGGCCAGAAGCGCGATGAAAACGTCGATAAAGTCGTTCCTTACATTGCCAATATCGTGCACCAACATAAACCTGAAGACAACAGCAGTCTGAATATCGTGATTCATTCAGGCAGTGGCGGTTAATAATAGCCCGTAGACACAGTGATGTGTCTAATGGTATCCTCTCTAATTGCTGGAAACTCCTTAGAGTCTAAACTACTCCCTAGAACAGTAATGTATCTAGTATAGTGAAAATGTTTAGAATTGGATAATCAGCAGCGAAGCTTCCTGTGTAGGAAGAACGTTCAACGACTAACGCATTAGCCAGCGTGTACTACTCAAGTGAGTGGGAAATGGGAGGGTGCTTTAGTATTGGTTATACCCTTTACACTAATACTAAAGTACATGATATAGTCTGGTCTCTGCAGAAATGTAGAGCTGTCTCTAATGAGACGGGTAGAGTGTAACGAACTCTATCGAACATGACGTCAGGAAGCCTCGAAGGCCCTCTGGTGGTAAAAGAGCTCCTCGAAAACGATGCCATTGTGATGGTCATCATGATCGGTGATGCAACCACCAATAAGTTTGCAGCTAACACCGCTGCGACTATCCGTACTTATGCTGCCATCAGCAAGCAATTAGGGAAACCTGTAATCGTGCGTTATTACCAAAACTACGCCGATAAAGACTCTACTCCAGATAACATCAACAAAGCAATCGCTTACTCTATTACTGATTATCGCTTGCTCTTCAGTGGTAATATCCATGGTGTAGACTCTTCAGACCTGCGTCACTTCTTCCAATATCACAAAGTGACCAATACTGAACCTGGTTTGACTCTGATTTCTAACTTTGCTATCCAGAACCAAGACAAGAGTTCTTTGGATAAGACACTGGAGAAATCACTGGGTGACAACTACAACATCGTCTCCTTAATCTCTATTGATTCTGGTGACGGTTTGTCACGCCAACCTATCCCTTGTGACTTCCGTGTCGATGGCCAGGTGATTTACGCTTCTAATGTACCGGAAGAGAAACGCTCTTCTCTTTACTTCGTACTGACTGATAACTACTTCTTCCAGGTGATTAATAACCTCAATGAAGTGGTATCCAGCTACGAGAAGAAAGCCCGCGCTCGTGTCAACAACGTGATTAACACGTCTGATGCGGATAGCCATGGTTTGGTTTTCTAAAAAACGAATATAGTCCTTTACAGAGTAAAGTCCTGGTTCGCTCGTAGAGTGAGCTAGAAGCGATTTTAGAGCGTTTAAGAGGTAAGGGTATATAATCCCCTTACTTTTTATTTCATCGCAGTATAGACGCAATCTAGATAGCCTACTGACGGTTTCTATAGCCGTCAGTAGGTATATCTTTCTACAAAGTCGTGTTTTTTATGAAAGAATACGGAATCTGGATAGTGAAGCTATCTGGGTTTAAAACGTATGTTGAGTGTATAAGGATTGGAGTACAAATGAATGGAAACATTTACTATCGTCTAGATATTGCTGCTGAAATCAGGAATATCTTCGATAGGATAGATACCTTAAAAGACAGGACGACTTATTCGGAAGCGATTTACAATCATCCCTATACCTTATCCTCCGTTAACTGGTTGTATAACGATGGGATTGATAAGGTCTTCAGCCAAGAGTATCTAGAATTAGAACTAGAAGTCGGATTAGAGAACTGGTTATTGGTACTAAACCATGTAATCTACCAGTGGTTGAAATCTAAAGGGTTAGATGTCGTTTACAATAAGTTTCTCAATATTGCACCCGTTTGGTCTTACTTAAGACATGCGATGCTCAGCGAATACGATTTCCCTCCTTGGTATCCGAATAAAGCCTCGGAGGAAGTACTGGATAAAGCCATCCATGAAAATGGATTGAGTCAATTGTTCCCTAAAACATTCGAATTATTGAACCATGCTTACAAACTGGAGCCTACTCCATTTCCCTTTATTGAGACTAAAAACATCAATAAAGACGGAATCAGTATTCCGGTAAGTATCCATCTTGACCCACTTTTCCTCACGATTACATTTATCCATTAAGGAATCGATTCACCATGACCGCCATTAATGATGTTTATATACTAAGGACCAAAATCATTCTAGAGGAGATTGAAGACCTCATTAGCCACACCTTACCAAACCACGAAAAGCAATTCTTGGGTAAGGGATTAGGATTTTACGATAGGGAGACTTACAAGCAATTAGTCGTACCTGGACGTAAATACATCTTAGGTGAAGAGCACGGTAGACGAGAAGTCGTTTATCAGGACGATATCTTCAATCAATTCGTATCTAGTACCATCTATAGTGAAGCAGGTGAAGTACTCTATAGACCCAGCTTCTATAGAAACAAAGTATTGTTCGAAACCATTTGTTCTCCAGTTGCTTTGGATATCTTTATTAACTTTGCTTACATTTGTTTAAATAGAGAGCTACCCAGTAACTACGGAGTGATGAGTAAGGACGACACGATTTATTACCTACTCACTCAGCACTATCCTGATTTAGAAGCTGTCTTAAAAGCCACCTTAGGTGAGATAAAAGGCAGCTTGTCTATCGACGAAATCATGACCGTTATTCCGTTTAGTATTACCTTAAATGAAATCTACTCTCGAGTACAAGACTACGTAAAGACTTTGTTTAAAGGTAAAGAGAACCTAAACTATCATCAATTCACCGTTTATTACGATGGTTCTAGCTTATTGATTGGTGACTTAGGTGACTACCGGATAAACGAGTGGGAGCAGCTGAAGGAAATCGAACTAAATCATCGAGAAAAAGAAGCCAACGGGAAGTACTTTAATGAGCAATTCTCCTTGTTTGCTGATGAGAAAATCACCATTGCTTTCAATCATGATTTTGGTGTGTATTCCGATTCAGCAGAGGAGGTAGGATACAGACTGTTGAAGGTGCTTAGTTCTAAATACCAATCGTGATGGAATACTATCAAGAAATCAATCAACAGTACGCTAAGGGACAGGTATTGCCCTTAGCGTACTTTAACCTTACTGATATATATTGTTTTTTTAGTCAAGAAATGAGAAACAACCATGTGGAGATGGCGGACTTCTTGAATCTTGAATTAGACGGTATACATGACTTTTTTCTAGAATACCTACCAAAACTATTTGATTCTATCTGTAACGACGCTTCAGATGGCTATGTTTTGTTCTCTGAAAAGCTATTGGATTTAGGGATTGCCAATAACTTAGAAGTAACAGACAACATCGTTGACAGAATGATTATTCTGCTTGAGGATGTACTATCTGGAATATCGGTATCGGATAAGACAAAGCTATTTATTAATGTAATTGAAGAACAAGCCGTGTTTCCCATGGCTTTACTGAGCTACATTAATCTATAGCACAACACTTTAAACCGTGGATAAAGGAAAAATAAACTATGTTAGGCACCACTGAGGGGTTTAAACTTTCAATCCCTAACCCAGTACTGAAGATAGCAGACAACATCTTTAGATTAACCAATAAGAACATTTCCCCTACCGAAGTAGCATCATTTCTCATGCGTAAGCTGGAATTGGGTAGAGATAGAGACTCTATTCTCTTGGCTCAAGAAGCTTGCGACTACATCATGTTCTCAGACGGCTTCATTGTAGATTTACCAGCATACGAATCTACACCTCTTTTCCGCCAACTCTATACTGAGAACATCAAACTCATCACTGAGTGTTTCGACCTATTACGTCCTTACACCATTGATTCCTATTTCAATGGCATTGTAGACCAACAAATGTTGTTTTATCGGACACGTTTAAATGTGGTCTACTGATGCTGATCTAATTGAGTATTACATCAACCTACCTGAGAAGTTCCTAGTAAGAGATGGTGATTTCGTCTACCGTAGCTTTAGAGACATTATTTACCTTGTACCTAATATTACTCAGCCTGAGTTTTTCCTGTTTATACAAGAGATAAATAAAGTATTCTGTTTCTACGATTTGGATAGCCACCATACCAGTTACTTACAGGTAGGTGGTGAAATCGACTTTCATTCTGCTTTCCCTTCTAGAGAATTAGACGAATTAGTAGTAGAGAGACTAAGTATTATTGCTTATAATCTCATTTACTCCTTGTTAGTCACGATTCGCTCTTTCAATCTGTACTTACCTAGATTACCTAATATAGATTATCGATTAAGACCCAAAACGAGAATATGCTATCGAATTGGGGACTTTAATCTAGAGGAAGGTATGATTATTCTATACAAGGTCAATCCATGGGAGTATTGATTTACTCGCAATTACAGGAGTGTGTTAAATGTCTAATTCTTTTGTAGTAGGTAAGGTCTATTCCTTCGATACCTACGCCCCTGATGTATTGTCTACTCGCATTATCAATGCTAAATGCTTGGCTATTCTTAATGCCCAAAATGCGATTGCCAATGGTTTGGATGTGATTTCATTCCATGAGAGAATGAGACCCCATCTACCTAGTGGCCACAATGACGATCCATTAACCATGACTTATGTTAAGTTACTGAACAGTTCTGGTGCAGAAACCATTTTTGCGCTAGACTGGATTAACTTAACTACTCTAGTGGAAACCCAAGCTAACCGCATTGTGATTACTTTGGATAACGTCTCTATTGAAGACATGGAAATACTGCGTAAAGCCATTACTTCTAGAGGTTATACCAATCTCTCCATGGTGCTCACTGAAGTGTAATAACCACTACTACTATGATAGTAGTTACAAGTTACTAACCAGTTTGTTCATTTGTTACATTGAGTAGCTGGATAATACACAGTAGTTGAGAGTGATGCCAAGGCAGGGCTCTGTGTATTAGTAATTCTCTTATACTTATTTCGAGTCCTCGTGACTTCATTGTCTCTGTAGACGTAGAGGTAACCATCACACCGCCCCAGGTGGCGATTGCATCCTTAGCCTCCTTTACTTGTCTCGACTCGAAATACTTATAGAGGAGTGAACAAAATCACTCTCACTTTCATGATGGTTTCCTTATGTGTTGGTTGTGCAGACGATTTCCTCCTATTCCTCTTGTGCGGGGAATAGGAGGAATAGTCTTAGTTTACGACACTTTTTATACTGAACTATGAAGAGTACCTACTCTTTCTGAATTTAAATATATTTAAACTCATTCATTAAAAGGTATTTTACCATGGCAAATAAACTTCCAGTCTATTTGAAAGGTGATGTGAAAAACGCGGATACCTTCGTTAAAAACCTGAAGCAGATTTACAACGATGAATCCATTAAACACACCGAAAAAAATGAAACTTTGGTGGCTGGCCATAAACTGAGCTATCAGGAAGCCCCGTCTTCTCCTGCTCCGTCTTATGTACCTGCTCGTGATACCCGTTACGACTTCCCCTATCCTCAGGCAGAAGAGCCCCAAGCTCCTCCTCCTGGTCACTCTGAAGGAGGTGGCGAAACCGAACAAGGTGGACGTGCCCGTGGTGGTCGAGGCGGTCGTGCACAAGAAGGTGGTTCACCCCCTGGCTCACCTCCTTCGAGTGGCAGCCCCCAGCAGTAATCCCTCTCTCTGGTTTCACTAGTGTAGAGGGATTATAGCTCCTAATTGATAGCTCGTCTAGTAAACTAGACTCACTCAGTACCTTACTAATAAGAAATACATTCTCTCCTACTGCTCTTTCTAGGGTAGTAGGAGAGGTGTACTTTTTCATTTAGCAATAAGTCAAATCGATTTCGTATTTCTGATTAATCAATCGACAGGAGTTCACGATACAATGGAATATCGAGGTCTTGACTTAACTGAGAATGTCTTTATATTAAAACCAGAACAATACACAAGACATTTAAATCCCATTGGTCAGTACGTAGACCAACAAGCTCAGTTTCTCTCCATTATGCGTAACTACCCATTAGACAAAGCACGTCAATGGGTAATGAAAAATATTCGTAAAGACGGTAAGTTTCCTCTACGTAATCCAAAAGTCATTTACGTACACAAAGACGAGAATGACGATAGGGTAAAAGGAGAAACCACCCTAATCCATTACTTAAAGGATGCATTTGCCAATGATGAAATCATGGCTGCTACCTTTACTACCTTCTTACCCCACAAGGTAAAACTTTCTTATCTGTCCGAATACGTGGACGTTAAGAAACCAGAAAGAAGCAAGTTAAAGAAACGCCAGTTCCAGATGAAGCAAGAAGGTAACTTTGTTGCTATGGCATTTGCTAATAACGGACAGAATAACATTAAACGAAACTTGAATAGTATATCTGGAGCTTCTTCATTAGCCTCTACTGCCATTTACATGGCTTCTATGCACCCAGTATTGACTTCTAATTGCCGAATGACTTCTGGGTATGCTAATGCCAATAATGAAAAACTATTAGGGGGTAATCGTCATTATCACAATGCGGATATCACGATTAATAACCTAGTAGCTCTAACCACCAATATCGATGTAGAGAATATAAAGCAGATACTGGATAAGTACCATCTCTACGTACCCAGTACAGAAGAGCTATTCGAATACATTCTAAACTCTACTCGTTTGTATTGGCGCTGGCCTGAAAAGGAAAACCTGATTAAGGAGTTTATCAGTAAGTGTAGTCGTGAGCAAAGAGCCGCTATTGCTTTCATTTACGACTTAAATGCTTTACGTATCTACAATGAATCATTTACTCGTGAGTTCATTGGTGGTTTAGCTAGAAAATGTAATCCAATTGAAGGCATGTCCGTTGAAGAAGCACAAACTATCTTCAATAAGTCTTTAGAAGAAATTAAGCTGGTAGCCATCCAGATTTGTTCGGATGAAGTAAAAGGATTAAAGGAATCCCAATACATTGGTACAGAGACCATTCTAAAGATTGCTGCCTCTATTATCAACATCTACGAAGTCTTTTCTAAGTATAAGGATTACATCCAAACCTTCTTAAGGTCTTCCCACCTACCTGGTTCATTAGCTCAATTCCCCAGTAGTTTAAGGAAGATTGTGTTGATGTCAGACACTGACTCCTCTATCTTTACTACTAAACACTGGACTAACTGGTTTTGTGAAAATAAGAGGACTAAAGAGAAAGCCACACCTGTGTTTGCTACCATGGTTATGCTTTCTAGTTTAACATTGAAACATCTGTTAGCTACCATGTCAGGTAACCTAGGGGTAGAGACCAAGCGTATCTTTACTATCGGCATGAAGAATGAATTCGGTATGCCTACCCTAGTGAATCTAAACCGTACTAAACACTACATCTATACAGTAGATTACCAAGAAGGCAACGTATATAAAGAAATGTCTTTGGATAAGAAAGGGGTTCATTTAAGGAACTCTAACTCTCCACAAGAGATTATTGAACATGCTGAAGACATCATGAAGAGACTCTTCTATCTCTACAATGAAGATAATAAGAAGATTAAGGTAATCGACTTATTAAGAGAAGTAGGGGATGTAGAAAGGGACATTTACAAGAATGTAAGAGAAGGTGGGATTAAGTACTTTAGACGAGCCCAGATTAAGAATCCTGAATCGTATAAGGATACTCCAGATAGAGAATCCCCTTACGTTCATTACTTATTCTGGAATGCAACATTCGGTAAGTACTACGGTGAAGTGAGCGAACCACCTTATTCTGCTGTGAATGTAAAACTAGATATCAGTAGTGCTAAAGCGACTGAGGATTGGTTAGCTGGATTTGAAAATCAAGACTTGGCTAATGCTATTCGTGAGAACCTAAAACAACGTGGTAAGGATACTGTAGGTAGTGTATCTGTACCCATGGAATTGTTTTTAGAGAAACCCCTACCTAAAGAAATAGTGGAACATGTCGCTACACGAGAGCTGATAGCCAATATCTGTTCTCCTTACTACATTGCTTTCGAAGCAGTAGGTTTATTCTACTTAGACAAAAACAACTCTAAACTGATTAGTGACTTTTATTAGAGCACTGAGCACTATGCTCCTTACTACCCGATAAAGGTAGTAAGGAGCATAGTCTACTTTACATCTATATTATTAAACTGCAGAAGAGAGGTTCTTCTGTCTGTTAGGTATCTAACAGTTCTTCAACCTATTTAACATGGAGGTAACTCTTATGTTAAGTGAGAAACAAGTGATACTCTTGAAAGGAGTACTCTTAACCCTAGTCACATTAGGATTGATTACTCTTACCAACTATATTCAAGGTATATCACTGTTCTTCATCAGCTATATTGAGATGCCAACTTTGGTAAGTATCTTAACGATGCTTGTTAAAGCTGTCTCTTATATAGTGAAAGGTGCTGTGCTCTTTTGCAGCATTGTTTTCATGTCAGGATTGATGACTCAGTACGACAATCTTGACTGATAACTAAAATAAGGGTAGCCTTATCTTCATAGCTAGGGCTACCCTTTCTCTCTAATAAGGAGGTTTCTTCATGTTGGCTCGTCTATTGGAATTGTTCAATATCCATTTCAAAAAGAATACCAAAATCATTCTACTCTGTATGGAGGGTCTCTTAGCCACTATTTCATTTTGCCGCCAAATCATGGAACTTAGACCAGAAGGTGTATTTGGCTACTATACCGTCACTGTACTTGGTATTTTGTTCATTGCATGCTACTTAGGTGCTATAGGATACAATATCCATGAAGTCATTAAAGATAGATCCTTTATGGATACCTACGGTGACGTATTCGATGCCCTCCTTAAGTAGCCTAGTATCAAGAGTAATACAGTACTCTCTACTACCCGGTGGTGGGTAGTAGAGAGTCTATCCTTCAATACATGTTTTTTAAATACTCAATCTCTTCAGTGTAATAGGGTTTCAATTCAGCTATCTTGTAGTCATTGAATACCTTACCATTGATTACCTGTTGTAATTCGTATTTCATTCTCACTACGTATTCTTTATTCACTAACCTATCTTCTCTAGCAGGTGTCATTAAACAGTGTTTAATAAACCGACTACAAGCTAACAAGTAAATCCACTTGTTATTACGAGTAAGAAAGGTTTGTGGTGTGTCGTTAAAGTCACGAGCACTAACATCATCTACACCTATTACGTTATCGCAATAGGTTTGGATGTTAAAGCTGTTCTTACGACACAATTCAAATACCGATTTAATGTTGTCTTCAGCTTCTCTAAAGTTGTTATTGATGTAGAATGAGGTTCCTACGTAATCAATTGTCTTAGGCATGAATTCATCAGTCATTAGGCAATGCTGATTGATAACAACCTGATTAAAGTGAGAAGCTAAAGCATTAGGTAATACCACCATACCTAAGAAGTAACCCACATCAGGTACTTCATGGCTGGGATTAACCATCTTAATCTTCTTGTGGTGCTTATACCAAGCCAAGTATTGCATGTGCAATAGGTTAATATCGATTTCTATAATGCTCAGTCCTGGAGACTCTACGTAATTCTTAGGGGTCATGAGGTTAAAACTAAAGTGTGTTTGGTTGTGTCTCATTATCCTAACAGGAACCATTTCACTCCAGTTGCTTTTAATATTCTCCCACTTCCAGTTATTGTCTACCTGCACAATAACCTCAGTTGAGTTGATACCGTAGAAATTACCGTAAAATAGTTTTCCTATTGCCCTATCTGATGTGAAACCAAAAGCATTACCGTGCTTAAATGCTCGGTTGTATGTGTAGGTTTCTACGTATTCGTCCGGTAATGCCTTAGGCATACCGAAGGATTGAATAAGTTTATAGAGGACGTGATTGGATTGTACGTAGTAATAGTTATTGCGATACCAATTCAGTGCCCTTTGTAGTCTTCTGTCCAATAGCCGATTAGCAAACCCTAGTTTATATAACCTAGGATTCTGAAAACGACTCTTTATACCAATTAAGTTAAACATGTTGTATAGTAACCTAAATTATATAGAATATGGAGGGATTTTAGTCATATGCTTTTTCCACTCACTCACTGAAGAAGAAAGTTTATAGAGTGGTAAGTGGTATATATGATGAAAATCACTATTGTCTCTTCCTAAACCGAAGAGACACAATGGGAGAGAATATCTCTCGCTTTTGAAACAGTCTACTTTACCCCTATTTTAGCCTCTACTCTTTCATTAGGGTGGAGGTCTATACTACAGTATGTTTTCTCTATACTGTGGGCTAGTTTGATATAGAGACGCATTCCAAAGGAATACGCTCTGCAGCGACTAGACCTCTGGTCTAGTGAGCTATTGCTACTAAACCTAACTGGGATTGTATTCCAAATAAATTTAGTACTATATCATTATCGTGTAAATGGTAGGGAGAGCTTTCTAATTAGAATCCACTTCCTTATTTACAAAAGTCGACTCTTGTAACCAGCCTAATTTAGTAAAGGAAACCTAAAATGGCAATTATCGATAACCAAGAAAACAAAAAACAAGCAGCACCTCAAGCTCAGGCCCAGCAGCAACAGCAGCAGCCTGAAGTGAAAGAGGTTAGTCCGCAGGATACCGGTGAAGTGAAAAGCTACTTCTCTGGCGCTAGCAAATTCATGTTCTCCGACCAAGGCACTGTGTTCGGCATGAACCTGGATGTGATTAACGATGGTCTGATGAAATTGGAGAAAACCATTGATGAAGTGGTTTCTACCCGTATCTCCAATGCCAAAATCGAAATCGGTGCGATTCCGCTTGACCACCACAACCATCGTCTCCTGCCTCTGGATGTGATGTTGATTGTGGCTCGTCGCCGTGACATTAACGCTATGGCTGTATACGCTGTTGCCATTGCTAACTCCGATGACGTATTGACCACCATCCAAACCGATGAAATCAATGGCCGTCGCTTTAATGTGGACATGTTCCCGTCCCAAATCTTCAACGAAAAAGAAATCAAAGCGCTGTTCGTTGAGAAAGCCAAAGAAAAATACGAAAATGAAGACGTGATCTACGCCGGTGGCTCTATCCTGTACGCCGACCAAACCGACTTCACTGACCAAGATGTAGTATTGAAAATCTTGCTCAATGCCGTAGCAGCTGACATCACTGCTTCTTTCGCTCAAGAATCTCGTGCTATTGGTCGTGTAGTAGACCTGAACATCGGTCAACACGATAAAGAAGAAGAGTTGGTGTGCGAACGCAAAATCATGAACGGTACCGTATTGGACGAATACAGCCGTCCGGTTCGTGCCGACTTCATGTTCACCATTAACTCCAACAATCTGTCTACTGCACCTAACGGTAAATTCAACACTCAAGTGGCCTCTAAAGAAGTCACTTCTATTACCGGCTTTATCGACGTGTTGATGGTTTCTCCGCAGAATGCTGTAAACGGTTCTCCCTGGTCAAGCACCACTTCTCCTTGGGACCGTATCCAGTATCAAGACCAACAGGGTAAACCCAGCAAACAGATGTACGCCACCAACATCGTATTTACCTCACTGAACCCCACTCGTTACCAGTCTATCGGTAATATGGTTTGGTCTCTGGCTTGCGGTGTGGCTGCATCTTGGGATAAATACTGGTGGGTATGCGAAGGCCTGAATCCTTCTAACCAACCTCCCCAAACCAATATCCACAGCGTGGCTGGTTTGGGTTACGAAATCTCTGCCGCACTGCGTCTGCAAGAATTCGCTCCGCTGCCGGTAGATTCTCCTGAGTTCAATGCCCAGCAATGGAATGATTACATCCAGGAATACTTTACTCCTCGCTTCTCTTTCTCTCTGGAAGTAGCTGAAGCTTCTGCAGGTCAGTGGAAATACGAGCCCTTCCTGCGTGCTGCTTACGAAAAAGAAGAAGACGTATTGAAAGTAGGTTCTGCTAACCACATTCTGTTGGCTCACACCGACCGTCTGTGCGATGGCAAGTTCCTGGAAATCTATCGTCGTATGGGTGGTAGCGGTCGCGTATGCCGCACTCTGGACCGTCGCGTAACCTTGATGGGTCAGTACCACAACTCCGTAACCAACACTACTCGTTCCATCCAGGACTTCGACCGTCGCTTCCTGTTGAATCTGGTGAATGGTCGTCCGGAACAAATGGAATTGGTACGTGACTGGACCATGGCTCAGGTAGAAGAAAACCTGAAACCTGAACAACGTATTGGTATCCAGCAAGAAATCGTACGTCAAGTAGCCGCTCACGCCAAAATCAATGGTTATGGCTTGCGCGTAGACTTCGAAGATATCTACATCCATGCTCTGTACGAAGCAATCGCTGCCGCCGGTATGGTATTGGTTAACCGCAATATCACTCAACCGACTGGTCAGTTCTACTATGCTAACTACATTAACAACAGCATGTTGGATAACCTCGGTCGCTCTATCATGACTCAAGGCACTCAGCGCCAAAGTAACTTCTCTGGTTTCTTCGGCTTCGGTGGTCAAGGGTCTGGCCGTTACTAAACGATGAATGAAATAGTCTCCTGCTCCTTCAGTAGGGGTAGGGGACTATTTTCTCATTTGCCTTTGATTTTTATTATAAGGCAATCCACTAGTTTGATTATTTGTTTTTACCCAGTTTAAAGACAAGTAGTCTAGGAGATAATTGTTTAGTAAATTTAGGAGCAAATTGCATAATGGGAATCCATCTAGAATACGTCAATAGTGACCAGATATTTTACAATACCGCTTCTGCTAAAATCATCATTAACGACTTACCTAACCGCAGTAGTCGTGATAAGGATGCGGTAAATGATTTACTCATGCTCCAAGTAGGTGAACAATTCGATAATGTACCTAGATGTAGTTGTGGTGCCGTGTCTATGCGAATCTATAAAGGTGTTAGGTGCTCGCACTGTGATACCGTAGTAGAAGACATTGTATCCGATCACCTGGATAATAAGATTTGGGTACGTAGCCCACAGGGTGTGCCTGCACTAATGAACGTAAAGATGTGGCATCAGTTGCAGCACTATCTCACTCGTTCTAATTATCGATTTAATCTATTACAATGGCTAACTGACCCTGATTATCGTCCCAAGATGACGAAAATGACTCAGCCAGTTATCCGAGCATTGGCTTCTCTAGATGAAGCCAATTTAAACGTAAGAAGCTATCAGCATTTCTACGATAACTTCGATCGTTATTTAGAGTTTCTGTTAACTCGTTCTGAATTCAATACCAATTATAAGGAAAAAGGTATTGAGTTATTGAATCTCTTTAGAGAGAATAAAGATAAGGTTTGGATGCAGTATCTGCAGATACCGAATAGAGCACTGACGATTGTAGAGGCATCGAATGGTAAGAAATACATTGATAACTCTACACCGATGCTATTGAAAGCCGTGCGATTGATGGTGGGGATTGACAATGTGGAGAATTCACGTTCTTCATTAACGACTCGTACTAAATTAGCGAGAGCTTCTCGTTTCTTAACCTTCATGGGTGAGTATTACGATAGAGAAGTCAATCCGAACGTATTGGGTAGAAAACCAGGTGTAATCCGTAAGCACTTGATTGCTACTCGCTCTAACTTTACTGCACGATTTGTGGTGACAGCCATTACGAGACCACATGACCATGATGAGGTTATCTTCCCTTGGTTTGGTTTCATGTCCATGTTTGCACCACACATTAAAGCCAAGCTTTATCACAAGCACAAGTTACCGGCTGACCGAATCATTAAAATCATGTCCGACTACAGACGGGTATATCACCCGAAAATCCATGCGATTATGTTGGAATTGATTAAAGAATCAACTGCACCTAACGGTAAGCCTGGTATTCCTATCCTGATTAACCGACCCCCTACACTGAAACATGGTTCTACGGTACTATTGAGATTAACCGATGTTAAGATTGATACCCGTGACCTATCAGCATCTACTTCTGGTGCCATTGCTCCGCTCTATAATGGCGACTATGATGGTGACGTTGAAACTTTTATGTATCCATTGGATAACCGTACTTCCAGAAGTCTACGTATGTTCGATGCTTGTTTCTCTGTGGGTAATCTAATTAATCCTTATATGGCAGACGGGGTAATGAACCTACCTAAACCAACGGTATTGTCTTTAGCAGTGATGGCTACTCATGAAGAGATGGCCACTAAAGAAGACCAAGCGTTTATGTCTCAGTTTGCTGTGTAATGCGATTAAATAAGGAGATTACATGGCTATATTAATCTCAGGTGGACGAGACAACATGAGAACAGCCATGTATGGCGTCATGTCTAATGAGTCCATCAATTACATCCAAAACCGCATTAACTCTTTAACTGAACGTTATGGTGAAAGTGCATTTGAATTCCAGCAATCGGTACAACACCGTTTTGATACTGGAGCATTACGAGCTATTAACATAGCGAAGAATAGTTTGGAGTTTGCCGGTAGTATCTTCGAAGACAGTATCCGTCCTCTGTATACGGTAAATGACTTCCGATATGCTAATCCATTAAATCAATCTTACCTGTGTGCTATGCCTTATATTAACCAAGAGGTGAGAGCAGGTAGGTTAGAGGGTTGGGATTGTGAAGATAGGTATCCGAATCTACCAGGTGAGAGAAATCCGCTTTATCAGTCTGTCATGAGTGGTGTATTGCTCTATGGCGATGAAGGGGAAGATACCGGTGGTGAGGAAGTATTCCGCATCTACATGAATGAAGATTTGGATAATGAGAGAGAATTGCAAACCAATGAGAAACTCATGATTCGCTATAATTGGAATAGATTGTATAACCTAATCAATGGCGATAGTGAGGAGATAGACCCAACCAGTATATCTGGTGCTTATCTGTAAAAGAGAATAATGAGACTACCCGTACTCGATTAGGTACGGGTAGTCTTACTCTTTTGATAGATTATTTTTTACACTGAGGTGATCAAATGCAGCAGAATAACATGGATAGAAATGAGAAAATCGTACCGACACTAGATAGCGTAGGTTGGGTAACCAATAATGGTAGGGAGAAACTAGATAGGATTCTAGCTAATTTCTTCACCAGTGATGGCTCTCAATCTACTCTCTATTATCGCCAATTCCTCACTTACCAAGTACTGACTCAGGAAAACGTAGGTGATGTAGAACGTTTAGCCAGTGCGATTAAGACTTATTTAACTCAAGTCATTGGGGAATACTTCCCAGAGTGCAGTGTAGACGTTATTCCCGTTACACTTAATAACGAAGAGAAGGCGTTTAATGAGTTAACTGAATCAGCCGTAGGTCTACGACTCACTGTAGAAGTTCTAGATAATACGGATTATCTAAGAATGGATAAACCTATCGTCTACGATGGTGGGGTATTCAAGTACGTGTTGGATAAATTCTCTAGTCGCTAAGAAGGAATAATACAGATGGCTGAAATCAATCTACTAGAACAAGACAAATTAGAATCTACTGAAGCCCCTAAAACGGCTTTTGAAAGACTGAATGAATGGGTAAAACCCCATATTGAAACCATTAAGGAGATGAGGGCAGAACAACTAGCTCATCCTCCCCAGGTGCCGGTACACGAGTACATTGAGCATTTCTTAGCCCTACATTGTGGTTTTCAAGAAGATGATGCTAAGTACAACATGAGCGATTGGATAGATTTTGCCGGTAGTGTATTCATGCCGGTAGACCTAATTGACAGTACAGGTACCATTGTCGCTCAAGTACCTTCTTTGGTGCCTAGTGAATTCTTTGTTTTAACCAATGAAGATAAAGACCCATTAGAAGGCAGTGAAACCTTGGGTAATACCATGGATCGCTTAGATCAGTATTCCCGTACCTATAAAGAAGCAGCTGAAAGAGAAAGAATCAATTTCTTAGACATGCTCTCTTCTCGTGTAGACAATAAGGTAATGGATGAACATCGTGCTAAATGGACAGCCTTCTTTGAAAAGATGGGTATCCTGAATCCAGACAACTACCGTAAAGTATTAGGTGGTGAGGAAGCCGCTAAACCAGAAGAAAAAACGACTGTAAATACGACGAATGTGGAATTCACTTTTGATGAAGATGAATAGTCTGGACAACACAGAATGATTAGACCATTAAAGATAGTGGCCTGGGGTGACGTACACATGTGTCACTCCACCACTTTCAGTGAAAAGATATTCGAGGAAATCAAGCATTGTTTTCCTTATAACAAATGGGCTTCTTCTATTGACATCATGATGTTGGATGGAGACTTTTGGGATAAACTCATGCCCAACAACCATCCGGATGTCTACATTACTAAAGAAGCCATTATCTATATCTTAGAGTGGGTAAAGAAACATGATATTACTTTACTCATTGTCGATGGTACCCCTTTGCATGATGCTAACCAAATCCAGTGGTTTCTACACTTGAATGAAACCACTGGAATCCATGCTGATATTGTCTTTGCTGACGATATCAGCATTCGATATGTCTCTAAGTTCGATATCCATGTGCTCTTTATTCCGGATAGACCTCGTTCTAAACCTGAGGATACCTTTAAGAGAGTACAGGAGCTATTAAAAGAAGAGCAATTAGAGAAAGTAGACCTAGCACTAATGCACGGGTGTTTTCAATACCAAATACCGGAAATTGCTCCTGAACACAAGCACAATGAGAGTGATTACTTCTCAGTGGTGAAAGGACCCATTATCATTGGGCACATCCACACCCATTCTACCAATAAACAAATCATTGCTCCTGGTAGCTTCTCTAGATTAAAACATGGGGAAGAAGAAGCCAAAGGTTTTGTAGAGATATTAGTACAGCCTAGTGGTGACTTTAGGGCTAAGTTTATTGAGAATAAAGAAGCGACTATCTACAAGACAGTAATTGTTACCGGATTGGATTTAGAGACTTCATTAGAAAAGATAAAGAGAAACATTGAGAATCTACCTAGCGGTAGTCGTATTCGAATCGTTTGTGAGAAAAACCACCCTCTAGCCAGTGATAAGACATTCATGTCTCTAAAGACAAGTTATGTCCAGTTTATGTTTTCCTTAAACGTTAAGGTGGATAAGACGGTTATTGCTGAAGATAAAGATGTGTTCTCTACCGAAAACGAATACGTTCCATTGATAATCAATAACAAGAATATTGAAGAATTGATTGTTAATAAACTCAATCAGCTCAATACTGAGGCTGTTGTAGTGAAACAACTACCTAAGTATTTAAGCCAAATCATTTAAAGGATGACCGTGAACCGCCTTGTCAATGAACGAGAGAGAGGACAGATCCCTCTCTCTATTGCTACTTCGTTGGCATTTGAATCGCTACTCAATATCCACGAAGAGATTAAGCACGAGAAACCTATTTATTTAGAGAATAAGTGTATCTACATTAATGTCAAGACTCTTTACCGTAATCTCTACTATTCCATGAAAAGAGAAGACGTAGACAGAACCAGTGATAAGGACTTATACTTAGCCCTGGTGTCTGAAATAGAGTTAATTAAGGACATCTGTCGAAACGAGTGTCAAGGATTGGATTACTTATTCTATCTCCCTAACTATCAGGGATTAGAATCCATTAATAACGAAGTATTATTGAGATTGGATAATACCTCTTTACAGAAGACCTTTACCAATCGAATGACCAATTCCTTGAGTTTATTACTCAAGCAGTATAATGAAGGGATAACGGATAGTAAACAGTTAAGTAATGAAAACATCCACATCTTCAAGAATAAGATTACGAAGATGGACAACCGTAAGGTATTGATGTTGTCTCACTATACCTACGACTTAGTCGCTTTCCGTAATTTCAATCGTTTATTGCTATTAGAATCCCATACGGGACACGTAAAAGGTAGGGACATGTGGTACACCAAGTACTACAATGGTAACAAACTACCTGAAATGCCGTTTCGACTAGACCTATTGACTATTCTAGGGGACAGTACTTTATTTAGGTGTAAGGTATCTGCCTTTAGAAGAACTTTAGTGGATTTAGCGACTGAATACAATTGGAGTAGCATTACCACAGCTACCAAGATTCGTGAGAACTTAAAGACCATTAAGAACCACGAGATTAGAGAGCGTTTATTAGCTTGTATTTCTGGTATGTAGAAAACCTTCTATTTTGCCCTTAGATAGCCAAACAGACTCACTCGGTAACCTCGTATCCTCTGTTTGCTGCATACACGCTCTCTAGTACGCTAATGCGTCTAGGAGCGTCGTATATTGAGTTTAGACTAAAAGGTATACAAACCCCTATCTTTATGTTTAATCGCAATCTAAAGCGATTCTAGATAGGCTAGAATCGATTTTAGTAGAGTTTACTCGTACTGGATAGCAAAATAAACCAAAGAATCTACATTTTTCGATTATTTCTGAATAAGGAGAATGCTCTACCTACTGAAGAGTAGGAGAGCCGAATCCTTTCTGTTTTGTATCTCATTTGGAGTTTTAACATGGCACAACAACAATTTGCCCCTAAGTATCGTAATAACATCACCCACACTCGTGTAATGTCTCTGTGGGGTAAAAATGAAGAAGGTACCGCCGCTTCCTTCAATCTCTACATTACCGGTAATGTGTTGCACCTTACTGTGTACACTGGCTTGAATGAAGATAAACAAAAACGCCAGTCTCGTATTAAGTTCGATTTTAAAGATGGTCAATTGGTTTCCTTCCTGACTGTCTTGGATACTTTGCTCTCTATGCAAGATATTCCTCTAGAAGGTAAGAAGATTTCCTCTTCTGCCGCTATCCATGGTTACATCAAAACCCAAAACATGTCTAAAGCAGAGCGTCGTGAATTGGGTAAAGTAATCGTCGGTCGTGATGATAAAGGTATCTACTACATTACTGCCATTAACAATACTCACGGTAAAGTGAAGTTTAACTTCGAATTGGACCGCGATATTGTGCTCTACGATATCAACTCTCAAGACCCATTGCCCCGTGAGGAAGCATCCCGCCGTGTGATGGTGTCCTTTGTCAACAACGCTAAGCTGATTATTGCTAACGTATTGACTCAAGAGTACGTAGACAAAGAAGCCAATGAAGGTAAATCTAACAGCAACTACAACCGCTCTAATTCTAATCAATCCAACAACAATCAATCTGGTCAATCTGGTAATAACCAAGCTGCTAATCCTGATAACAGTGATAGCGAAGACGACTTTTTCATGTAAATTCATTTAAGTTCAGTGTATCCTCTCTAGCCTAGAATCGTCTAGGCTAGAGAGTAATCTATTTCTTCCTTAATTAGAACATTACTTACGAATAAATCTAAAGTGTAGTACTAATATATACAGCAACTAAATGTGTATTCTATTAGAATGTAGCACTCTACGAATGCAATGAGTAAAGCGAGTAGTTTAAATTCTATTTAAACTAGGAGCTATATTATCAATTTGGTAGTGGGTAAGTAGAGTATAAATAAACCGACAATCACTTTGGCTATATCGGTTATGGTCATTGAGATTGATTTATTCTCTTATCTATTCACTGCTATTTTTCCAACTATCCTTAAGGAATCTAGAAATGAGTCAACTAAGTTTCGAGATGGATGCTGCTAGAACTAATGTATTTGTTACTTACGGTAATGAAAACGTTAGGTTCTCGATGAACTATTACAAACGTAATAAACATCGTACCGAGCATGGTAACAATATCTCTCCATTCTACGAATTTAACGAATGGCTGAAGACCAAACCAAGACAATGGCAGGAGAATGTCTATCAGCACTATAAGAGAATTCGTAACATCATCGACGAAGAGAATGATGTAGAGGTAATGTTATCGAAGCTAAATGAGGCAGCTGTCCAGCTATATTCCAATGTCAATCTAGACGAAATCGAGAGCTGGGTAAAACTTCCTACCTCTCCTTGTAATGTTCCTACTAAACCTACAACAAGCTACGAGAATACCCGTAAGAATCCACGTGAAACGACTTACGTGTACTCGGATTACTTAGGTCTAGTAGTTTATTCTATTGCTCTACGATTTGTCGCACCGATTTGGGGTGATATCGACAGTAGACTCTATAGCCAATACGGCAAAGACTATAAAGAAATCTACGCTAAGGAGATTCTACATAAAACCTGTTTAGACGGCTGTGTAGCAGAGAATCGCTTGCGTGAGTTCATGATTAATGCCAAAGTACAGGTAGACACCAATACGGTACTCATGTCCGGTTTGTCGGAGGATGACTTCTACAACTACATGCTGGCTATCATTATCCTGCGTAGATTGTCATTAGGCGATGTATCCGGTAGTGACAATACCTATCGCCTGATTATTAACATCTACTACTACTTCCAGACGAAGATAAAACAAGTCGCTCGAAGCTATGGTAGTAATACCGATTCTGTTAAATTCAAGAAGAATCCGGTAGAAGACAAGAAAACCAACTCGGATTCCAATTCCCAATCAGTATACGATGTAGGTTTCTCACGTAGCAAAATCTCTACAGACGATAAAGTCTTTCTGGAGTTTGCTGCTAAGGACCACGATAGGATTATCCAAATCGTAGAACCTGACTTACCAAAAGAGTTGTATTGGGAAGCAATTGATGCGATTCGAGTGAACTTCAATATTGATAATCTCTCTGGTATTCGGGAGTACATGAAACCGATTCAGGAGATTCAGTTGAACATCGTGAAATGGGTACTGGACGAAGCGATTAATCCGGTGATTTACGATTACTTGGATTTAGAAACCGTAATCGATTTGTTGGGATTGACTTCAGCGATCCTGTGGCATCGTGGTTATTACGAGTTTGCGGCATTAGTCTCCGCCATAGCCATTAATACCAATAGCGATGATTTCTTTATTGCACCGACTTATCGAAGAAACATCGATTCTCACTTGTCTAACCGACTAAACAAAACCTATTGCTTAGGTGGAACGACTAAATCAGAGAAGCGAAACATGACGGCATTAGGCTGCATTGAGTTATTCGAGAAAGGTATCTCTCCGTATAACTGGTACCTTACTCTACCGAGTAAGTGGGCTGATTCCGGTAAGATAGTCAATAAAGATAATCGATTGATTACACAGTCCGATATTCGAGTAAGAATTGCTGAATTAATGCTGGACATTGCTAACCGCCAGAAGTTAGTACCCGTAGAAGCATTCTAAAAACACTAAATCACCTTTAGGAGTAAACGATTAAATGGATCATTTTGGACCACAAAATACCTACGGTACGCCATTGGGTTCTAGGGTCACTTTCCAAATCGAATCATTACGACTGATTCGTGTTAATGGTTACCAGAACCAATACCTGCGTCCATTCGTTACCAGAATGAATGGTACCGTACAGAATAAGCTGGTGACCATGGTAGACCAGTTCAATGGTAAAGTACCGACTAATTACATTGCTTCCACTTGCAATGAATTTATTATTCCGGCTGATAGACCGGAGACCAATCAAGGTCGTCCTATCGATGTTACTATTCCAAACGGATGGAATGAAGACCGTTACGTGTTTATCATGATCATCACTACCTCTGCTAACGGTATTACTGGTAGAGAGATGGTAACGGGTTATACCGATAGACGCGATGCTGCAGTAATGGGGCGAGAAATCAAACTGGCTCCTGATACCGTATTCTACGTCAATTCCATTACTAAAATGGGTACCCGTCAGGTGAACAACTTCTATATCCCTGTAGTGCAGGACTCCTTCTCTGTATTTGGTGGCGGTATTGGTGCAGGTGCTTACAATAACAGTAGTCCCTGGAAGATGACTCCGCAGAACCTGTTGCGTTCTACTTACGCTTCAGGTATTGATGGTACAACGGATATTCCGGAGAACACGATTATCGGTACTGACGATAGAAGAGTATCTCAAGTACCTTCTCTGGTGTCTCGTAACTATAACTCACCTACCCAGATGCTGTCTAAGATTGTGGAAGGTGCTTTCGTTGCTACGATGTTTAACAACAATACCTCGGGTTATAGTGGTGAGTCTGTAGCCAATCAAATCCGTGGTAGCATGGCTGACCCTTCTACCCATCACTCTGCCTTCCTCTCTGCTCTAACCAATGTACAGAGTAGAAGGACTTCTACCTTCGATTGGAAATGGTTGTTGCAGTTAGACCCAACCATTGACTATCGTGCTGAAGTCAGTGATGAGCATTACCAAACCACTCAGTATTCCGCTCCTTGGTTGTCACCGACTATTGAAACAACCATGGCGATTGTGGTTTCCTCCATGGTTACAAACCTGATGACTAAGTCATCGCTCTCTTATATCGAGTTTAGTTCGACTAATACCATGGGTACAGCCTTGACTGGATATCAGCCTGAAACCGTGGTTTCGGACATGAGGGGTTTTGTTAGTAACCTGAACTTCTCTGGCTTGCAGTTCTCTACTGAGAAAGTGATTAGTGACGAATTGGGTCCTATCCTGTCGCAGAATAACGAGTTGCCTTATTTCATTCAAGTGAAATGCGACCTGAATACCGATATCGTTATTGAAATCCAAATCGGCAATGGGGTTAAAGAATTATACGTATTCCCCTCATTCAGTGACTCTAGTATTTCCCCGATGCTGACTGTTAATAGCGATCGTTATCGCAATAATAGCCGTGATATTGGGGAATTGATTCACTCGGTAGAAGACGTAGTAGAAGGTAAAATGGGTAGCAGTGCTCAGGTTAATCCCATGGGACATCCGTTTACCAATGTCAATACCCAGATGAATTACGGTCAACCTCAACCAGAGTTTCATGATTACTCCGGTAACACCATGAACAAATACTAAACAAAGGAAACCAAATGAATATGTTGGAAGTGTATCAACATGTCCTGAATACCTGTGGGTATCTCGTGGACGAAGAAGGACGAGTACGTAAGGAAGTAAACGATAAAACCTTCCCCGTATCGATTGATATTGAAGGTGAAAGCCGTATTGTAGTATTGCCCACTAGGGCTAACCTGACTTCTCCTGATATCTTGCGTTTCGTGGTATTCCACCCGATGCAAGAAAACCTGATGCGTGGTGAGTCCAAACTCTTGAGTTTCATTCGTAAAGAGTTGAATCGCCGTTATGGTACGTCATTGGCTTACCTGATGAATGAATTGGTTAAGATTTCATCTGGTAGCATTAACCACACTGAACTGACTCCTGCACAACGTGACATTATCTCTCGTTTCGGTAAGACAGACCAGAAGTTCCAAGACTCCTTCTTTAAGATTATTATCGCATTAGGTAAGTCTCGTTCTAAGAACAATACCGTGGCTACGCTCTCTTTGCGTAAAGGCTTCACGATTGATGGTACTTCTTACTCTCGTGTGGCTATCTGGTCATTCCCTCTAGCTGATGAAGTCTATAAAGTCATTGACGAAGTCAGCAAGAAGAAAGACTATCAACCCAAGATATTCGGTGTGCCGGTACGTAAAGGTGATTTGCCTATCCTGAAGAACATCTGCGAAGTCTTCTTCCCGAACTCTCAAGAAGTCGATAAGCATGGTTTCTACGGTGCTTCTGATGCGACTGATGCCCCGTTCTTCGAAGCATTTGTACGCTCTCTGCTTTCCCTACCTAAACACACTAACCATATCGCGGAAGTGTTCTTTAAAGGTAAGAATGCCGTAGTATCTAAAGAAGTGGCTCAAGCAGAACTGGCTGCGACTACTTTGGATATCTCCTGGATTAAAGGAGGCTTTACTGTAAGTGATTACCGTAAAGAGTACCTGATGGTTCCTCCTCAAGATGGTAATGAGGGGGTAGCTGCTGTAGAGAAAGACAAACAGATTAATGTCAATCCTCAGGCTACTCAGGCTAAGATTAACTGGGAAACCGTTAGTCAACCGATGCAGGGTAACCCTGCTCAGGTAGCTCAACCTGTTCAAGCACCGGTACAAGCACCCATTCAGCCGGTACAACCCGTACAGCCACAGCCAGTAGCTCAGCCTCAAGGTAATCAGTTTATCCAACCCAGACAGGTATATCAGGCTCCTTTAGCCCCTGTATACCAACAACCTCAACCGGTAATGGGTAGTAACCAGTTCTTAGCTGGTCAACCCCAGCAGCCGTTTAACCAATATCCTCCTCAAGGGTATCAAGCGGTAGCACAACCGGTGAATAACTCAGGTTGGGGATTTGCCCAACCACAAACCTACCAGCAAGGTCCAGCGCATCACCAGTTCGGTATGTTGTATCAACCTGGCATGGCTAGACAGACCAGTCCGCAGCAAATGGGGTACCAGTCATTACTGACTCCTCGTCCACAGTACGGCAGTAGTCTGTTTAGATAAAACATAGAAGAATACTCTCCTCTACCCGCAATTAGGTAGAGGAGAGTTTCTCTATTAATTTTTATTTTAATAGGGTAATGTTGAAGTTATTTCTCTGCTTCTTAGATACAGATTGACTCCATTAACCAGCTGATTTCTTATTAATGGTCTTGAAGTAGTTATAGAGCTTCTCAACTGAATCGAAATCAGGAATACGGATAGAGAGCATGTTTCTTCTGTAATCCGTAGGAGAATGGAGGTTATTTACCCGCATGACTACCCAGTAGTATTTGGGTTGAATATTGAGTAATCTTAAAATGCCATAGAAGTCGTATTCGAATCTATCGGCATCGATTGGAGCGATGTCGGCCATACGGGATAGATTAGCATCGCTTTTAAGTATTTCTAAATGGTCTTCTAGTAAGACTTTAAAGTCCTCATTGCCCAATTCGGCATCGTTAAAAGTTTCATCTAACAAAGACATAACCTTATTCACTTTCTTTTCAATCAGTACTTATCCATAAAGAGGATAAGAGTATTCTGGTCTACTCATTGACCAGAATACTAATTTATTCAAATGGAGCGAGATACGATTCAGTTTAGAATCGTATAGAGCTATATCATTAACATGGTGGTGTCCTTCAATCAATCGATTGAAGGGATACTTGTTATTCATCTAAACACAATAAGGAGCTATTGTGTCTCAGCAATACGTAGAGAACCAAAATGACGTAAGGTTAAGGGGTCTAACCGCTTTCAATCCCTTCTCCGACACCGTATCTTCATCACGTGGCCAGATGCAGTCAAATGCCTTAACCCAGCATTATGTCATAAATGGCTGCCAGCCAAACTCCATCCAAACAGGGGTAGAACAGGAGTACGGTAACTATACTTATTCCATTAAAACCGAACACAATATCCAGAAGATTGTGGCTATTGTAGATCGATACTTACCGACTGATTACAATGGGATTAAACTCAATCCACAGCGCATTGTAATCTACCAGACATTCGATAATAATGGTAATAAACCGCTATATGGTATTATCGACATCAATAAGCTGTCTATTAACCACACCAAATTCGGCTTTGAATTCAAACCCACCAGTAATGTAGACATGATTCGTGTCGGCAATTCCATTCCAAAAGGAACCGTACTATACGATACACCGGCTAAAGACAACATCGGTAACTACATGATGGGGCGAGACTTAAATACAGTCTATTCTTCACTAGAAGGAACGATTGAAGACTCGATTCTGATTTCTAAAGAAATCGTACCTTTCTTTAAAACTAAGGTATACGCTACCCGTACTATTGAATTAGGGGAGAAAGACTATCCTCTAAACCTATACGGTAGTGATGAGATTTACAAGATTATGCCGGATATTGGGGAGTATTGCAAACCAACAGGTAATGCTTACTCTGGAATCATCATGGCCAAACGCGAGTATCGGCCTGAGCTATTGCCGATTACCTTTACTAAAACCAAGACCCGTATCTACGACCCAATCAACGATACGCCTTTAGATGGTAATGGTTCGAATGCTCGTGTAGTAGACATTATTGTCTATAAACAGAATAAAGCTGCTAACTCATTAGCTCCTGAAGTCATGCAGCAGATTGATAAGTACGCTGATGCCTATTTGGACTTCTGTAACCGAATCTTAAAAGAATATCGGATTATTCAGTCCCAGAATCAATGGCAGGCTGAATTCACTGATGAATTCGACCAATTGGTTCGGCATTGCATGGCCATGACCAATGATCCGTTGCCCGATGAAAAGCTGCAGCGTACCTCTATCCAAAAGGTAACCAACTTTAACCGTAAGCTAGACAATGTCGTGATTACGGTCATTACAGAAGTAGAGAAAGAACTGGGTCCAGGTTTCAAAATAACTGACTTTTTTGCATGTTATTGATTTATAAAGGAAAATTCAATAATTTGTAAGGTCCTTTCACTAGTAATAGTGGAATGAAAACTCCTCTAATTGCTGGAAACACTCGCCAGAGTGAGATTGAGTGATGCTTGACATTACGAAATAACTCTCGATAAACATTAGGTACTCTACGGAGTGACAATCCTAACGGTAGAGTCAATCAGCAGCTAAGCTTCTTACTAGTAGAAGAAAGTTCAACGACTATCGAAAGTACTTTATTCAAGATAAAGGTAAACGAGTAGAGTAGGGTACAAGCTATTGGTATCCGAAATGGGGAGAATCCTCGATATTCTATTAGGATATAAGGATTAAGATATAGTCTGGTCTTTACAGAGATGTAAAGCGGTTTCTCTTAGAGAAACGGGTATAGCCTAGCGAACTATACCGAACATTTACGTACACGGTGGAAAAGGCGTAGTAGCCCGAGTATTACCACCTGAACAAATGCCTTACGACCCAGTAACAGGGAGAAGAGCAGAGATTGTCATTTCTCCTGAAACGACTGTAAACCGAATGAACTTCGGTCGTATTTACGAGCAATCTTTAAAAGCTGCTTTAGTCGAATTAAGAGATTTCATTATCACCACTACTGGTTTAAATGAACATTCTCCTAATCTGAAGCTGGCTGTAGCAGGATTGAATAAAGAGATACTCGATACCTGCTTTAGACGTATTGAACGGTTCTTGGAAATTACCGTGAAGACTCAATACGAGTTTTACACTAAACTCTCTTTCCAAGAGAAAACAGAGGATTTATTCCACATTATCAAGGATAGATTCTATCTCTATAGACCGAACAATACACCGATTGATTATATCGAAATGTTCGATACCTTATCTAAAGAAGGGTTCCTCTCTCCTCCCCGTAAGCTAAGATTCTATAATCCTTACACCAAACAAGAGGAAGAAACTACGGTACCACACCGTGTCGGTCATCTGTATTACATTGCTTTGGAGAAGATTGGTGATGATTCTGCTTCTGTTTCTACAGCAGCGACTCAGCCAAATGGCATCATTGCTCCATTAACCTCTAAGGATAAGTACAATAGCCAAACACGTGAACAAGCTACTCGATTCCCTGCTGAAACAGAAAACCGCTATATCGTTTCTGCTGCACCCAGTGGTTTAGCAGCTGAATTACACGATAGGTCTAATAACCAGCAGACTATCGAAGCTTCCCTAAATACTATCTTCCATTCGACTACTCCTACGAATATCGAAGCAGTAATCGATAGGGAGAAGTATCCTTTAGGTAGTGGTCGTCCTTTACAGATTGTACGGCACTTCTTCCAGTGTAATGGATTTAAGATGGTATATTCTCCCTTCGATCCTTCTAAACAGACTCAAGCCGATATGGACCCGATTACCGGTTCTATCCTCAATAGCATGGAAATCGAGCATGATGATGAAGACGAAAAACCCTCCTCTAAGAAGAAAGAGGTAGAGGTGAAAGTCGTAGAGGAAGTGGAGGATGAAGAAGTAGAAGAAGCTGATGAATTAGACAGCGATGATGATCAGGAATAGGAGGCTAACTAAATGCAGTATTCAGCATCAGCTACTTTAAAAGTCTCTCCAAAAGAGATATTGAAACACTTTAAAGGCAGATTTAAACTGAAGTTCGATAACGGTGTGGTGGTAGAATCCACTGGACTGCAGTTAGCAATCTCCCGTTATGTCTGGGAAATCAATAAGAAGTTTCCCAAGATTGGTTTATTACCGGCACACTTCATTGGTAACTACATGAAGGATTGCTATTCGTTTAAACCGGATACGGTACTGAAACTGAAATCGGCTATCATGGGTGATGTATTTACCGTATACGACACCAATGTACAAGAGGAGTATTACAAAATCCAGGAAACGGTCTGGGCTTCTTTTGTATCGGTAGCCGATGAGATTAGAAACGATATTCAGGTATTGGGTGCACGATTCCACGCGACTATGTCAGTGGAAGACATTGTAGCCATCATGAAGAGTAAAGATATCCTGGATATCGATAAAGCCAATCCGGTTAATCGAGATACCATTACTGACCCCAATACCGTGCCTTCGATTTATAAGAAGAAACAGAAAGTATTGGAATCTGGAGAGTTCTTCGATAACAATGTGGCCGTCATGATGCGATCTGGTACCATTAAGATACCACAGCTGATGCAGTGTTTAGGACCACGTGGTAGTGTTACAGACATGAATAGTAACATCTTCCCTGAACCGATTCAAGTAGGGTACTTAAATGGTTTACGTCGTATTTACGATGTACTGATTGAATCTCGTACTGCAGCAATGTCCTTGAATAACCAATCAGGACCACTGAAGTTTACCGAATACCTCTCTCGTCGTATCCAGTTAATTGGGATGGAGTTGAAGAACCTGCATTTCGGTGATTGTGGTTCCCAGTACCACTTAGAGTTTCAGGTACGTGGCGAAAGACCCGATTCAGTGATTAGTGACTTAAAACTATTGGAAGGGATGAATTACTGGGATGAGACTGAGAAAAAGTATCGTCCGGTAAGAGAAACTGACACCCATTTAATTGGTAAGCGTATTAAGTTACGTACCGTATTGGGTTGTCAGCATAAAGACCCCAATGGTGTTTGCAGTACTTGTTTCGGTCAAGCATCTAGAAACGTAGCACGTTACCGTAACTTAGGTCACTTCTGTATCATCTCCTTTACCCAAATCATTACCCAGTTAGTATTGTCTACCAAACACCATACTAGTAGTGCGGCTGCCTCTATGGTAAACTTGACGGATTATACAGCCAAGTACATGAAGGAAGTACAAGAGGGTTTAGGTATTGGGATTAAGCAAGAAGTATTAGACAAACACGAATCGGTTAAGATAGTCGTACCAGAAGAAGTTTTCGAAGGCTTAACGGATATTCAGGATGTAAAAGACGTGAATATCTTGTCACCTAGACGCACTTCTCGAGTAAACCGCATTGTGCTACGATTAACCACCAATACCAAGAAAGGAGTAGAGGTGAGTGATGAAGTACTCGATGTGGTGCCGTATCGTGATGAAGGGTATCTCTCTATGGCGATGTTAAAACACATGAAACGCCATGGTTGGACTTTGGATAAAGACGGTAATATTGAAATCGAATTGACGAATTTCGATTCTAGTCAATCGGTAATAGAGATTACCGCTAAGCAGTTTGATATGTTTGCTTACTCCAAAGGCATTGAGAAAATCCTGAAGTCTTCAGTAAAAGACATTAAGAAACGGGCTACTGAAGTAACACCAGAATCCTTCTTAATGGATTTGGTAGACGTGATTAATGCTAAATTAGGTATCAACCTCTCTATCATGCAGGTAGTAGCCTACACCATGTTGGCTACCGATGTCTCTAAGAAAGACTATTCATTACCGAAACCGTGGACTAAACATGGCGTTGGTACGATGGAACACCTGATTAAAGGTAGGAGTTTGTCTGGAGCCTTAGCTTACGAGAAACAAGGGGATACTTTAATGTCCACTTACTCATTCACTCGTAAGAACAGAACAGACCATCCGATGGATGAATTGTTCACTCCTGAGCAAATCAAGTTAGAGTACCTAGATAGACCTTAACGATTAATAGATACTGCCTCTAGTCTCTCTTTAAAATGGGAGACTAGGGGTATAGGTCTATTTGCTTCTATTTTCACTCTAGATTAGATTTTTAGTAAAGGGTAGTGAAAGGTATTACTTTTAATATAAACTCAATCTGAGCGCATTCTAGAGTACCTAGAGAGCATTTTATAGATTTAGTCTATATTAGAAGTAACTAGAAAATGGAAATATGTGTGATTTGTATAAAAGATGACCCCACTGCTCCTGTAAAAGGGACAGTGGAGGAGACGTATGTTTATCCATTAGCTACACGCTACCTAATGGATAAAATAGGGAAAGGGGTGTGAAGTGCTCAATATTGAAGTTTATCCTTTAAACTGCATTATCTATCCGGATAAGGATAGTGATTTAGACATCATTAGGCCGTGGGCTAAGAACTACATTCGTTGGAATGAATATTGGAATAAGTGGCAAAAGAGGAAAGTAGTAACGCCTGCGGCTAATTACGTATTCTTTAGAAGAGACAGAAAACAAATCAATATCCTTAGAACCATGTTCGATGACTTGATTGGTTATCTAGCCATGAGTAACTATATCGAAGGGGTACATTACCGAGTCATCCAGAAGAAGCTGGATATCGATATCGATTACGAGCATCGATTAACCACTAAAGATGGCTGGACACCTAGGGGTGAGCAGATAGACTTGATTGATTTTGCCTCTAAAAAGGACTATGGGGTTATCTTAATGGGTTTGCTTATGGGTTTGGGCAAAGCCCTAACGCTATCTACACTGATACGTGTACCTGGTGGTTGGAGGAAAATGGGTAGTCTTAGAATAGGTGATAAGATATACGCTTACAACGGTGAAATCACGACCGTAATGTCTGTACACCCGCAAGGGTTACAACCTATTTACCGTGTACATGTAGATGGTTTTCGTTATGTAGATGTTACGCTAGAACACCTATTCAAGATTATCCGTATCGACAATACCGATGTTGATATTACGGCTACTACCACTGAGATAATTAAACTACTCAGTGAAGGCAAGAAACTCTATATTCCACACAATGGGAAGATAGAAGAAGGTAAGAAGCTAACGGTAGATGAATCGATTATCGATACCATGTACTTCATTAAGCAATTCTTCATTGACGAGGAAAGTAACCTTAATACCGTTAAACTAGATAGTTTAGTCTCTTCTTCCTATCAGGATAGAAAAGCGTTTGTTGATATACTGATTAAAGTACTGGCAGAAGAAGGTAAAGATACCTTTAGAGACAATAGGGTACTGGATTACATTAAGGAATTGGTGTACTCTATTGGCTATGGAATAGAGAGTGTAGAAGAGGGTGAATTCGTTAGGATTAAGATTAAAGAGAAAGTAGAGAGGGTATTGATTAAGAAGATTGAGCGAGTAGAAGATAGCTACGCTCAGTGTATCTCGATTGACCACCCTTCTCAATTGTACTTAACGAAAGACTACGTGGTTAACCATAATACCTCTTCTAGTTTATTCCTAGCCGAGAAGTTTCAGCAGAGATTAGTGTGTATTCTAAGACCGAATCTCGGGGGTTCAGACCCATCGACTGGTTGGTTTAAAGAGTTAGCTAAGGCTACTACTCTAAATGAAAAAGAGATTTGTGTAGTAAGAGGTAGAAAAGACCTACAGTCTCTAATCAACATGGGTCTAGCTAAAGAATTACCCTATAGAGCCATCCTAATCTCGAATAAGACCTTCCAGTATTACTTAAAGTATTACGAGGAGTATACAGACGAAGAGTTTGAAGGTTTAGGGTGGAATTGTAGTCCTAAAGACTTACCTAATGTATTGGGGGTAGATACCATCTTCTTAGATGAAGTACATCTAGACTCTCACTTACAGTGTAAGATGATTTCTTACTTAGGCTGTAAGAGAATATTAGGTGCTTCTGCTACCATTAAACCTTCTAGTAAGTTCATTGACAGAATGTCTAAACTGTCGTTCCCTATAGAGAACCGATACATGCAAAAGCATGTTACTGCTTACATTCAACCTACTGCATTCCATTATAAGTTCGAGAAACCCCAGTTTATCCGAAGTGAAGGTAGTCGTGGTTACAACCACGTTAAGTTCGAACAGTCTGTAATGAGACACGTAGGGGTAAAGAAGGCTTACTTTAAGATGGTAAACTCGGTAATCAAGGATAGATTCATTAGTCGATTCCACTTATTTCCTCAGTCTAAGTGTTTAGTAGTAGTGTCCACTATTAACATGGCTAAGGAAATGACTACCTACCTAAGAGAACAGTATCCTGATTTAAAGGTAAACAGCTACGTAGCTGATGACCCTCAGGAGAATGTATTTGGTAGCAATATTACGGTTTCTACCATTGGTAGTAGTGGGGTAGGTTTAGATATTCCTGACCTCAATACCGTCATCCTGACAGTAGCAGTAAGTAGTAAGCAGACTAATTTACAAGTAGCTGGTCGTTTACGCTTCTTAGGTGAAGGGATAAGACATGAGTTTATCTACTTTGTCTGTGACGATATTGCCTCCCATGTGAAGTACGACGTGATTAAGAGAAACGAAGTATTTCCTGGTAGTACGTGTCTGAATGGTGTACATTGGTATTCTAATATCGAATTAGGAAACCGATACGCTAACGAAAAGAATAGATAGTAAAAACGAATACTCTCTAGTACCCAATGCAGGTACTAGAGAGTATTTATACTGTTTCGCATTTTATTTTTCTATGCCTATATATCACTAAATTGGATAAAGAAAGTCATCTTTATCTACCTTTTGTAAACAGAATACAATCGAAACTACTACTCTACTACCAGGGCTATTGGTAGTAGAGTAGTAAATCCTGTTTCGGAAAGGAGGTGATCGCTGTGGTACACAGCAATAATCAAGACATTGTTCTTGAAAAGATGTTAGCTGAACGTACCCAACTGCGTCAAGCAATTGATGTAGTTAGGAACTCACTGTTCACTGGTAAAAGTTGTAACTTACCTAAGGACATGCTAGACAAACTAGTAAAACTGGGTTACATTTAATCCAAATCAATGATTTCGTTGGTTTCTAACTAACGAATGAAGCGACTAGTCTCCTTTCAGAAGAAGGAGACTAGTCTATTTCTTTTCATTACCTTCTTTTTTAGTTCATGTCCTGGTCAAACTCTTTTAGTACATCACTCATTTCAGGTAAAGCAAAGAGCTTAGTACCAATCTCTACTGAATTAACGAATCCACCAGAGAAGTTAATACCGCATTGTCTCCTATCTATTTCATCTACTCCATCAATGGAAATCAATTCCTTAGACAGCGTTTCTCTAGAGGTATTCATGGCGGCATTAGAAGACGGATAAGAAGACGTTACGTCAATGTCCCCATTGTCTTCATGTATATTGGTAAAGAGACAAGGAGCATCTTCCATTAGATTCATGCCTGGCTCGACTAATAAGTCAGCCCTTAGGGTAATAATCCAGTCATCTCGTCCTATTAGCTCTTTGTCCAAATCAATTACGTTATCCTGACCACCATTACCATAAGCATAACCACGCTCTAGATTGAACCAATGCATTTCATTGGCTAATCGTTTAGGTTCAGATTCGTAGTCCTGATAATCCCCTGTAGCGACTGCTGAAGGTAGGGAAGAACACAAGTCTAGTGTTTGTTCATCCAGGTACTCTAAAGCAATACAGTCGAACTTATTATAGATAATGTATTCAAATGGGTATTGAGACTGCATGGCTAAGTGCCATTCAATGGTACCCGCTAAATGCTTCGTTTCATCGAACTTCAGTTTACGAATGTATTCCTTCTTAGGGAACTCCTTCTCTAAGATGTAGTCTAACTTGTAGCTAGGCTCTTTACCCAAGTGTTTTCTAGAGTTATAGTAGAAACACATAGAATCAACGAACACGAAAGAAGAAGGACAATGTACTTGTGGCCATTTCTCGAAGTTAGCATAACTCTTAAAGACACCTTTCTTAGATAAACCAGCTTCTTTACCTGGGTTATACTTAAAGAACCTAAACTCTTCAGGTACAATGGGGTCACTAAAGAGGTCTTTTGGGTCTTTACCGAAACGAGCACAGCATTCTAAAGAACGAGAGATATCGTAATCCATATTCCAAGCAGAGATGAGATCTGGTTTAATCTCATGTGCTCTCTTGAAGATGGTTTCTAATACCTGCCATTCATTGTCTACGATGTAGAACTCTTGCTTAATGTTTCGCTCTTTATTGATGCTACTTAGATAGATTTCGTCGTATTTGTAGAGCTTCTCTAAAGCTTCTTCTTTGGTAATACGAGGAAACTTCTCTCGAATGAAGTGGAAATCTACTACCGTAATACAGGTGCCCTTAATAGATAGGGTAGCCATTTCAATCCATTCCCACCGAGACTTATCACGGATATTGGTCTCTACGTCGAATGCCGCTACGTCGGCTAGTTGTTCTGTTTGTTGAGCTAAAGGCTGTTGGTTATACTTGTATTTCAATTCAGCAGTAGAGGATAAGTCCATCCCGAATACATAAGGTCCTCTAAGTAAATCTCTATCCGAAGAGAACTTATTACCAGTATGGATTACGGCATCTTGACCATTCTCCATCTTGGTACCAAACTTAATGCCTAAGGCTCTTTTGGTCTTATTGACCATCTCTAAACGAGTGGCTTTGACCTCTTCTAGTTTCTCTAAAGGAAACCTTTCTTTCTTCTGTTTATGGTTTCTATTGCCTTTAGAGCATACCCAGAATGTCTTCTCGTAGTCTTTCTTTAGTGCGACTTTGTTCTCTTTGGTGCCGTCGCTATAGTAATCGGTGTACTTGACAAAGTGATAGTCGTAGCCTATACCAGTAGGTGGTTTACAGTACACTACGTTTCTACACTGAGTACCAATCTTTTCTCGCATGTCTGTGGTCCCTAATAGTGAAATTAATCAGATTACTACGAATTTGTATTTACTCCTTAAGGGATTTAATCTGCCTAGTTTAGTAGGAGAAAACCTAGAAAACTCTATGAGATTACACCCCCCTGCTTATTATGTTTATACAAGGATTTTCATTAATGAAAATATTTCAATTACCCAGTCAGGCAGAGCTCTCCAATGAAGTGATGATCAATGCCTCTAACTGGTCTCAGGTCCACAATGGATTTCATGATGAATTAACATCAGTATACCAGTGGATTCAAGACAATCTGTCAGCCAGTAGCTTATATCGCAACAAAGAAGGTATTGACAAGATTACTGCTTGCATTTACAAGTATACTGGTATCAAGGTGGTGGTAAACAGTAGCTCTAAGTATTTTGCCATGATTCCTCCGGACTTAAACAAGAACCACGTACTGATTAGTCTAACGGAACGCAAGTATTTCAAAAACCATGAAGTCCGTTCCAGGGTAAGTGAGTTAAGGGGTTCTGTAGATATTAAGAATTTCAAGGTTTCAGGTGAATTCTCGAATATTCCTATCACCCTGTACTTAGACCCTTATCTTATATTCAGTGGGATTCTGTCTTCTAAAAACCTCTCTGCCGCTACCCTACATGAAATTGGTCATGCTTTCTCTTACTTTGCTTTAGTAGCTGATATTGTTAGTATCAATCTACCGATGATAGCTCTAATTAATAATATCACTAACGCAGAACAAGACGATGAAATAGAATACATTCTTAAAGAATGGAATGGTAACGACGAAGTGTTGACTAAAGTAGATGTCACTGAATTAGAAGGTAAGAAGAAAGAGACTATTGTTACTGCTCTATTGACTAACCACATTAGGGATACTGTTTCTGCTGCAAAAACCAAAGACTACGATTTAATAAATACCGAGTACCTAGCCGATAACTTTGCTTCTCGAATCGGCGCAGGTGCTGATATGGTTTCTGCACTAGACAAAATCTACGCTCTTTATGGCCACCGTAACAGAGGTGGGTTGACTTCTTTTCTGTTTAACGAACTCTGGACTGGTGCTTCGTTCATCATTGGTGTCGCTTACAATAGTATCGTTGCGGTACTAGAAGGCAATCTCCTGATGCCATTCATTCTCTTCTATAAAGGTATTCTTGCGGTTATCTCGGAAACGACTAACACAACCGATGGTACTTACGACACCACTGTAAGACGCTTTCAGCGTGTCCGCGAAGATATGGTGGTGATGCTGAAGAACAAAGAGATTGATAAAGCCATTGGTAACCGTATCCGTGACGATATTAAGAGAGTAGAAGAAATTCTGAAGAGTTACAACAACTACAAGTCTGCGTTAGGTAGGGTATTTGATTTTGTCTTACCAAAACACAGAAGACGCGTTACTCAAGCTGAGTTCTATAAAGAATTAGAACAATTGAGTGCCAACAACCTATTCTTAGCTTCTTACGACCTAAGATCACTGGAGTGAGAATAGAATTATTTAAAGAATCTAGAATAAACTACGTTTCAATTAGAAAGGATATTTTAAATGTCGTTACAATCCGATATTCGTGCTGTCGCTGATGCAGCATTTGAACAAGGTGAACGCTCTAAAGGCTTGGCTTTTGCTATTGGTTTTGCCTTTGGTGTGCTTTCTGCTAATAAGGTAGAAGAAACCAGTAATCCAGATAAGACCTTTCTGGAGCTCTTCTTCCAGTCTACCAGTGAATCTATCTCTGTACTGAATGAAACCCTGCTGTTTGATGTACGTGAAGCTCAGCGTATTACTCGTGCTATCTTCAATTTGGTTACCGGTGTACGTAACCGAGCTGTAGTAGTGAATGAAGGCAACTCTTTGTTAGAGGTATTGTTTAATGTATCCACTTATCTGGATAAAGAAGACGTAGAGTTCTTCAATAGCAATATCTCTACCTGTGTGGCTATCTACCAGTTGATTCGTGAAAGCCAGAAGACTGACTCTGGACTGGTGAGACAGATTGATTAAAGGAGTAAACTCATGAGTTTATTCGATAAGCTAAATGAGAGAAAGCCTAATCTCACTACTGAATCTTTAGCTTCTACTATTGATGCTGCTCGTGCTTTTAAAAAGCAGGCATTGAATGCTTCTAATACCGCTACTCGGGACGAAAACCTGGAAGAGCGATTGGAAGAGAAGCAAAGAGAGAAAGAAGAGAAGAGATTAGCTAGAGCTGAAAACCGTAAGGAGGCATTACACGATGCTCAAGAAGGGATTAAGAATTTAGCTAAAGCTACCGGTAAAGGTGTAAAGGAAACAGCTCGTATCCTTTATAACCTAGCCTTAGGTAAGGATAAATAACCAAACTGACTAATACTCCTCTTACAGAGGAGGACGAATGTAACGCAGTGAAATGAATACTACTCTCTCTACCTCACTAAGGGGTAGAGAGAGTAGGTAGTCTTTATCGATTATGGATTAATCAGTTGTACTTCTTCTGGTGATTTACCTAGCTTTTCACCAATATAGATTCGTCTTAGCTCTTCTAAGCGAGATTGCTCTTCTTCAGGAGCACCTTCTAGTTTAGGTACAAAGTGTTCAGCAAAGCTGTAATCTGTCTCAGTCTTATTGAGAATATTGAATAAAGCCATGTTTGTTTCCTTAAAATACTGAATTATTCATAGCTTAGAAAGAAAATTCTTTCTAAGCTGCAATGTGTAGACTTTAGTCTACTGAATTATAGCTTAGCTAAATACATTTAGCTAAGCTGCAGCGAATGAGCTTCAGCTTAATCGAATTAAAGAGCTATGAAATATCCATTTATCCCTCTCTTTGTTAATAGGAGTTTATTATAATGTCTAAATACGGTTGGGAAAGTGAGCCTGATTTACCGGTATCTGAACCGATTGGTGAAGCAGGTATTGCTAAAACCACTGCTGAGGATTCTCCTGCAGTAGCGGTAAAAGTAGACTTAGATGAAATCATCGATTTGCCTAAAGAGGCGATTAATCGTGAAATGGTGGTATTGAAAGAGAAAGAAAGCATTGGTGAGGAGATTCTCCAGGTAGAGGAATCTAACGAACACCTGCGTTCTCTATTCGATACGGTATTTAAGTCTCGTATGGTCTCTAAAGAGACACGTAATTACTTAGGTGAGCTGTATCCTGAGTTAGGATTAGAAGGCGCTAATGAATTCACTAGCTTTCCTTCTAGCCACTTGGCTAATGAAACTGAAGTCGCTATGCGTAATCAGTTGTGCAATAATGCCTGTACGATTACCACTAAGCTAGGTAAGAATCACTTTAATGCGATTACTAAGCTCTTCTTTGGTGTAGTATACAGAACAGAACTGAATGAAGAAGACATTAAAGACCTAACTGGTAGTCTGGTTAGTTACTTTAATGAAAAACACCCACAGAGACAACAGGCTTTAGTGAAGCTGAAATCTACGTTAATTGAATTGGCTCAATCTATCCAAAAAGAGAAAGCAGCTAGTGAAGTAGACTTACAAGATGCTCAAGAGGATGAAGAAGTCAAATTAGCAGTAGAGACTCACTTGGCTGATATTAGCCAGTATATTGGGGATAATGAGCTTAAGAGTGCTTTATCCTTCTTACTGACTCAGTATAGCAATGATACTTTACCTCTATTAAATCGCTATCAGGAAGAGAAAGGTTTAGCTTCTCCTCCTGTCATTGCTCAGGATTATGTAACCGATAGAGTGATTATTAATAGAATAGAAGCATTAGATAAAGCTAAGTATACTCGCTTTACTGAAGCTTTAGATAATGTTAATCAGTCTATAGCTGATTTATTCAATGCTCTGGTAGAGGAAGATGCAGTAGTCAGTGACGAACTAATTGAACGTACTGAGGTACTGAAGAAGGCTTATCTAGACTCTATTAAGGACAGTATTGGTACTATTGATACGAGTGCTATCTATCTACCTCATGAAACTGAAATAGAAACAGCTGAGCTCTTTAGTAGAAGCATTGATATTGGTTTAGATGAAATACATGAAGAATACAGTAAAGATACCTTAATTGTAGGTGATTTGGTGATTAGTTACCTGAAGTATAGAGACTTCTATAGCTCTGTACTGAGTGTACATGTAGATGAATATGTAGCTAATGCCGGTACTGAACCTCTATCTGTTTCCCAACAAGCTGCTATCCATTACCTGAATGATACGGTAATAGAGATGGTAAATGTACTAGGTGAAGCCGTATTACACGATGTACAGGTGTATGTAGCTAGCCGTAACTACTATCAAGCATTGCTGAGTAACTACTACCTGATTGGTGAATTACTCAGTGCTATTGGTAGTATTCACTACCGTAATAAAGGCATGGTGAGTCAAGAGACTAACCAAGCTAAAGATAAGTTAGTAGAAGTACTGAAAGAGTACCTAGCAGTATTTAAGATAGACTACATCTAAAATGGATTATACTCCTCTCTACCTAGTGTGGTAGAGAGGAGTATATTAATCTGTTTTTGTTTTGTAAACATGTGGATTTGGTTATTTTATTTAGGTCTTTTCTTAGTGTGAATAATCCATAATAACTTATGAATAAATTCAAACATCTTGATGGGTTTATTAGTATAACAGCTAAATGGTGGGTAATATAGCTAAAACCCTTGCTAGATAAGGGTTTCAGTGTATTTAGTAACTGGTTATTAGTTAAGATAAATACGAACTTACACTAACGCACATTTCTCTTACCCACTAATCACCACTAAACTACACCCTCTAGCTGCGTCCCAGGAGTGGGTAGGGACCCATGAGTGGCTACTGTAATCCACTACCCCATACCTGATTATTCTATTTACTCAGCCTCGAAGAATTGAGCTCAGCGAAAGCTAGCGAAAAATAAAATAAGTGCCCTACACCCAATCTAGTCTACACATCCCAATAACGTTAGACTAAACTGACTGTAGGGCTTGTTTCCATTTCCTCTTACAGAAAAGGATTAGATAAATGTTACCAAAAATAGAGATAACTCTACCAGAGTCTATCTCAAAGGATACCTTAAAACAGATACTAAAACACTACAAGTTTTACAATAGAACACAACTAATCTCTGCCTTATCCCTAATCACTCCTAAAAACCAATATCCATATCACCTTACTCAGGATACTGACATTCTACCACTTCTAACAGACAATCAACTGAGAAGCATGGTGTATCAACAAACTAGGAAAAGATTAAAGGCTATAATTAAACAATCAAAAACCAAGAAATCTAAAATCAACAAAAAGGATAACCTCCACATGGTTAGACCAATCAATCGCAATACCTTTCCTGAGAACCATCCTTTACGCAATACCAGAATCCCCTTACCCCTAAGAGAAGCCCCCTGGTGGATGTGGGGTATAACCGGTAACCAAACTACTTACAGAACCTTTAACCAAATAAAAGACCTAATAGCCTTAAGCTTTATTGAACACAACAAAATCATGGTAGTAAGAATGGACTTCTACTTACCTGAAGAGAGTAAAAAAGACATTAGTAAAGTAAACAAGTACTTTAACAACCTAATGGCTAATACTGTTTACAATCTACACTACTACCTAGACTACATCTGCTGTAAAGAATACACAGAAGACTGTGGGATACACTTACATTGCTTATTCTTGTTAGATGGCAGTAAGATTAAAAATGAATTAGAATTCATTAGCACGGTAGGTAAGAGGTGGGATAGAATAGTAGCTAAAGAGCATAGTTGGTACAGTGCTAACTTACATAAACGTAAATATCCAGACTTAGCCCCCTGTTTAGGTATACTCGAATACAGAAACTTCTTCCAAATCGAAAGACTAGTCCACTACTGCAAGTACTTTATAAAACACCTAAACGATAGAGACTGGTTAGATAGGGTAGAAGGTGCTACTAAACAAACCAAACTCTTTACCATGAGCTTTATCAGCGACAGAATGTACCAAATAGACGAGAATGAAAAGAGATTTAAAGAAGGAACGGGTACTAACCGTAAGTACCATTGTAGTTTCTCTTGGCTTAATCACCTCAAGCTAAGCACCACTTACACCATATTCAAGCCTCTCTACTACCACAGTGATAGGATTCACTTTGGTACACTAATCGATATACGTGAATTCATTAAAGAGAATAAGTCCTTTAACGGAAAAGAGAGAGACTTAGTAGAGATAGAACAGAATGAATTATACTATTCCCGTTAAGGGAGGATGAATGAAGAGATAGCTGAATGAATATTCCAGATAAGGAATAGGAGTGTCACTAGGTGTGTAAACTATTACTCTCGTTAGAGAGATTAGAGAAAGTGTAAGGACTGGTAAGTAGGTTAAAACTAGTCCTTATTAACCAATTGCTCTATTTTAAGCGTATAGAGCGATGAGACCTATCCTAGTAGGGTAGTTTACCCTGATACCTTAATCGAGCTATAGCACGCTTCTAGAGGCCTTTAAATAGCATTCTCTATTCATTCTCTCCTCTAGATTGTGTATTTTACCTTTATTTAGACTAAAACAGACAAAAGTAAGTATACTCTCTACTCCCCCTTAGTGAGGAGTAGAGAGTGGCTTGTATTATCAGTTGTTACTCACTGACAGAGTCAGGTGAGTGAAGGATGAAATTGAATGTGATGTCTTCTCTTACTGACAAGGTTTCATCACTATTCACTGTCAGCTTCTTACGAATAGTAGGTTTCTTACCTTCTTCTACTACGGTAAAAGAGATAATCTTATCCGTATTACCGAGATTCCTTAGCTGCACCCCAATGACATCAGAGCCGTATTCCTTTACCAATTGAGAAAGAATAGACGATACTGAAACTGTATCTTTCTTCAATTCTTCCTTAATCACTCGGATTGAAGACTCTTTAATCTTCTCCTGAATATCGTAATCTAGGTAAATCTGCTTATCGACAGTTAAGTCTAAAGACAGAGATTGAGCAGCATTGATATACGTATCAATCCCTTCATTGTAGATTACCCGAATCTCACCCATGGTAGAAGAGGGATAGAAGAGAATCTTAGTCTGCTCTAGTGTATTTCTATTCAAGGGACGTAGGTCATCAGTCAGCCAGTCAATAAAGGTAGCCACCAATTCCTTACGATAATCCTTAGCAATATCATCAGTCGCAAACCAATAGGTAGCATCCACCATGGTGAGCTCTAATCGACGAATAATCTCTCTAGGTTTAGAAATCACCGTATCGCCATTCTCATCTAGGTAAATATCCCCTTTCTTATACCGATAGACGATATTTCCCTTACTATCCAGTACATTCTCCCCTTTACGATGCTTAATGGTGTATTGAGGTTTACCATTGACGATATTGAGAATAGAACCAGTAGCAGCATCTGCTCCGTATACATCTTCCGTATAGGTTAAGGGTACATCAGCATCATGCCGACGATAAGTCACGTCACTGGCATGGGTACGGGCTCTTACCCACAAGTACTCGAGATAGCTACCTAGCTTAATCCGAATCCCTTCATTGAGAATAGCCTTAGGGTCATTATCCAGGAGATTTAAGTTAATCTTATTATCCAATTGGGCTCTTTGCCAGTTAGGATAATCTCCGTAGAAGCCGAATATCAGTTCTACATCAGTCTCTAAGTCTATCGGGATGTGAACATCACGTACATTATTCAGTGTCCCATTAGTCAGGATAAGACTATTGGTTTCGTCTATATCAAAACGGGTATTGAGAGGGAAACTGAAGATAGGTTCATTGTCATCTGTCCTACCAGTCAATTCACCCATGATGTAAGTATAGCCTCTATCGTGATAAGGGTGAACTAACAATTGAGCCCACAATGAGTTATTATCGAAACGTTTGTATTCGTCATTGGACTTCATGGTGACGTGTAAGACATAACCGCTATCCTTCTTCTCAATAGCGTATTGAGAAATGGTTAAGGATAAGTCTAGCTTCGTATTGCTATCCAAATAAGTCTTATACAAGGTTTCTGGCTTGTCTAGGTAATAAGGACGAATCTTAATAGTCGCATTCTCTGTATCCACTACGTAGTGGAATGGGGAGAAGAACATCTCCTTAGCAGAAACCGTCTTAGCCTTATTCTCAGGAGAGAGTGCTACAATTCTATCGATTTCGGTCTTGCTCATGATAGAGAGCTTACCATTGTTTAGCTGATAAATCGAATCAGGCGTAATAGTCACTCGTTTACCATTATCAATCACTGTACCAGTAGAGATTAAGTCACTAATCGTCGTCGTGAGTGTTTCTATAGAAGCAGCTGCAGGCGTAATCAGAGAGGCATTAGTGGGGTCTGGTACATCACGAATAGCCCAGTAAACACGATTGGTGACGTAGTCCACACTCTTGATAATCTTAAACTGATTATCCTGAATCTTGTCTCGAATAGACTGATGAGATACCGGTACCACATTGGGTCCAGTCGTGTTATCGATTACTCTTTGTCTCAATTCCTCGAAGGATAACTTATTCCTTCCTTGAGAGATAAAATCACGAGAGTAGATAGAAACCGCTTTTACACTCTTCAGTGCACTGCTGTAATTACCCAATCCACTGTAATCCCTTTTCCTCTCTCCTGAGGGAAAGAAGTCATGACTAAACTGAGAGGGGACGTATTCGTCTAGATTCATGGTCAAGTAACCCAGAGTAGAGTAGATTTCAGTTTTCAGTCTACTCCCAAGAGGAGAAGTAATGATACCACCTGGACCTACTTGGATATTATTGTAAATCTTCGGAATACTCACGGTCAGTGTATTGTCATCGTTGTTTTCAATGACTTTCAAGAAAGCAGTAGGTTTAGTGGTGTCGTAAACATCAGGACAATGAGTGGTGGTTAACTCAGTCCACCCAGTCTGATCATTACCGGTATACACCCGTGAGAAGAAGTAGTCATCTGGGAACTTCTTCACCATCTCAATTCGACCTGCCGCATTAATGGCATCTTCTACTACCGTTTCTGTTACTTGTACTAGCTGTAATGTAAAGCTAAAGCGTTTAATCGCATCATCTCCAGTGGCACCAAAGGTCAGTATCTGGTGGTCTACCACATTACTGCTTAAGTCTTGAATAGGAGACTTTTCGGTGGTATCGTAAGTAACACGGAATCCACCGTGTTTCAATTGCACGATATTAACTGGATAATCCAGTAGGAAATCTACACCCCCTACTGTAATCCTCATGCCACGAGGAATACGCAATAGCTTAGTTTCACTCCCATCGTTTACTGGTTGTACCATCTGCAAGAGTTCGTCGTAGTGAAACGAGATAATAAACTCAGCAGTGGAAGGTAAACTAAACGCACCAATCCAGTCTTGTTCACTGAAGTGATACCATAAGTCCTCGTAAGTTTGTGCCGAGACTGGATATTGACGTCTGTTCAACAACCAGTATTTACCGATAGCTGCTGCTGTCTGCATACTGGAGGTTTCCAATAACAACGATACAGGGTTAGCAGCACTGATGATCCCGTATTCGTTATTCAACATTTCTTTAATGGCTAGCAAAGCATCTCTTTGCAACATGCCAGGAGAGCTACCGTATTTGTCTACGTTCCTGACTAGTAAATTCTCATTACTCATTTCGTTTCACTCCATTCGTTCACTACATGGACTCATTTCTACTCCTTCAATCACTTCGTTCGTTTCTTACGAAACTCACTCTATTCCATTCCATTACTTACCGGTTCTACCCGTGTAGAGACCGGATTGAATATCCGCCAGCTTAATCATTTCCTTATTAGCATTATAGACATCAGCTCGAATCCACCACTCTAATTCACGAGTACGGGGATTGATGTAAGGATAGCAGAGGTTATTGAAGATGTTCTGGTAGCGTTTAGGTACTTTAATAAAACTACCTTTTACCACCATGTCTCCTCCCCTACCTTTCACTACCTGTCCTTTACCGCTTTTGGCAATCTCTCTCATGCCAGGCTGATAAGCCATAACCGTACTGTTGAATTGCTGAATCAAGATTTCATCCAGATAGATAGCACCCACACAAGTGAATTCTATCTCGGTAGTCTTAGACATGAAAGGTCTGGATTCCTCTTGCTGATAGTCGAAATAAGGACCAATATCCACGCTTCTGGGGATAGCATATCCCGTAGCAGCAATCTCAGTTACATAGGTTTTAGATTCATCCATTATGAGCCGATAGATACGGCATGTATAATCCATTCTACCATTGTATAAATACTCAGGCCAGGGGATCACCCCGTAGGTCTGGTAATAAACAAAACCAATGTAGAGAATCCAGAAGTAATACAAATACATTACTGGATTACCCCTCATGGACACGGTAGAAAGGTTTAAAGAGTAAACCCCGTTATACGTAGAAGGACCATCAGCCATGATGTGCACTTCTTTTAAGATACCAGGATTCGATTCTCTTACCCCCAGTTGACCGGAAGGCCAACCGGTTAAGGTTTTTATGCTGTTATCAGAAACCGCAATAAAGGGATAGTTAGGGTCCACCAGTGGACAGGGTAATCTTCCCCGTCTACTCACCGGATTACTGCTAAAACCTGGTAGATTAAACGATACCCCTAAGCGAGGAGAGAGAATCAGTCGAATCGCTCTCATGATGGAATTGGCATTACCCGTCAGTAAAGGCATCAGCCTTCTCTCTACCTGAATATTTTCATCAGTCAGGTTGAGGTCTGGTCTAGTGGTGAAAATGTAACCATTGTTATTGGTATTCGGTTTAAGCATCGGGGTATTGGTTAAGATGTTCGGTCCCTTGAACGTATTGGTCATGGACTCACTTAAAGTAAAACCGGTTTTACTCTTCACCAACATGTCTATCATTCTACTGATATCTTCATTATACCCTTTGTTTAACAATTGGTCTACTGAAAATACCTTATCACCGTATTTGGTTAAATCAAAATCACTCATTTGCATTGCTCTTTCTAAATACAATTGTGAATAATACCGCTAGATACTGCTCTGGTGTTAGAGCAGTATCTGAGCATTTATTTAAAACATGACCTGTAAGAAAAGGACTCTGATATGGACCCAGTGAAATATGGATTATCTGCTGCTAAAGTAGCCAGTAGCGCTATGGCTGCTAATGTGGCTAAAATGGCTGCAGCCAATTATCATGACATCAGTGCTAAGTCATTGAGTCAATACTCCACCGAAATGCAATTAAGACCCGTTATTGCCATTGAGAAAGAAATTCAAAATGACGAGAAAATGGGTACTTTGGTACACACCGCCATTTCTAACTTTGCCGGCTACTATGTAGTCGCCCTCTCTATCGACAACACTATTAACGGTGTGTCTGTAGGTAAAATCTTAAGTAAGTACTCTCCTACTCGAGATGCTGCTGCTGAGATTGCTAAATTCGGCTTCGATACCATGGTACAGGTAGCCAATATATCGAATAATTCATATACTCCAAAGGCCACTAACGCCATTGAAGGCATTAGCCTCTCTCACGAAAAAGCTGCTTATCAACTACCAGTAAGCTTCCCCAAACTGGGTGAAGTTTATCAGTCAGGTGTTACTGAGCTCTCCACTGAAGGGATTGGTGAATGGTTGGGTAGTGTAGTAAAAAGCATTACTGGTTCTGCTAAAGAAGCAGCAGATAGAGGCAATGCTTCTATTGAAGACAACATCCGAAGAGAAGATACCTTCCGTACTGAATACGGTAAAGACGAGAAGGATAAAGAGAAGACTGTGGTTAAAGACAGGCACGATGTTATCACTACCTCCAGTGATGATGTACGTAAAGACATCAATGCCTTACAGAATCTAGCCGTAGGTAAACTCTTGAATGTCTCTATCTCTCGTGATAAAGCTACTGCTACCGTATCCCTGATGCTGAAACCCACCCTGGTGGGACTGAAATCAGTATCACTAGTAGCGATTGCCAGTGTGTCTAAACAACCCAAGACTTTCAGTGAACGCTGGAATGCTTTCTGGAATCGTGAAACCATCAATACCTTCTGGGATTACTTGTTCTGCCGTGACTTGGTAGAAGCACGTGCCCGTAACTTAGTAGAAGACACTACGGGTTACTACGAAGAAGTATTGAAACGCAATAAGTCTAATAAGACTGCTGCCCTCTTAACCGGTGAATTCTCTGTCGGTACGGTAGCCAATACCTGGATTATCTCCAACCATACCGCTACCCGTATCGAAACGGCTATTGGTGCCCGTTTGGATAAAAACAAGAGAGCTCGTGATAAATTCATGGAGGAGTCAGGCTGCATGACACTGATTGTCTACAATCCTGATTATCAACGTGTGTTTATCTACAACCATGGTTTGGAAGAAGTGTCTGAAATCTCCATGAACTACCTGGAGAAGAAGGTCAATGACAAGAACTTCGACATGGATGTGTTCAAACTCCTCTCTCAGGGTAGTGCACCGATTCTGTAATACTGAGTAATACCAGAGAGTAGAGTACGTTCTCTCTACTCTCTATCAATCTTGATTAACCTCCTTAGGACAAGCGATAATGAATATTGGTGAATTATTTAGCGGTGTAGCTAATCTTTTCAAGTCCGAAGACATCACAGAAACCCTAACCGATACCCGTACCCGTATTCGGGAAGGTTTGATTCCTGTCGTGACTGAATGTATTAACAACACTAAAGATTTGTCTTTTAAAGACAATCGTGATTACCAGTCTGGTTTGGCGACTATTAAACGCCATTACCATGGTACTGAGAAAATGGAGCTCTTCCCTGCTCTAGCTTACATCAGCGTGAATGCAGAAGGCACTATTGATAAACTGATTTCCTTAGTGGATAAGTACTTTACGGCTACGGTAGATAAAGACTCCATTACCTATCCTCGTGCCCAAATTCTTACTCTGGCGAGCAATATTGACTTCATTGCAGACTTCATTCCGAAGTACTGTCGTTTCATCATTGCTAAACAGACTGAAATCAATGGTGGCATGAAGGTAGAGAAATCCCTCTCTAAAGCCCAGATTAAGTACATCAATTCCAATACCTTGAATTTCTTTAAAACCATTTCTGTACTGTCTCGTACCAGCGTAAAAGACATTGAGAAACAGTTAAAAGACATTCCTGATGTAGCGGTGACCGAATCTGGCGAAGAGAACTCTCTTTTCAATAAGTTCAAGCTAGACCCTACCGGTAGTGTCAACAACTTTGTTTCTGCTTCCATCAATCCTTTCTACTACGCCGGTGTATACTTGGTGGATAGACGCCACAACAAGTACAAACTGGCTAAAGAAGAAGTCGAAGCCATTAAGATTGAATTGGATTACATGAACACCCAATTGGCTAATGGTCAAGGCGATGCTCTTTTGGAAAGACAGAAAGAGAAAGCATTAGAGAGACTGGACAAACTCGAGTATCAGATTCACGAACACGAGAAACGTGTTTTAGACACTCGTTACTAAAGGAGAGTATACCATGCATGTTCAAGCAATTGGTTCATTCTCTATCCCTCGTCTATCTAAGAGTCGTGAAGTACAAGATTTCCGCTATACGCCTTCTTACTACTATTACGACGAGAAGTACAAGTCCCCTATAGCTAACCCTGATAGAGACATGCTCTATATCCGTGGTAATTGCGATGTAGATTACCTCTATGCTTTGCACTACCAGCACCCTCATTGGTTCCAAGGTAGTAGTGAAGAGGCCTTTGCTAATCGAGAGTCAGTAATCAATCTAGCCCTTAACCTCTTGGGTAGAAACTACTTAGACTTGACTCGCCAGTATCTGGTTAGGAACAGTAAGTACGCTAACAAATACGTTTTTGATTTGTTTAGCGATACGGTTCGTGAGGTATTGTACCAGGCAGGAGTAAGTACTACACCTAATCGCTACAATAGTGTTTACCATTTGGGTTTGATTAAAGACTACTTCAGTAATCGAGCAGAAAGGAGCAATCTTAAGAATCCTGAGTTGACCAATGCTCCTGTAGTAGGATTGAAGGACTTGGATAAGCTCTTTGATACTGAAGGCTGTACTTTACAGCTGATTAAAGCCTGCTTGAAAGTAGGGGGTATTGGTAAACTGATTGATGTACTCTTTATCCTGTATGGTAGCGTACTGATAAACCAATACGTACACTACGAAAGACAGTCTTCTTAATGGATAAGGGGTAGCTAAATGACTTTATTTGGTACTCGTATCGTAATTAAGAAGACTACTACTGGTAGTAACAGCAATAAGCAGTCCACTAAACGATAGAAAAGCCTACTCTACTACCTCTTTTTGGTAGTAGAGTAGCTCTTAATACAAGTATTATTCGCTGCTCCTCTGAAGAGGAGTAGCTCTATACACTGTGAGATTATTCTCTTATCTAGATAATTCATTCATTTTAATTAGTAAAAGGATTAAATGAAAATGGCGCTATTTGAACTACTCTCCAGAGAGGAATTTGATATTACTCCCGAGGAGACTCAACAACCAGAGGAAATCCATCCCTCGGTACCTGAGAAACTCATTACTGAAGAGAATGAAGACCAGGTAAAGCTCCTATCCAGCATCATGGGTACCATTGATTCATTAGAATCATTGAAAGCTAATCTCGTATTGGCTAGAGAAAGTGGTTATAGACTCAGTCCTACTGAAGTCACTGCTCTTTCTCAACGTGTCTCCTTAGCCTACCAGCGATTTGATGTAGAGGAGAAGATACCTCTCCATGTCTCTACTGAATCCATTGGATTTAAGAGCAATGTGGTCTTAGCCGTAGAAGAACTTGATACTCGTATCGACATGCTCTCCACTGAAGCCGATAACATCTTCCGTAAGCTCTTCTCTGGCATTAAAGACATCTTCGGTCGTGAAGCCAATCAGGCTGAACGTCTATTGACCAGAGTACAGCGTAGCATTGAGTACCTGAAGAAAGTAGAAGACAATGAGAAGAAATCCTTCGTACTGAAGAATGGTGCTACCTTAGCAGTGAATGGTAAAACCGATATTGCTAAAGTCATTGACAACCTCTCTCGTGTTAATGCAGCAGCGATTGCTGATGGTGGTTTCTTCAATACTTACGTAAAAGGCATCAGTGCACTGACTGCTTACTCTGTTACCAATTACGATAAGGATAAGGAAACCTTAGCCAATGAACTAAGAGAGAAGAGCAAACAGTTCTTCAATCCTGGTACTTGTTTTGTTACCACAGGTATTGATAAAGGCATGAGAAAGTGGGAATCTAAGATTTCCGATGCCTCTACCATTGAGTTAAAATACCCAACAGGTGAAGGTAAACTCTACCCGAATGTGGATAATGGTCTCATTATCCCTGCTGCTAGTAAGGTAAAGAGTGTTTCCATCACTAAGGATGAATTAATTAAAGAGCTTGAATCCTTCGTGAAACTCTTGCAACAGGTACCGAATGCTAGAGACTTAGATGGTTTGTCTACTAAGTTTAAGAAACAGGTAAAAGAGCTTTCTGAAAAGAACATTGACTTGAACAAACAAAGAGCTGAAATCAGTAAGTGGAATAAAGTCGACTTATCTCGTCTAGTAGGTAGCTTGACTGTACCTTTTGCTCTTTATGCTCTTTGTGGTCCTCTTTTCTTGTCCTTTAAGATGGGTTATGCTGCTGGTACGCTTCTGAATCAAGCACTCTCTGTACCTAATAACACATTCAGTGACTCACTGAAAGAACACTATCATGGTAACAACAGCTACGCTGCTTTGCAAGCTTTCATTTCCGGTGGTGTAATGGGTACTGATACTGCTGTTCTTACTTCTATCATGAAGAAACTGGTATACCGTCTAGAACACAAACTGGCTGTATACTACGTGAATGCTTACCGTGCTTATTACGCTGCTCTTTATCAGAGCGGTACAGAACTCGTAAGATTGGCTGAACAATACGAAAAAGAGTAATAAACAAACCCTCTCCTTACCTTTTAATCTAAAAAGGCAATGACTCTACCTACTACCTCACTCAGGGGTAGTAGGTAGAGAAGTTATCCTCTTTTAGGGGATAAGGAGAGACTCTTTTATTCACGAGTAGATTTTACATGCATTTATGACTATACCAGATTTAAGCCTTGTTAAATCAGGCTTTGGTGTATGTTGCTCGTCTCTACGAGACTCGCTATCTACGTAGAGCGAAGTGTTGGAAAGTAATGCTTGGCTTTCAGTGTAAACTGAGGGTTGAGTCGATTAACTTTTAACAAAAGCTTTTATTAAAACTTAATTGCATTGAAAAGGATATTGAATATGTCATTATTCGACCTGATTGCTTCCGGCGTTAAGGTAACCAACCTTGATGGTACCGAAGCTGACGTGGCTGCTATCGCCGAAGAAACCAAAGACGAAGAAGTCGCTGTAGAACAAGGCGCAGGTGAAGAACCGGCTGCCGTAGAACCTGAAGCCGCTGAAGGCGAAGCTGCTCCTACTACTGGAGAAGCGACTGAAGCTACTGCCGAAGCTACCGAAGAACCGGCAGCTGAAGAACCTACTGAGCCTGTAGCTGTAGAAGAAGATGCTGCTGGTGATGAAGTGGTGATTGCTGACGCTGATGAACTCAACACTGCTCTTCTGGAAGTACAAGAAGAAGAAGCCGAATACCACGAAGGTGAAGAATCTGTAGAAGAAGCTGAAGAAGCTGCTGTTTCTACCGAATCTCTCCTGAAAAACCTGTATGCTGCTAAAGCATTGGGTGGTATGGGTATTGCTCACGCCGAATTGGCTAACGAACACGTACGCTATGTAGGTAAGTCTCTGGGCATGAGCGAAACTCAACTGCCTGCTATGGCTTACTCTCAAGAGTCCTTCTCTTCTGCCGGTGCTATTGCCCTGACTACTGAAGGTGCTATCCAGTCAGTGAAAGACTTCTTTGTACGTATCCTGAATGCCATCTTGGATGGTATCGCCTGGATTATCGACAAAGGTCGCGCCCTGTGGAACAAACTCTTCGCCAATTTCGACAAACTGAAAAAATACGTTGAATCCATTAAAGAAGCTGCCAGTGCTGCTAAAGGCAAAACCCTGTCTCCTGACGTGAAGATTTCTCGTAGCCTGGCTCTGAACCTGGTAGTAGACGGTAAGAAAGAATCTCCGACTACTTGCATTACCCTGCTCTCTGAAGCCGTTAAAGAAGTAGCCGCTTCTTGGGATGCCCGTAAACTCGGCGAAATCGGTAAGAAACTGGCTGAAGAAACCGAAATGGTATTCAAAACCGCCAAAGCCAAAGAACTGGCCAATGAGGCAGGTAAACAAATCGTTGACGATGTTATCGCCACCGTTCCGTTCTCTGGTGGTCGTTACACTGTTGGTAACGAAGCTGCTGCCAAAGCCGGTGTGAAACTTGGTAAAGACTGGGCCATCAAGATGTCTGATGAACTGCCCCGCAACAAACGCGTTCTGGTTGCCTTAAATCTGGAAGGCAATGGTGTTCGCGCAGGTGTGGTTTCTACTAACTTCAAACAGGACGGCGAAGACGTTAAACTGGCTAACCTCGGTATTGCCACCATCGAAAAAGACTTGGGTTCTCTCCTGGGTCTGATTGACAAAATGATGGTTATCCGCAAAAAACTGGATGAAGCTTCTAACGCCGCTAAAGTACTGCAACGCGCTGTTTCCTCTGCTCGTAAACAATACCTGGCCGTTAGCAAAACCGCTCGTGAGGGCAAAGGTTTCATCGAGAACAACCAAGCTGTTCGCGCCCGTGTCACTAAACTGAAAGACATCCTGACTCTTCTGCGTGAACCAGCTACTTCCTTCTCTTCTTACTTCCTGTACGAAGTTAAAGGTCTGGCTGACATCTACAAAGCTATGCTGAAAGGCGAAGCTGCTGAAGAGAACAAAAGCACTGAAGTAGCCACTGCTTAATCAGTTAACTGATATTTAGTTTATCTAGATATTAACGGTACTCTCTACTAGGGGCGCCCCTAGTAGAGAGTATTTGTTTCTATGCTGTGTAATCTATTTTATTATACCTATATATTACCATAGTGTAAGTAGAAAGGAGTCATTCAGATTCCTTTATTTTTGTTCATTCCATTATAGAAAAGGAACCTAAAATGAAAGACCGCAAATTCGTAAACCGTAAAATTGAAGAAATCGTAACCGAAATCGAGAAAGACGCGGTGATTAAGAGCCGCGACTTCCTTGTTGAAGGTGTGGATTTCAAGGTACTGAAAACCGAGTTTATCGACAGTAAACTCAACATTGTGAAAACCATGCCGAAGGAAAGCGAAATCACTATAGTGATTAATTTCGCTATTACTCATCGTGGTAAGTTGATTAACCGTCTGACTTCAGCTGCGGTTAAGGCAACTGTCAGTGACAGTGAGAAGACCATTACTGTTATCGGTTACGATAAAGTAATTGAAGACTTTGGTATGGTGATTAAGGAGACCGTAGAAGAGAACCAAGGATTCATTCTCGGGATGTCTCGCCTGTCTTCTGCTGCCCATAAGGCAGTGGAAACTAAAGTCGATTAGTCGTAGTACTACCTACTCTCTCTACCTATTACGGGTAGAGAGAGTAGAGAGTATTGTTCTTTATTTTAGTCTAAATAGATTCCACTACCCATCAGTGTAATGAGTAATTCTATCGAAATACAGCCCTCTACGTAGTACAATGAGCTGTAAATCTAGATTTACAGGGAACTATATTATTATAGTGTAACTAAGAGACCAGTCTCTTAGTCTTTAACCCAATGCATTTATTTAAAAGGAACCTAAAATGGCTACTTACATCGATAGAGAGGAATGTCCTCCTTTTCAGTCTTCTACTAAACCAGACGAATTGTTCTCTGGTAGTTACGAAGAACTCATGGAAACCATTTATAACAAAATGGCAGATAGGTTTCATGACTTAGTATATAGAACATTCCCTATCACTACTGGTTTCACTAAAGCAAATAGTGAAAACCGTTCTATTTGTACTCAGGTAAGTAAAAGACCTAAATTCTACGGTTACAGTAACTTGGGTTATAAATTCTATTCACTGGAGTTTACTATTTACTTTATCGAGAGAGGTAGAGGTATCTTCTTTACCTTAGTAAAGGAAATACCAGTAGCATTAATCGAAACTGTAAAAGGAAATAGATACACCGAATATCGGTACCACTTACTTTCTCTAATATTTGCCCATGTTTTAGCAAATACCCTCACTAAGCATAGAGACAAGATACAGCACAGTGGTACCTTGTTATTAAACCAGTTCCCTCAAGATTAAAGGAATCTATAATGTACTCGATGACAGAAAGAATCAAATCCAATATCCTAAATCACTTCCAATCCAAAGGTTATAGTGATCATTACTTAGCTAATGTTACTTTAACCACTTGTCATCAGGTTAAAGAACCATTAGGTAGCGTATTCAAAATCAACCTTAGTAACTTCAATATCCCAGTATTATTGGAATCTATTCCTTATCGGTATAAGCAAATCGATAATCAGTTTGTACTGGATGTAGATGGCATGGTAGAGGAAATCAGTGCTAAATGCATTAAGTTGTTAGAAGGGATGGTTGAATTCAATGTAATGAGAAATCGTAGCCAGTAAAGGAAACTACTATGTCTGGAAAAGTGTATGGGCCAGCGTTTGGAATGGAAAAACCCGTTCCTTATACCAATACTCAATTCACTGTTAAAAGTACTACTTTTAACCACCATAAAGTCGATGATAAGAAGATAGAGTTACGTGAAGAAGTCGATTTAAAAGACCTTATCATTGACGTCATTAAGAAAGAAGTTTCTGTTGATAAGATTGTTACTCAGTTCTTAGACAAGAATGCTTCTGTCTACAACATGAGAAAGTTAGACTCAATAGAGATTCAAGTACCTATATTAGTGGAATTAAATCATGTCTGGAATGAGAATGGGGTAAACACCATTGAAGGTCTATTTACTCTTAACATTAAGTATCTACCAGACGATGAAATTCGTTATCAGGTACAGATTCCTTTTACTCCTATTGGAGAGGAGGAACACATTAGCGATTACGAAATCCATACTTACTATTACGAAGGTAAGATACAGTCTATTTGTAATGCTTTACTCCAAGGAGCAATCAAGCACTTGGAATCCTTTTAAACCACTTATTTATTCTAATGGAGATTGAAAAATGTTTAGAATCGAGAAAACTCTACACAAACAAGTAGAGGTTAGTGATGTAGAAACCCTATTGGAAGGTGAAGAAATCCGTCTTTACGTCTTGGGTTACCTACGGGAAAAAGTCTTAGACGACGAAGAGATTCGTGAAATGCTGGAGGATTACTCCGATTTAAAGATGACACTGAGTGCCGAAGTTACTTACAATAAACTGCAATCAGGCAATGTTCGTCTCGATGTCGTTACCCAAATCACGGTAAGAAGTGGTAAAGAAATCGTATTTACCGCTAGAATCCCCTCTACCCCTATAGGGAAAGAGTACACCAGTAATCATGTCAAACGGGTTTACTATTACCATGGTAAACTAGAATCCATTGCTCATGAATTGGGGTTAGCTTTATACTATTATTTGTCAGGGGACTACGAATGAAGTTTCGTACTAGAAACATTGAGTACCGTATACTGAATGTAGACGAAATGCCTGTACTGAGTGAGAGTGGCTATACTCAATCCAGAGAAGCAGTACTGGATTCAGTAAAACGTATTGTAGAAGAGTATGGTTTCACTAGTTATTTCTACGAGAACAAGTACAAGATTGTCTTTACCAAAGAGATTGAAAAGGGTACAGATTACCCTGATCGTCTTTTCTTAATGTTTACCCTATACGACCCCATGATTCACTATGGTCCAGTGGACATCGAGTTCAGATTAGATGCCACTAATCACGATAGAAATGGATTGTATTTGGTAGTCGAATCTAGAGCACCTATTGGCATTCGTAACTTTAATCAGGAGATTGGGTATACGGATAAGTATATCAAGCCTACTATAAAAGCCATTATGGATTGCTATAACGGAAAAGGATAAATAAAATGTCGTTTATTCTAAAGAGCTCCTTCAATACCCACTTCTTTACTCGTGAAGAAGACCTAGAAATAGGTACGGTATTAGAAGGAGTAAATGTAGAAGAGTACGTTGAGAATCTAGTGAAAGAAAAGGTACTTGATGATAGTGATATTAAACACTATAAGGAAGCTACCAATATCGTATTAGAAAGTACGATTAAGACTTCCTTAATGCAAGGTAGAAACCTTCATTTAACCATGTGTCTTAGTTTCCTAATCAAGAAACCAGATGAGGATTCTGATGGTTACAGTATTTGGTATAATTTAGATTTACCCTACATGGTGATTGGTACCGTACAGGGGGCTACTTACTCCCTGTACGATAAACGAATTGATTATGCCCTAGAGCACGTAAAAGAATCGATTCGACAAACTCTTTTAAACTATTACTTAGACAAGGTAGGTGAAGATTGTGAAATCGAATGAAACCTATTTAAACCAGGAAGTACATGAGTATAAACGTCTTATTGTCTCTGGTTTTAATGACGAAACCATGAATTCTATCATGGGTACAGAGGCCCAGCCATGTACTGATGTACCTGATATTGATATTAGTCTTGCTCCTGATCTTAAAACTGCAAGTGACACCATGAAAGCTGTCTTGATTATCATGGACAGCGAGGTATTAGATACCGTATCAGGTAAGACGTTTGCTTACAGTATCTCTAAAAAAGCGTACAATAAGGGTTTAGAAGTAACAGTGAGTATAAAATACCCTTTTATAGAAGACTCCCGTAGTAGTCGTCCTATTAAGGAAGTTGATGATAAATGGTATTACGACCATGTACTGGAAGTCAATGTGGTGGATAGGTCAACTGGACACACAGTCTTTGCTGTCGAGTTTACAGTACTAGGTGGTTATATCCTTAAGAAGGATTGTACCATCCATTTGTTCACTAAACACTTAGAAGAACAGGCAGCTTTCATTATGCCTTACTTAGAGAAAGGTATTAGAGACTACCTGAAAACTAAACGTGATTAGTCTTTTATAAGGAAACCAAACATGTTTAAGGTAAACACTCAGTTCAGTCTTACTTACCAAGATAAGGACAATGATCTGGTTTGTAATTCGGTAATGAATATCGATTATACTGAACACGTAAAGAAACTAATCAAAGACGAGATTCTTTCTCACCGTACTGTCTCTTCTTTCTTAGAAGAGAACCCTGGTACTTTAAAGCATTCCAGTACAGCAGTGATTAGGGAAACCTATTCGAGAAAGCATGAACTCTACATTAGTATGTCCTTTACATTAAAACACGCTAATTTGGATACAGACGGTACTGAAGGCTGTATTACCATTAGTGTACCTGAAGTACCTATCGCTAATGTTGTTATGGAAGGTACGCAGTTTACTACCTTCTATTTCTATACCAAGCGTATAGAACGTATCCTGAAAGCTGTTAGATGTAAACTCATTGAAAACCTAATGGCGATTATGTGGGACAAGTACTTGGAGAATAAGAAATGAAAACAATACCGCTATTTTACGAAACCTTACTCCCTCTCTCCAACAAGGAGGAGAGGGATACTTTATTTAAGAGTTTGATTGATGTTGAAATCAGTAGATTATTCGAAGACTTCTTCCGTAAAGACGAGTACTTAAGAAATTTCTATAGGGATGACCCTAACAGATGCCTGGCTTTACGTGTCAATGATAATATTTACGAAAGAGTAGAAGGCACTGGTACCACTTATCTATTCGACGTGACTATCGATTTATACAAGAATCACGCGGCCAGTAATGCCATTGTACACAAGGTAACACTGAATGGTCTCTACGTAGGTATAGCGGTAGGTGATCAATGTATGTTCTGTGTAGACAATGCTACAAGAGCCATCGAGATGATAAGAGATAATCTCTCCTTCTTTTTGAGTCTTAATGAGAGACAGTATCGCATTTACCCTATTGGAGGATAACCCAATGGATCATGAAACAGTCTTTAAAAGAGACGAGGGTGAAATCTCTCTATTGGACCACGTAGAGAAGTCTAAGAAGACCTTCTCTATGGATTCTGGTGAGGTAGATCTAGAGACTAAGTCCCTGGTAAAAGAGAATGTGGATTTTAAATGGTGGTATACTGAAGAAACCGAAGGTCTCTTATTGAATAGACTTGAGGCTTTGATTCGTAATGACCCCATGATTAAAGTCATTTTGAGTTCTAATGAAGAGTATCAGTCTCCTTACGTTATTCAAACTGATCTATTCATCACTGAATCTAGGACACATCACGATATACCATTAAACCTCCCTAATAAGGAATGGTATTTGTCTGCTGAGGTAAAGGTATCGGTTAATGGGATATTCTCTAATTCACTTATACCTGCCTACGAAGCAACAGTAGATAAGGTGCATTTTGGTTTTCGTGAATGGGGTAAAGATGGTTGTTCTATTGCGTGGTCTGAACTCACGGTAAATACTGTCTTTAATATTATCCATACTGGTGTTCGTGACTTCTTACAGAGAGACCACGATAGGTACCTGAATCCACATCGTTACAAATAAACACTATAGACACTAGGTAGTACAAAGCTACCTAGTGTCTGTATATTGAAAAGGAATAGTAAAATGGATATTGCAGAAAACCAGTCACTGGAGTCCTTAGGAGGGGCTCTGGTGGCTTTAAGATACATGCAGGGGGTTCTCTTAGATGAGTCCAAGAACATTTTCGATAAAGTTAAGGTTGACAGAGAAGACACTAAAGGTGATCTAGCCGATACGATGGAACAACTGGTTCTATTGAAGATAGCGGGTAACAATACCGCTTTAGCTGAATCTTTAGGTATACAAATAGACCGTGTATTGAATACCACCACTAAAACCAGAGAAATTATGGAATCAGTGAAGAACAATCCTTTGCCTAAGGAAGGTAGTTAGAATGTATACACCTAAGTTATATTCAAAAACCATTGTACATCGTTACTTCTATTATTACGACTACTATGGCCCTAAGAAGATTCTGGAGGACTACAGAAACAAAGAGAGTAGTGCTACAGAACAGGATTACTTCGATGCTCTAAATAACCTACTTAAAGAGAAAGGTTATATTGAAGCAAAAGAAGGGAACAAGTGGTTTAAGAATGATATCACTTATATAACAGAAAGAAACACTTCTCGTTATAATTACGAACAAGAAGATGGTACAAAGGAATCAGTTAGAGCATTACAGTTTACCCTAACGCATTGGGATAAAGATAATGTCTCTTACGAAATCCCATTCCATCTACCCTTCTGCATCTTAACAAGTGATAAGGAGATTTATCTAACCGAATTGGTTGAAGGCGTTCTCTCTGATATGGAAAAAGAGATTACTTCTATAATGTCAAAAACCTAGAATGAGGATGAGTAATGTTCTTACCTAAACTATACAATCAATCCATCAATTACCAATATCAACACCACTACGACCACAGTACTGTTGAACAGATATTAGTTTACAACAAAACAGGTATTTCAGAAGACCAAAAGAATGAAACTAGTAAAGACGATTTCTTTAGGGAACTGGATAACATGTTTAGGTCAATTGGTTACGATAAAGTAAATGATCTTAACAAATGGGTGAAAGGTGATTGGACTTACGAATACATGAGTCGTGGTACACGTTATAGTTTCTCGAGGGACGAAGACAATAAGAGCGATGTGGTTATGGTAATGGATTTTACATTAACCCACAAACTAAATATAGAGGGCGGAGCCTGTTTGTTTTGTACCTTCGGATTCCAAATCCCTTTCTTCGTCGAGACAGGCAAAGAGCTTCTAGCCGATGGTAAGAAAGTTTACCAGAAGACACTTATCAATCCAGTAATCACGAATATAGAAAACACTGCGTATTCGTTACTTAAACACTTAATAAAGGAAAGAAAACATGTCTAGATACCAAATCTCTACTAATACCCACTTACCAGACAGTGAAGAGGTGGAAGAATTAGATGCTAAATCAGTCGATGGTTTAGGTGAAATAGTAAGAGGAATGGTTGATGAAGCAATAGGGAGTAAAATAGAGAGTGAGGAGTGGTATCTTAATTGGCTAAAGAGCAATGGGTACCGTGTTTCTATCGACATCAATACTCTATCAATATACAACTATGCCCATGGACCTAATGAGTCTTTATTAAGGAAACTCCTTCCTCGCCCTATTGTCAATCTCACCTTAGAGTACAGGATAAAGAAACCTGTACAGGAAGGTGTCTACAGTACGATACACTCTATTAAGGTAAACGAGGAAATCGCTTATCTGTATAGTGATGAAAACGCCAATCTTAAAGGCGTTATCTACACTGGTAAGATTAACGACATCGTTCAGTTCTTTAAAGAACATTTGTTTAAATTAAGTCAAGGAGACTAAAACATGTTATACGACATTTACGTATTAGAACACGAATTAGACAAGAAAGACAGTGACGAGGTAGTAAAGAGAACCGTTGCTGACTTGAGTGAAAACTATAAGACAGAACACAATTGGGGAGAAGGTGCTACTGTAGTCGTGGTACCTGATATCTTCAATCTGTCTTACAGTAAAGAAGAAAGAGAAGAGGTAATCGAATCTTTCATTAAAGACTTACGTAAGCTAGAGTCTACTTTTAGTTACTTTAACAAAGAGACTTTAAGCTATGCTTTAATGGCAGTGATTACTTCACACGTGATTGATCAGATTCGTAAGCGTTTACTGGATGCTGATTGGGATGAAAAGAATCTCTTAAACATCCAGTTAGCCTTAGTGGAATCCCTTATCAGTCTCTTGAAAATGTCGAATAAAGACAAACCACACGTATTGGTATTGAATAGAGCGTGGTATAGCCTTATTACTCGCTCTAAATATCTAAAAACCATACGTGGTTACCATGAGTCTTTTATTAGCAGTAACCTGAATATCTACGACGACTTTAATGCTAACTTAACAGAAGATGAACGGGTATTCCTTAATGGGTATTACGACCTACAAGGTTTTGTCGAGTGTATTAACGATGGTTACCAGACTGACAAGGCTATTAACATTACTCCGATATTGTTAACCAAAGGGAAAGAAGCACCGACTTCACTGAAGAGAACCATGAGTGAGTTTAACACCATGATTTCGGTAGACGGTGAGAGTTTCGAATACGATACCATTGAGGTAACAGTAAACGAAGACAATACCCTTGAGTCTATAATTCAATAATCCTTTAGGAGGTAATAAAATGGATTTAGATGAAGTAAACAAAGGGCTTCTCGCTGATTGCGCTAGGGTAAACATCTCCACAACTAATTCAGCTAAAGTCTATCTTGTTAAACAGTTGTCTTTAGCGTTGAGATTAGTATTAGGTAGAGTTCTCGATGAAGTAAGAGAGAACCACCGTAGTGGTGATTACACCTTAGAACCACATTTCTCCATGGTTATGGATGCTGAAGCAGAAACACTTCTAGAACAAGTACAGAAAGCTATCGAAACGATTAAAGGTAATGAGATCGGTAGTTACCAGTTTAGACGAATCCTCGATGAGCTAGAAGCAATTGATAGCAGGATTAACTCTTTCGTACTAATGAAGAAGAAACCAAACAATGATAGCTAAAATCAAAGCTTGGTTTCTCTCTACCCTAATAGGTAGGTTATACACTACCATTATGGGTATTAAGAGCGATATCGAAACTGGTAATACTGGGATTACTCAAGAAGACATTCTTGACCCAGAGACGCTATTCGATAAAGTAGAAGAGAAATCCTCTAAGCTATTCGATGACGTGTTTAAAGAAGATTGAAGTCTGTGCTACTAGAGTGTACCTGTTAGTAGGTACACTCTAGTGTTTATTCTACGTCTCTTTCAGAGACCTAGAGCAGACACCACTGTGTCTGTACTAATGTAAATGTATTAGCAACAAGGACTCTAAAATGAATCGAAAGATCAGTACTTATTACTTTAAACTCATGTTAGGTCGATACCTAACTGATAAACTAGGCTATGTCCCTAGACTAAGGGTACAGAAAACGCATTATAAAAGTAAAGAAGTGAAAGAAGGCGAAGTGATTTGTCGTCTTTTTGAAAACAATACCTTCTTTACCGTAGGTGCTCCTCTGGATAAAGTAGCTAAGGTTCGTTGTCTTAGCGACGATTACCCTGATGTAGTCGTTTCTACTGGTGACGATTTGTTAAAACTATATCAAGAACATACTGCTTCTACTTCTAGAGGTACTAATCCAGAACGTTTAAGAATGAAAGTCACTACTGATTTAGCCATCTTAGGTAGTCTAAAAGCATTCCAAAAGGTTTGCTTGACTAAGAAGAGAAAAATCTCAACTAGCGATAAACCCGTTACTAATCCTGAAGTAAAAGAAGCCTTAGTCTTCCTCTTAAATGAGTTAACCTCAGGACTAGAGTTTGAAATCAATAAGGTGATTAAGTCACTGCAAACCAATGGTGTAGGTGTGGATAAAGAGAATACCAAACCTACTCTACAGTAATTCATTGAATTAGGAGTATTGTAAATGAAACAAGATTTAGAAAAACAAAGAGAAGCGACAGCAAAACACTTTGCTGAGCGCCTAACTAAGTACCTGTGGACTACAGTAAATGGTACTAGCCCTGTTGTAAAGGTAAAGCCATGTGAATTAGGTACCAATTACAGTGTGTTCTTAGAGATGAACGAACTCCGTGCTCTTGCTTCGGCCGATTTAGACTCTATTGACTCTATGGATAATGAAATAGCCTGGGAGACTGAAACTAAGCGGGTAGGTGATCATCTACTAGAACAGGTTGAGCGACAGATAACATCAAGAAACAAATCAGAGAGGAACGGTATCTTGCTCTCTGGTGAGGTATCTAAAATTCGTAGAGCTATTCTAGGTGATATTATCTACATTACTAGGGAGACTATAGATGTTATTAGGAACAAGGAGATGCTCTCTAATAAAAGGAGAGTGTTTTCCGCTAGTGACACAGGTATAAAAGATATATTGGGGATAATCGGTAGTGTGGTTGAGAAACGCCTTAACCAGATAGAGAAACGGGAAAAGACTAAAGAATAGTCTCTAATTCTAATATATCCAATTAGGGAGAGTTGAATTATGGCTTTTGGAATATTTGGTAATCTATTTAGATTTAAAGAGAAAGTACTGAAAGTGCCTTCTGCTTTGGTGAAAATCAATATCTTCGATAACACGATTGATTTGGACTTATTGAAACCTAGGCTGCACAGAGTGATTGCCCGTAAAGAGAATGACTTCATTGCTCTTACTGGTCGTGACCTGGTGGGTTTTACGCTAAGTAATCCCAAAATTGAAGCCAAGGTGTGGCCAGAGGATGTACTGAATGAAAAGTCTTCTAACTACGTGGTGTTCATTAGTGTGGGCTACACGGTAGAGTATCAGTATAGTGAGAACACCGGTAGATTGGTGGAAATCAAGGAAGTGAAGTACCCAAGTAGTTTCTCCATGTACGCTATTATTCCTTGTCCACCTAAGCACATGCGGAAGAAGTTTGTGAAATTCAATATTGAGTAATCTAACGATTATTAGAAAGGAAAAGACCAATGAGTGCAATCATGTGGTTTTTATATTTAGCAGATGTGGTGAGTGCCATCGTGACCATCTCTGGTCTCACTATACTGATTATCGGTGGTATACTGGTATTCACTATACCAATCTACGTGATATCTTATACTAATGGTGATGTAAAAGAGGAAAACAAACCATTCTACAGTAAGCTATTTAAGAGGCTCTGTATTGTCCTATCATTAGCCATCTTCTTTAACGTGGTTACCCCCTCTAAGAATACCGTCTACATGATGTTAGGTGTACAGGTAACTGGTAACTTGATTCAGGAAGCCAGTAAATCACCTATCACTGAGAAAGCCCTTCAGTTGTTAGAATCTAAACTGGATGAAGCGATTAAGGAAAATACACCTATTAACCAGAGTAAGGAGAAGTAACGTGAATGGTATTCTCTGGATGTTGTATTTGGCTGATATTGTAACTGAAATTAAAGGTACAGCTGACTTTCTTACCTTCTTCTCTGGTGTTGGTATTATAGCCGTCTACATTGTTATCTCGGTTTTATTGGATCGAAATAACGAGAATGAGATGGCTAGGAAGCCTGACCTTATTAAAATGTTAAAGGTATTGACGATTGTCTTCTTCATCTCCTTACCATTGAAACTCTTTACTCCTTCTAGTAATACAGTGTATGTTATGTTTGGGGTAAAAGCCACTGGTGATGTACTGACTGAGATTAACAAGTCTCCTATAGCCCAGAAAGCTTATCTCTTGTTAGACCACAAGTTAGACGAAGCTTTGAAAGCGAACAATGTACCTGTACCTAATGCAGAAGCTAAATCAGCTAGCGAGGCTAAGTGATTAGTGTATTCTACTCCTACTACCTTCCAATGGGTAGTAGGAGTAGTTTATACCAAGTATCTCTTTTTTAGTCTTAATTGTGATTTAGCATTTGGAGATATTACCAATGAGCGGTACACAGAATTCTGAAAGGATGAGCGTATGTCAATAGCGAATCCTGTAAGAATGAGCAATAACGAATGGAGTAGAACGGAATGAGTATTGCGAATAATCCCATTGGGGATGAGATTCTTAAGATTATTAAGGATAGAGAGACAGTACGTTACGCTTATAAGTACTTTGCTTTCATCCACATGCCTGATAATAACGACTTAACCTATCAGGCATTAAAGGTATTAACCATCGATTATAATCGAGATTACGAAAACAATATTTCAGATGAGGTGACCTGTACCTTAATGGTTTCACCTGGTACCTGGTCTGATATTATCTATCCTCATGTCAAGAACCTAGAGATTTCTATTGTTAGAGGGATAGCTGGTGCTTCTGGTACAGGGGGTGGTACGATTACCCGTTATAAAGCCTACTGTAAGAACCCACAAAACTACCGTAAGACTAATGCCCATCTACAAGCACATTCTACTCAAGACATTGACCGTCAAGGTACAGTTAATATCGAATTCCAGTTAGTACCCATTCTCATTGAGAAACTCTTACCGGTACAGATAGGCTGCAATGTCGTCGATGCCACTATAGGGGATACCTTAAAATCCTTACTCTATAGTGAATCCACTAAGGTAGAAGGTCTAGACCAATACGATCAGCTACAAGGTGTAGACATGGTGGATGCAGACAATACTGACCAATACACCAATATCCCTATTCCAGATGGGGTGAAACTCACCAATCTACCTAACTATCTACAGAAGTTTGGTTATGGTATCTATAAACATGGTATCGGTCACTATATTCAAAATGGCTTCTGGTATGTCTATCCTCGTTTAAAGGATAAACGAGAGGACTCTCAGGTAAGATACATTAACATCTACCTATCCAATAAAGACATCATGAAGTACGCTGATATTACCTATTCCCGTAAAGGTGAAGACCTCTACATTATCGGTACGCTAGATGGTGAATCGAATACTAACGTATCGGCTACCTTACTCAATGAAGGTAATGGGGTTAGAGCAGTCAATCCGGCTACCCAGAATACTGAAGAGACCGTTAAGGTAGAGAACAATAAAGCTATTTTAAATAGAAACCAATCGGTCAATGAGTTCATTGTACAGAATAGCCCTACCGGTACCAATAACGTACCCTTGAAGATAGGGGATAAAGACACCAATATCTACGAGCAGGTCGCTAAGGTACAAGGACGATTAGGTAAGATGTTTGGTATTACTTGGCAGAACTCTAATCCTGACTTAGTGAAACCAGGTTCTTTAGTAAGAGTACATTACGCTGTATCCAGTACAGAACAAGCCATGGTAGAAGGAGTAGTACTGAAAGCCCATCACTATTCCCATGCTTTAAATAATAACATGAAAGGTGAAGACTATGCTACTGTAACGGGTTTATTCATTTACAGTATCCAAGTCAATAACCAAGACACTCAATAAGCCATATTAGAGATAGGGAGCACACCACTCCCTATCTCTAATACATTGAGTAACCCCTCTTTTTTCACTCATGTAAAATAAGGAGTATAACCTTGAGTAATTTACAGAAGGCGTTTCAGGAGATTGGTAAAGACATCAAGCTACTGAAACAGCAAAAATCGCAAGCCGCACAAGAAGGCTCAGCTTTACCCAGAGTAGTCGTATTAAACGATTACTTACCAAACGACATCCAAGAACAAGTGGTGACTGATTCACCAGAAACCCAAGAAATCGATATCGTAACAGAAATCCAAAAAGCTTGGGATGAACACGTAAAACCAGGTGACCACGTTATCCTGCATGGTAAGTTCCCTGTTACCAAACACGTAGGGTATAAACCGGAAATCTACGGTCAAGACAACGTAGAGGTAGAGATTAAACAAGGTACCCAACTCTTGTTTAAAACCAAGAAGTATGGTCAACAGCCTTGTCTCTCTTTCTTGATGGACAACAACACCTTGGATTTAAGCAATGCTACCTTCATTGTAGACAAGTTATTCCAAGACATCATTCAGGTACGTGGTTACCGTGGTGTAAATAGAATCATTGGTGGTAAGTTCTTCACTAAAGCTATCTTAGACCTAGACCCTACTGGTTTAGCAGCTAATGACTGGAAAGGTACATTGGGTTGTGATGGTAAGGTAGGTATCTGGCCTCGCAAGGATAAAGAGACCGGTGCTTCTATTAAAGGTACCAAAACAGATGGTTTCGATACCACGACTGCTCCTTACGAGCTCTCTAACCACCGCAACAACTCCATCGATACCTCTAACTTCAATTTCGGTGGTTACCTAAACAATGCAAACAAACACGCTTTCCCTCAGTCTACCGGTGTAAACGATACTTCAGAAACCTGGGGTACCTGGTACGATGGTTGGATTGGTAACTGGGGTAGTGCCTTAGTCATCATGCAGTCTCCTGAGGTTTCCTTGGAAGATAAGAAGAAAGCTGAAATCCATGTAGACAACCTCTATGGTCGTGGTTTCCGCTCTTATACCGTAGAGATTGGTAATGGTGCAAAACACGACGGTACACCTTTGCCTCGTTACGGTGATGAAACCGTTATGCCTTACGTACCACAAAACGTATACCTGAACCACATTGTGGCTGAAGATAACTACGAAGGTGGTATCCAGCTGTGGCGGGGTATCAATACCTGGGAAATGTATTCTCGTGTTAACCGCATGGGTCACCCAGATTGGTCTTTGACTGACCATCGTGATAAAGATGAAACGGCTCCTCAGGTAGACCCTGGTTACGGTAGCTCTTCTCAACGTACCTCTCCACAGATTCAGCGCCACATCATCGGTGGTGTGTATAAAGACTGTGCTCGTAAAGGTATCGATGCCCACCATGGTGCTGATGTCTATATCGATAATGTAGAAATCGATGCCGGTCTCTGGGGTATTGAAGTCGCCCTAGAAGAAAACCAATCTAACTGGAAAGAAGACTCTGTTCTTAACAACTACTTCAATAAGTTTACGGTTAAGAACTCCACTATCCGTTCAGGTTTCTACGGCATTGACTTTATCAATGGTGCTTTCTCTGCTAAGGTGTGGAAAGACAAAGTAGATGGTAAAGTACTGAATGGTTTAAGGGTAGACATTCTGGTAGACAATAACGTCGTTATGGCTCCGTTTGGCTGGCGTGATAACTACGGTCGTGGTGAAATGGTAGTGAGCAACAATACCTTCATTGGTGCTCTGTCTCACCCGATTCATTCTGGTTTCAATACGTCTAAATTTAGAGGTATCTGGACAGGCTCTGGTTTTGCTGCTAGAAACGGTATTCCTTACTGGAATATCTTCTCCAATAACAAGGTAATGAACTCACCTACTTTGAACTACGCTACTGGTGTGTTTATTGAAGAGAGTAATATCCTCTTAATGGATAATACCCTTGTGGATGTTACTCCTTATACCAACGATAGCATCAATGGAGTAAAATACGAGTTTGGTGCAGTAAACTGTGCCCGTAGTGGTGTAGAAACGGCTCCTCTGGTTTATTCTAAAGCAGAGACAGCCACTAAACCGAATGTGAAACTGACTAACTTCTTCTCCTTCTCTCGTCTGAAAGACAAAGTAGTAAACCACTCTAATGTTACTGCTGGTGCACCTTCCTCTAGTGAGAAACCTAAGACTGAAGAAGAACAGAGAAAAGAAGAACAAGCTAATACCCCACAACCTGCTCCTGAAGCACCAAAAGAGACACTTGCTAAGATTGAGTTTAACTTCAATGGTGCGACTGTGGATAGAACGGTTTCTGTGGATGGTAAGTCTCCGATTAAGTTCATCTCTAAGATTGCACCTAAAGATGGCTTCAATGACTTCGTTAACACGACTGCTTCTCCGAAGTACATCTCAGCTCACCTCTCTACTACTGGTGCGTCCTCTGGTGTCTATCCGTCTATTGAAGGTTTCAATACCTTAGAAGCTACTACGCCTTCTACCATCATCATGCCGGTTATGGTAGAACACTTCGGTGCTCGTCCCACTAACTATCTCTTCTCTGCAGCAGATGAGAGCTATGGTGGTACTGGTATTACTGGTATTCTCTTGGCTGTACGTAGTGATGTGGGTAAAGAAGACAAACAAGTCGGTGCGAAAACTGAAACGGTTTACAAGAACTTTACCTTCCAGAACAATGTCGGTGTACAGGTAAACGGTACAGCAGTACCGAATAAGACCCAAACTTATCCGATGAATACCTGGTTGATTCTGGTCTACCGTGGTATGATTAAAGCTAAACACTTGGCACTTCTGTCTCGTTACGACGGTAATGGGATGATTAGTGGTAAGATTGGTGAAGGTCTCCAGGTATATCCTGGTAAGTCTCTCTCTGATGAAGAGCTAGGCAAGATCGTTACTGAACTAAAAACTAAGTACGGCATTTCTTAATCTGACCTCTACTCCTACTACCTCTTTCATTAGGGGTAGTAGGAGAATGAGTATTCTTCTATATTTCACTAAAGGACTATCCAAATGCCGGAATCTATACAAGCATTGATTGCTACAATTACCAATTTTGATGTTTATAAAGACTTAGCTCAACGTACTAACTCTACCTATGGTGCTGACCCTCGTTTACAACTACTACACTCTTTCATGGGTGTAGTAGGTGAACAAGCTGAAGTACTGGACCATTTAAATGGCTTTAAGAAAGAGCATTATCTCTTAGGGGAAGAAGAACCTATTGAGAAGCTGGATAGCTACAGTGATGCTTTTGATGAAACCAGCGAGAAGATGTTGGCTGAGTATGGTGACTTGCTGTGGTATTGTGCTACCTTATTCGATAGCTTGAAAGCGATTAAGAAACACTTCGAATTGGGTGATGTGAAGTTACCTAAAGTAAACTTGTTGTTCACTCAGTTTACCGAATTTGATGTACTGTGTAAAAATGTAGTACGTATTGTAGAGAAAAGAGAAGATACCGATACCATTCGGTATGGTGAAGATGTGGTAGTGAGTACACTACAGAGTGATGCTCTGGTATTAGACGATGTGAAAAAGGTGTTCGTTTACAAACAGAAGTGTAAACAAGAGTGGTTTGATAACATGGTTCATTCTCTGGTAGATAAGATTGAAGTAGTAGTAGGCTACCTTCATGCTTATAACGGTACTTACCCAATTAACGAAGACTTGTCTTTGTTGACACTGGCTCGTTCTAATATCGCTAAACTGGCTTCTCGCTTTGGTGAGAAGTTCTCAGTAGAGAGAAGTGAAAACCGTAATTATGTACAGGAAACTAAAGACTCTGGGATTAAGACAGCATGAGTGAATTGAATTTCGAAAAGACCGTAGTAAAAAAGTTGGTTGGTCATGACTACAAAATCAGTATTAGTGGGTTGATTACCTGGAATACCGATGAGCACAACAAGATAGTTAAAGACTTAAAGACCATTTTAGCTAACGCTAATGAAAACGACTGTTTAAGTCTACACCTCAATACAGTTGGTGGTGCTACTTACGGCATGAGTGAAATCGTTCAGTTAGTAAAATTGATTCCAGCTAGACTAGGTATTTACATCAGTGGTAGCCTAATGTCTGCAGGTACTGATATTTTAGTAGCATTACTGGATAAAGCAGAACACATTGAGATTGCTGAAGAAACCGCAGTAATGTTCCATTCTGCTTTTGATTATGCAGTAGGTAAACCTGATGAGATTATGGATTACGCTAAGCACTTTACTAAACTGAACAAGGTTTACTGTAAACCACTGAAGAAGATATTGACTAAGAAGCAGTATAAGAAAGTGGTAAAAGAAGAAAAAGAAGTCTGGATGACTGGTAAGGATCTCTATAAACTTATTAAGAAAGCTTATTCTGGTAAAGATATTGGGCTAGAAGGAGCCGATAAACGAATCACTTTAGTGAAGTTTAAATGATGGGAAATGACTACTCTCTACTCCATTTAGGGGTAGAGAGTAGTATTTGTATTATTATAATGCTGTTTCCTGGCTCGTAGAGCCTCTTATATTGCGATTAACCCATTAGGGTAGGCTACCCTATTACCAGAGGTATAAATCTCATTAGAGAGCATTCTAGGGCCTCTACAGCAAATGTCCTTTATAATCTATTTTATTACAGATATATATCACTAAAATGGAAAAGAAGAGAAATCTCTTTTCCATTAAGGCAATCTAGTAGATTGTTTTTTGTATCTACAATTGAGAAATAACTAAAAACGACTAAATAGCAACTACTCCTCTTAGCCAATTGGACTGGCTAAGAGGAGGATAGTCAAGTATCAATAGCTGCAGAAAGGAAGAGGTAGTCTAAATGAATTCATTTAGAAAAAGCCAGATTGACCACAAGGTCAAATCGGCTACTCAGTTTATTCTCGCTGCAGAGAAGATAGCTGGGCGCCATGTGGCTGACAGAGTGCTAAAAGCACTGATAGCTGGTCGAGGATATTAACCTAAACTAGCTATCATCAGCCAAAAATAAGAATAATGCTAAGACCTACCTGATTCATTTCAGAGTAAGGGTCTATTTGGTAGTAAATCCCTTAATTAACCTATAAACCCGAGACTAAGGAGTAGTAAAATGAAAACAGTAGCACAAGTAGTAGACGGCTTGAACGAGCTGTTCGTTAGCCGTAATATCGAGACTCTGGAGTACGACTTTTCCAGAGAGACGGAAGGAAAGCGGGTTGCTTTCTTCAATATGTTGGCGTTTGTGTCCCTAGAGGACATTCGTCACATTGCCAATATCATGGCTCCTAATGAGGAAGAGTATCCTGATTTCACTGGGGCCATTGAGAACTGGGATTCCGCAGCAGATCTGGAAGCCCATGTTTCTCAATTGGAGGATGGTGACCTATATTGGTCTCTTGCTGATAAAGATAAATTACGTATCGTGGTAGATCATGTTAAAGATGGTGAAATTGAATCCATCTTTAATATAAGTCTCACCATTAAAGAGAATATTCTCTCTTGATGGTAAAGTAAGCAACATAGAACCCTACTACTCTCTACCGGCGATTGGTAGAGAGTAGTAAAATCTAGGTTCTACGACAGTAGGCTCTAGTGTATGTTATCGTATCTGTTTAAAGGAGTCTAAAATGACTACTGAATTCAAAAGTAAAGAACAACTATCTTTTCACCTTGAACAGGTGAAGATGTGTAATGGTTTGGTAAAGTATCTACGTGGAAACAGCGGTGTTTTCGTAGTAAACGATTTCTCTGTTGGTAGTAATCCAAGCTCTCCAGATGATTGTTATATCGGTACCTTCATGGCAAGAAACCAATCCATTCTGGATGATGTACTAGATGACATTACTACAAACATGCCCCTTGAGTCCGTTAATGGCTCACTTGCCAAAGCGTTAAACTTAGCGGATGGTTACCAAACGTTTTCTGTAACCAAAACTAAAAGTGAGAACGCTACTATCCTACGTTCCCATGTTAAGTTCTGTCGGCCAGCCAATTTAGAGTTTACTACTTGCCTCAAGTTGTCTGCCGACATTACGGTATTCTACAGACAGTAAAGGAATCCAAAATGAAATACATTTCAATCATGTTTGTCATTCTGTTTGGTGTTACTGCTTGTAACCAAACACCCCAAGTAGAGAAAGCTGCTTCAGTAGTAACTGAAACTAAATAAGAAAGGGGTAGGTAATGGATGTTGATGTAAATACCCTTCACCAGGAATTCAGAAACCTTCTTGGTGAGAAGAATGTTGTTCTGGTATCTGGGATGGATAGAAACCACATAAAGTTAAACATGGGTTTTGTCACTGAAGGTGTGGTAGATGATATCAGTAGGTGGTGGCGCAAGTATTACAATTGCTCCGCCCAAGGTATCCGTGGTAAATTGAAGATATTCAGAAAGGAGGATAACTTCTCTTACGACGAAGAAGTTAAGCTGAAAGATGGTTGTGTCTATCTCTCTTATATCAGTTCTAGAGAGTTCGAATTCATCTTTATTACCAATGGTGGGTGTGGTGTTTCTAACACCCAGTACTTTTCTAATACCCAATACAAATTAGTAGTTTGTATTTAAAGCAAGTAGTTTAGTAGTAACCTTAGTAGTTCAATCTTTTATTCAATTTATTCAAATGGAGTCTTAAAATGTTTCGTACAAATGCTTTGTCCTCAACTTCTACGAGGAAATCTGTATCTAAAATCGTAATCGCTTTGTCTTTGGTATTTGGTCTGGCTGCTTGTGACAACATGTCACGTGATACTGGTGCAGCTAGTGCACCTGCTGCCTCTGTAGTAAGTGAACCAGTAGCTGCTTCGCAGGCTTCTGCTCCGGTAGAAGCTAAAGCAGAACTGGACTTGAACAACTTCGATATCACTGAACATCTGGGTGATAAGGAAATGGGCTTTAAAGTAGCCCAATTGTGTAAACAGGAAGGTCCTGATAACGCCACTGGGGAATACAAGTCAAAAGCTTGTAATGAGATATATAACGATCTCAATTCCCCCTGCAATCTGGAGTCCACTTCCCATAATCCGTTCTGCGATGCCATCAATGAAGACACTGAGAATGGGATGAGAGAGCATTTCGTTGATCAGGAAATGAAACGGGCTAACAGTTCAGCTGAAGTATTAAACCACCCAACGGCTACTGAAGCCCAAGGCATCGTATTGGGCGAACGTTGCTATAACAGCAATTATGCTGGTAACCAGTGTCGTGTTGAGCTGCGTCGTTGTGCTAGTAACCTGTTAGAGACTGACGACAAATGCCGGGGAATGGACGCATTCCTGCAATCTAAAGGTACCGGTGTACTACAGGCAAACATGAACTTACCTAAAGAAACACCCAAACCTGCTGGATTCCATGGTTTCGCTTCACCGAAAGCAGCTGCAATGGCTTGTGATGGTGCAGATACCCCGAAATGCAATCGAGTAGGTGATTTCTGTATCGCACACCCCAGTGACAAGGGTTGTCGCGAATACATGAGTCACTTTGGTAGTTAATTAGTAGTAAACTGTAGCTCAGTATAAAAGCAGAACCCTACTACTCTCTACCAATCGCACTGGTAGAGAGTAGTAGATTCATGGTTCGGATAGGAGGTAGCTTTACTCTGTAAACAGAGTACATTGCCTCTCCAATGGAGAGGTGAATCATGTGGTAAACAGACCCAAATGTCTTCCTTCTGCAGAAGCTATAGCGAAGTACAAAATAGCCGAAACAGAGAGGCTACGTAAAGACGTTAGTAGACTGTTACTGAAGCCACGTCCGTGGTTACAGGATGCAGTACACTATCACTACCTATCAAATAGACAGGTAGCTTGATAGTATTTTAGGTAAACCAGGTAGCTAGTCCAGTATCTGGTTTTCGTCTATAACCACAAGTAAACACCTCTCCCTTTCTTCCTTATTCTAATGGTAGTAAATCAAAACTGAATCTAACACTCTAAAGGAGTATTAAAATGAACAAATTCGTAAAATCTATTCTGGTAGCTGGTATTTTGGCTATCGGTCTATCTGCTTGCACTTCTCGTGAGGAAGCAGTATCTAAAGTACAACAAGAAGGCGTTATCGACTTCCAAGATGGTTGGAAACTCTATCTGGAAAACACCAATGACCCTGAAATGATCAGAATTGTCCAGCAGGATGGTCCTACTTACGTCTATAGCGAGAATGACAAACCCTTGTTTATCTACACCTGTGGTGATGTCAACCAACCGGCTGAGATTCTGTTCAATACAGAACTCGGTTCGGCCAAAGGACTGGCCAGACCAGGACAAGGGTTTAGCCCCATCCTCGATGATACTAGAACAGGTAACGGTACAGTGTTCGGTATTAGGGTGGTCTACGGACTACACCCTGATGCTTTTGCTAATGAAGTTGACGGTAAATCACGCCAACAAATCGAGGAAGAAAATACGCTTCTCCGTGACCAAAGACTAGATTACCTACCTATTTCTGGGGTTAAGCGTATACAAATCAGCACCGATTCATTGGTAAAAGACACAGTGCCATTTAAACTAGCAGAAGGTCTTGAGTATACTGCTTATAGCCCCCGTAGGGAATGGCTTGATTTATATGGTAAAGTAAACCAAATCCATCCAGGCGCTTATAGTACTAGTGATGTAGCCATGGAATCGCTCTACCATGGTTTACCTAACCATACCTATCGTGCCTATAAGTTACCGGCTATCCAGAATCCTGGTTTGTATAATGGCTCAGTATGCAATTTCACTTGGGATAAATTCGACCCACGTGATATTAAGAACAGCACCAATACTGCTGCTGTATTGACTGATAAACAAATCAGTGACCAAGAAGCCAAGTACAATGCCCAGTACAACAAGATAGGTGGCGACATCGTTAATTCACTGTCGAAAAGGGAAGAAGAAAGAATTCGCTCTCTCAATGCAGATGTAAATGAAGACGTCACTCCTCTGAATCCAGAGGATATTCCTGCTGCTCATCCTCAGCTCAATACTGAACCTGAAGTGAAAGACCCTAATTTCCAGGTCAATAACGATGGTACAGTTACCCGTAGCTATAGTGGTAGCTATAGCCAGATTTACGCCAGTAAGTCTGCTCGTGGTGATTGGGCTCCTGCCGATAACAGTGATGCTGCTCAAGGCCGTAGCATGTACGCACTGTGCCATGTAAGCGGTAATCAAAACGCTTGTAAACGTTTAGAGAATCGCTGTGGTAAAGACGAGTACGTGAAAACTGAAAGTGACATGTACTTCTGTCTGGGTGTAGATGAAGCCGAAACTACGGGTCAGTGAGATTAAATGGGTTTTGATTTAATCGAACTGGGCTGAGATGAATCAGTAATATCGACACGACACTACACTACCCCTTAGTGAGGTAGTGTAGTGTTTCTCTATTGGATTGGATTTGTTTTTGGTTTGCATTCTAGATTTTTATACCTATATATTACTAAAGTGAAAGGAAGAAGGAATCAATCCTCTTCCTCTACTTAAAATCAATTTATCAACGAGACAAAAGGAAATCAAAATGAAAAATATTAATCAAAAAGTTATCGAAGCTGTGGCCAAAGTTATCAAAGCAACCGATAAAGTTGTATTCGAAAAAGACATCAACGGTAAAGAGAACAAGAACACCTTCAAGCTCCTCAAGAAAGCTGAAAAGCTGTTCGACGTTCTTAAAGAGGCATCTCCTGTTATAGGTGCCATCTCTTTCAACAGACAGTTCTTCTGGTGTAAAGACTCCTTCTTTAGCGACCTGATGGCAGCTGGGATGGAAATCAGTGGCAATGAAACCTGGATCAAAACCAGGGAAGATAGGATGGATGAAAACCTCCTGGTAGCCGGTACCGTGCTAGCTGATCTGGTGGTGTCTTCAGCTAAGGGTAAGATGATTACCCAAGAGCAGTTCGAAGACTGCATGAGTGTAGTCTTCTTCGCAATCGTTCACCGGCAGCTGTTCTTGAACGCAGAAGAAATGAAGGAAAACCAATAAAGACAAAAAGGCATTACTCTCGCTCCCTATTACTCCTCAGTGGGTAGTAGGGAGTAATGAGTAGTGTCCTTTTATTTTTATCGTATTTCAGTATTTGATTTTATCACTAAACATAAGGAAACCCTCTATGCTCAATATTGTTATTTTCGAAGGTTTATCCCATACTGGTAAGTCTACTCTCCTAGAGGCTTATCGCAATCACTTAGATATTCTTTCTAAACCCCACTATACCCTCTCTGTCTCTAACGATAATGATCAAGCTACTACGGATTACTTTAAAAGTAGAATCATGGAGAAAGAGAGACGGGTAGAGATACACAAAATCAATAAGCTATTACGTCACAAAGCAGAAACACGTAATGCCTTACAAGAAGCTGCTACTCTTACCAGAGAAGTCAATAGGGATAAAGCTATTTTCACTTACACCAGTCAAGGCTATCAGTGGATTGATAAGGAGTACTTAACCCAGTATCTCAATATTGCTTATTCTATCCTCTTAGGTAAGTACAATCAATTTACCCAAATGATTAAACTCATTACTCGTTTTGGTGAAGAGGATGCTACTCTTCTGTTGGATAGGTATATTCCCTCCACATTGGTGTACTTACCATTAGACTTTAATCAAGCTACGCTCTATGCTGTCTCTACTGGTAACTTATCCTTAATGGTATTGGCTAATAAAGTGCTAAGCACCTATCGTAACTGTTTAGAGCAATTAAAGTACTTTCATGAACATGAGTTTACCAATCTCTCCTTTGTCTATACAACAGCTACACTAGAGAATAGACGAATGTATAGTGGTCATGTTAGCTATAATGGTTTAGATGATGAAACCTTCGATAGGGGCAGTTTAGATATCGGTAATGATCAGGTCATGTCTAATCGTTACTTGGCTTTCTTTAAAGAGTTAGTTTGCCCTGTCTACACGATAGAGAATGATGGTAGTCTAGAAGAGAGTCAAGAGAAGGTGATTGAGGTATTGGATAAGCAATTGGGTATAAGTTAGATTGATATTTATAGACTATAGCTTAGGGAGGGTTTTTCCTTCTCTAAGCTATAGTTCGTTAAGTTAACACTTACTCACTGTCACTTAGACGAATATATATTCGTCTAAGCTATGAAAAATGAAAACCCCTATTTACCCAGTAATAAAGGATTCGATACATGAATCTTGTAAAAATGAATGGAGTGTAACGGAATGAATATCAATCAAGTCATTAAAGAATTAGAGAAGCTGCCTAAAGACACCTTACTCTACGATTCCATTAATCTGCCTAGTTGGCATATCGGGATAGATGGTAAGTCTGTATTAGCTGGCTCTCCTTGCCCTATCCAAACGGTCTCTCACCTCTTACACAAACTGAAGTTAGTACAGAAGAGAGACTTACCCTCACGGGATAACTCCTTCCGTCGTCATGTCTACGAAGACACCGAGCTCTACTCCAATATCGTAATTGAAGATACTACCAAGAGACTGGTAGCGGAAATGATTACTCATGCTACCATTAAGCATTGGTTAAATCGCTCAATTGACCATATGGAAGTCTTAGTGGCTATAGGTGGTCCTTCTTATCTCTTACAGAGTGATAAGGTAAAGGTCCTAGTGAATAAGCCTTACTATCACTTCTTAGGAATTAATGGTAAGCGTTTATACCTAGAAGAGCTACTCAGTGTTCATGCCTTTACCTGGCAAGAAGAAGACAGTAATGTACAGTGGTTTAATCAAGCCTACTGGTCTAATACCGATTGTCCTGGTAGAGAACATCCATTGAACCTGAATAACAACATGGGTGGCTTTAGCAAGGTATTTAACGAAAATTACGTTCAACCCTAGGGAGGATTAAAGGTAATGAAATCACTTCGTCTTCTCTTTACTCTTTTGCTCTTCTCTCTGGTAGCTTGCCATACTCAGCCTAATACGGAGAGAGCTGTCTCTCAGGCTAGTGAGCCTCCTCTGGTATTAAAGAGCTACTCTACCGTATTTGGTGCTACAGTGGAAGGAGACCATACTGTAGTAGGCTTATACGATGTTTATAAGACAGAACATGGTCATCGTCGATTACTCACCTTCTCCTGTGGTACTAAAACCGGTAAACCTCGTATTTACGATACCAATACCTACTTTGTATTTGGACGTAAGGTAGAGAATCAGAAACGAGTAGCCATTACCGATATCCAAATCGGAGATAAGCACTACCCTACGGATCAAGAATCCTCTTTTAAAGAAACAGTGAGTGCACTCTATAATGCTAAGAGCATTACGATTACTACCGATAAAGGAGATAGCTTTTCTCTTTGGGTAGATAATCTTGAGAGTGATTATCGTCCTTGCAGTGAATAAATGAAATACTACTCCCATTAGGGAGGAGTGAGTGTTATGTTAGTAATGCGAACTACTACCGACTCCTTTAGAGAGGTCGGTAGTAGTGTTCTATACTTTGTATGTTTTGTTTTTGTTATCACCTAATGGTAGAAGGAGTAAACCATAATGAAAGCTTACTTAGCGAATCTAGATAAAATCATTAACCGAGGAGACTTAATCGAGAATGATCGCTCTGGTACCGGTATGTTTTCCTTAATTGGATTGAGTGAGCAGTATTCCCTGTTTAATGGGGAATTACCGCTTATTACGACTCGTAAGATAAACTTCACTAAAACACTGAGTGAATTGATTTGGTTTCTTAAAGGGGACAGTAATGTACAGTACCTAAAGGAGAAACAAGTCCCTTTCTGGACTAAGTGGACCAGTCCGATTACTCAGGATATCGGACCCATGTATCCAGTACTGTGGAGAAGAAAACCAGAAGTGACTTCTAAGCTCTATTCTACAGGAGTAAGAAAGGAGATTAAGTACGAGATTATTCAGGTAGACCAGATTAAACGAATTCTAGAGTCTATAGAGAAACACCCTTTCTCCAGACGTCACTATCTGTCTAATATCGCTATTGGATTGAATCCTGAGGAATCGGTCTCCCCTATCGAGAATGTAGAAGAGGGTAGGATGGCATTAGATACCTGCCATCAGGTGTTTTACCTAAATGTCAGGAAGCTGCATCCCGTAGAGATGAAAAAGGTGATTGAGTATCGTAAAACACAAGCTCATGCTTTCAATGAGGTGGATAATCGTCCTCTCCCTCAATATCGATTAGACACCATGTTACAGATGCGGTCTAATGACGTGATGGTAGGTAAACCCCACAATATTGCTCAGTATTCAGCATTGACTTTTATTATTGCTCATGTCCTCAATCTACACCCAGGTAGCTATACTCACTCAGTGAATGACTCTCATGTTTATCTCTCTCACCATAAAGAGGCTTTAGAGCAATTGACTAGAGAGCCTTATCCTCTACCTAAGCTTTATCTCTCTCAAGCACTGACTAAAGAGGCGTTATTAAATGGAGACTTAAGTGAGGAAATGTTTCAATTGGTAGGCTATCAATCCCATCCTTTTATCCGTCTTAGTTTAGAAGGCTAAATACACTAAAGACATTGCTACTCTCTACCCCATTGACAGGGTAGAGAGTAGAGTAGTCTAATTTATATTCTTTTTAGTCTAAATGAGAGAAAAAGAAGAGAATAAGGGAAAGTAAGAGGAGTAGCTCATCGCTAACCCTATCTTCCGATAGGAACAGCTCTTCACTCTCTCTACTCCCTGAAGGGAGAGAGTAAGTATTATTAAAATCGCTTGTAGGGCCTCTAGAATGCTCTAGGATTGAGTTTAGAGGGTAAGGGTATACTAGGGTAGCCTAGAGGGTATCTAAGGCCTTTAAAACGCTTCTATTGCAAATATAGCTAATTTCACTAATACAACTCTACCTACCAGTCCCTACTAATCAAACTCACTATTCATTCTTAAGCAAGTACTCTTTCTTGCTATCACGAGTAATTAATCTTTTATTCGTACTGAGCTTGATTTTGTCTATCCAGCTGTAATCTACTATAAAATCTCGAAAGTAGTTAGCTTTAAAGGCATTACCTAAGTCTATTTTGTCTCCTACGTGACTACTGGTAATCAATCTTCTTTTACCTTCTATCCCTAATCTAGCTAACCATTCTCTTTCGTTTATGTCTTTTAGCAAGTATCGGATCAAGTATATCAGTTTCTCAATCTTCTCTAGTTCGGTATACTTAATCAAGCCTAAACACTCACCTTTATCAGGTAATCTGTCTCTATTCAGGTAACCACTGTAGACACTCTTACCACCAATCTTCTTCCATTTAGCTAAAACTTCACTGTAGAAAGAATAATCGTTTTTATACAGCTGGCCGTCTAGGAAGAAGTAACAATGAAAGTGTATTCCATCAGTTTCACTATACTCACGGCTACACACGTAACCTAAATAGCCATTATAACGATTAATGGATTCGGTTAACAGTTTGTTAAACAAGATATTACACCTATCTAAGTCTCTACTGTCATCGTACTGGAAGTGAAAGTCTAACCTAGAAACAATGATCTTAGAGTAGCTATTGAACAGGTAACGAATCAAGTTTTTAATTTTTAAGAAGTTGAATCTCATTAGACTGCGTTCTGCTTTATCGAGTAGCATGTATTTGTACGTCCATTGGGATTGTCTTAGTTTGTAGTTCAGAACTAAGGTTTTCTTGTTAGAGAATTCGTCTTCTTTTATCAGGAGGTAGGTTCTATTTTGGTTGATATCGAAGGAGTCTGGTTTACTAAGACATTTAATGTTGTTTTTGTTGTTTAGTAAACGAGTCTTCTGTTTTTGTTTAAGAATGTTTAAGAGGAGTTTGGTTTCCGTGATTAGTAAATCTAGTTCTACACTCTCGAATAGCTCTTTGTCTAATGTATTGAAGAAATGGTACTTAATACTGTTTTTAGGTAAGAAGGAGAGTAGGAAACCAATCAGTTTAGTCTTGAGGAAGGTGATTCTGTCTTCATTGCTAGAGAAAGCCATACCTTCCGTAGATATGAGTTTATTTAGCTCGATCTCTATCGAGACTCGCTTTACTGCGTAGAACTCATCTGTAACTGAAGTTAATTTCATAGTGGGGACTTTGATTAACTTTGGTTTATCATCAGGGTAGCTGCTGGTCTGGGAGGGCCGGTGGCTACCCCACTCTTTTTTGTTTCATTTTGTTAGGTTGGTATATTGAAATAGTTATTAACTCTAAGAGCGTAAAACACAGTTCGTAGTATCTAATTTTAGATACAGTCACTTACTCAATTTACTGTTCTTAGTATCTAGAATTACTGTCTTTAGTATTTATAATATTATATACCTACCTACTTAGACTAGTGAAATACAGTAAATACTATCGTAAATACGACACTTTTTAGTGGTAAACAGTAGTGAAAACCATTACTGAATTATCTACACCAAGTTTTACTGAATTATCACTTATTTCTCATAGAGAAGAAACCAAATATAACCAGTACAGAAACCTTACAAAACCACCTTAATTAGAAGTCTTTTTACTAGAAGATATGAAAATGTATTTTTCACTATTAGTAAAGGACTAAACACTATGGATTTAAAAGGATGGATTAAAGGTACTTTCAATATCGATAAACTGGTAAAACCTAGTGAACCAGCTAAGGTAGAAACACCTAAAGTAGAACCTACTCCAGCTCCTAAACCAGTAGCTAAAGTAGAAGAGCCTAAACCTACTCCTAAGCCAGCTACTACCCCTACTGCTAAACCCACCAATGGACAGCTAGAAGAGCTTCCTTGGATAGCTGAACTACGTAAACACATTGGTTTAGCTGAGATTAAAGGACCCAAACACAACCCCACTATTGTACAGTGGTTGAAAGACATGGGTAAATACTCTGGTGAGAATAAGTCTTGGTACTACGAGGACGAAAGTGCGTGGTGCGGATTGGCAGTAGGACATGCTTTAGGTACTTCAGGTAGGTTCGTTGTACCAGAGTGGTTTAGGGCACTGAAGTGGTCTGATGAGAAATACCTCACCAAGCTCGATAAACCGGCTTATGGTTGTATCGGTGTGAAGGAGAGAAAGGGCGGAGGACATGTGTTCTTCGTAGTAGGATTAATTTCTCCTGGCTATGTAGCCTGTCTAGGTGGTAACCAAGGTGATAAAGTCTCTATTATCCCGATTGCCATTAAGGACATTAAAGGTTTCTACTGGCCCTCTAAGTGGGAAAACAAACAGTGTGTGAAACAAACACCTAACCCCCTACGCTACGATTTAAAGATTGTCAGTGCTACTGGTCGCTTAGGTGCTTCTGAAGCCTAAGTAAAAATAAAGCTATACTCTATTACTCTACTCTCCCCTAAACACTAGGGAGAGTAGAGTATTCTTTATTCAGTTAACTCGTTAGCTCGTCTCTATTGAGACTCACTTACTATGTTCGTCTTACGAAACTCATTCACTTCGTTCATTTCTACGAAATTCACTCAGTTTCACTACAAAATAATATATTAGCATCTATGTAGTATTTTTATATCAAGCTATGAATTCATGGTTTACAGGAGATTAAACATGCATCGTTTCTTTAGAGAATACTTAAGGAAAATGAAGATAAACACCGTCTTGCTAATCAGCATTATGTTCTTACTGGTTATCTTCGCTGCCATGGTGTTTAGAGACACCAATAAATACGATACCGAAGACGAATACTCCCTAAGAGCAGTTCCTTGGGAGAGAAAAGACTTCGCTAATCATCGTGATGTCTATTACCTACGTAAAGGGAATAACTATCTAGTCATCACCTGTGCTAATCAGCACCTCACCGTAACAGACTTAAGAAACCTCTCTATTGTTAGAGCGGTAATCGGTGGTAAAGACCATCGTCTCTATTCAGTAGGTTTAAACGGTAGGCTCTGGTATGTACCGACGATTAACGAAGACCCAAATCCTACTCAAGAACAGATAGACTTCTTAAAAGCACTCACTCGAGCTGATTACATATCCTTCGAAGTAGACAAGGTAAAACACACTTGGGCTACTTCTAATAGCACCACTTTATCTCACTGTGTGGATTTAAACCAGAAGCCTACTCCACGTAGTGAAATTTAAAGCAGTACCCGTTTTAAAACATGTTTTAACACAAGGACGTTCTAAATGGCTAAATTTGTTTACGATACTCGTAAGAGCGGGATGGAGAACCTGAATCGATTATTTATCGATGCCAACATCCCTGAAGAACTTCTAGACGAAATAGAAATCGTCGATGCACCGAAGGATTCTACCGCATCTGAGTTTAACTCTTATACCAATAAAGTCGGTAATACCGCACTGAAAGTCAAGTACTCAGGTGAACTGGCTGAATTGACCGGTAAAACCTCCAATGTACACTTCTACGACCGTGTATTGCCGATTCCTGACCCCTGGAAAAACCAGGTAATGTTGATTCAAGATACTGAACTGAGAAACGTCAGTTTGGATACCTACCTGCGCGACCGCTTCTACCGTGATGGTTATCCCTTCGTAGGGGAAACCTTAGGTTATCAGGTAGAAGGCACTTCCGGTATCCTGAATTACGGTAGAAACACCGTATTGATTACTGCACCTTACCGCAGCTATGGTTTGTTGGGTGAAGCTCGTCTTACCGTACAGTACCTGGTAGACCTGAATAACAAGCAAACCAAGGTAGTGGCCTTAATCAATCCTTTCTTAACTCAAGACCTCGTAGTACGTAAAGATGGTTTCTCTGTACTCTCTAGCCAGGTATACGCTACCTTAGCTGAGACTAAGAAACACATCTTAGACCGTTACTTGAAAGAGACTTACGGTATCTCTCGTACTAAAGCGATTAAAGAAGAGCTACAAGCCAACAACATTGAACTGGTGGAAGAGACCAACTTCCGTCACCAGTTACAGACTCCGGCTAATCGTGAGCAGGAATTAGAGAAAACCATCAGTGAGCAGTTCACTGGCTCTTACCTCTACAAGTTCTCTCAGGATATCCAGGAGACTGAGAATAACCAGGTCGTCGGTAATATCCGCCTGATGATGGTTAAAGAACACATTGGTCGTCTAGCGGCTGACTCTGGTAAGTACGACTTAGGTGTCAATGAAGCTTACCGCTTCCGCTCTAAAGGCGTTCGTTCCTTCGTATTCGATAGAGACAATGCCAAAGTCGCTAAGATTAAAATGACTTTAGGTGAATTCGATACTGCTGATAAGGCATTCGAACAAGCCAAAGAAGTCATTAAGCTCTACTTCAATCCGATTCCTGAAAACTACCTCAACATCCAACGTGACTTAGTATCAGGTAACACCATTGAAGCTTCCGTATTGCCGACATCTGAAATCTCCGATTACGTGACTGGAGAAATCGCTGTTGAAATCACCTACCAGCAGGCAGGTGTTCGTCCTCCCCAACCACAGAACTTAGTCGTGAAGACTAACCTGAATGGTTTCGAAGGTATTAGTTTAGTTTAAGTAAAGGACAAGACAACATGGCTGTTAAGTATACATTAACCAAATCCGTTACCGAGAACTTAGGTGACTTGTTGGTTAGCGCTGGTTATCCTCGCGCTGACTTGGATAAAGTAACCTTTGGTGCGGTAGCGGCTATCGACGAAGAAATCGATGGTAGTCACGTTAACACCTCAATCAAGGTAACCGTGAAGAAAGCTCTGGCTGATAAGATTGAATTAGCCGGTTTGACTGTAGAAGAGAGTGGTGAAGACAAAGTCATTACCCACAAGTTCAACCGCTTGGACTTCTTGAAAGAAATCGGTGTTACTGAGTCTACTCCTGTTATTCGCAATGAAGTATACGGCGAAGTAATGAAAACCGATGAGATGCTCGACTCTTATCTACACGAAGAACATCTGGAAAAGAATAACTTCAATGTGGAAATTAAAGAAGCCAATATCGATTATCAGGACAAACTGATTGCGGTATTGACTCCTAAAGACGAGTTTGCTAAGGTAGCTCTGCCTTCTAAACTCTACATGGCCCGTAAGTTGATTTTCACTCATCCGGACCACAAAGTCGTACACAAGGTAAAATTCCTTACTGACGTACTGGGTTCTCTTACCAATACTGTAGAGACTACTTTCGAAGGCGTAGATGGTGAGTACGATCTGTCTGGTATTAACCCGACCGAATTGACCAATGTACCGACTCTCTTGCGTGGCTTCTTCAACTACATGTTTACTGCAGACCACTACGAGTTGCGTAAAAACTATCTCTTGACGCTCTATCCGGATGAAATCAGCGGCCAAGTCAATCCGAAACTCGTGAAAGACAAAGCCGTTACTAAAGAGCAGGGTTATCCCAAAGTAGTCGGTGCTACTCTCTTCCCGAAAGAGACCGATGAAATCGTGGTCTACACTAACGATGTCAGCAAACAAGTTAAGCCCTCTAAGTCTATCGTAGGTAAAGCTTATAAGATGGTCCTGAAGGCTGACTTGGCTGATTATCCGTCTGAAATAGTCGATGGCTTTGGCACCGGTAAGAAACTGGACTTTACTGCCGATGGCTTTACTGCCGAATTGCTTACTCTGGGTTCTGGTGAACAGGCTGTTAAAGCCGTTAAAGTAAGTGGTACCTCTATTATCAATAGAGCCACTGCTGAGACTGCTTTGACTAAAGTAGTGGATAAACTGAAAGAGCTGACCCACTTTGATACTTACGCTGAAGAAAACACCAATAGCTCTAACCCCATCTTCGACAGTAGCTCCATTACCAAAATCTACAGTGTAAAAGCTGAATTCGGTGATTGGGCTAAAGGTCGATTCGGTATCGTAGTAGATTATCCTTCCGATAAAGTAGAAACCACTGAACGTCTCAATGGTTTCAGCGGTATTGAAGGTATCTAAGATTTAGGTAATGTTACCTAGATAGAGACTAGAGTAGAGAGAATCTAATCCCTCTACTCTAGTATTTTCATTTTTCGACATTATTAAACAAAAGGAATTGAATAATGGCTGAATTAAAACTCAATATTAACCAGACCAGTAATGAGGCTTTTACAGACCTTCTGGTATACTCTGGTTATCCTCGCCAGTACACTGGTAGTGAGTTCATTGAAGTATTGGAACTGACTGGTGAAGGTACTGACGGTACCACTAAAGTAAAACTGAAGATTAAAGGTGATTTGGCTACCAAACTGGTAGACACCGGTAACATTGGTTACGAAGACAAAGGCGACCACAAGATTGTTGTGCACAAGTATCGTCGTGTAGACTATGCTGCTGTACTGCGCGCTCAATCTGCCAAAATCAAGGAACAGACATCTCTGCCTTTCCACTATGTAAACGAATTCGGTTACAGCTCCTTTGCCTCTAGTAAGCTGACTGACATCGGTCAATTAGTAGAGAAGTACAAAGAGAGCGTGGGTTTGTCTGCTAAACCGATTACTGCTACTGGGCAGATTAGCACCCTGACGTTCGGTAGTGCTGGTATTAGCTATACTCTGCCAGCAGATGACAAAGCACTCTACAAAAACGAGAATCTACCTATCTGCTACACCATGGTGGTCTCTAAGGTAGATAATCCTGCCTTCTACGCCGTTAGCTTCATTAAACCTTCTATCACCAGAATGAAGCAGAACGAATTCTACATCCCTGAAACTCGTAACTGGGGCAGACGCAATGACATGCGTAACCTCTTCGGTGAGAAACAAAACGACGAGTACTTCATGGGTTTGAGCTTTATCAACAGCCTGATTAACGAAGGTTTTGGTAAAGAAGAAGGTGTTGCTGACTCTATTCAGTCCTTCCGTGAAACAGCTTACGAAGGTGCTCGTAAACAAGTGATTCAGGAACTCCACCAAGCTTGGAAAGAAGGTGTAGCCCAATTCACCGACGTAGCTCTTAAGTCAGACTTCCAGGTGGATAGTACTAACACCAGTTATGGTAGAACAGAAACCTTGAAAGACTACGAAGTAGCTTACAAAAACCAAGAAGCCATCGAACAAGATATCGCTTCTCTGTACAAGGTATGTCAATTGAATGCCTTCAGTGGTTACTACTTCAGTAACAGCCCTTCTTCTATGGAAAAGGAAGCGATGAAGAAGATGGTGGAAAAACTCCATGCCATCAACCCCAAAGTAGGTATCTACCGCTTGGAATCCGATGAAAACTACGTTGGCATCAACCAAGCTAACGCTAATATTCCTAATGGTAACCCTTTCTCTACTGTTTACACCATCGTTCGTCCTCTGGATGACCTCTTGATTGAACTGAAAGATACCCTTTCCAGCGAAGGTGTGTCTAAAGTGACTATTGAGAATGCTTCTGGTAAACAGACTCTGGTAGTAGAAGATGATTCCTTCAAGACCAAAGAGCTGGCTGTAGCTAAAGCTACTGAGATTGTGAAGAAAATCACCAATAACGACACCAATGGTTTGCAGCACATTTTGGATATTAGACAGATTGAAGAAACGGATGGTGACGGGTCTGTAGAAATCTGGGTGGATGCCAAAACCACTGGCGCGGCTAAATACCTGGTAAGTGGTTCTGTACGCATTAACGTACACTACGAACCCACTGAAGTTCGTCCTCAAGGCAACTTGACTGGTTTCGCTACTCCTTAAACTAGTGTAAATGACTACTCTCCGTTAGGAGAGCAGCGAGTAATACCTGTATTAAGAGCTACTCCCTACCCCTAAATGAGGTAGGGAGTAGTATTTTATACAGTATAATATCGATTACTGGCTCGTAGATAGCTTTAGAATGCGATTAGACTACCAGGTAGTACAATCCCCTACCTAGACTGTTAAACTCTTTATAATCGCAAATTTAAGCGTTTTATTAATAGAGCTCTATTTCTGACTAAATTACTATCTCTTTATAAGGAAAGTAAAATGTACGGGAATATCAAGGTAGATTCCGCTTTATCTCAAACCGAGAACCTATACAAGTTATTAGAAGACATTAACATGCCAGAACAGGTGAAAACCGATACCGAATCCTTCTCTGTTCTAGAGGCAAATGAAACCTTTACTATTCGTGGTGAGGAAGAACACTTCAATAGTGAAGTACAATTACACTTTAAACCCAATAGTCCTTCTCACTACAAAGAGAAAAAGGCTTATGCCAGTGCTTATTATAACCGACTACCCGTAGGGTTTAGAGGAGATGAGAACTACACCTATACCTACACTAACCAATACGGTAGTTTAACTGGGGAAGACAGTGATGTAGAGAAGATTGCTCGATTAGTCAATGAAACGACTAATACCTTCTCTCATGATGAGAAATTCAAGTTTACAGTAGAAATACTGGAAGATGAGACTAAAGTAAAAGTGAAAGCACACCTAGCTTCTCCTTGTTACTTTGGTAGTAAAACCTATAATCTCGTGATGCCTAAAGTCCTCTACGATCCGTCTGTAGACTTTAGCATGAGTAATGATGTTATCAATAACAGCTACTATCGCTTCTCTAACCCAACTAAGTATCAACAAAACCAACAACTAAAAGAGAACGATACCATTGCTAATTACCACTTAATCCAAGAGGAAATGACTTTACCGAATGGTGAGCAGGTTAAGGTGATTACCAATACCGATTCTCCTACTGAGATTAAGAGTGTAGATGCCTTGATTAGTGATATCAAGAACAATTGGTATAATTACCTCTACGCTAAACAGAATAAAGTCCTCTCTACTAAGAACAGAACCAAGATTGGTAAGCTACTAAGGGATAGGGAAACTACCTTTACCGTAGAGAGTAGAGCCCATGGCACTAATCTACCGTTAAGAGGTGGGGTGAACCCTAGTGAACAAGTAGATGGATTTGTATCGGACTACGTTATCGTAACCATTCGTAATCCTAATCTCAGTACTCCTTTTACTATTCGTTTCCCTCGTTTCCATTTAACCAATCTCTATTGGGAATACATTAAGACTCTCGGTTTAGAGCCTTATGTTAAAGAGGGTAAGTCGGGGTTCTTAGTAAGATTACCTTACTTCCTAGCTACTGATGCGCTAGTAGCTGACCCCAGTAACGCTAAGAAGTACGAATTCGTATTCTTCCTCTACAAAGATTCTATTAATCCCAATAACCAAAACCTATTCGCTATTGGTTTAAATGGTCTACCAGATGACACGGTTAATAACAATATCGCTGAATCGATACTACTAGCTGGTGAGAATCACTTCCTGTATCCAGCTAATCCTAAAGTGAAAGAATTGATTTCTATCGTATCCCACTGGGTACCTCCTGGTAACTTCTCCCATGGTGAAGACAGAATCGATAACTTCACTAATCGCTATATTGGTGCTGAGTACAGCTCTCTCTACTATTCTGGTAACCTCTCTATTGCGACTCGCAATTACATTGGTTCGATTGATATTAGGGGTCTCTCTATTGACGATACAGCTGATGCTAGAGAGAAGTTTATTGAAGTGATTAGAAGAAAAGACAGTCTACCTAATACCAAGGAGATTCACTTCTGGCCAGGTAGTGTAGAGGTAGTAAATGGTGATTATACCACTAACGTGAAGATTAGCTATCCTAGCGATGAAGTGGATGCTGCTAATAATCCCTTATTCTATCACTTTAGAAACGTGAAATATACCAGACGTCAGCCTGGGTATACCGGAAGAGTCATTAGGGTGAGGGTAGACCATGTAGACGAAGACATTAGGACTAAACTGGCTAATGAAGGGATTGATATTAGGGAATTGGATGATGTACCGACTGTGCCTAATGCACCAGGTAATTATCCGATTACCATCAATGCTAAACCAGATTCCCTACTCTATCGTGGTAGCAACACACTCTACGTTATTGTAGCTTAATAAAACAGAAATAGCTCTCTACTACCCCTAAATGAGGTAGTAGAGAGTCTCCTGAATTCACTATGAATTACACCCACCCCTTACCCCTTTCTTACTAAGGAATAACGACATGAGCATGAGAACCATTGTTTTCTCGGTAGCAGAGAACAAGTTACCCTATCTAATTGGTACTAAAGTGACTATAACCAATGTAGAAGACATCAAAAAGGAAACCATTATCCCTGTAGGGTATCCTTACATTGTTTCCCAATACGGTGGTAGTCAGTTACTGAAAGCAGATGAAAACAAGATTACCATTAAGAAAGTCACTAAGACTGAAGACATCTACAGCATTGAAGCAGAGATGACTTACCTAGGGACTAAGTACAAACTGATTAAAAAAGATTTCACTTACTAAACTATTATAACTCTATATTACTAACATGATAGTGTTCTAATTGGAGTCGAATATCATGTTAGATAGAGAAGTGATACTACCGAACATCTTAAAACACCCTAAGGTACTAAGAGATGATGTACAGTTGATTGACCATGTCAGTCTACTGTTAGATAAAGATTCGGTACTAGAATTGAAGAGAATTCTAAACGAGAATGGAGTAGAGACAGATTTTGTTTACACTAAAGCAGAAAAGGAGTATACCAGAGAAGTCGGTATTACGCTTGCTTACAGTGAGAATAGAATCCATTGCTATCCGTTCTCGAAGGAAGATTGTGAATTAGAAACCTTTTATCGTGACTTGAGTAAACCGCTTTATATCCAGGTAAAAGACCTAGTAGGTGAAGAGATTACTACGATTAAAGGTGAGAAGATTGAATGTCTTTCTATTAAGGAGAGAAAGCTATTTAATCAAATGCATCAATTCTATATTAACAAGGGAGCTGTTTGGAATCAGGGTGAATACATTCCTTTTATCAAGGTAAAGCACCCTGATGACCAGACTCAGTTAGAGAAGATTCTGAATATAGATTTGAGTCAATACAAAGAAAAGCTGAAAATCACTGCTATTCGATACATGCGCTTCGGTGAGTTATGTTAATAACTCACTCTCGCCGCTTATTGCATAGGCGCTTCGGTGAAGTGATTCCTTCAGTACAGGACAACCCGTGAATCCTAAGGATTAATTTCAAATGAGCACTTTAAACAAAATTAGCTTAGCCGTGTTAATCGGCTTGCTCTCTGCACTAGGTTATCTCAAGTGGCGTAACAATTCATTGAGCGCTAAGGTAGATAACCTAAACCAGACAGTAAAAGAGAAACAAGAAACGATTCTTCAGCAGGAGCACAACATCACTCAGTTGAAGACTGAGATTCGTGTTAACAATGCTTTAATTGAAGAATACAAGCGTTCTGACGAAAAGCAACAGGTAGAAATACAGGCACTGGAAGAAGCCAATAAAGTCACTGAAAGAAAGCTGGTACACGCTCTAGACAAAGAAGGTTGGTCAGAGCAGAAAGTACCCGCTTCAGTATTGGCTGCCTGGTCTTCCAATAACTAAACCCTACTCTCGTCAGAGAGGGAGTGAGTCAGTGAAACAGACGAACTATTTTCCATTAGGAGGGATAACGTGCGTTACTTAACCGTATTACTTACTGCGGTACTCTTAAGCGCCTGTGCTACCAAACCCAGAGTATTGACTTTTACCCGTTACAAAACTCTGGATTGTCCGGCAGTCAACAGCTGTGAAGTACCCAAACACAACATTGTATACAATAGAGATTTGGCTCTGGCTTATAGCGATGCCTTACACCGTGTAGGTCAGTGCCGTATTGCCGTCAATACCTTGCGTTCTTGCATTGCCAATAGCAATAAGATTATTACTGAAGAGAATGCTAAGATTGACGAGCAAATTAAAGAAGCAGGTGGTAAAGTCGAAGAGAGTACTACTAAAGAGTAATTTACTCTCTAAAAGACTGAGTCTTATCTGTATTTCATGATGTAACTACTCTCTCTACTCCTTAGTGGGGTAGAGAGAGTAAACTATTTTTTACAGCATAGCACTGTTCTCCCTAAAAGAGAGGTTAGTGCTTAAGCTACGTATTCTTTTAACCCAATGGAGTCTTTAACATGTCTAAGGAAAAATACGATTTCACTGAAGTCGTGAATCAAGTGATTGAGAAATTCAAGAAAGAGCCTGTAGTAGGCTTACCGGTATTCAGTCCTCGTATCTCCCATGAAGTGGCCAATAACTACTACAACGAGAACGAGCGTTATAAATCCATTAAAATGGACCCTGTGTACTTCTTCGAGAAAGTGTACCGTGAGTCCTGTAAGAAGCTAGCTGAGGATAGAAAGCTTATCCCTCTAGCACAGTTGGGTAATCTAGTGGTGGGTGGAGAAGTAAACGTGTTTAACTGCGACCGATACTTCCCTGCTGAATACAACCAAAACCTCGTCTTCTTTCCAGTAAAGATGAAAGAGGATGGTAGTCACGAGCAGATTGAAATCCATAGTAGAACCTATAATACCGAACACAGCATTGCTTTTACTGATTTGGTATTGGCTGAACTCTATGCTATAAACACAGTAGGAGGTGAATATGGTTTCCTTTGTTTTGATTTAAATGAGATTCCTTCCAATAACTTGATTGTGTCAGGTGATCGTGACATCAATACCCTGGTAGTGGATGGACAAACCTACGGTTACTTGATGGCTTCTAGCTATATTGATTCTATTGAAGGGTGCTTCCGTAAAATGGGTGGTCAATTCTACCACTTACCAGTATTCACCAAAGGAGAATATCAACTCAATCACCAAGAGATGAAGAAGATTGCTGAACATGGTTTAGCCTCTATCTACGTTACTCGTAGTGACGCTATTGATACCTATCTCTCTGGTAAAGGGGGTGAGGTCACCACACAGCACATCTCTAAGGAAATGGAAGTACTGGAGAACCTGTGTTTAGATACCCATGGACAGCATGGCAACCCACTAACCGTACGTTACCTGATGGATAGAACGGAGAAAGGGGTATTTGTTTACTTTATCGTATTCAATGCACCGAGTAACAGTGATTCTGTGGTACCCGATTTCGTACTAAGGGACATCTACAAGATCCTGAAAAAGGAAATCACTCAACCCAATCTCTATCACTCCTTACCCTATCTGGTCAACCAGAAGATTGAAGAGATTAAAGCGGTCTTTATCCGGTACAGTAAAGTAGAAGGTTTAGTAGGTGGTTCATCACTGAAAGACTTGATCAATTACATTACTCCTCAGTACTTGGTAAAAGAGCTGTTCCGCTCATTCGGTGCTTTTGGTAGTGGTTTGGAATTGGTGGTAGGACGTGAGCTATTGATTGGTTTGAATAGTGGTCTAGATGCTCGGTGTAAAGACTTTGGTATCCGTTACACCAATCATGTTTACCACACTTTACTTCACGATCTGAAAGATGAAGAACTGGTTGAACTGAAGGACAGGCTGAAAGACAATGGTATCTTCATTCCTGGTATTGTGGATAAAGAGGGTTTCCATCAAGGGCTCATTGCTGGTAAAGTGTTCTATCGTAAGACTACTAGAGACTTCGTGATGGATATCAATTCACGTTCTGACATGGATAGTGCGGTGGTTTACGTACCGGTACTACTCAATAACGGCAGCTACACTGAATTCAATGAGAAGTTCTCTCACCTCTCCTTAGGTTACGTTACTGAGGATTCTGTAGAAGAGACCTACAATAGCATTGGTAAGTTCAATTACCCTATCGTACATTACGGTTTGGAGGAGATTGCTGAAATCACTAACCGGACAGTAAGTAACGAGAAGGTACAAGAAACCGATGGTATTGAAGACTTTGCTGAACTCCTTATTGAAGCTGAAGAAAAAGCAGCTAAAGACTTAGCTATCCGTATGGTGAAAGACGATAAAGGGAATTACTACATGAAGACCTGGATTAACCATTCAGGTAAACTCCTGTATCCCAATGTCGTGTTCTCTACCAATCCATGGTAATAGTGAAACTGAGTGAATACTACTCTCCTTACCCTATTGCGGGGTAAGGAGAGTAGTGGTTCTCTAGCTATTCTTTTTTACTTAGTTGTCACGAGCAGTGGTGTAGGCAGCCAAGTAATCAGTCGTGTCTTCAGCACCACCTGCTTTAGCAGCAGCCAATGCTTCATTCACGGCAGCTACCAGAGTGGTTTTATCGGTAGTAGTCAAGGCAGACAGGTCACCTACTTTAGCTTGACCTGCTTTCAGTCCCTTGATGTCCGTACCAATTTGTGTAAACACTTGTTTCAGATTTGCCATTGTGTTTTATCCTTATATCAATATTGCATTAATGCAATGCGTTGTTATAGACAGCTAAGAAGTCAATTTCAGAATTCGGATTAGAATCATCATTGCCATTACTTAGCGGTTCACCTAAACCAGAACTATACGCTTCCAGGTAATCTGCAGGCGTTTCATTCGGATTTAAATCTAAGTCCTCTAAGCTATCTGCGCTAAGAGGCGTAACATGGAGATAGAGATTGATGTCTCGATAAATCGCACCATCAGCGTGAGTAGCCACAATGATGTTATTGCCACTTTGCTGGTTTAAGAAGTACTCAGTATCCAGTAGGCCTTTGCTTTTCAGTGCTTCTTTAATATCAGTATCACTGAAGATGTAACTATCATCCACTCCGTCTTTCGTACCGAATACCTCTAGTTTGTTGATAGAGATGACATCATTACCTAGTCGGTTCCATCTCACTTTAGTCTTTCTACCGTTGATTTCTACATTACCAACAGTATTGGTTCCACCTTCTTCTAAAGTCTCAACATCTGTTAAAGTATACTCGTCAGTCTGGTTGCTTAACAGACCAGCCGCTACGAGTAAACGACCAAAGTTTTCTTTAGCCGATAAGTCTAGTTTTACTTTCATTGAAAATCACCTTGTTCCGATAATTCAAAAATAAATATTAACATACTAGGCAGTGAAACAAATATAATATACTCTCTATTGCCCACTAAAGAGCAATAGAGAGTATAGAATCAGTTTGTATTAGAATCAATCTGTATTATTCGGGACCGAAGTAAGACACTTCATCACCTTCCTCTGTTCTGGCATGACCAAACTTACTCATTGAGGTATCTTTACCATTGATGTCCCAGAGTAAGCCTTTATCACTAAACGGAATGATGAAGAACTTGTCTTGTTCAGGTGTATCCCCTACGCCTCTGTGTTTACCTCGACCAAAACACATATAGGTTTTACCATTGTCTTTTACAATATCTACTGCAATCTCTAGTTCAGGTTCACGACCTAAACCTTTACAGTCTTGGTAATACCCTAGAGGAGCCACATCTCTTGCTAAGTACTTAGCCCCATTTCGTTTCAATTCTAATGCTTCAGTACTGAGCTGATGTGGAGAGATAAACAATATCTTCCTACCCATGCAGAAGTTCTTAATTCGTCTAAAGAGCTCCTGTATATCGGTATCCAAACGAGTATTGGTTAAACCTTTTTTACTCAATAGGGAAACGTAGTCAATAAGACAAGTATGGATTTCGTAGCCTTGAGACTCGTAATCCATCAGTTTATTGATGACATCTAAGTAAGATACGTTGTTGGGGTCACTATTGATAATCTTTAGCGTATAACCAGTAGACTCTAGTTTATCTTTAATGTATTTAGCGGCATCTGTAGGAGAGAGCTTCATGAAATCTTCTTTAGTGACTTTCTTATTCTCTAGGTTAGCTTGTAGAATAGAGTAGTAATCCGCTACCACTAAGTCAGCTGAATCCTCGAAGGTAAACAAGACGTTTAACGGTTTCTTGTCATGGTTGGTTTGTAGGTTCTTAGGATTGTTGAAAATACAAGCAGAAATGAACATGTGCCTGCTCGTTAGAGATTTCCCATTACCCATAAGGCCGGCTACTAGGACAAAGTCACCTAAGCGATAACCACCCTGGGTCATTCTGTTCAATCCCTGCCAAGGCATTTTCACCAGTTTAGAACCATCAGCTTGTTTTACCTTATTCTCCAATAACTCTCTTACTGCTTCTTCATCACTGATGTCTACCTCGCAAATCAAACCAGGCATATCGTTGCTTTGGTGACTAACCATGTCTGTCAGTCTTTGTAGATTACTGCTTAGGTATTGCTCTACATTGTCAATCTTGTCTTTATTGAACTTCAAATCGAAAGTAATCTTCTCTAGTGTCTCTTGAGCTTTCTTATTCTTTAGATACTTCTCCAATTCGTAACGATAACTCAATACCGTTTTCTTGATGTCTTCTTTCGGTAGGTCGTAAGCAATATTGTCCTGGATTGCTTCGAACAATATATTATCCTGTCCACAAGCAATCTTGACGTGTTGTAACAAATCATGGATAGGTAATGGTACGCTTCTATCCATCATGTTGATGATCACGTTTTTCAATTCGTTTAAAGTATTATCGGTACCTGATAAGTCAGCACCATTAATCTTCAGTCCATTGAGGATGTCGTTAATCATGGACTGGGAATAGTTGTCTTCATCGAGTTGAGATTCTCGATATAAAAGAGAAATGGCTTTAGCCAGTAATGCTTTTACATCCATCGTTTTTCTGCCTATCTTTAGATTAAACTTGTTGCTATTTCCATTAGCCTAAATTATCACTAGTGTATTATGGAAAGAGTTACTATGAATTATCCAGCAATACGTAGGTTTTGTTGTTATCTTTAGGCATATTAGTACCTTTCGATACAGGGAAACCGACTATTAATTTTTAAACCACTTCCCGTGACTTTTCCATGGGTTTTAGAAGGACTAAAACGATGGGTTTTCCTAAACTGATCTTTGTTCCTCAGCCGATTATTGAAGACTTGAAAGCCGTTAATGTCGGCGTAGCGGACATTATAGACTATGATAAAGTCAAGAAAGTCCTGTCTCTCGGGGCTTTAAGGACTTTAGTGTGTCTTAATGCAGTAAGCAAAAACGCATTGACACAAATCGATTTTTCTTTTTTACAGGATTTGCCTGCATTTGTAAAATTTGCTCCCCTCCTGAGCGAAGCATTAGATGTACGTCAATCCTGGCTCGAAAATAGCGACGCTAATGAAGTCGCTAGTTTGTTTTTACCATCAGGTGAAAGCGATTACTCTGTAGATACCTTTACTGCTGACATTAGAGAGGTAGTGAAAAAGGTAATAAGCGGAATCTCCTTGACAGACAAGGAAGTTTCTACTTATGAAAGTATTACTCCATCTAACATTGGACAATACTTTTTTGTATCAGTGCCATTTGCGCTTACTGAAGCTTCCAATCAGGAACAAGTTTACCTCTACCATCAGGACTTGGTAAAATCAGTATTGCGTAAATCGGCTGTATTCTATTCTGAAGAATGTATAGTTCAATCCCCTGTACACTCTTTATACTTAGAATCTCTGGTATAACTACAGTCGTAATACTTTCGTTTTGAATTTTGCACTTTTACGTAAAAGGTTAAAAATATGTTCTTATTCTCCAAAACCCGCAGAGACTTTGGTGGTCCTACCCGTGAGCAACGGATTGGTGATGCCGCTAAAGAAAGCTTTAACTCCATTCGCCTCTCTACCGAAGCTGCCCAGCTGGTCGGCCAAGCTTTCTTGTCTACTGAGTCTCTGTCTGTTCAGCAGCAAAGCGAACTGACCCAAGCCGTTTCTGGCATTCCTGAAGTCACCACTACTTTGGCTGAAGGCCTGCGTCAAGACGAAAACATCGAACTGACTCCTGCTGAAGTGGCTAACATCCAGGAATCCATGATTATCGCTTCTAACCCTGAAGCTTACCTGAAATCTGCCGCTGAGCGTCCTGAAGGCGTAGTGGTACCGGTAATCGGTGGCGAACCTGAAGTTTCTCCGGTTAACCTGGACCTCTCTAAAGAGTCTTTCGAAGTACATGGCATGATGAACACCTTGGCCATGACCGTTTCTTACAACGTAAAAGCTGAGAAACAGTCTAAAGCCGCCGAACTGTTCTTCCCGACCATTTCTCTGGATTCTACCCAGAACAACTACACCATCGACGTAGCCCTGTCTACCGTATTCACTTCTAAAGAATACGACCTGACTGGTAACGGCGACGTATGGCGTAACCAGAAACACATCATCAAAGCCCTGCGTAATGCCTCTATCCTGAAGTCTAACTTCACCGATATCGTACCGGTATTCCGTCAAGGCCAAAACGATGACAAATTCGTTGATACTGGTATTTTGCCTGTACGCCAAGTGGTTTCTGACTACGGTGAAACCTTCACTACTTCTCTCTTGAAAGTAAATGAAGAAATCCGTATCATCGCTCTGGCACAGACTGACCGCATGATTGGTCTGGGTATGCAGGACGATACTGACCAGATTTCTGGTAACCCCCGTCTGAAAACACTGGGTCTGAAAGTAGGTAACGACACCGTACTGTTCGAAAACCTCCAGTTCCACCAACAAGCCCAATTCACTTACGCCCCGAATGGCGACCGTGAAGGCATCCAGTTGATTTACAATGTTAACACTCACTTGGTAGACGAAAACACCAAAGGCGTTAAATCTGGTCAACTGCCGACTGAACTGCAAGCTTTGAAAGACAAGAAACTAGAAGCCCTGCTCCAGTTCAACGTAACCGGTACTGGTAACACCGACCTGGGTACTGTTAGCCTGAATGCCGCTAACGTAAAAGTAAAAGCTATCCGCAAAGCCGATACCAAAGAATTGGTAGACATGACCACTGGTGATGGTGCCGCTCTGGTAACTGCTCTGCAGAAATGCTCTATCGTTGGTTACGAAATCGACGCTACTCGCACCAACAGCAACATCCGCGAACATGGCTTGGTATTGGAAGACCGTGTACAACGTATCATCTACGGTGTACGTCTGCACTCCCCGATTTCTTCTCGCCGTCCGTTCGATGAGAAAACTGAAATCACTGACGCTCAACGCGTAGACAGCCTGATTAAGACTACCTTCGCTCGCCGTACTAACGCAGCCATCACTGCCCTGTACGACATCCTGACCATGCTGAAAGGTATGCCCAAACAGCTGGAAACTGCTGAACCCTTCGCTTACTCTTCTGTAGGTGTAGGTCAGTACTTTGCTAAGAGCTACGTACGTGACGTTTCTTTGGATGTTCTGGCTACTGTACAATCTCTGCAGTCTAGCGACCGCCTGAACAACGTTTCTTCCGTATTGACCAACTTCCTGTTGGCTGAAGCTACTAAAGCATACACTGCTTCTGAGTTGGCTGCAGCTTACGAGTTGACTGATATGGGTGGTTCTGGCTTCCGTCCACACGTAATCGCTATCGCTGACGTGTTCACCAGCAAATTCATCTTCCGCGAAGGTGATGTACGTACTCTGGGTAATGGTTTCGACTTTACTCTGGAGGAGTGCTCTGATGACCGCTTGGTAGATGGTGGTAAAGACGGTAGCGTTGGTACCATCTTCATGTCCTTCGGTGTACCGCGTTCTGGCAGCCTGTCTGTACCGCTGTGGTTCGGTAACTGCTTGGATAAACGTGAAATTCCGCGTATCCTTGACCGTGCCCGTGGCAGCAAATACCAACACGAAGTGATGGTACAACCGTGGTTCAGCCACATCTGCCACCTGCCTGTATTGGTTCGCATCGGTGTATTGAACCTGAGCGAAGCTGTACAGAAACGTGTACCGTTCCATGTGGAAAACAAAGTAGCGCCCTAATAGCGCTATCTTCACTGTAGTAGCTCCTTAATAAGTAGCTATACGGTAACACCGTAAAAGGTAGTTACTTCGTAATCTTGTAAAAGGCTAATCCCTGTAAGACTCCCTACTCCTTCTACCTAAATACGGGTAGAAGGAGTAGGGGTTTTATGCTGTCTTTACAGTATTCTATTTAAACTAAGAACTATATTATCAATGTGGTATTGAAATCTAAAAGATTTTAAAATAGCTATTTTTAATTTTTCAATTTAAAGGAGGAACCTGAATGGATAGTGTTAATATTAATGCAGAATCCAAATTCATTCCTGGTGACTTGAGCTACTACATTGATAACATGAATGTCAGCTTCAGTAGAAACCAGGTAGTTACCTTATTAATGGAGGCAGAACACGAAGCTTCATTGGCTGAGAAAGCCAGAGTAAAAGAAATAGAAGAGAGGAACAATAAGTTCTACGCTTTCTATCCTTACCAGAATCCTTATACCGCTAAAGAGGAATTAGCCAATCGTGAAGCCAGAGCTCGTGAGAAACATGCTCATTGGCTAAACAATCTCAATGAGATGGATAGCTGTGGCATGTCTACTGACAATATCGACATTAAGACATCGGTATTCAACTTCACGAGAAACCCGATTACGGTATCTCAGTTAAACGGTATCACCACTACTGTAAGTCCTCTATTGGTTACTGGATACGAAACCAGTAATGGAGAAGACTTATATCGCTTAGGATTCCCTAGAGGCCAAAACATCGCTAAAGGGGTCTATTACCGATACGAGTTCTCAGTATCGGCATTGTGTCTCATGAAAACCATAGACCATTACCAGAAGAGAGGCTTGAAACCTAATCACGAATCAATTGAAGGAATGTTATTGGATTACTTCATTAACCGTTGGAATGATCCGAGTATTACGATAAAGATTAAAGAACGAATGAGTAAGCAGATGGCTGACTCGATTAAGAATGACTTCTGTACGGTAGACAGTATCATCAGTCGCTGGTTAGAAAGGGAAACCACTATCCAACCAGTCTTTACAGATGTCTTCTTTATCTTTATTCCAGAAGGTGAATTTAGAAACAAAACGGTATTCGATAAGAACAGTGGTTTAACCATTGCTAATGAAGCCGTATTAAAGAGCAAGAGCTATAGTCCTTATAGCGAGAATAACGTGATTGCTTCGGCTATTCTGGAAAAGATGAAGACTGAAGATAGCTTGATGCATTTTCATTTCGTCTCTGAAGTAGACATGTGTGTTTACGTGCGATTAGGCAACCAGGTAATCAGTAAACATTCTAGAAAACCCAAGCCAGGTGAGAAATCAGGCATGACCATTATCTTCAATGGTAGAGAGAAATGGTTAAACGACACACCTGAGATTATTGAAATCCCCATTAAAGGGAAGAATAAAGAAGAAAATGAGATAATCGATAAACGATTAGAAGAAATTGGTATCTTCTACGACATCGACAAAGCCAAAGCTTACATGAGCGATGCATTCTCTAAGTTCAATAGCAATGAAGCGAACATGAAGATAGCCCAGAATAAAGAGCGGGTATCTGAAAATGATTTAGAGACTAAGCTGAATACCAATGAGAAAGATGTTACGATTAAAGACTTCGACTTAAGAGCGAAGATACTGGATATAGAAGCTAAGCTGACCGATAGCAAGTACAAGACTATTCGGGAAGTAACTAACTTCGGTGGGACGGTGTTAAGTGGAATCATTATCCTAAGGGAGTTCTTTAAGAGTAGCGGTAAGAAAGCCGCTGTCTCCGGATTCTCTAGGTTAGCTCCAGTAGCCGTAAACCCCGTAGCCGCTGCAGGTGTAGGTATAGTAGGTGCAGTCGGTCTCGGGATAATTTTTAAGAAAGAGATAAAATCTATCTTCAGCGCGTTATCTGACTGGTTTTGACCAGTCAGTTCTGTAGGAATTTTACTCAGTATAGGCGATCTGATAAAGTGACTACAGAACACCCAAACCTTTTATTCTATTGTTTGTAGATCATGTAAATCAACGACGAAAAGGAGTGTAAGTTGAACCCAAGATTAATGCAGTTAATTAAAGAAAATACTCCTAAAATCGACCCTAGAGTAGGTGAAGGTCTCGCTTATTATCAGAGCAAAAGCATCCCTGATTTCGTAGACCACCTATTTCGAATGAACTCTATTGCCTTCCCAGAAGGTTTAAAGTATTTAGGTTACGAGAGAGCTTCTCCAATTGAGGGTTATAAAATCCTCACGAAGCCTACCTCCAATTCCGTTCGTAAATACGACATTAACCGCAATGATGTCCGTGTCGTAAACTACCTATTCGAATGGGAAGGTAAGATTATTAAGAAAGGGATTTATCTTCCTTTCATCTCTCGGTTTGGTTTCATTCACCTCAATAACGTAAAGTACATCATTACTCCGGTAGTGAGTGATGGTATCGTTACGGTAAAACCCAATTCCATTTTCATTAAACTGATTAAAACCAAACTCTGGTTTGAACGTTTAAACTATCAGTTCCATGTAGATGGTACTCGTGAATACGCACCTGTGTATTACAGCGATATCCACAATAAGCCATCTGATGGTAATCTGGTTGAGAAGATGGTGAAGATGAAATGCACATTAGTCCATTATCTAGTGTGTAAATTCGGATTAACTCAGACGCTCAAGATGTTCAACATCAAGAAGTTTGTCATGATGAGCAAAGAGGACTTTGTTAAAGAGCAAAACAACTACCCTAAAGAGAAATGGGTGGTGATTGAATCCGCAGATAAGAAACCAGCCAGAACCTATCTTTATAAGTTCTACAACCCACAGCAATTCCTCTTCCTAGTCGATAGGAAAGAGTTCGAGAATTCTCCGAGTGCCAAAAGCGTATTCTGTACCATCATGTACGTATTGGATCACTTCACTTCACCCAAACGCATGAACCCTAGCACCATTGATAATACGGATGCTTGGCGAAGCATGATGGGTGAAACGATTCACTCTACCGATGAGCACTATGCCGTGATTAAAGAGTTTATCAACAAACACATGCTGTCATTAGACGGCTATGTGGACGATATGGTGAGAAATGACTTTACCCGTATCGGTTATCCGGCATTTGAAACCTTATACCATTTATTCGTCTTCATTATCAACGAGTTTAACCAAATGGTATCCGAAGTTTCTCGTTCATCCGAATCCAATACCGTATACGGTAAGCAGTTACAAGTATTACAATACCTCTTGTTCAACATCACCAAGGCTGTTAATAACAGCTATTACAAATTGGGTAATTTAAAGAATGAGCAATTGAGTAATCCGAAGAAACAAATACGTCCTGACGATATTGTTAATTGCTTGGCCATGATTCGTACCGATGAAATCCTGCGTATTAAAGAACACGCTGAGATTATACCGGTAGAAGATCCGACTGATTTACCTTTATTGAAATTAGGTAGATTAGCGGTATTACAAGAGAAATCCGATAAGATTAGGACTTCTAACACCACCTTCGATGTCAATGATCCGAAGAACATTCTACACGAATCCTTGATTGAAACCTCTGGTGCATTGGACATGTCTAAGTCAGACCCATCCGGACGTAACCGCATTAATCCGTATGTAACGCTGTCTGAAGACTTTACCGTGATTCCTAATCCTGAATTGAAAGACAAGATTGACGAGATTGCGTCTTTACTGTATTCGTAATATACACAGCTCTATATCATTTACGTGAGTGAATGAGAGCGTTACTAGGTTCTTACGTTAGTAAGGTTCTAGTATAAGCTATCATTAAAGGGATAGGGAGGTAAACGGGTATTATCTCCTTTTTCTCACTAATTTCGAATCTATAGTGTTCTCTCTAATTAGCTACTAGAGAGTCTTTTCATGAAAGGACCAACGATGAATCATCGCTATTATCTCACTGCTGGGTACCACCAAAGTATCCAGCAGGCTATTCAGCAGTTACTCTGGAGAGGTGCTCAAGAGCGCCCCAATGAGTTTCGTGGCATCATCAGCAATATTCTCATGAACGATCAGCGTTTAAGAGATGAATTACTGGAATCCATCTTTGTTCACTTAGAGTGGGCAGCTGCGAATAACCGCATTAATGTCAATGACCAAAACCAGGTATATGGTTTAATGGAACAGCACTTCCATGACTTTATCCCTTATGGCATTTTCAATACGGTATTTGCCCAAATGAATTTGGATTACCAGACTCGATACGGTGTAGAGCAAGATGCCCGTAACTACATCCAGAATCGCCAGAACATGGTGAGAGAGTTGTCGTATATCCAGAACAACAATAACAGCAATCTGTATCAGCCTAACCAGGCTAACCGTGGTTATCAGCCATTCCAAGCACAGACCCAATCTCCATTTGGTCAGCAGCCACAGAGTGGTTTTGGTACTAACCCTTATGGTTCTAATCAGTTTGCTCCTCCTCCAGGTAATCCTAGCTTGGGTGGAATGGGTACGAATCCGTATGCTAAAACCGGTAATTACTACGATAACCAAAGCTCTCAATCCGTGCCCTCCTCTGGTATCATGGTAGAAAGCAGCCGTAATAAACCGAGTAGTAACAATACCCCGTTTAGACCTTCTTGGGAACGTGAGGAGGAAGTGAGGAAATCAGACACCTTGCTGTTCGATGACATTCACTCCTTAGACCAAGACTACTCTTATCAGGAAGGTTACAGCAGTATCGAAGTAGCTTCTCCGGTAGTAGAGTCTAAACCAGAACACCCATTGGGTTCAGTAGCCAACGAAGGCAACCATACCGGTGGTTTAACCCAACACGTCATGAATCCAGGTGATGTGGTAGAAGACGTATTCTGGTTTGATAATGACCATTCTCTCTGGTCTTACAAGCAACACCAGGATTATTACGCTAAACATGCTCCGGCTCACCTCTACCCGATTGACGAGGAAGCCATTGAGTGGGAAAGCGATTACGGTTACGTGATTCGCAAAGGCGTGAAGTACTTTGTCTTCCGTGCTAACCCGAAACAAAACCTCTTACCGGCTGTAGACCGTCGATTCTACAGATTGGTATTAAACCTGGATAATGATACCTTCTTGCCGTACTTCACGGTAGAAGAGAAAGAAGAGTACGAAATTATGGAATATCAAGACCACCTGATTCCTGGTAAACAGGCACCTGAAAACATCTTTGCCACCAAAGTACCGGTACGTGAAGACAATGAAGCTAATCAGTTCAATAAAGTCGTGAAATCTTTGGAGATGACTGAAGAGGAAATGGCTGAACAGATGAAGTTGATTGAAGAGCGTGGTGATCAGGTAGAAAGCCATATGGCCGTATTCCGTAAGGTATACAGTGATTCCGCTAATGAAGAGCTGATGGTAACCAATATCTTGGCAGGCATCAACAAAGACATGCCAAACGCCAGACTGGTACGAACACTTCATTACTTAACCAATGACGCTTACACCAATACCCAACAGTACGAGTTACTGAAAGGGATTAAAGGTTGTAAGACCATTGCGGAATTCAAGAGCAATATTTACGATGTACTGATACGTGCTAAAGAATACGTATTGGCTAATCGAATCTATCAGTTAGTGGATAAAGCATTCGCTAAGATTCTGGTAGAGCTCGGTATTACCCATGTTACAGTAGACGAAGTAATCGATTGCTACGATGAGGTATACGAGAAATTGATTGTACCGGCTAATGTAGAGTCTCTTTACAAACGTAAAGTCGAGAACATGTTTAAAGTCATGTTCGATAGTCAAGCTGTACTCCTCTTTAAACTGGATACAGATGAAACTAAGACAACCTGCATTCCGAGGAAAGTCTCAGTCGTTTATATTAAACGATTACTGAGCGAATTGAATCTCTCCCGTCAGCACGGTATTAAAGCCAACGAATGGCATACTCTGGATAAAGAACACGAAGGTGAATTATACTACATCCTTCACCAGGTATTCGTCAATCGCTTCCGTAAGCCTGATGAGGAAGGTAGTGATGTTTACGTCATCACTGAAGATGGTGCTTTGATTGAAGCCATTACACCGGATGCCATCGGTGAAGGCATCTTCATTCGCATCAAGTGCTAAAACAGATTGTCGCTACTCTCCTTCCCTTACTAAGAGGGGAAGGAGAGTAGTATTAACCAACAGTCTATACTAGTATTCTGGTTTATCCTAACTATCTATTATCACTAAGCTGTTTATACAGCAATCGCCTATTAGTGGCAGTAGGTAGTTAGATAAACATTTCTATTAACCTAACCAAAAGGAGTTTCATTATCGAAACAGATTTAGAAATACACCAATCATGTATTGCTAATAGGACAAACTACTCCTTTAGTAATACTGTAGAAATAGGAAATGTTCACTAGGTACTCTGAATTGCTCTTAGATTGAGTTTGACTCAAAATGGAGTAATACTATTACTCACCTAGCTGAGCTCAATCTGAGAGCCTTGTAGAGGCCTTAGAAACGATTTCCAAAAATAAAGTAGTTTACAAGTTGTAAAATTTGTAAAAAAATCGAATCTAAATTAATTAAAAGAGACTCTCTGCCCCTTCGGGGGCAGAGAGCCTTTTTTAGTCTTCTTTTTTGGTATTAGTCTACCGGACCATCAAGAGATAAGTCAGAACCAGATTCACCAGAATCGGTATCATCATTACCATTACTACCTTCCTCACCTTCTCCACCTTCTTCGAAAGTGTCTCCTCCTAGGTCAAAGTCACCACCAAAACCGTCATTGTCTCCACCACCAGAATCAGAATCATTAGAGGAATCAGAACCACTATAGTCGTCTCCTTCAGTCTTCATCTGGTTGGTTTCGGCTACTGCTTCCACAGTCTTAGCGATATTCTTAGACTCTTTAAAGAAATCCATAACTGATTTAATGGACTTAATAGCCATTTCACGAATCTCTTTATTCTTCTCGAAGGTCTGCTGACCAGTAGTAGAGATAGTAAAGTATTCCATGATTTCAGCGAAATAATCGTTTTCAATCATCCAGCGTCTCATCATGTCAGCTTTAATGATGTTACCGTATTTCTCAATGTACTCACTTGCTCTCTCACCTACGACATCTTCAGGCAGGACTTCTTGAGTTAAGATGTAACCGATGGCTTTATCGATTTTCTCTTCGTACTGAGTCATCTGTTCATTCTTCATCTCGTGGTTGTCGCTAGCAGGAGCAGGCAGAGCAACCTCTAATGTCTCAATGAACTTATCTACGATGTAGTCGATAATCACATGGACAGAAGTCTTATCCAGAGCATCGATATCGATTTCTACATCATCACCTGCTGCTTCCTGTACGTTTTCCAGTAATACTTTAATGTTAGACTGAACAATCTCTCTTAATTCAGTACGAATAGAAGGAGAGGAATTCATGACAATCTTAATAAATGTAGTTAAGAAAGGATTGAATCTCTCTTGTTTTTGGAATGAAGTCAGGTTATTAATCGCATTAGCCTGCAGTACCTGGGCAGCAAACTCAGGTTGGAAGGAGTTCTCTACCATTTCAGGAGGTAAACCAATCCCTAAGGTAGTGAACTTCTCTAATTTATCTGCAGTATCCGAATCCGGTACAGGGATGTCTGCCGTATTACGGGTAACATCTTGACCTACTTGAGGTACTTTTGGATTATCGGATTCAATGGCAATACGAATATTGGCTTGATTAATCCTGTCTTCAATGGTTTGGATATTAGAAGCACCAACAATCAGTCCTGCATTAGAACGGGACTGTAAGGCCAATACCTTACCAATTTGGATGGTTTTCTTAGGATCAGGATCGTCTTCATCAATCTTTAAAGTCACGACAGTCTCAGGAATAGAATTCATGATACCGGCACGAATCTGGGCTAACATGAATTGGATACGTAGAGAGATCAGTACCTTCATGTTATCGATTAGGCTTCTACCCATGCCTTTAGCATCGTAATCAAATGCCATATAAGTCATGAGCTCTTTCGGTACAAAGAGTACTCTGGTTCTTTGTCCTTGTAAAGAGCGGTAGAACATGATGCGATAAGCTTCAGTGGGATCACCAATGTCGAGATTCTTACCATAGAGACCATTTCTCAATCTCTCTAAGATATCCTTAATAATGGCATTGCCATGGATTCTAGAGAGAATCTCTAATTGCCGAGCTTCATCGAGACGGTTAGAGAAACCATCGAACATGGCTCTGCCTTGCTGAATTAAGGAGGAAGCCATGCTCTGTCCGGTAGTACGTAAATTGTAATTGTTATGCAATTCACGATAGTAGTTTACCGGTTTGGTCTTAGACAAGGGATTACCGTCTTCGTCATGTAGGGCTAAATAACCTACGTGTTCAGAAGGGGAACCTGGTTTAAAGATAGGGACAATGGATTCCACCGGATACTCGATAATCAGGGGTTCATCCAGATTCTTACGATAAGTTTGCTCATTGGTAGCCAATCGTTTAATCTGGTTACTATCCGGAATACGTCGATAAGTATCGTCAATCGACTTAAAGAGCTTGGTTACTAAGTCTCTATCGGTAGCCTTTACATTCGGTTCTACATCCTCAGTAGACAAACCTACTGCTTTCTTCGCTTCCGTAGAGAGCGATTGATTCTTAGCGTAGGATTGGTGTAATAGAGATAAGTCGTCTGTTACCTCTATTAATGTATCCTTTTCGGTATTGGATAGGTTTACATTCCATACCCCTTTTTCAGTAAGAGAGATTTTGTTACTCTCACTGCTGTAATTCGCTACTAAATCAGGAGGAAACTCGTAGGAAACTTGTTCAGGTCTCTGTATCTTGGTTTCGTAACGCTGAGTAGGTTTAGTAGGGGTATAAGTATACTCCTGATTGGTATTACCTACCGTTACATCAACAGACTCTCTGGAGAGTGTAGCGCCACTACTCTTAGGGGTAGAAAACGCTGTATCGCTATGATACGAAGGCTTACCTAGGAAACCTCTGCTTTCACGCACGGTTTCATTCAGTTTAGTAGAAATCCCTTTTAGTGATTCGAGAGACAATTGATAAGATTGGCTTTCTCGAGAAACTGCGTTATCCGGATTGATAAACTCATCCAGAGACGCTTCAGGGATTACTGCCGTAACATAAGCCCCTTTGGTAAAGAGGATGTTATAGAGGATACCGTATAAGCGTTGGTCTAGTTTATAGTCATCGGTAATATATCGCTTTACTGCATCCACCATGTTTTGTCCTACTGACTGAGTAAAGATACCGGCAGGAGGACGATATTGTAATTCTGGTTTTAATAGGTACTTAGGTGACAAGATATAGCTAATTAGGATTTGTGCCCCTCTTTCTAAGTCTGGTAAGAGCTGCATAATCGCTTCATTGTCGTCAATCTCTTGAGCTTTCTCGGATGAGATACCCAAGAGGTAATCGAGATTAGGACTGTAGTCGGATAACTCACCATTGTTTTGGAAAGAATCCGTACTGCGTGAAGTCACTAACTTAGCCATTAAGGAATAGGCTGAGGGGTTTTTAGCTATATCCTCCTCTTTTAAGTCTACTGCCTTATTCTTAAGATAGCTATTAATGCCACCTGTAAACTTGTTTTGTGCCATTTTCTATCCTTTTTTAAAGGTAAAATCAGAAAATCGTATACTACTACACTAGCTAACACATAGCTAGTGTAGTCTTGATAGAGAAAATTAGAATAGGAGTCAGTTTAAACATGCAAGAAAACACGAATAGTCGTTTACCTGAAGACATGTCTACTGAAGCTTTTGACTATTATTTTAAAGTCTATTTAGACAAGGTCATCGGTTTAGTACATACACTGCAGATTAAATCACACAAACAGGCTGAAGATTTAAACGAAATCGTACTAAAGAAAACTGCTAATCTAAGAGCAGTCAATCCTCACGATTATCGGACTTGGAAGTATTACAAAAACCTAGCCGGCGAGTACCATGAAACCGATAAAATGATTCGGGTAATCTCCATGGATACGATTGAGGAAATCGATTTCACTAAAGAGAATTTAGCTTACCACAAGAACACTTACGCCGAATATAGCTACGGAACTCATAAGTACGAAGAGCTGATTGCCAAGTACCCAGACCAGGAACTCTTAATTAAAGGTATCCTGAATCCGTGCAATATTGACGAGGCGATTAGGGCTAAAGACGGTACGATTCTCTCTTACGATAAATCCTTCGTAGAGCAAAACGAATACTCTTTAATGGAGAGATTACAAGATTGGGTCTATGGTTATTTTAAACGCTGGTATCAAGGGCAGTATAACCTAGATAACCGTTATTATAACCTTACCTTCATGGGTATTCTTTATACTAAGTTAGTAGACGTGATTCTGGCACTGAGACTAGAGTCCGTATTCACTAACGAAGCCCACTCTTATCACTATAGAAGATACTTAGCTTCCCATGGTTTCTTGGATTTCTATCTAGACCAGATGTCATTAAAGCAGATTCTTATCTTCTATAAGAACATTCGTTGGGTAGAGAAGAATATTGGTCACCACTTCACTCAGCAGTGGTTGATTAAGAACGTATTGACTCTACGCAATCTGCCTCTATCCGAATACAACTTCATTCAGGATGATGCTAATCTCTTAGATGACCCTAAATTAAGGATTACACCTAAGTTCGAAAAGGTTTCCTTAAACGGACTAGAGTCCATCGACCCTCAAGTCGATACCTTGTCTCTAACTAAGATGCTGGATAAGGAAGATAAGGAAACCTTCTATAACCCAACTGAACGTGGTGATATTGATAATCTAGCTTACGACGATTTAACTCGTTCTAAGAACTCTTTCTTGAAAACCAAAGTACTGGAGTCTAAAGCTATTGATTATAACAATAGTGAACAGTTCATTCTGGAAAACGTCTTATTAGACTACTGGATTGAAATGGTGAGACGAGACTTGTATCGGGCTTATGTTATTATTAATCACCCGAAGTCAGGGGAATCTGTTCCTTTAACAGGGTTGAATGCTTTACTCTTGTTTACGGTAGCCGTATTCAAGATGAATAAGATTCAAGATGAATGTATTCCGGATTACGTGATTGGTTTGGTACCTAGAAAAACTAGGCCTAGTCATGAAGACATCCGTAAAGTCATTCCTGATAATACACTAGTGTCTAACGAGTGGGTTGAGTTCTTACGTAAGTCATTTACCCCCATGTCTCCAGTCATGACGACGATTGACTTCTACGAACAGGCTAATGCTCAGTTTAAGTTGATTAACAATCTAATAAACTTAGCTAATAAAGACGAACACATCGATGCTCGTTCGTATAAGAATGCTTCTGTTTATCAGCTCTACACGACTCAGGTCGTCTCTTTTAGAAAACCTGGTCTGATGAACTTCCATGACTTCTTACATTCTATTGCTTTCGATACCCGAAACTTCGATGTAGACGATTGGGCTAAAGTAGCAGATGATATCTGGAAGAAGGCTACTGGTTTATCGAATATTAAAGTGGGTTCTTTGTACAATACCCACAAAGCCATGATTCAGCTTTTAACTAAGCTCTCTAGCTACTCTGTACAGTATATTAAAGAGATTAACGATAAACCGATTTCTGCTACCAACATGATTGGTATTCGTGTCAATAGTGAGAAGAAGAGTAAACTAGACTTAAGGTTTAGGAATAATGATTCTGCTGTACAGATTCTGGACGATGATACCAAAGGCTTAGAAGACGTACATTCTGTTAACGATACCAATGCTGCAGTAAGGGTAAAAGAATTCGTTAATCACTCCATTATCTCTTTCGATATTGATGTCTCTGTAAAAGACTTAGATGGTAAGAGCCAGATTAGTCTTAGCCGAGACATCCGTACCGGTAGTGCCTGTTTTAGTGTAGGGGATGATTTAGAGGGTATTGACAACCCAATGAATCTACCCAATATCCCTGGTATGCGTTCTTGGTTATTGATGGATAATAAACTAAAACGCAGGATTATTGACCAATTCAATACCGATTTGGTGTGGGATAAAACCTCTCCCAATACTGAAGTACCAAAAGAACCTATTTCTTGGAACATGTCTAGTAGTGAAATCGATGGTCTAGACTATACCAAAGGTGACGGTACAGATCGAGAATACAGAGCGAAAAAACTCTCTATAGACGAGACCATGAATGGATTTAGAGGAATTAAGCCATAAGGCAAATAGAGACTGGACTACTTACACCGACTGTGGTGTAAGTAGTCTGGTTTTCCTATGATTCCTTAGGATATTACTCTATAACTGAATTAGAGTAATAAATAGATAATTTTATAATGAAGGATTAGACGACATGCCTATTATCCCAAACAAGAGAAGTGCGTTCGAGTCGGTACGCACTCTTATTGGTAACGAGAACCAAGTGACTCGTGAACTTGGTCTTCCGTATACCATGAAAAAGAACTCTACCTTAAATGAATTGTTTACAGTCAACAACGATGTGGCTCCGCCTTCTAATGTTATCCCGACAATTGGGTACTTCTGTATTGGCATGGGTGGCATCAGTATGCAAAACTGTACTAACAATGCAGACACCTTCCCCTTTCCGAAGATTTATCAACACAAAGCAGACGATACCGGTTTGTTTAAATTCATTCCTTTCGTGATGCGTGAGCTGAATAATGACCTGACTCCGGCTGAGCGTACTAAATACGCTATTCGCCGTATTGAAGACGTAAAAGGGGTAAAGTACTACACCTATTACTTAAAACGTTTGGACTTGAGTAAAACCCGTGTAGAGACTAAAATCATTCACAAAGCCGATGATGGTACCATCAGTGAAACCGATTACGCACCGACTACCCGTAATCTCAATCCTGTTCCACAGGAGTTGTCAGTAGACGAAGAAAACGTATTGAAAGCGACTTATGGTCGTACCATTGCAACGGTTCCGGTTTCTCTTAATAAGAGTGACGTGGAAGAACTCTACAATGTATTCAATATACGTTTCGGTGACCCGATGAGAGCCGTGATTACTGAAATCGGATTGGTATCCGGTGTAGATAAACCGGTAGAAGTAACGACTTCTACTGGCCGCACTCAGTTTACGGAAGTGATTGCTGCACAAATCGCCCACATCAACCGTACGATTCAGTACCTGGCTGCTAACAACAGTGGTTTCGATTCATTGTTCAACGTAGGTATCAACGAGCCTCTTTACAATGTATCGAACAATGCTTTAGTTAGTCCTTAAAGGATAGTGAATGAACCCATTCCCATCTACCAATCATTGGGAATGCTGTTTAATGGCAATCGACCCAGGCAGCAGTTGCCTGGGGGTTGCTATTTATAAACTGAATTTCCATACTCGTGAAATCATCGAGTCTTTTGCATTTACGCTACATGCAAAGGAATCATTTCACTATAGTCGCTACCTAGGGGAAACCTTTGGTGACAAGTATACTCGTTTAATGGCATTAGAAAATGAACTACGGGAGCTATTCCAGTATTACAATCCCTCTATTGTCATGTGCGAGTCTCCTTTCTTCAATTCCTTTACCCCTAATGCATATGCGATTTTAACTGAATTAGTCAACCTAATACAAAACACCCTACGTAACTACAACAACCATATTCCTTTCTTTAAAGTAGACCCACCCACTGCTAAAAAAGCAGTAGGGGCAAAAGGCAATGCTAAGAAAGAAGAAATGACTGTAGCCATTGACAAAATAAAACATCAATTAAAGCTAAGCAACCCAGTCAATGAACTGGACGAGCACTCGATTGATGCTTTAGCCATTGGTTACTTTGGTTATGGTCGTTATGTTACTGGGTACAATTAGAGGAAATCAAAACGGAGTGACTGCATGTCGATTAAAGACATTTTCACTAAAGACTATTACGAAAAGCTGAAAAAGAATCTCAGCCTCAAGAAGAACTACAGGTACTTCCTTTACTTTATTATCCTAATCTTACTATCCATTGCCTGTTACGAGAAGTTTGTTATTTATCGTTTAGAGGCAGAGATACTCAAGAGGGATTACAGTATTCGTTCTTTAAAAGAACACAACGATAAGTTAAATACGATAATTGAAGAAGGTAGAATGCCTAGTTACTTAGATAAACCAGATTGATTTAACTGAAGAGAACAAACTATGGCTAGAAAACGTTTAGACAGTTTTATCGAGAAAGGTTTAGGCAACATCTCCGATACCTTAGTCTTGTCGGAGAGAAAAGAAACAGATATCGCACTGAACAACCTGGTTACGAATTACTCTAAGATTGCTTCCCGTAATTCTAACTATCCGGATGTCAATGAAGAGACCACCGGTTACGATATTAAACTAATGGTGGCTAATCTGCTATTTGAAGAGATGGTGGTATTGGTTTATAACTTCATGTCGGATTCTGGTCGAATTGATGAACACCGTGAATTTACCAAAGAGTTTAGAAGCTTTAAATTCAAGGTAATGAAGTTTACCATCATCGGTTTAATCTTCGTCTTCTTTGCTGTAATCATTGGTACCGTAGTCATGAGCGCCATGAAGGGTGACATGAACAACAACCCAGTGGTACAGGTGTTTATTGAAATCATTTCTAAGGTTAGTGATATTCTGTTTAGTGAAAAACCGATTATCGATTAAATACTGGAAAAGGGGCTAGGGCTAGTGAGCTCCTAGTCTCTTTTTCTATACTCTTTTATTATAAACCAAAAGGACAAGCAGAATGAGTTTATTTAATATTCTGTCTCGTGAAGGCGTAGGGACAGGTTTGGAAAACGTAGTCAGCGATACGATTATCGAGAAAGAACACGTAATTGTAGCCAGACTACTCAATTTTGCTCAATTGAAGAAGGCCAATAAAGCCGTAGTGATTGAGCAATACATGGTAAAAGTAGACAAAACTGATAAGAATGCCGGTAGTGGTAGTATTCGTATTCGTAAAGTGACCGATAGAAAAGGTAATGTACATTACGAGATGACTACTAAAAACAATGTAAGGGACGGTAGAATTGAAACCACTACGGTAGCCAATGAAATGATGTTTAAGCAAATGCAGGCATTGGCTGACGGTGGTATGCTTAAACACCGTTATTCCTTTAATGTTAAAGGAACTGACTTTGTTTGGGAAGTCGACGTGGTACCGGATGGTAGTGGTGGTTATAAACAGTGGTGTCTTTGCGAATGTGAAGTATCCGATTTAGCTACCCAGAAACCAGAATTGCCTATTGAAACAGAGGAAGCTTACCTCTCTCCTTCCTTGAACGATAAAGCCGATGAAGAAACCTTCATGGCTAAGAAACGTGAAGTATTAGAGCGTTTCTTTATTCTAGAGAACCCGCTCTTGAAAGAGAAGGCTGAATTGACTCAGTTAAAAGGTGAAGATTCTGTAGAGGAAGAGAACAATGAAGCGGCTAGTGAGGAGAAAACCGATGAAGTCACCACAGGCGAGGAGACGCTGTCTGTGGATAACATTACGGATGAAAAAGAAGTCGCTGATAAAGTAGAAGAGCGAGCTGAACAGATTCTCGAGAAACAAGAACCAGAAGCTGCCGAAGGTGAAGCAGCAGTTTCTGCTGCTGAAGACTCTACTGAAGAAGGTGAAGAGAGTGAATCTGGTGAAGAAGGTGGTGACTCTAGTGAAGAGGACACTACTGTAGAAGCAGAAGAAGGTAGTGAAGAGGCTGAGATTTCTCAAGACTCCTTCCATGATATCTTATCTCAGCTAGAAGATGAGAAACTCAGTGTTTCTGCTGAAGGCTTCTGGGATAAATACCAAGATGGTATTACTTGGGTCTTGAATGCTTTCCGAAGTGGTGAGTCTGCCTACAACAGTAAAGCCAAGATGGTTGGTATTTTCTTCACTAGCTACGGTGGTGACTACTGGGCTATTGACCCCTATAAGCTACCTAATAAGAAGGGCGCTATTGAGAAAGCATTTAATGAACGTTTAGGCGCTCTGGATAAAGTAGCTGATGATGCGAATGCCTTAACTCAGTATATCGAAAAGACTTTCGTTAAGATGTCTAATCCCAAAGACAAACTGAAGAAATTCGTATTCGATATAGGTACTAAGGAAGAATGGACTAAGATTAAGCAAGATGCTCTATCTATAAGAGAAAGGGTTCTTGCTGTCATTCGTAAGCTTGAGAAAGGTAAAATCGGTAATCAACCTGGTGATGTAGCTGACCTGAATGTAATTGGTAGAGCGGCTGGTTTCCTTTGGGTAACTGCACAGTTGGTCCGTATGCTGAATAAACTAGGGGCTGAAGGCGAGTACGCTAATACCGAGGTCTCTGGAGAAAGCGTTGTCTTTACTGAAGATACCATTCAGCACATGGTTCAGTTAGGTAATGAGAGCTATACACCTTCTATTGGTCAAGCGATTTCTTCTGCTAACCAGATTGTGGGTCGTAAAGCTAACTTCGTGTTCGATAAGTTAGGTTCTCATGACTTAGACTTTGCTATTGCTGTTCCTCTACAAGAGAAACTCAAGCTAGTAACTAAGAACACTCCTGCTAAAGGTTTCTTTAGTTGGTTTAAACGTGACCCTTCTAGCTCTTACGTCTTCGTTAAAGATGGTTATACCGGCATCTGTTTAGCCAAAGGTCAGTTCTACGGTTTCCGTAAGTTCAGTGACCGCACTATTTGGTTAGAAAGCTTTGTAGCTGAAGCTGAGCTCTTTAGGAAAGCTTATAAAGCGGTACTAGAGGACGTGAAGTATTGGAATAAGTACAGAGCTGCTTTTGCTGCTAAATGCAAAGAATTGGCTAAAAAGTATACCTTCTCTAAAGATGCTAATCGTATTGCTTACGAATTAGATTACCTGATTCTGGATATCGTACCTAATTTAGGTAAATACGCTTCTGGTTTAGACTATGTCAATACCGGTACTTTCCCTGCTAATGACAAAACCATGATCATTGAGAACATTGCTGTTCCCAGTGATGAAGCACTAAACCAGTTAAGAGAACTGGAGAAAGAAGCTTACGTAGCTTTCAGTCAGTCTATTACCATGCCTCCGGCTGATAACAGAGTGACTCAATACGAAGACTTCTTCACCTTCAGTGATTTGATTATGGACGCATTTGGTGTAAGTAAAGAAGAAGCTTACGCTATGGTGTACCATGGTATTATCAATATCGATGGTCCCACTAACTACTTCTTGACCAATACCAACAATTCTGTATTCACTTTCCTGTACATCTTAACTTGTTTCAGTAAAGTAGCACATTTAGTTACTTTAGGTGGTAAAGTCTACCATTCTACCTTGTCTGAATTCTACGACATGGTAAACGTGGAAGACAATATTAAGTAAGCAAAATAGAGTCCATTACTCCTACTACCCACTAAGAGGTAGTAGGAGTAATACTATTGTGCTGATATCTCGACTGGTAAAGCCAGTCTCAATGCAGCGAATGCTGTTTACAGGCTTATAGAACGCTCTATAGAGCGATTAGAGGTATAAGTGATACTACCCTAGCCTAATGGCTACAAATCGATTCTAAGCGCAATTTAGACTGTATTCCAGGGGAATACAGCTCTATATTATCAATGTGGAGAACAGAGAGAGTATATTTAAATCCTACTAGACTACTACAGCATTGCGATTGCTGTAGTAGTCTGTATTCGTAGGTAGAAAGGAGAAAACTGTTATGCCCAACACCAATAGACCTTGGCATAACCTGGTTGTTGCTAAATCCGCAACCAAAGGTATCAAGCTTAAACCTTTAGGCCTTGTTATCGATGGTAAACGTGTTTTGTTTAGCACAAGTAAACCAGGATACTAATATTTACTCTCTTTCAGAGTAAACTGTTCTAGAACCAAAATAATGTTAAGACTGATTCCACTCGGTTTCTCCTTGTGTTCAGTCTCTTTATACTAATGAAGACATTTTAAAAGGAATCAAGGTGAATCTAATGTTTCAAGACATCTTCAGTAAAATCACCTTAAACCATAAGGAACACATCTTCCTGGTGTATGGTTTAAGCCTACTCGCATTACACATGGGAGTATTAACAGGGAACATCTTATCCCTATTTAAAGAATTCAAGAAAAAGAAGAGGAAAACCGTCTTCTTTATTCAGTCCATTGCTATCTACACAGCTCTGGATTTAGTGGAGTACTACGCGGTTACCCATTTAGACTACACTAAAGACCAAGTCATTCGTATCCAGATTGTTTCATTACTCCTTTATCTGGTATTATACATTGGTAGTCTCTTTGTCATGATACCTAATGCGAATGTAGGTTATTCATTTGTTAAACGAGTAATCGTTATTCCATTAGGCATGTATGTTGGCACTGTAGGAGTGCTATTCTTTACCCATAACCACACTCTAGCGAGCTTCAACTTCTGGGTAACGACTCTATTTCAGAGAGAGCATTTTGCTTATAGCTACAATAAACGTATTGTGGATTTTGTCAATTCCTGGCAAGTCTCTGTACAACGAATCAATGGTTTCTGGAATGAAAAGGAAATCAAAGAGCGTTTAACGGATTATAAGCACACAATTGGTCGAGCTGAAACAGCCGACGAGTTTCTCCGTTTATTGAAGGCAGAGAAAGAAGAATACATTAGGGAGCACGGTAATGCAGAATGAGTTTTTGTTTTATAGTGCAATATTATTAATAGGTTTAGCGGTGTCTTGTGGTTTGATGTGTTTCGTAATACATCTCACTAACCAGTACGCTGATTTGAATGAAAACGATTGAGGTGAGTATGTCAACACTCATGATTGTAGAATCCCCCAGTAAAGCGAAAACCATTGGTAAGTACCTTTACAAGGATGGTATTAAAGTAGTCGCTTCTAAAGGACATGTTAGAGATCTCGATGATAAACTGGGGATGAAAGCAGTAGAAATCGACAACGGTTTCAAAATGCACTTTGTTGACAATGATCGCAATAGAAGAGAGATCGAAGAAATCAAGAGGCTGGCTAAGGGTTGTGATTTAATCTACTTGGCTACTGACCCTGACCGTGAAGGGGAAGCCATTAGCTGGCATTTGAAGAACATCATTAAGAGCGTGAATAAGGGCGCTACTTTTAAGCGAGTGACTTATCACGAAATCAATGAAAAAGCGATTCGTAAGGCCATTGCTAACGCCAGTGAAATTGAGATGGATAAGGTCTATGCTCAGTTTGCTCGTCGCTGTATTGATTATGTATTCGGTCTTAAATCCAGTAGCATTGCCCAGAAAGCCGTGACTACTGGCGTGTCTTCAGGTAGGGTACAATCCCCTGCTCTACGTCTACTCACTGAACGCGAGAGAGAAATTGAAGCCTTTAAACCAATTACCTATTGGTCTATCTCTATTGCTTCTGAAAAGAACGGTATTCGTTTCCCCGCTAGATTATCGAGAATCGGTAATGATAAAATCGATAAGCAGTCGATTACTGACCTGGAGTACAAGGATAAACACTTATCTAGAATCCAGGAATTAATCGATAATAAAGAGAAACTGGTGGTTAAGGACATTAAGACCAGTAAGGTATCTCGTAAACCTAAGGCTCCTTACAAGCTGACTACTGTGCAAAGTGATGCCATTAATAAGTTTGGTTGGAGTGCTAAGACGGTAACTGAAACCTTACAAACTCTATTCGAAGGTAATGGTGGTGAGCATGGTTACATCACCTACCCTAGAACTGATACCACCACTATTTCTAACGAAGGGTTAGAAGCTATTCGTCAATTTGGCAAAGAGCACTATCCTGAGTTTCTATCGGATAAACCCATTCAGTATCTGGTTAAGTCTAAAACCGCTCAGGAAGCACATGAATGCGTTAGGCCTACTGACATTACCTTTACTCCTGAAAAAGCCAAATCGGTTCTTTCTGGCAATGACCTGAAACTCTATACCTTAATCTGGCAAAGAACCATGGCTAGCCAACTGAAACCTGCCTTATTCGATAGCACGAGGATTGAGTTTAACCTCTCTAACGATTACTCTTTTAGAGCCAATGGTAGTGTATTGTTGTATAAAGGTTATCTAGAGGTGTATCAGGAAGGTAAGGATATCGATTCTGAAGAAGAAGATAACGTTAAACTACCTGAAATCTTCGGTAATGATAAACTGCCTGTAGTAGACCTCAAATGCGAAGAGAAACAAACTGCACCACCTGTTCGTTACAACGAAGCTTCTCTAATTAAAGTGCTAGAGGAGTACGGTATTGGTAGGCCTTCTACCTTTGCTAAGATTCCTGAAACCTTGAAGAAGAGGGGTTATATCGAAATAAACCAGAAACGCATTACGGTTACACCACTGGGTAAACGAGTAAATGATTTCATTTCCTCCCATTTCCCAGACTACGTTGATTACCAGTACACAGCTCACCTAGAAGATGGTTTAGATGAGATCGTTAATGGTAAGATAAACTGGGTGGTATACACCAATGACTTCTGGGGTAACTTCTCCAATACCTTAAAAGAAGTATCTGCTACCGTTAAAACCACACCTAAAGGTGAAGAGACTGATGAGACTTGCCCACAATGCGGTAAACACAAGCTAGTGAAACTCATTAGTCGTTTCGGTGAATACCTAAGGTGTAGTGATAAGAATTGTAATTATAAGAGAAACCTTGCTCCTGTAAAAGAGAAAGAGTATCTAGAAAACAAGTCTTGTCCGAAATGTGGTGGTAGACTAGTAGTAAGTAGCGGTAAGTTTGGTCCTTATACCCGATGTGAAAACAACCACGGTATTGATAAGGCCACTAAGAAACCCAGAGGTAGCTGTGACTTCTTTGGGAATAAGTTTGGTGATGAAGCCAAGAAGAAACCAAAGGTAGTGTTGGGTAGATGTGCAGTTTGTAGTAAGAACGGTAAAGAAGGTGATATTACTGCCATTGTAGGTAAGTGGGGTAAACCTTATCTTTATTGCTCTAACAGACAACATTTACATGGTACCGATGGTAAGAAAGGTGCTTTAACTTACGCTGACGCTTCTGAGTTAACTGGAAAAGACATTTCAGTAATCGAAACAGAAGTAGGTAACTTGACTAGTTAAACTGATAGAAGACTATACTACTCTACCGAGACAGTTCGGTAGAGTAGTATTCTTCGTTATGTTTCATTTTTGGACATTACATTAACTTATGAATTGGAATATAGCTAAAACCCTTATCTGTAAAGGGTTTCGTAGTAATTGATTTGGTGGAGGTATACTTTGTATACTATTATAATAGGGTCTTTATAAAACCCTCGTAAATACGAGATTATTTCATTTTCGATTTATCGTTAGTTGTTGCTAGATTAAAGGAACCAAAATGTTTAAAACCAATACGAATGTAAAAGCCAGTTACCTTAGGTTAAAACCAACTGAATACCAACAAACTCTATTAGGTGTACTTAGTGAATTAAAAGATGATAGTTTAACGAAAAATGATATAATCGATAGACTTGAGATATACTTACCGCCTAAGGATAAGTTTAGATTACGGTTGTCTAATAAAGAGTACTTAGATAAGCAACCTAAGAAGTACCTGTTACGGGTATTGCGTAACTGTATTAAACGTAAGGTAAAAGGGATATCATCACGTAGAGAGAAGGCAGTGAGGAAACCTGACTTTAAGGATTATTTCAGTGTGTGTCCTGAGTATAGACATGAAGACTTCTCTGTTGACCATTACCTTAGGCGGGATTATGCTACGTTGCCTATTAAAAGGGTAAGAGGTTGGATTGATCCTGAATGGGTTAGTTACTCTTTAGGTGATAAAGAAGGAGGGGTAGAGTATTTAACTAGGTTATCGGTTAAAGAGAGAAGGAATCTTAATATTGCTTTTAATAATATTAAGGATTTTCTCCATTACGTCTTCATGTCTTGTAGTTCTGTTCAGGTGATTAGGGTGGATTTCCATCCGAAGGAGTTGTTTAGGCAGGACATTAATCGGTTGAATAGAGACTTTAGTAAGTTGCTTTTGTGGTTACATAATCACGATAAGGGATTTGTTGGTTATTATGCTACTCGTGAGTTAGGTAGTGAAGAGGAAGGTATCCATTTACATTGTTATATGTTCTTTAATGGTAAAGTAGTTAAGAACGATATCTTGGTTAGTAAGCAGCTTAGGAGTGTTTGGCGTAGGATTAGTAGGGGTGGTAGGAGCTATTTTGGTAACATGAGTAAGGATAAGTATAGTGATGGGGCTGAATGTCTTGGGTTAGTTCGTTATACTGACTTGGCGACTATTGAGAAGTTGGTTGTATTGAGTAAGTATTTAATTAAAGACTTAAGTAATAGGGACTGGTTAGTTGGATTGAAGCTAAATCCCCGTTCTAGGTTGTTTACTTGTAGCTCTATGCCTGACTTTATGGCTAGATTTAACGACTATTACGATAGATTAGCTTTAGGTGGAGTAGAAACGAAACGTAAGTTCTTAGTGGATTATCGCTGGTTAGATAAAATTCAATTAAAGAACGGGCCTCCTTTGTTTTCAGGAGAGAATGGTTTACTAAGAATGAAAAACTATGTAAAACTGAATCCTTTCTACAAGAAAGGACAGTGAGTATACGTCAGTATACGAGCTAATCCGCATTACGTAAAAGAAGCTAATTACGTACCTCTAGACGCGCTAGAAAGACGCGTTACTAACGATGAATACTTCTCTAAACACGGAGAAATGCTAAGTAAACTAGATTGATTACATCAGCACAACACCAAATACTACTCCCTACCCTCTTGATTGGGGTAAGGAGTAGCTAGTATTAAATGCTTTTCATTTTAGTCTGATTTCCTATACTCTATTTGATTTTAATAAAAGGAGATTATACCTTGTACGCCTTAAAACCACAGGTAAAACCATTAAAAGAAGAGTTTAAAGCCTATATTGAGAAAAACCACCAATTGGCTACTCTCTTTAAAGAATCAGACGTCATTACCAATGACATCATTGATGATTCTAAACCCATTGTAATAGCCGATAAATTCAACATCTACTACAAGTACAATAGAGAGATTGAGAATCAAGCACAGCTCACCTTTCTGGAATACATGATTGAAGATAAAGATTACATTAGAATCCTAGAGGAAGCGACTGAAGCCTATTGCTGTAAAAGAACCGAAGGCTTTATGCAAATCTACCCCATGAAAGCCATTATCGTTAGAACCATCTTCTCCTACCTAGAGGCGATAGCCTTCTTAAAAGAGAAAGGTATTGTAGAGTATCACCTCTCTACCGATAAAGAGATTGAGTCTCTAATCAAGACACTGATGCGATACGCCTTCTTCGATAAGAGTATTGTCCCTGGTGTAGAGTTTAAGAAAGTGAGTATCTTCAGTGAAGCCATGAAGAGTAAGATTATTCGAATCGTTTACTCCTTACTCACTGAAGCCATGAAAGACCATGCTCACTTAGACTACATTACTGACTTAGACAGAACGGCTCGTTACTGGTATCAAGAAAGAACCGAATCAGGCTTACAAGAAGCTTTAGCCAGAGAAACCGAAATCGATACCATTCGATTAGACGAGATGTTCTCTCTATTGCCCAGTAGTAACTAAAACATGAGTACCGTAAACGTACAAGTCAATCCTTCTTATTTGTGTAACTTTAGGTGTCACTTCTGTTACTTAACCGAAGAGCAATTAAGCAGTAAAGACTTAATCCCTCTTGAGAAGATAGAAGGATACTTAAAGGAAATCACTCAGTATAGGGAAATCGACATCATTGACCTATACGGGGGAGAGATATCCTTACTACCAAAAGGATACGTAGAAGAGCTCCTACCCTTATTGGTTTCTTACTGTAACCGCTTTAATGCTTTAACTAACTTATCGACCATTAGAGATTGGTTCTATTATCCTTTTATCAATCTCTGTATATCCTACGACTTTGATGCTCGTGAACAACACGATAAAGTATTTAATAACCTATTAGAACTTGTTAGTAATGACAGGAGCTTTGCCCTTAACCTATTAGCTACTCCCCATGTCATGTCTTTAGACACCGATGAGATGGCTAAAAAGCTCTCTTTACTCACTACCCTAGAAGTCGTAGAGGTAAAACCGTATTCCACCAATCAAGCCAATAACTTTAAATACTCCTTTCTAGACTATCAGGATTTCTTAATCCGATTCATTGACTCTTGTAGTAAGTACAATGTACCGTGTAATAACCTAGAATTAGTCTACTTAGCCCTAGAGGGAGAAACCCATGACTATACCAGCAGTAATCTATTTATCTCTCCTACTGGTCTAGCCGTATTGGATTTTGACTTAAATGGTAGAGAATACTTTAGACACTTCCCCGATTTCCCTTCTATACTGAAGTGGGGAGAGAAGGAAGAGGAGAGAATAAAACACTCTTTTTGTGGTTCTTGCAAATACCTAAATAGGTGCTTAACTGAACATTTAGGGGACATCAAGAATCTGGATAATGGCTGCAGCGGTTTATACCACTTGCTAGAGTATTACGAAAACAAAGGCTCGGAGACCCTGTAACGAGGGTACGAGAGAAAGGAATGAAGAATGACTGAACACCAAACAGAGCGACAAAGAACCAAATACCATTGTAAACGCTGTCACTTCGAGTACGAGACTGGTTCTCCTAAACCGAGGTGTCCTCGCTGTCGCTCTCGTCAGCGTACTGAGGTATTCCACACTCACGCTAATCATCAAGACGATGTAGTCGGCTTATCTGGTAAACCATTAAGACAACACAGTCTAGGTAGAAGGAATACTCTTCCTAAACCGACTAATCCATTAGAAACACCACTACGCCAACTAGAAGCCCATGTAGGAGGATTGAAACTGGATGTAGAAAATCTGACTATCCAATGCAGTAAGGACAGAAAAATGCTTAATATTCTAACAGCGATTACTGTATTACTCATTGTTTCAGTAATCTACTTATTAGTAAGGTGACAACATGACTAGAGTGAAGAAAGAAAAACGAACTTTAAGGTGCAGTAACTGCTTAAACCAATACCAGAGTGTAGCTAGTACCCCTAGGTGCCCTAAGTGTCATTCCCGTAAACACTTAGAAGTCAATAAGCAATTAGAGATGGACATGACTAAACTCGGTGCTAAGACTAAGGAAGAAGCAGAAGCCGCAGCTGAGAAGTATAAAGAGAAGGTAAAAGAAGCAGTAGAGAAACAGAAAGAGAAACCAGCTAAGTCTTTAACTAAGTCTACTAAAGAGCCGGTTAAGAGGGCCAAGAAGATAGCCAAAGAGAAACCTCAAGCTAGTGAAACCAAAGAACCAGTAGCTTTAATCTCTTCTACTCAGTCTACCCCTAGTACTCCTGAAGTAGAGGAGACATTGCGTAAGCTGGAAGCTGAGATTGCGACAATTAATAGTAAACTCGGGACTATTAGGAAGCAATGGGTACCTAAATCCAATATCGTTACTTTGGATTTCCTGGTATCCGGTCTATTCCTAGTCGTACTCTACATTCTCTTCTTTAAGTAAAGGTTCACTATGCTGATTAATATCTCTACTCGTCCTCACCCCCACATCCAGCACGTCGGTTTGTTTGTTGGTGAGGTAGACGAAACCATCAAGTCTCTCTTGACTTCTTATTTGGTACCCGATACCGATGGCTTGGACATGAAATCCTTTAATATCGCCCAGCAAGTACTGAAGATGATTCGGGAAAGAAAAGAGGAAGCTGAGCGCTTCGAAAGCGTTATTGAGAAATGGATGGAAAAGTTCAATGCTTTGTCTGATGAAGATAAAGAAACCTACCGTACAGAAGGCTATGTTCCTGGTCTAGAAGTCAAGCCAGTTAGACCTGAACAATACGATGGTGTCTTGATTGGTGAAGATGTACCCAATTACTTCACTCCTTTCCTAACCAGCCACTTGTGGCGAGAAGGGGTTAAAATCTATTTTAACTGCTTCTACGAACCCATGAAGACGGTAGGTTTTAAAGATACTGATGACCCAGTGATTAAGGAACCGATCGAGGTACCTTCTGGTAATCGAGTACACAAACTCTTTTTACTGAACTACCAAGGCTAAGTTTAACATAGAGTGACCGTCAGGTTACGAGATAAGTGTGATAATCTACTCTACTGTACAGGCTATCGTACCTGTACAGTAGAGTATTCTATTTTGCCTTTCATTCTAAGGAGATTAAGAAGATGATTGAAGTATCGATATTCGGTGAAGTGATTACTGAGGAAAACCGTAAAGAGATATACGAGAGAGAAGACAGAGTAGTCGAACTGATTGGTTCGATTATGTACGCTCGTAAGGAAGAAGAAAAGGTCACCAGTTACGATGATGGTTACTTTAGCTACGACTACAGTGAAGACCAAGAATACGAGCTCTGTTACAATAGCGAAGATGTTTGGGTACAGTGGTGGGAAGAAGATGAGAATGGTGAACCACATCTAATCCAATTCTCTTTAGGTAATGACCTATTAGAAGTCGCCTGGCTATGGACAGCCAATGCTGACTTTAAAGAACTCTATCAAGATGCTGAAAGTAGCGATAGTGAGCCACTAGAAGACTAGGAAACTTTCTATAATCTAAATAATTATACCCCTATATTACTGTAATGAGAAAGGAAGAATCATTTAAGCATTCTTCTGGTATCTGTAGACGTACAGACGACCAAGTGTTGTTACTCTTCTCCTCGTTTAAAGAAAGAAACGAGTTTAACCTAATGTTTAAAAGGACAAGATTATGGAAAACAATGAAGTAAACCCGTACGGTGCTAATGTAGGTGTATATGGCTCATTGGCTGAACTAGGTCAAGCCGCTCAAGAAGGTGAGATTGAGGCACCTTCTGAAATGAAACCGGCTACTGGTCCGGAAATCAGTGAGTATGGTACTGTGTTGGAGGTAGATGAAGTACCGCCTCCTGGCTTCAGTACCAAGATTAAACACATCAGAAGCCTCACTCACGTGTTGGTAGAGGATTTCAAACAGAAGTTCTCGAAATGTGTTTACAGCTCAAACGAGCTGCCTGAAGGTGAACCCATTCCTTTCATCCAGCCTAAGGGTAAGGTGGGTCCTACCAAGTTCCCGTTGAGTCTGGATTACTCCTCTATCGAGTTTTACTACGAAGGGGAAGAGCTGGATTTGAATACTCCGCCTTCTGAGCAGATTGAGTATTCCGCTTTGAATAACCTCTTGGCTGACTTGCGTGCTAACAAGAAACGCATTCAGGTGCTCAGTGGTTTCAGCTATGCCCGTATTAACGAGCCTCTGCCTGAACTACCACCTGAGGAAGTTGTTCAAACTCCAGAAGCACCTCAAGCCAAACCGGTTGAAGCTAAACCTCAACAGCCTCAACCCCAACCTCAACCCAAGAAAAAAGCCAAAGCTACTGGTGGTATTGTAGTGGATTTGTCCACCGCTACTGATGAAGTAACCATCCGTGTAGCCAAGGGAGTAGTCGTGAAAATCGACTACGTGTAACATTTAATCTGGTCCTTGTGAAGTGAAAAGCCCTTCCCTCCTACTACTCTTTCTAGGGGTAGTAGGGGGTAGGATATACTCAAGACTTAATTTTGATTAAGATTACCCTGAATTCTAGACAAGGTAGTCTTAAGGTAGTACTAAACAATAATTCTAGAAAGAATAAGGAACAACCATGTTAGTTATCACTCTAATCAATATAGCCGTTACTGCTTTGCTGGTACTCAGTATGGCTGTAATGGACCATTGATTGAATTGTAGTAAAAGCTGTAAAAGAGCCACACTACTCTACTACCCCATCGTTAGGGTAGTAGAGTAGTGTAATCATGGCTCGGAAAGGAGGTGAGAGGTATGTCACAGTACCATCAGAAATGGATGGATTTAGCTAGTGCTAAAGGCGGTAGTAGTCCCTATTTTCCACCACCAAAGCACAATGTAGTTTCCGTTTGTGAAACAGTTAGTTTGTATCACTGTGGACGAAATCTACTGGAATTGCAGAAGCAACTAGTAAACAAGTCCCAGTAACAACTAACCTCAACGAATAATGGTAATGCTACGACTAGGGTGCCTCTCAGAGGGTACCCTAGTCTATCTATTAAAACCTTCTTTTTTTAGTCTTTGTTCTTAAATCGCTTCAGATTGCCACTATATTGCGATGAGCACTAAAGGTATACAAACCCATCAACTTACTGTTGATGGTGCCTTAAACACGCTCTGTGAGCCAGGAAACACCATTTACAGTTTATTCTCTACTACTAGAATGGAGTTTTACCTGTAAAAGCTCCTTTTCTATTGCTTTCATGTTACGGCAATGCTCTTCTACTAAACCATTCTCTTTATGGTTTTCAATGTGCTTTCTACAGCCATTACAGATTTCAAATAGACTACAGGTAAAGCAGTCTTCCTTCATGGAGTAGATTTCAGCATTATCCGCTAGAGGAGTGTAGAACTGACTGTGGTAGATTTCATTCTCGAAGCTAATAGGGTACTTTCTATCGTCTCCAAATGAACCACAGCTATAGTAGTCACCTGAAGGCTGTAATAAACGAATCCAGCTATCGCAATCTCTTCCATAAGGACAAGTACCTGAGTCTCCCGCTAATACACCAAAGATAGCTTTAGTATTGTACTCCCATTGAGCTAAACCTTGTTTATAAATTTCTAAATAGATTCGATAAGCTTTAGCCAATAGAAAAGGATTCTCTTGTCTACCAGAGAGATAAACCGGATTGAGTTTACATTCTACACCCATTTCCTTAGCCAGTTTAACGTGCTCTATTGCTAAGTGTTCATTTTCATTGGTCATTAAGGAGATGAAATCAGGACGATAACCTACTCTTTCTAACATTAAATCCGATACCTTCCAGAATTCCTCTAAGGAATAAGGAGTATAATCATGTTTTAAACGAGAGTCATCTAACTGAAATGAGGTAATGATGCCCACTCTTTCATGGGTAAAGAGTGGAGTCCACTTATCCGGATTCAAGTAGAATGGGTAGAGGTTACTGGTTAATGATAGGTGTGCTTTTAATTGATTAGATTCTAGGTACTCGATGATTTTGTAGTAATAGGAGATCGGTACCATTAATGGGTCTCCTCCATTGACAATAATGGTGGATGTATTGGGGTAACGCTTTAAGAAATTGAAAATATAGTCTAGGTCTAAGAGCTTGTGTTTATCATCCGTAATATCGGTACTGCTACAGAAGGTACACTTGAAGTTACATTTCTCAGTAGGTTTGATGATTAAACTAATCTCTCTATCACTCGGACTAATAGCTTTAGTAGCTGGGTAGATTGGAATGGTTTTCATTATAAAAGGTATTCTCTCTAGTGAGTATCAAACTCACTAGAGAGGGTATACTAAAATAGTTTTAGATAGAAGGGGTTGGTTAAGAGTAGATTCACTAGGTGCTGATTAATACCCATTACGGGTGCACTAATCGCTAACCAAGAGCGCTCTACTGGTTTAGGATTACGACAGTATTCCAGGAATGAAGGAATGCCACTGAAGTCCTGATTGGTATACACAGACCAATACTCTTTCTCACCTTCTTTATCTCCTCCTGTCTCTACAGATAATCGACTAACAATAGAGATAACCTGTTTGATGTTTTCAGGAGTAAACTCGAAGGTATTATCCAATACACCACTGATTAACTCAATCTCTTTTTCATTAATCTTGTTGGTGTAATCGACTTCAAAGATGATGGAACGAACATCTTCTAAGAAGACAAACTCTCGAATACCAACGATGTATTCTACTAACTCTTCCTCATTACCGGTTTTTAGGTAATCGACTAGCGTGAATTCGAATGGTTTATCGATTAGTTCATTTCTAGGGGTTCTGTCTACTAAGGAGAGGACTTCCTCTCTTTTCATCAGCTCTTCTGTAAAAGGCTCACCATAACAGAACTGGAGGAAGTAGATGTAGAAGTGAATAACATGGTAGAGATACCAATACAAGTCATCGGAGATATCGTTTAAGTAATAGCTAAAGCTATTTAAACGAATAGAGATGAAGTCCTTATACGGGAGGTAGAAGTTAATAGACTCTTCTTTCTCTAGCAGGTATTCTAGCGCTTTAATTGGGTCTTTTAGCTCTTCTTCACTCAGTGTTGCTTGAAGGTTATCGTTTAGGTAGATATCCTTGAAGTAATCAGGATAGATATTAACCCCATCTTTCAAGTAAAACATCACTCGCTCCTTCTAGCCATTTGGGTGCACCTTTACCTAATACTACACTGATAAAGAGCTTAATTAAACCATGATTGTAAGTATACTGGTCTACCCAATCCACATCAATCGAATCGCTCTTATAGAGCTTGATTCTATTTACTAGAGACTGGTAACTGAAGTTAGTATCCAGTAGAGACTCTAGGTTGTTGTCATTGGGAAAGTGATTCCTTACTAATCGATTCACGTGTTTCTTCACCAAGGGCTTCTTATTCCTTAGAGTGAAACGAATATTCTTACCCGTGATTAGAGAACGTAATACGGTATCGAAGGTTAGGTCATCGATTCCATGTCTTAGGTTCTGGTAGTCTACTCCGTACTTTTTACTCTCAATGGAGATTTCTTTCAATACGACTTGACGTCTTAATTCGGTTAAGATACGAGAATCGTAAATGGAGAAGAGAATAGGGTAGAGAATATCATCTAAGTCAGCACTATCTCCTATCTTGTTACTGGCTCTTAAGAGTAAGAGCAATTCCAGAGGTAGGTAGTCTATAAGGAAATCTCGATTCTCTTGAGATAATTCGAGCTTCTCTTTAATCCTTTTAATGGATTGGAGGATATTATCAGTTACCTGATAGTGACTGATTTCCTCTTTTAAGAGTTCGACTTCCTCGGCAATGGTATTAAAGAGTCTTTGCTTAGCCACATTGGAGTCTAAGAAAGAGTCTTTTAGATTATCGATATAAAGCTTAAGATAAGTCTTTAAATCGTCATCGGTGCATTGGTTAAACCAGGTAGTAAAGACCAAACCTACTAAGAGTAAGTGGTCTTCAGCATCTAGGTAAAAGACGGTTTCAGTTAGTCTTTCACGAATGAAAGTAAAGAAGAGATTGAAGTCTCCACTGTACTTCTCATTCACGTAGCTCTCTAAACCGTCTTTATAGGCAAAGCTAAAGCCTGATTTACCTGCTGCACCGAAGTAATATTGGTCAGTAAAGAGTATAGCCTCTTTGTCACTTTGAAAGTAACGGTTGAGGCCTAACTCTACTTTGTTTAATTTCAACATGTCTCTAATCTACCTCTTCTAAATAATGATTTTTAGAAAGTATTTCGAATAGGTTTTGGTTAAACCACACTTTTTCTTTAAACTGGTTCTTAAAGAAGTAGTAGGTGTTATCTAAAGAGAATCTCTCTTTTACAGATGGGGTATTCTCGATATGGTCAATGAGGTAATAAACCAAATCACGATTCTTGATTAAGCCATAGGCAATACGGCTAATCTGGTGTTGACCTTGAGAATCGTCTACTTGAACAATGTTCTTAGTGGGGAGAGCTGTAATATCTGCGTCTACCCTAAAGGAATAGATAGCTAGAGGGGTAGACTTGATAAAACGAATCACGTCTAAGAGATTAGAGTGATTCTCTTCAGTAGAGAGATACTGGTCTATATAAGCCTGGTATACCTCTTTGTCTCTAAAGAGGGTATGTTCTAGGTTAATGGGTACCAAATGTTCATCTACTGGGGTACTAATCCCTACTGCAAACTGAACCAAGTAGAAATAGGTTAACATCATCTGTCGAGTATAGTGAGACTTACTGCTCTCGACTAAAGCTTTCAATAGGTTTACCTTATTCTCTAATTGGTTTTCACCACTCTCTTCTACATCGATGTAGAATAGCTCGGGTTTCAGGTTAGCGATTACCGTAAGAATCTTAACTGCTTTGCTCTCGGTAATCTCTTTGGGATAATACCAAACTGGAGTGAATTTGTTTTTCACAATCGCTTTGATTAAGTCAGGAGAAGAGATAGAGTCGATTCTCACTGCAAAGGCTTTATCGCTACCTAATTGAGCTAAGAGGTCTAGATAAGCTTTCTCAGCAATCACGAACTCCAACATCTTCCTGTTCTTCTCATTCACCTTACTAAGACTTTTGGTCTCTTCCTCAGTAAGAGGATAGTACTTAATCGTACCTTGAGACTCAATTCTTAGGTGATTGTCTTCTATTGTTTTAGCAATACTCTCTTCCTTAGTAAAGCTGTTTTCCAATAGTTTAATAAGGAAATCTCTGTCTTCTACTAGATTAATCGTATTCATTTTAACGTGTCGACCTGTGTTTACAAGAATTGTGGGTATGGCAGCTGGAGTGACAATAAGTGGTACTGAACACCACTTTATCGTCTCCACCAATGTTATCGAATACTTCCATTAAGTCTTCGTATAACTTATCCATAAACTCCTGGCAGTTCTCTTGGGAAATCACCTGTCCTTTTAGTTCCAATTCTTGTAATGCTTCACGAACAATGTTCTCTTTAATGTAAGAGTCGTTCATGATGGCTGGAATCTCAATGGTACTCACTCTGACGTTATTACCACCGATTTGTTGACCGACGTTGATGGTAATCTTACGAATACGGGATAACTTGTTCACTGATTCGTTTAGTGCCTCTACTGCATTACGAATAGAAACGATATTATCGTCAATGAATTCCTGAGCTTTAGGCTCAATGGGAGAAGCCGTAGTATTGATGGAAGCCAATACGACATCAATAGCTGCTTGCATGATGCCAAACTGACCACCGGCTACGGGTTCACCCATCTTCTCTTGTAATTCGGTATTTAAAGCATCGAATGAGTTAAGACCAGCTGGTTTAGGATCTTTATTGAGGTTGTATTGGAAACCTTTACTGAACTTCAACCAACTATTAATCCGTTTGGCTACACGGGTATTGTAGGTATCCAAGAAGTCTTTAGTCTTCACTAACTGACCCTGGTAGTTCAGGTCCTCTGGATAGTGGTGTAAATCCGTCAGAGCTTCAATTTCAGATTTTCTCTGTTTTAGTGCTTGTAACCATTTGTTGTGGTAAGCATCGTTAGAGGTGGACTCAGGTGGATTACCTAGAGTATCACCCGTGCGAGGTGAAACACCGTATGGCATGGGGTTAGTCCAGATACCCCAACGACCTACTTGGTTGAATATGTTACGTGCATCCCACATGCCATTTAGTGCATTGTGGGCTCTTTCCAGGTAATTGGTAGTCCATTCATCGAAACTGAATACCCCACCGTCGATATACTCTTGCAGTACTCTTCGGTAGTTTTCAGTAGCCGTTTTATAACGGCCACCATCACCTCGCATTACCATCACTGGTTTCTTATAGTACTCGTTGTTGATAACGCTTCTGGCTACCTCTTCAGCACTATTGAATCCAACACCCGTTTTTCTTCCACTGATGTAGATATCGATAATAATAGGGAGACGACCATGGTTCCCTGCCAGTCCTTCTTGGAACCAGGCTTCAGCAAACCATTTATCGAATTCGTTACATCTATTAATAATGCTGGTACAAATACCAATACGTCTTTCAATCTCGGCCCTCTGCCAGAGATTACCCATGTCATCATTGACAATGGTATTGATAATCGCTTGTATTTTGCCGATATACCAGACTTGTTCATCGTGGGTAGTCGGGTTAAATCTAAAGAAATTAGAACCATTGATGTAGTTGTATTTCTTATCGGCGTTATCGGTTACCTTATTGTCTAATACCACTTCATTGACTAATGCTTTTAGACCAGCATCTTCAAAATCAGTTGGGAACTGAATAGGCATTTCAATCACTCCTTAGGTTTTATTAATCAATTCTCGAATCAGTCTTTTAGGGGTAGTACAACCGGTATCATCCCAGTGCTGCTTATAGCAACCACCCCCGCAATAATCCAATAAGTCACACTTATAACAATTATCAGGCAGTACGGTTTCCTGGTGTATTTGGAAGATTCTCTTAGGGGAATTATGCAATTTCTCTATCGAATCCTCTACTGTACCAAAGATAGCGGTAGGCGCTTCATTAGGGCAACTGGACACCGTACCATTGGCATTAATGGTATAGAGATTGGTTTCACACTGCCTAAAATAAGTCCCACTATCCATCTGTTTCTTTTCTATCTTGATGTAGATGTCCTCTAGTACATCAATCACGATTTCTTTTCTTAGATTGTGCTTCTCTACGTATTCGTGTAACTGATAGAAGTAATCCCTGACTTCTTTATTGGTAGGCACAATAGCAGGGTTCTTCTTAGCACTGCCATGTACGGTTAACTTAGAGATATCCATGTACTTAATGTTGTTCTTGAAGATGACTTCATTGAAGTACTTATCGATACCATAATGGATAAAGGGTTTAGTCAATACGGTATTGATTTTAATAAACATGGGGTCTTTAGTGATATCCTGAATAGTCTTGATATTGGATTCCCAGAGCTTTAATTGCTCTTCTGTTTGAAATCTCCCTACCATGTCCCAGCTGGTCATGATACCAGATAAACGTTGGGTAATGAATTCTAATCTATCTGGCGTAAGCTTATAGACTAGATTAGTAGAAGCCGATAAGTCTGTCTCTCTATCTAGAGAATAAACGAAATCAGCGACGCTGTTTAAGTCTTCCATTTTACAGATAAAAGGCTCACCACCATGTAAGGCAACGACAAACATCTCGTCTTTAGGTAACTCTTTATCGAGTTTGGCTAACCAGTTCTTTACCTTTTCTATATTCCAGAATACCTTTGCTCCTTGAGAGCCACTGGTAAAACAGTGAGGACAATCTAGATTACAGGTCTCTGTGGTCTTGATGTAAATGTTTTTCATTTTAAGGATAGCTTCCTTTTAATACATTATAAACACTACTCTCCGTTAGGAGAGCAGCGAATGTTATCTCGTACTACTAGCGTAATACTCAATCTAGATTGCGATAGCAATAAGAGCTACTCTACTCTCCATTACAGGGAGTAGAGTAGCGAGTGTTCAGATTTATTTACCTCTTACGATTTCATCGGAGGACAACATCCTACCAGGAGCAAAATAGAGAGTGAGATTATTCAATCCCTGGTAGTTTACCCCTGGTTTAGGGTTAGGGATTTCTCTTTCTCCATTGATAATCTTAATTAATTCTTTGTAAATATCGTTAAAGAGCTTAGTGACATTGGTTTCGGTAATGTCTTCACCGACTCTATAGAATTCCTTATAGAGATCAGGGAAAGCCCAGTCTAAGGTAAGTAGACGATAGACTTCGAATAAACCTAAGTCTTGAGTCGCTCCACCTGGTGGCTGGTAGATAATCCTAACACTAAACTTACGAATACGAGAAAGCATGGTAATGGAGCTATCTAGTGCTTTCATGACATTCTTAATCGAGGGCTCGTTATTATCAATGTAATATTGAGATTTTAACTCATCGGGATTAATAGTATTCTTTAGAGCCTCTGGTATAATGGCATTAGAAGCCTGCATGATACCGAAGTCTCCATCTACCGGATTATCGAGATGTAGTTTAATCTTATCCAGAATAGCTTTATAAGCAGGTATCTCCCAAGCTGAGGGTTTCACACTAGGTGCAGCATCATTGAAGAGGAAATCAGCAGACTGCTTAAATAAGCTATTGAGTTTATCGGCTACTAAGGTATTATAAGCATCAGCGAAAGACTGAATGGTTAAGTCTTTACCAACTAGGTCTACCCTATCCTTAGGGGTATAGATTTCTACCTCTCCTTCAGGAATGTAGTTAAATCTACCTAACTTAGGCCAACGAGTAGGTGAATAGAGACGAGCATCCCAAATCATTGCATTCTTAATCGCATGTAGCTCTAACTTACGCTTATTCAGTAAGGCTTGCTGGGTGGAGAGTTCTGTTCCAGATAGATTACTACTCAATTTAGTATTCATGCTATCGATGGCTTTATAGAATGCTTCCCATTCCTTGTAATCTACTGGATTGAAGTTAAACCACTTCTCCAAATGGAAGTTCTTGAAAGTAGTGGTAATACCAGTACGAAAACTGATGTCGTATTGATAGAAGTCAGCAGGATAAACCTCTGGGTCGTATCGAGTACCTAGAAACCCTCCCCTAATTGCATTCCTAAGGTCCTGTAGCTCTTGTTGTCTTTGTGGTAATAGCTTACCTAGTAGTACCTTATTAGTACCATCAGCTACTATTCTATTCTGCCTGATATCTGCCATGAATCTCTGGATGTCGTCTAGATAACTAATGGCTTCAGCATCGGTATAAGGTGGGTTTCTATACCAAGGCTGGTAACACCAATTTCCTGCTGGTTTAAAGTCAGTAGCACCTTGACCATTCAATAAGGCAAATAGCTCCTTCTTCTCACGGTGATCGGAAACACTATTGAAATAGCCAGGGGTATTTAGGTTATTAATCCTACCTACAGGTACATTGGTTTTAACATTAGGGTAAATGTCTTTGTTGTATAGCTTAAGCTTATCGAATGTAGACTGTAGTGCTCTTTTGGGGTAAGGGACTGCAGTATCGCTCATTTGCATTTTCCTTTTATTAGAAATAGATTAGACTACTCGTACTACCTATTTGGTAGTACGAGTAGCTATACTCATTTATCTATTACATTCTACCACGAGTAATGTCACTCTCTGGAATATTCAGTGCTCCAGTAGCAAAGTAGGTTTCTAAACCATTGATGTCTTTATCCGTACCTTGAGGATTAGGGTCATCTAGTTCACCATTGATAATGGAGACTAACTTAGTGTAGAGGTCATTGAAGAGCTTAACAATGTTCTCTTCTGTAATATCCTCACCTACACGGTAGAACTCTTTATAAACATCTTCTACAGACCAAAACTCTGGTTTTAGAATACGATAAATCTCGTATTCCCCGTAGTAGGTATTACTACCGTTACTGGAACGAAAATAGATTTTCTGTTTATGCTTACGGACACGAGAGAGTAAACGGATGTTTTCAGCTAGAGCGTACATCACGTTCTTCATGGAAGCGACATGGTTAGTAACATAATCGGCTGCTTTAGGTTCATCTGGGTTAGTAGCAGAGAGTATCTGTTTTACTGTCACTTCGGGAGCAGCAGTCATGATACCGAAATCACTGTCTAGAGCATAGTCTAGGTTCTTAATGATTTTCTCGATATTGGCCTGCTTAGCTGGGTCTTTAGCTACTAAAGTATCCCAGTTAGTCCAATGGGAATCCCAATCACCTCTATAAGCTTCATTATAAATCCAATCTCTGGATTGCTTGAAGATTACGTTAATCTTATCACTCACTAGTGCTTTATAAGCATCGATTAGAGATTGAGGTGTTAAGTCTTTACCTCTTAGGCTAAATGTGGTTTTAGCTTGAGTAGGGTCGTAGATTTGGACTTCTGAAAAAGCATTTCTTCTACAGTAGTGACGAGATATCTCTGGCCACCTCTCTGGTTTATAGAGGACTGGACGCAGAATGATGATTTCTTTTATCTTCTCTAGTTCCTTCTTTCTCTTTTCCAGAATGACAATCTCTCTATCTATATCGCTTTCGCTATAGTCAGCAAAGTTACCATTATCTCTAAAGTCTTTCAGTATACTAACCCATTCGTTTGTCTTAGCAATAAAGAAATTGACTTCTTCCATGGTAGAGGGATTACGCTTAAACCAGTCTTCTACATGGAAATCACGATAACTAGAAGTAATATCCAGACGATAGTCATTATCGTAAACCAAAAAGTCGAATGGCAGGATATCGGTTAAACAATAGTCATCGTAACGGGCAGAAGCATAATAGAGATAGAAAATGAAGTCGTTTAAAATGGTCTTTCTCTTAGTCAAGTAGTTACCTAAAAACAGCTTTACATCACTTGGTATAGTAGCTTGATTGCTAGCTACTTCCTTTTCGTATTTCTCTATTTCAGCTAAATACTCCTTAGATGCCTCACTGGTTTCTGGTATCTCGTAGAACCATTTCTCTTTATGGGCTTTCCTGAATATCTTATCTTCGTTACCAGGTACTTGTAAGAATTCATGTAGAGACCGGTACATATCCCTGAATTCAGTCGGGTGAGATAAGTAGTTTACCGTACTGAAGCTTGACTGCTGTGTCTTTATTAGGTTACCTTTAATCTCGTATGGTAATCCTGGTTTGTAGTTATCTGGATCGTATAGCTTCTTGCTATTCAGGTTGTAAATAAGGGATAATTCGTTTGTCCTTTTGTTTATCAAGGAGAGGCTATCCCTCCATCGTATAGGGTCTTTCTTATTCAGTTCTATCGCCAGGTTATGTGCTTTAGCCATGTATCCGTCTGGCTGACCATGAATGATATCGTAAATGGTTTTCTTTACTCCATTGACTACTTTCTCTCTAGGGGTCTCTTTAAACCACTCCTCTTCGTGGAAGTTGTTGTATATCTCAGGTATCTTAGCCAGCTCTTCTTTGGAACGATAGTGACCACCGTATACAGGATAAGTAGGTTCCTCTGGAGGCATGGTATCGGTATATGGACCATACCTCGTAACGCTGGTATTGCGTTTCTTGTACATCTCTCTCATTTTATCCACAGTTTCCTGTGTTGCTATATTGGGTAATGGTGGAAATGAATCAGCCATTATACAAACTCCTTTATATACTCAGTACAGCCTAAAGAGGACTGTACTGAGTATAGTAAAATGTTCACTTAATTGTCTTTAATTAAATCTAAAATCAATTGTTTTGGAGTCGGACAACCCGTGTCATCCCAATGTAATTTATAACATCCTCCGCCACAATACTCAAGTAAGTCACATGAATAACATTCGTCATTCAGGACGACCTCTTGGTGTATCTGTATCATGCGCCTGGGGGAATGGTGAATCTTGTCCATATCCTGACTGATATTACCATAATGGACATTGGGTGCATCATTGGGACAACCACTCACGGTACCATCTGCATTAACTGTATAAATAGACTCCTCACAGTGTCGAGAATACATACCCTGATTACTTAAGCGTTTCTCTACTTTATCGTAGATGTCACGTAAACAGTCTATTTGGTATTTATCCCTTAGGTTGTTATCCGTAATGTAACGATGTAAAGAATAGATAAAATCATTGGCGTCCTTGTTAGAAGGAATGATTTCCTTAGAATTGACCTTAGCTGAGCCATGAGGCGTAATCTTCTCAATCGTGAAGTAACGAATATTGTTCTTATCGATGACTTCTTTAATGTAGCGTTCTACACCAAATTGAATTAGCTCTTTAGAGAGCACCGTGTGTACCCTAACGAATTCTGGGTCATCGCTTACCTTCAATAGGGTAGCGATGTTCTTCTCCCATAAGGCTAATTGTTCAGGTGTTTGAAATCTACCAGTAATGTCCCAGCTAGTCGCTACACCACGAATATACTTTTTAATAAAGTCTAATCGCTCGTCAGTGAGCTTATAGACGAGATTAGTAGAGATAGTCAATTCTACTTCTCTATCGAAGGTATAAACGTGCTCTGCGACATCAATTAGGTCTTTCATCTTACAGATGAAAGGTTCTCCTCCATGTAGAGCGATATTGAAGCTCTCTTCTTTAGGTTGGTAATCGTTAAGATTACTTAACCACTTCTTTACCTTCTCTACATTCCAAAAAACTTTTCTTCCATTAGAACCTGAAGTGAAACAATGCGGGCAATCCAGATTGCAGGTTTCAGTGGTCTTCAGGTAAATCATCTTATCCGACATGTTTAGCGAATAGCTCCCTTACGTGTTCGTTGTCTACTAAGTAATCGTCTTCTATACCAATCGAGAGCATATCGGTTTTACCGTGATATTCTAGTTCATGAATTACACCTGGTAACATCACGATTACGCTACCTTTTCTAAAAGGGATTCGTACTTCTCTTTCTTTGGTGTAGGGATTACTGAAATGGGCTACCTTATAATCCTCTTCTGTTTCTGTTACAATAGGGATCATTAGAGTAAGCATGGGGTCTGTATGGGGTGGAAAAGACACACTCTTTTCATTACCATAAAAACCATGGATGGTTAAGGACTGAAGGAATCGCTCATGACTCGTGAGAATGCTGGGGTGGGTAATGACACCACTTAAGATATTCTTCACTTCATCAGTGCAATCATTAGCTAAAACAGGTAGTCTTCTTAGTAGAAAACGAATGCTTTTAGCTATGTCTTCGGTTAGAGGATAATGAAACTTCTCGAGTTTATTGACTTTAGTAATAGAGTGTTTATCGGTAATGGATTCGGTTAGTTCTTCACTAGAGGTGATTTCATTATAACCTTCTTTGTTGATTCTAAAGAATACACCTTCATTAGGTTGGAATACTCGTTTGTGTTCAGCAGTAGTAGCAAAGGACAATAGGTTATAGCGATTTAAATTACTTAATCGCTTGTTGATGATATTATCCCAGTGATAGCTTAAAGAGATATTGTTCGATTCTAGTGCTTCTTTAGCCACATCTTTAGTGACTACCCCTACGCCTTCTTTAGTGTTCATGACTACGATTAACATGTCTGTCTCTCCTATTGAGTAAAAATTCAAAGTAATCCAGGTGTCTTCTATATAAACCTAATAAAATACCCTCTCTCTGCTATCTCCTTAGGGATAGCAGAGAGAAAGTAAATTATAGAAAATGTTACTGCCAGCGTGGTGGCGGTACAATAGACTCTTTCAGTTTACCAGTATTGGTATCAAACAGACGGTTAGTCAGTGTAGTGATACTGCTGTCGATTAAGTCTTTCAATTGTTTTACTGCCTTAGCAGTAGCAATCTTAGTCTCATCATCTACAGTCAGTTCAGAGGTCATGTCTTTACGGTAATTGGAGACTTGAATCCAATCAGACCAAGTACCATTACCTTTCATGCCACGTTTATAGACTTCATCTCCGCTATACGGGAAGTAAATCTGTTGTACACCATTCATGGTACGCAATACCAACAGGTTACCAGCACGATTAGCCGGATAGTGGCGTGCAGTAGTCGCATTACCATCATTATCCTGGTCATGAATACCGACATGACTAGTCGTCTTCAAGCTGTCTAAGTCTGCAGTACCGAGACTGGTTCTTACTAAGAAGAGATTACCGTAATCTTCATCACCTACTGTAGCAGCCAATACTTTACCATCAGTCGTTTTACCAATTTTCACAATGTCCGTAGCAGACTGACGATTACCATTACCATTGTTTACAAAGGTACGTAAACCACGAGTAATAGTACCGTTTTCAAACTCAGTCTTAACGGTATTGTAATCCTTGTTGTTAAACTTATTGGAATCAGCAGCTGTTTCTGTTTTACCGAGTTTATTGTCTTCTACTGCTTTTACTCGGCGTTTCAACTCTTCAATCTTAGCATTAAAATCAATAACAAACTGATTAACTTTACCTTCCATTTCTGTTACTTTGGAAGTAACCAGTTGTCTCAGTCGTTCTAATGCTTCCCAGATGACTTCATGCGACCGTTCGTCACCTAGGTGAGTCGCTTGTACTAGACGCTCTACTACATACACCAAGTGCTGGTAACCAAAGGTTTGCCAGAGGGGGTGTAAGTGCTCAGCTGGGTTGAAAGAAGAAGGTTTATTAGCGATATTGTTCCAGTCCACAGGACGGGTATCCAAATGAGCTTCTTCTAGTTTCTTAGCCAATAAAGGAATATCAGCATGGGAAAACTCACCGCCTACTGCCTGGTAAGTCACACTGAACTGATTAGAAGTCGTCTGGTCTTTAATAATAATCACCATGGCGGCTGGTAAGCCAGTCAGCATGGCAATCGTCTCCGATATATCATCGAAGAAGTAAGCACTAGCGGGTAATACCTGGCCTGTCTTTACATCGGTAATCACGACAGAATTAGTATAGAAATGCCCATAGTGCGGTACGATTACTTTACGAATCCTCTGTGTCGTCGTGTGGGATTCGTTCGATACGAGGTTGTTTGGATTCTGTCCAGACTTATCAAACTCGTACCGATAGACGTTTGGTAAAGGCATATTGAAATATCCTATTCTAAATACAAACACAGTCTAAACGGATAGCTAGAGTATAGGGATTAGCCTATACTCTAGTCTATTGCTTATTACCTATTACTGCCATTTAGCAGGCGGCATTAAGCTTTGTTTAAACTTATTCGTGGCTGGGTCAATGAGTTCGGCTAGGACAGCTTCCTTAATCGTCGTTCCTGCAGCTGAAGCTAACAAGGTACGTACCCATGAAGTAGTCGCCAATTGATTGTTATTGGCATCTGCATCAGGAGTAGAAGCCATGACTGTACCCAATACCTGCAACTTATTGATCCTGTCGTCATTACCATTACCGATAACCGTGTTACCGGAGGAGAAGACACGTAAGTTGTTGACGTTAGTACCATCAGTACTGTAAGTACCCAAGATAGCAGAAGTGGTCTTATCAGAATGCAAAATAGCACTGAGAGAAGACACATTCTTCGTACCATTCTCACCAGCATTAAACAATACTCTACCTACAGTCTTGTTGGTAGGAATGTTTTGTAGGTTGACTGAAACGTCATTCATGATGACTTCAGGTCTACCATTACCTTCATTGCGGTTCAGTACCACGTCTTTAGCACCGGTAATAGATTGGCTAAATGTCTTAACACCGTTTACTGTCTGGTTACCATTTAGACCTACGGTATTGTCCGTTAAAGCCACAATCTTGCTATTACCTACCCCAGTAGGAATCGTTACTGAAGCAGTCGGGCTACCAGTCGGTTCACCGTTAGAAGCAGCCTTACGGAAGAAGGTCAAGTTACCGTTGCTGGTTTGCTCGATAATCCAGGCACCATTGGCATTAGAAGGAGCTAAGGTAATACCTGCTGTAGTGGTATTGGCACCAGTCAGTTTCAAGTAGTTACTGAATTCACTGCCACCTGAGATATTGCTCCAGGCACTCCAATCACCATTAGCATTGGTGGTATAGCGCTTGTAGATACGGTTATCGTCTTCAGGGAAGTAGAGCTGAATACCTTTATTGGCAGAAGGCAATACCATCAAGCTACCTTTCTTATCTACTGGGTAGTTAAGAGAAGTAATGGGGTTAGTGCTGGCTTCTAGAGAATAGATACCGGTACCGTTATCTGCAGTTAAGGTATTCAAGTTGACAGAAGGACCTAGAGGACGACGAGCTAGGTAGAGGTTACCTAAGTCAGTATCATCCAAAGAAACCGCTACGTTGTTCTTACCAGTCTCTTTACCTAGCTTCACGACTTTGGAAAGATTCTGGCCAGTACGTTCAGCGACTTCTTGTCTGGCACCTGAACCCATGGAAACAAAGGATTCGGATGCATCGTCTAATACTTGTTCACTTATGTCTTCTTTAGCCTGGGTGTAAGTCTTACCACCAAACTTCAGTGCATTAGGTGCATTAGCTACCAAGTCATTCACGTCTTGCATTAAAGCAGACAGAGTCTTATTACCCAACTGAGTAGCATTGACGTTTTGCTTGGCTTCAGCAATGATTTCCTCTTTAGACTTACCACCCAGTAAGGTGATAGAGGATTTCAAGTCAGCTAACCACTGGTCGTAAGTCTTACCAAAGAGATTGTCTTTTAACCAATCACGATACTGCTCGGGTGTCTTACTATTGAATTGTAAGGCATTCTTAGCAGTCAATTTAGCTACAGCAGCCGGTAAGAAATTAGGATCACTGTTACCAGAGGAAGCAATCAAGGCATTCATGCGCTTAATTACGTCGTCCATCATCTCGCTATAGGAGAGGTTATTGAACTTAGTGGTATTCTGGGCAGTACCTTCTAATACGAAGAGTTTGTATTGATCTGGAGTTCTACCATCTACCTTCTTCGTGTCTTCGGCTTTCTCAGTCTTACCGAGTTTATCGGCTAAGAGTTCATCTACCTTAGCTTTGGTATAGACACTGATGTCATCAGCCGTTAAACCATGTACGTTACCACGGGCACGGATGTGGTCATCTAGGCTAGGTTTAATGTAATTGTCGATAATATCACGTACACCACGAGGAGTAACGTAATAGTTATCGGTATTATTGCTACCCTGATTCAGGGGTAGAATGCCTAAGTTTAATACATTGTTTAAACCTAAGTCTGCTTTGGAGATGTTACGCAGTTTATTGGTTACGATGGTGGTGACAATATTCTCTAACTGAGTAGTGTCATTACCGGTAATCTGTCGAATAGCGGCAATGAGGTCTTTTACCGTAGTCAGGTCTTCCACGTTGTGGTTGTGGCTAGTGGGTGGGAACTGATACGGTAGATTGGCTACTTGTTCCCAGGTAGAGAGTACTGGGTTGTGTCTCCACTCTGCCAGAATCTTCTGGATTTTAGTCGCCGTTAAGTTCCAATCACCACCGAGTGTACGGTATTCTAACCACAAGTCACCAGAGAACTGACGGTTAATAAACTGCAATGAACCGTAAAGCGGTAGACCAGTAGAAACGGTACCTTGGATGAAACGGAAACCAAATACGTAGTCTACCCCTTCAGTGAAGTACTGTTTTACCCCTAGATTGGTTTTTGTGTATACCTTGAAGTCACGAGTAAAGAAAGGGGCGTAATCCGGAATCAGGTAATTGAAATCGTAACTGTTTCTAACAGTAATGGTGTGTCGCTCATCCAGGATTAAGTTATCCGGATTTCGACACGTAGGGTCGAATGCATAAGGTGCCGGCATCTTATACCTCCCCTAGGGAAATAGATAAAGTAAGCATTAAATCGCTCCTTATTCTTTGAAAAATAGCTATATGTCTTGTTTGATTACGTAATAAAACATAGGCCTTAATGATGTTGGTAATTACTGTAGAAAGTAATTACATTACAGCTATATTGGCTAAATGTTCATATTTTTAGATTCCGGAGGTTACGCGTTATGCCTTATAAGATTATTTCCGCGATTGGTAAGGTAATCGACTCCCAAGCCAAGTGGGAGAAAGTCGATTTAGAACACTATCCAGTGCGAAGACTCTATAAAAGATATTCTACTATCCGAGCCAGTCTAGAGAATCCTTATACTAAAGAGAAGGGTTCTGTACTGGTGGATGATTACGAAGCTGAGATTCGTGATGAAACCAAAACCTTTAAAGATTACTTAGAGAGTATTGGCGATAGAGCATTGCCATTAGGTAATCTCAAGACGACTTTAAGTAAGAAGGGATTACTCTACCATGAAGCACTGAGTAATCGCTTTAAAGTTTCTCCTGTACAGAAAGGTAAATATCCAGACGGTAATCTGTCGGATAAGTACAGCTATCAGGACTTGTTTATCACGAAAGAGAAGGTAGACCCAATAGACCTATTTAAGCATACACTGATTACTGTAAACGGTTATGTCCATGCTACCGATGCGAATGCTAGAGGTTTGTGGGTAACTAATGGATACGAAACGATTCGTAAAAGAGACAAAATCTGTATTGGGGTGATTAGTTTCGAGAACTTAGGTGAATTGAAGCAGATTCCAATTACAGAGAACATGATTTCTAAGTTTAATCAGGATGTAGACCTGTATCAGGAATGCTGTATTGATATAGGGGAAGATTGTAGTGAGAAAACCATTATGCTGGTAATAGGTGGCTTTCTCCATGTATTGGATTACGATGTCTTTACTCGTGTATCCAATAGTGCGATTAAGATTAAACTGAAGAATACTCCTCTAATGGAGAGAATTCACCTCTCTATGGAAGATTTAAACATTAGCGATACTCTATTCGATAAACGATACGGTGAGACTAATGTTAATCTAAGAGACCTCTACGGTGATGAATTCATTAAGCAGTACTTAACACTGAGCTACTCCTTTATTGTATTACTGGATAATAAAGAGGTATTTAAAGAGATTACTTATCCTCAACAGAGAGGTATACCGAATAACTACTTAACAGATAAGTTACCTTTATTGCCCATGATGACTAGGTTAGGTAAGTTCGAGGAATACGTTTATGTACATGATGTAGATAAATACGTATTAGAGACTGCTGATTGTCAGTATAAACCTAGAGTCTACAATACCAGTTTCCCTTTAGTAGAGGATAGTTACTATAATGCTGCTTGTACTCCTACTAACAGAAGGAGGATACCAGTAGCTTACTTCTACAACTTATTGACCTTCCTATAGGGCAATAAGCAGTGAGTGCTACGCCAGTAGTACGAGCTAATCTTCTTACAGGAATGTAAGAAGGAGAGTGAGTCTAGTAAACTAGACGAGCTAATTTACTGTCTTTCTTGTAAGGTAATAAACACTAATTTAGACTACTCTCTACTACCTCCAGTTAGGTAGTAGAGAGTATTGTTTTTGCTGTATTTTATTAGCTTGTTATAATTCCAAAGTCTATGAGAGTAAGTTTAAAAATTCCGTATAATTATAGGAATACGTTAACCTAGGTAATTATCAGAATTTCAATACTATCAAAATCCTCTAAAACCCTTACCAGTCAAGGGTTTCAAGAGATTGATAAAATCACTCCCATTATAAATTATATAAACTAACCATTATCGCACTATTCTCAACTACAAAAAACAAGTCAAAAAACCAATTATTTTCTCTGCGATCTACACAAATGGCAAACGAGCGGGATAGGGCGCCCGCGAGTGAATGCAGCGTGACACCAAAAACCACTGTTCTACACCCTAGAATTTTCAGTTAGTCGATAAAAAAGAGATGTACCGCCTAATTCAGTATAGTGTCTTCTAACCACCATACCAAACTAGACGGTACTGAATGCCTTATAAGTCTACTTATCCCTTCCCAGGAATAGACTAGCTAATTCAACCTACAAGGACTTTTTAAAATGCACAATATAGATAACGAACCAATTAGCTCTACAGGTCACATAGCTGACCTGATGGAACCTTTAGATTCAAATATTCTAATCAAAGAACGGATTATTAGAGAGTTACTAAACATCACCCCTAAAAATACGATAAGGCATAAACACCTATTAGATTCTACCTTTATTGACAACGTTACTCTACCTGAACTAAACTTTATTCTAATGGACCAAAGGAAAATGAATCTAGCTAAAAGCAATAAAATCAAGCAATCCCTTAAAACAAATGAAGACAAGATAAAACAATACAACAGTAAAGACTGGTTAGGGTTTAGACTGCCTATAGACAGAAATAAACTACCTATTAACCACCCTTTAAGAAACCCTTACTTACCCGTACCTACTCGTAAGAGCCTGAAGTGGAGATATAGCTTACCAATTGAAGATTACAGTACCCAGTTTAGCTATCTTAAGATTAAAAACCTAATCAACATCCTCATGATAGAAAACGAAAGTATATTGGTTGTAAGAATAGACTTATTTGGAGAAGATGAAAATATTGATAAGATAAACGATAGGTTTAATACATTATTACGGGAGAGAGCTTACTCCTTTAGAGGTTACTTAGACTATTGTGCTGTTAGAGAGAAAGGGGAGAAAAATATAGGGACTGGTGAGGAGGGTATTCACTTACACGGCTACTTTTTCCTAAAAACTGGTAGCAGTATTACTCAATTTGTCACTGGAATAGGCAATAGGTGGCTAGAATTAGGGGGTAAGAGGTGGTATAGCAGAAACTTAGATACTTACCGATTACCTGACAAAAGCGAAGTCTTAGGTAAAGTACAGAGAAGTGATTACTTCAAGATAGAAAGACTATTGCATTGCATGAAGTACCTACTGAAAAACCTAAGTAAAAGAGATTGGTTAATCGACAGTGAAGGCAACAAAAGACGCAGTCGTCTCTTTACCTGTAGCCACATTGAAAACAGAATGTGGAAAGTCCATGAGAATGAGAGATTGTTTAATCTAAACCTAGCTCCTTACAGCTACCAATGGTTATACCGAATAGGTCTGAACTACAACGATACAGTCTTTAAAGGCAGAGAACCACCTATTAAGAAAAGGCTCATGAGGCCAGTCTCTCGCTACTTAGAAAAAAGAAAAGTAAACGTAGAGGATTACAAGAGAAAGATTAGGTAAAGTAGGTAACGAGAGTAATCTAAATACTAAGAATAGTGATTAGAGAGCCGTAGAGGTACCTAATAGCTCGATTAGAGGGTATGGTGGTAGGGTAGCCTACCTAAAGACTTAAATGCTCTAAAATCGCAAAATAGAGCGACTTACAGTAATCTACCTCTTTCTAAGGTATTTCTAGATTAGACATTGTCTCAGGTGGTATTATAATAATCGCTTTATGCACTAAAGCTCATTTCTACGAGTCTTACTACACTCGCTCGTAGGGTACCTACTTCACTGGCCGTTTGTAGTACTCGCGTTTAGGTTGGTTGAAAAGTATGTGTTTTTGGTGCTTTGTGGGAAGTGAAAAATCCGCGAGAAAGTGATGATAGCTATAATTTATAAATAGGGAATAGCAATACCAAATGGCTGAAAGCCTTACCCAGTAAGGATTACAGAGGGATTTAGTGTTAGATAAGATAGAATAATTGTCTAGGTTCTATCGGTAAATAAACATGTAAATCCTTTAAATCCATCTTCCCTCTACTATCACTGAATAAAAGACACCTACTCTACTCCCCGCAATGAGGAGTAGAGTAGTGTAATCTTTATCTCATTTACGCTATTGTTTTCTTAGCTGCTATCAGGTAATGGTAATCACCAAACTTCATGGTTAAGAAGAGCTTACCATTTCGAATCACCCGAGTGTAAATCTTCTCCCCATTGACTACTTGACCATTATTCAGGGTAATCCTTTCACGAGGTAAAGCAGAGGTTTCTGTCATCTCCTCTGCGATATGCAGCATTTCCTGAATCTTAATACTCCACTTCTGGGTCGTAACATCTTGATAGTTAAAGTCAGTAGAAGTAGAGGGTACATCAATGTAATCAGGGAAGACATCAGTGATGTGGAACTTATTATCCTTATTCTCAGGAGAACCACAACAAATAGCTGCAATGCTTCTGTAATAGAGAGAAGTAATCTGCATGTGCTCCTTAATGTGCTCTTCACTCATGTCTGTCATGAAAGGAATAGCATACTTAGGTAAAGCATCCTTATACCGTACAAAAGGAGAATAGAGAGAAGCCTTAGACTTAATCTTATTCTCATTACTGAATACATCCCATTGTGGAACAATGATGAACTCACTGCGGGTAAAGATTTCTGGGAAGATGCGTTTCCACTCGTCTCGATTGTGTTTAGACTTACTGAGAATCTCAGCTTGTAGCTTCTCTTTAATGGCATCAATGTTATCTCCTGCATCACCCCAAATCAGGATATACCAATTGGTATCTAATTCAGGATTACCGGAAACAGGGTTATGCCACTTGAAAATATCCAATCTAAATACCGTAACCGGAGAATGGGCTTTCTTAGCATTAGCCTTTTTAGTCAATACGTCTACTGGTGTTTTAGCCAGCTCTTTCTCTACCTCACTTCTGGTAGAAAAGAAAATATCAATCTTATCTACCGGAGGCACGACTTCAATTTCGAATTGATCGTATTCACTCTGGAAAGAAGCATCACTGAACCACAAGTGAAAGTGATTGCCTGCTAGGTCTTCCCACACGACATACTGGGGACAATAATACTCCCCATCGTTGACAATCTCACCTACCTGAAAGTGCTGAGACGTAGTGCGGTGTAAGTCCAATAACTTATTCTTCAATTCGTCTTTGTAGATTTCTCTTGCAGAGGAAGTCAGGTAATCGTAGACCGACTTAGCAATGTCTAATGTGTAATTCACTTTCTCTACCGGTACAGCGATTTCGTTATTATTCTCACGGTAAGAAAATAATACCAGACCGATAGATTTATCAGTGTTATGTGAGTATAGCTGTACGTCTTTTTCGTAGGTTCTGCTTTCCGTGGAAATCTCACCGAAAGTATGCTCGACTAGACGGGTATTAGTCGTGAATAGACTATGTGTAGCAAAAGCTTTTAAAGATGTTGACATAATGAAATTTTTCCTTTATACTAAGGGGGAATACAAAACACGGTAAGGAAATACTGAAGATGCTTAGTATCTTTAACATCATTCGGGGGTTTATCTGGGAATGGTTTATGGGTAACGGCGTGTCCTTTAAGGACGCCCTAAAACATCATAAATCCAAACTAATTATGCTCGTCATCCTGACGATTTCTTTATGTTTAAATAAGGTTTTATACGACAGAGCTTCCCTGTGGAGAGACGCCTTTCGTACCCTAGAAACCAGGCAGAAAGAGTATAAAGAAAGAATCGAATTATTGGAGGAGAGCAACCAGAAGCTCATTGCTCACTTAGGCGAGCTACCCCCAGTAGAGAACACACCCGAAAATGTAAAAGAGGTAGCCAATAAGATTGTAGAAGATAGGAATGCAAAGAGAGAAGAAGTACTCAATGCTTCCGATACCAAGAGAGCCGCTTCCGAAGCTTATGGAAGAGACCCTGAGAAAATGCCTCTACCCAATAAGAGAAATTAGAACACCACCATCAAGAGAATTCTACTCACCGTTTTATCTAAGCTACCTCGATTAAATTTGATATTACGATACACTGGATACCCCCACTGAAAAGCAGGGGTATCCAGTATTGATTTATTGTTATTTTCTATTATTTTCAAGGAGCCACTTGTGTCTTATATTGGCAGCGGCATGGTTATCTACTGCGATGGCGGTAACTTCAGGGAAAACCCTGGACCATATGGTTGTGGATTGCATTGGTATACGTATTCGAATAAGCCTTATGCTAAGTTTCCAATCAATGGTCTCTTCCCGACTACCTTAGGTTATTGGGAAGGTAAGAAACCTGAAACTGAAGGCATTAAAGAATTCCCTACTGTGAATTCAGTAGAAGAATTTAGAAACGCTTTCATTCGTATTCAAGACGGCAAGAAGGTATTAAACGATAAACCTTACTTAGTCTTTATTGAGAAAATGAAGGAATACTCCCGTGGATTCCCTACTCCAGGCAGTAACAATCTGGCTGAATTAGAAGCCATGAAGAAAGCCTTAGCCATTATCTTAGAAGAGAAAGTGGATTTCACTCTACTCTACTGCGATTCCCAATACGTATTAGGGGGGTTGAAGCAAGTGGATAAATGGGCTAGAGAGAACTGGATGAGCTCTACCGGTAAACCTTTATCCAATAAAGAGCAGTGGTTAGACATCCATTACCTATTACAACAGATTAGAGAGCAGAAACTGCACTTTGCTCCTCAGTGGATTAAAGGACACGGAGATGCGAAAGCAGATAAACGTACCCTTTCCAATATCGCTAATGTGTTTGCCGATAAGATGGCTACCATAGCCGCTAATCTGGCTAACAACCTCAAGTACCAGGTAGACCTCACCCAAACCCAAGGTATTCTAGAGAGCGATATTACCCTAGAAGACCTAGCAAAAGAGAAGAAACCATTAAAACCCCATCCTCTGCTTTCCAATAAAAGAATGTATCTCTCTTATCAAGGACGAGAGGATAAGAACCTCTTCTTCCTAGGTAATCCTGGTAGTATTACTGCCCCTAAGAAACTCATCAACGGGGTAGAAAAGAAACTACCTATTGACCTCTATACCGGAAAGATGATAGCCGATACCCAAATCGCTATCCTCTATCTAGAGGGTGGTGACCCAATAGTCAACATGATAGAAGAAGTACAAGACATCTGGTTAAAGCAGCATTATCAGCACAATAACCTAATCTACTGCCTACAGATGGACAATATTACCTCTTCTAAGGTATACAGTGCTCTACACAAATACGGTAAGTATTACCTCTGTCGCCCTAAAGGGGTACCCAATCTAGAGACCATAGACGGTAAAGGTTTAACCTATGTCAATGACCCCATCTATCTAGCCATGAGGAATATTGACCAAATCATGGAACTAAACCATGTTTTGTCTCATTATACCAATAAAGCTGAACACATTAGGGAGATTGACTTAACCGAACACTTCTATACCACTAAGGAAATGACAGTAGAGAAGGATATTCAGGGTAATGAGAAGAAGAAAGTCTCTTTAGGTAAGTCTTTATTGAAAACCTTAGGTACAGATGTTATCTGTATTAAACCTAAGATTCAGTTCGACAATGGAATCGAAAAAGAGATTACCTTAAGCTTTGGAGTAGATCTCCCCTTACGTAATCAGTTTAAACAGATTGAAGATGAAATGCCTTCGGTAAAACTCTTACTCTGGCATGAATCCGGAGCAGTCTATCGTTATGCGGTTTTCATCGCTATGCACGAGAAGATAGATAGCAATACTGTGAGACTGATGAATTACGCGATTGTTCGAGGTACCTATTCGTCTCAATTCCTGGCTGAATAGCTCGTCTAGCTTCTATACTCGCTGTACTGTGTGGAGCTAGCCCAGTATTCAGTTTGTCTTTCATTCCAATGCTAATCCTGAGGAGCTAAGATCATGGGTAACCAATCTTATTTTCTTCGCTTTAGTTACTGGTTAGCCGATAAAATCTTCCCTGAAAGAATGATTCGGATTCTGTTTCTCTCCTCGCTATACAGCAGGCTATTTAAAGTAGAGGTTTTGGAAGATGATATTTTTCACAAAGTCAATGAGATTTTATCTGTCTGTGAAACCGATTCAGCCTTAGGCGTAGGCATGAAACTGAACCGAGTATTCTGGGATAATGTCGAATTGGGTGTGATTGAAACCCAATTGATTGATGGCAAAATCCAGATAGGTAAAGAGACTAAAGAGAAGATCATTCGTGAAATCATTGCTAAAACTCCCCGCTGGTTGCGTTACAGTAAAGAAGAGATGCAAAAAGACGTGGGGTGCTTAGTAGACAATCGAATGAAATTACAATTGTCTGTTGCTTAAATAGCAGTATACTACTCTACCTACTACCCCTAAGTGAGGTAGTAGGTAGAGTGCACTATCTATTCTGTTTGCCATTTACTGGAAATGACTTTCTATTCTGAATTAAGAAACTGACTAGAGGTTCAATCAGTGAAAATCATCAAACTCATTCTTCGAGGATGCTATCGATTAGAGTTCTCCTCGATTACAGAAATCGAAATCGACTTTACTAAGATAGGTAATGTCTTATCCATTATCGGTACCAATGGTAGTGGTAAGTCTTCTTTATTGCATTACCTCTCTCCTCTACCTGCTGACAAGGTAGACTTTACTAAAAACGGATACAAGGAAATCGTAATAGAGCACCTAGGTAATACCTATAAACTCATTAACGATTTTAAGGAGAACAAACACTCCTTTATTGATTTAGCTACCAATGAAGAACTCAATATCGGTGGTACAATTACTTACCAGACTCAGTTAGTGAAGGATTACTTTAACTACACTAAGGAAATCCATGCTCTTCTAACCGATAAGGAATACCTCACTCGTCTCTCTCCACAAAAGAGAAAAGAGTGGTTTACCTTATTGTGCGATACGGACTATACCTACGCTTTCTCGGTATTCAATAAAGCCAAGGAGAGACTAAGAGACACGGTAGGCGCTCTCAAGAAAACCAAACAGCAATTAGTCTCTGTCTCTCAAGGTAATCTCGAGAGTGAAGACCTAATGGCGATTAATAAGACCATTCGGGATAAAGAGGAAGAAATCGAATATCTAAACAATCTGGTTTCCTTCTCACCTGAGATGAATGACCCAGATTACCTAGAGGACTTAATCAGTAAGCAGACTAAGAATAATCAGGAATTGGTCAATTGGTCTAAAGACCTTTATCAATCCAGTGTAGAAGTCTATAAGCAATACATTCGTCCTGAAGACTTATCGGATATTCTTAAACACATTGAGCATTACAAGCATGAGAGCTATTCTCATTCGAACCGATACCGTACTGTTTTAGAGTCTTATACCGAAACAGAGAATAAGCTTTTAGAGATTAATCAATTAAGGTCCACTAGTCTAGAAGACCTATTGAAGGCACAAACGGAAATACAAGCAGAAATAGAGGGATTTGAGATTGATAAACACATTGATAGATTAGAGTATCCAGAATCGCTTCTAAAGCAGCTAAATGCTCAATACAACGAGATTAACCGCTACATTGATCAATCCCTTAAGATAGAGAGTGAAACGCTCTCCTATCGCCTCCTAAAGCAATATCAAGAGGAAATTGATACCTTGAATCATTCGATTAATCAGTCCAATGTCAAGATAGCTAAAGTCACTGAGAGAATCCATTCCATTAAAGAGAAGGAAAGACAAGCTAAAGTAGAGTGTCCTAATTGCCACCATGAATTCCATTTAGGTTATTCTAAAGAAGCTTTAGAGAAACTCACTCTCTCCTTAACTGAAGAGAAAGAGAAACTATCTACCTTTACTCACTCTTTAAAGGAGAAACAGTCTCTAGCGACTACTTTAAATCGAGATATTGAAGTATTGAAACAGCTCTTAACCATACTCTCTTCTTTCAATGGTTTGTTCTCTCCCCTAATCCAAGAGATTAAAGAGAAGAAACTCTACCAGAATGGTAGTTACCTCTATTCCTGTATTGATCAAGTCAGACAGGGATTAAAGGATAAAGTGAAGAAGAATGAGCTACTCTTACAGCTAAAAGAGATTGAAGAGAAGATTAAGAACCTCAATGGAGTAGATGAGAAATACAGACTCTCTTTAGAAGATACACTAATGAAACTCGAGAAAGAGTCACTAGACTTAAAAGAGAAACTATCTCACTTTGAGAGAAGACAGAAAGTCTTAGAGGATAAGCTACACTGCTATCAGGTCTACGATGATTATAGACGTCATGTAACGGATAAGGTAGCAGAACAAGAAAAGATTAACTTTAAGATCATTGAGAAAGACCTCTACGACACGGTACATCGAATCGTAGTGAATCTTAGAGAAGAGATTGCCTTACTCTCTAAGAAACAGATTAGTCTAGCCGGTAAGCAGAAGCAGATTGAATTATTAGAGACAACCGTAAAATCTCTAGAAGAGGAGAGAGTAGTCTTTCAAGCCATTATCGAAGCCCTCAATCCTCAAGATGGTTTAATTGCTGAAGGTTTATTGGGTTATATTAAAATCTTCTTAGCTCGATTAAACGGTTTCATTGCCTCTATCTGGTCTTATCCATTAATCGTACATCCGTCTAAGGTAGAGACAGGAGAGGAGCTCTCTTATCGATTCCCTATTACCGTAGGGCATTCTAATCACCTGAAACCTGATGTTTCACTAGGGAGTGATGGTATCCGTGAAATCATTAACCTAGCCTTCAAGTTCATGGTGATGAAGTCTCTAAAGCTGGATAATTATCCGCTTTACTTAGATGAACCAGGCAGAACCTTCGATGCCAAACATCGAGAAAACGTGATTAAGCTGATAGAAAGGCTAGCAGAGGAATTCCCTGATAACCAAATCTTCTTAATCTCCCACTACTTTATGGAGTATTCCGTACTCTCCGATATCGTGTATTGTGTTATTAGCGAGGACAATATCGTATTGCCTCCGAATAATATAAACACAGGTATCACTATTACTAGACAGTAAAGGAAACCAAATATGCAAGAATGGCAAAATAGATCCCAACAAGTAGGGGACCAAGTCCTCTTCGATAACCAAATGATGGCAGAATTCGCTGCTGTTCGTAAAGAACTCACCAGTGCTCTCTCTAGAGTCGATAAACTCGAAGAGATGTTAAAGAGCATGACCTTACAATTGATTGCTTATCGTACCGTGATTGAAACCTTACAAGAGGTACAACAGGTACAGCATCAAGCAGCAGAAGAAGCTGTACTAGAGCCTCATGTACACCCTACTGAAGAGACGACTGTCACTGGTTACTCTAACTACCCTTATCCTACTCATGTACCGACTGTTACAGTCATTGAGGAAGAACCAGAATTACCGGTAAGGGTAGAATTAGCAGTAGAAGAGAATAAGAAAGCTTATAACCTAGAGGAGGAAGTACATCAAGCTAAAGCTACTCCTTCTACCAAAGAAGATAATAAGTAATACCCAATGAAGCTACTCTACTACCCTAGAGATGGGGTAGTAGAGTAGTGTTCTATTATCATTTTAGTTCGTACTGTAAACAGCACTCACTTTACTACGTAGCACTGTTTTATAGGTTAGTCTACCTAGTCCTTATACAAAGAATAGCGATTACTGGCTCGTAGAGCGTCGTATAACGCGATTAACAATATAAGGTAGGCTACCCTACTATAGACACTCTAATCTCGATCTAAGAGCAAAATAGAGCATGTAGCTATACTCTCACTAACCATTCTCTCTATACTGCTATGAATTTTCCCCTATACTCTTAAAGGAAACCAAAGACATGACATTACTGAATCTCGAAGAAATGAGACACTGTAAGAAGGAGCAAAGCGAATGAGTACAATGCTGAATCTCGTAGAAATGAAACGAGGATATGGAGTGAAACGAAATGACGATGTTGAATAATCCCACTGTGGGTAGTAGAGGTCTCTGGAAGCTCAATAATCCCTTCCATAACCTACTCCCAGTCAATACCCCCTTAACCTGTACTGCTATCTCTAATTACGGACAATTAATCAACATGGGTACCGATGTACTCACTACTTATTACCGTAAATACAACCTAGCAGACTCTCTCTTCCAAGAACACATGGATAAGGAAGGCAGAATCATCTTCGTGAAGACAGACTCAGGTACTGTTTATTCCTTTCCTCTGCATTACCTAGAATCCTACCCTATCGGTACAGGAGTAGCCTACGTCACTATGGGTATCGGTATCCGTCTAGGTGCTTTACCTAAAGATGAGAATATTGAAGCCTTAATCGAGCAATTCCAGGAATTAGCCAATCTACAATTAGGTATCGATATTCAAGCAGAATCCATGGTCATGTCCGACATTTATATAGTCGATAACGTAGACCATGAAAGAATCAAGAAGGTAAGAGCAGAGAAGAAGAAGGAAAAGAAACCTACCTTAGAGCGATTACTGGAATTAACCAATACTGGAGAAGGGATTAAGACTAAACTGAGAATCGCTGAAGAGAAGGTGATTGAATACTACAACAAGATTCAAGAACTGGAGAATGAGATTAAACGCTTAAAAGGACAACCTTAATGCAGTAATAAAGACTATACTACTCTACTCCCCGTAATAGGGAGTAGAGTAGCTAGTATTCGTTTCAGTAATTAGTAAAGAAAAAGAAGCAAAAAGAAAGGATTTACTCTATCTAGTCTTAGTAGTCTAGTCTATTGGTATTAGTATTGTTATTAGAATAGAGTAGATTAAGAGTAGAATGAGTAATAGATAAATTAATACAGAATAGGTAACTGTTAGGACTATCTATCTATCTATCTTGACGCCTACGGCGTCATTAAGTATCTTCCTATACTCTAACCCAAGTAAGAGGAGAGAAACCTTTATATTCAATAGTTTCCTTACTCAGTCAATCCATTCGTTACACTCATTCCTTTCCTTCCTAGTAAACTAATTTCATATAAAGTCAAAGAGAGAGAAAGAAGTACCAACCTCTAAGGTTGCTTTAAGGGTACTTTGACTTTATAAACAAACTTCATTTTTTGTATTCGAAATACCTCCTAGTGTTGTCTGTTAAATGACAAACAGAAACGAATGTCTTTAATACGTTAACACTAGGAGTTTAAAAATGAATGGACAGGGTAACATTGGTGGTGATTTCTTGTACGATATTCCGGATACTCGTTTTAACGGTATTTACAAGATTTCACCTAAAGGAATCGTATACGATTGTAAGCTGAAGAGACAGGTTACTATTCGTTACGATAGGAACGGTAATGCTTGCTGTACATTGCGAGTAAATGACGATAGTAGAATGAAAAGGAAAATCTACCTTTCTCACTTACTTGGATTTACCTTCCTTAATTACGAGAAGATGGGTTTGGATTTCATTACCATTGGTTTCCAAGATGGTAATTCCAAAAACATTAGGTTGGATAACCTGATTGTAATCCATACTCTCAATGACTACTTCATTGACACACCACTACCTGACGTTAGTGATATGTTCGATTTAGACTAGATAGACAGAATACTACTCTCTACTCCTCTAGGTGGGAGTAGAGAGTAGTATAATCTATTAGTTTACTAGCGATGTTATCTTCTCATTAACACTATCCAATGCTACATTCAACATCTTAGTGTTATACACAGCAGCAGACAATGTCTCTACATTCTCAGCTACTGCCGCTACCGCATTAGCAATCTTCAGCATCAGTGGTTTAGAATAACCTTCTTTAGCTGCCTCCATTAAGTCTTTCACGTAAGTCATGGTGGTTTCAATGTTAGCAATCAGTTTCTTACGATTCACTTGATTAAGGTTATCGTTACACTGACGGGCTACACCGATACATTCTACCAATTCATTGCCATTACGGAAGACATCACCAAAAGCACGTGAAGGTACAATGTCATTGGCTACACGATGTAAAGACCATTCTTTAATGGCATTCTTCACTACCTTGTTCTCTTCCAGGTAATACTTATCATCGAAGAGAGTAGAATCCAGTAGTCCTTTTTCAGTAGAAATCACTCTACCGATGTCACTACGTAGTTTCTCTACTTGGCTCTGTAAACCACTGAACAAAGTAGAAAGTTTTAGAGATACCTCAGTATAGGGTAGGTAATGACCTTTCATGCCTACCGGTACTTCTACCTGGGTATCCAGTAAGTAAGCGTAGTTCTTGCTCAGTTTACTCTTATCCAGTTTACGTACCAGATTCTCATCCAGCTTCAATACACCGTAGTCATTCTTTTCCAAGAAACCACTAATGGATAAACGCAGTGTATTGTAGGTGTTTCTAAAGAGATTACTTAGCGTAGTAGCCAGACCTTCATTCGAGATATCCATCTCTTTTAGAGCAGAGATATCGCTTCTTAATGCCTCTACAGACAGGGCTACTGAGACATGCCAATCGTTTTTATCCATCACTTCAATTCCTTCTAAATATACTCTGATTTTTAATCGAAAACGAGACATCTAAATTCTATCGGTTCTTCCCAATATCTGAACAAAAAACCGATGCTTTTACATGCTATTTTACCCCATCTAATCATCATTAGACAGAACGGAGTTTTACATGTCTGAATTTTTTCAAATGCCAGCGAAACAGTCCCCATACCTACGGGTAAACTTAAACGTAGGGTGCTTGATGGACATCCCCACTGGCTCACCTGTAAAAGCCATTAATGGCCAATACCTCACCAATGGCGGGCATAATGGCTCCATTATCTTCGTGGGGCCTGGAAACTCATACAAATCCGCCCTAGCCGACTACGTCAATCAAGTCGCTGCCTTTCGAGCACACCACTTAAGTCCTGGACAAAAATACGATACTGAAAACAATACCTATATTCCTGGTCTAGAAGCCAGACTAAGAAGAATCGTCAAACCCAATGAACCCGATTGGTTCGAAGGAGAGAATCCTCGCTGGTTAGTAACAGAAGCATCGCTCTACAAAGGAGACGAGTGGTTTAAGATGGCTAAAGAATGGATGCTTTCTAAGAAGAAACAAGGTGCTTCTTTTAAAGTAGACACTCCGCTAATTAATAAAAATGGTAAAGCCATCAAGATTCTCTTGCCTACATTTGTTAGCATTGACTCCATTTCCATGTTTATTGTAGAAGCCGTTCAAGAGCTTTACGATAAAACCGACTTAGGTGATGCCAAACAAAACATGGTGGCCATGAACTCTGGTCGCTTCAAGAAAAACATGATTGACCAGCTACCAGACTTGTTAGTAGGTACCAATACCTACTTCACTGGTACAGTGCACTATGGTCAAGCATTCCAGTTAGACCCCTATGCACCACAACACAAACCATCCCAATACTCCGAAACCGGTAAGAAGTTAAAAGGGGTACCTGAAAACATCATGTTCTTGTCCACTTGCATGTGGCTAATCAAGAACGTAAACAAACTGCACTTTAAAACCGATAAGAACGTACAGAAGTACCCATTGAGAGATGCTGGTGAGGATAACAATCCCGATGACTTAAATATCGTCACCATGCAACAGTGGCGGTGTAAAACCGGTCCTTCTGGTTATCATTTGGAAATCATCGTTTCCCAGAAGTATGGTATCCTAGAGAACCTGACCCATTTCCACTTCTTACGCCAACATGGCATGTACGGTTTAACTGGTGAAATCACTGGTACCGATAACTTTAAAGATGTCTCTTGTGTGCTTTTGCCTGAAGTGAAACTCTCTCGTACGACTGTGCGTAGTCTCTTGGACGAAAACCATCGCTTATCTCGTGCTATTAGTATTTGTGCTGACATGCTACAGATGTCCCAGTACTGGGCTGAACACTTAAGAGCCATTGACAAACGTCTATTGGAGCTCACTCCTGCTGCTTTATACGAGAAAGTAAAACAGAATGGATACTCTTGGGACATGATTCTGGATACCCGTTACTGGTACTCTCTCGATGATACGGCACATGAGCAGTTAGAGCTCTCTACTTTAGACATCATGAGAATGGCTTTAGGTACTTATCATCCTTTCTGGTTAGAGAGTGATAAGAAGACCATTAAGAAGAAGTATGCCAAACAAATGGTGAATGCTTCTGAAACGAATAGTCTTATTGAAGACAACAGTGCTAAAGCTAAACGAGAAAGTGCTAAATAGTCAATTTTAAGGAACAAATGCAATATGGATACTTTGGATCAAGTAGAGTACGTCGACATTGATAAAGCCAATGAAGAGTACGAAAAGATTACCGGTAAGAAGGAATTAGAAGGTACTGGTATTAAAGACGAGTCTTTAGAGGCTTTTGTCACTGACCCTAATCTCATCCTGAGGGATGTGAAAGCGCTTTGCGAAAAGCATGAAATCGATTTTGTCGGTATGTTTAACGAGATGGGTTTTAATAAGAATACCTTTAAAGCCCTCTTGGTAAACAAACCCATTACCGAGCAGATTTACGTCATCAATCGTGAACTGAATCTCTTGATTTACAAACTCGGTGTTGCTTCAGGTGTTTCTACCCTGAATGCCCGTACTCTATTGGGTGATGTATTACCTTCTAAAGAATGGTTAGAGTTACTGGATAAAACCATCTTCCCTTACATGAGTGAATATGGTAAACATGGTAAACTCGATAAAGATTGGTTTGTGAAGAATGAGCAAGGTGATGAGATTGAGGAATTGGCTGAATCTCTACGAGACCTGGCTACTGTACAAGGTGAACTAGTGAAAGAAGCTGAAAAAGCCAATCAGACAACTGTTGGTCTCTTCGATGGAGAAGAGAATCTTTCTCTCACTCAAGGTGAAGACACGGTCAGTGGGGAATTCACTACCGAGGAAGTCAATCAAGCCATTGAAGAATCCCAGCAAGGTGGTGAGATTACCGTAGAGGAAGAGACTTCTGTAGAAGAACCTAAACTAATTTAATCGATAGATAGACACACAGTAGTCTGAATGACTACTGTGTGTTTTATTTCTATTTATATTAGCTTAAGAAGGACAAAGACAAATGAGCCAAATTGAAGCTAGAAAAAAGGCCACCGATTACGCAGTAAAGTTGGTGCAAGCCATGCTGCCTAAATCAGATAACGGGGAGCGTACCCGTAAACGTTTAGAGGCATTAAGCGATAAAGAATTTGAAGAATTGATGGTGAAATTCAAGAATGAAGAGGATTACCTACAAATCATCACTCCGGTAGGAGAAGATGATTACCGTTTGGATATCGATAATCTACAGAATGTAGCGGATAAGTATAACATCAACTTCTACCACAAAATCTGGATGTATTCGGATGACGGTTCACGTGAACTCTCCAATAAGAAGTCCATGGTACTGCACCTACCTGTCCGTATTCAGCAACAGATGATTTCTAAGAAAATCTCTATTCCTAAAGACAATAGCCACATTGATTCCTTCACCCTTCAAGCTACCGGTAGTGAATCTAAAGGTGGTCGTATCTCCTATCCTGAGGTAAACAACCTCTTATCCATGGGTCTGATTAAGACTGCTGAGGAAATGATGCACTTTAGGGGTGGTTCTGAGAATGGTAATCGACTATTGGAGCAATCTATTGTTAAGATGGGGCAAGCATCAGCTAATGCATTGAAGCCTTATACCGGTCAAGTAGGAGCCAATAAGATGCTACACTCTTACCTAACTGCCATGATGCTGAAGTCCACATTACTATACTGAAAACCGTATAGTAAACGCATCCTTCAGCCAAGACTTTATCTACGATAAAGCGATGCTGAAGTCTACCTTACTCTATTAGGAGAAATGAATGGAAACCAATTTAGCATTAGAAGACATTGATCTCAGTAACCTGAATAAAACCGATAAAGTGAAAGCCAATTACCTCAAGGCCAGTGAATACCTCACTAACCTAAAAGAAGAGGTAACAGAATCTCCACTAAAGCAAATGGAGTATCGTCTATACGAAGTCTTTGCTCAGGTACTCTCTAAGTGCAGTGATAAAGACTTAACCAAGATATACAGTACGATTGATTCTCTTCGTTATCGGTACAACCTAATCGATTACCTCAATTACGATACTTTAAGTGAATTGAGTAAGAAACACTTAGGTCCTAGAGGACTACCGGATTCCCTACTCTCTATTGCCTTACACCAGGTATACTGCTTATACGTAACTCATTACCCCAATGACATCAATAATCTCATGGGTAAACTGATAGACGAGCAAAGTAGTGCGGATACCAGTTATTACGAAAAGCTTGTAAGAGATAAAGACAATCGCTGGTTAAGGGTACTCTTAGCCTTAATCTTTACCTTTAAGGAAAACTATCGTTATTGTATCAATAACTTCATTATCTACTACTCCGATTTAAAGGAGTAATGGATGATAGCGAATGATAAAGAAAAAGCCAAATCCCATGGTATCCTAGTGGATATTGATTGCTTATTCGATACTCGCTTAGCTGTATTAGAATCCATGGATGATATTCTCACGGAAGAGATACTCTTAAACGGATACTTTACCCGTGAGCGAGATGACTTCGATGGAATAGACTTACATGAGTTTAGGAAACGTTATAAAGAGAGAAACCTCAATACCTTACAGCACTCTAAACCGACTACTCTTTTAGTGAATTTAAGAGATACCGTAGCCAGGTATATCTACAATTCCACTCGTGAAGGTAAGATTAACCGTACTGAGCTTATCTTAAACATCTATCCGTATCAGCTCAATAAGGAAGAGATTAACGATTTTGTACTGTGTCTAAAGTACTATACTGATAACATGGTACCGGTAAGGGTAATCAATTCCCCTTATACGGATATCACTCCTGGTTTTCTAGATGAGAATGTAGTGGGTTTCTTTACCTACGATTGGTACGATTGGTTACTGTACCATTGGGTACCTTTATCTAAACACAGACTAGATTCGGTGGTGATGATGGTACCTAAGGTCTTCCCTCTCTCTAGAAAAGAAGCTGCTGACCAGATTAGGCAGATTGAGCAGGAGAGTAAAGACCTACTCTTACCTAATGATGGGATCGATGAATTGTTAGAAGAAATGGGTAGTAAAGAGGTATTGATGGAAAAGCTATTCAGTTTACTGATAGGCTTTACCTTTGTCGATACTCGAGAATTCTGTATTGTACTACCAGATGACTTTGTACTACCTACACCTGAGAACAAATAAGACAAGACTACTCTACTCCCCGTAATGAGGAGTAGAGTAGTGTCTATCTAACGAATTGTTAGTAGTGGGTCTATTTTCACTCTAGATTGAGTTTTTAGTACGAAAGTGCAGAATGAGCGTAATTCGCTCTATTTTGCGATTATACGCGATTTAATGCAAAATGGTACAAAGGTATTACCTTATAGTCTAATCGCCTTCTAAGAGCTTCTATGGCTCTTTAAACGCTATTAGCGTTTAACTCACCTTACTACGTAGGGTTCAGCAATTGCTATTTACTGTTTTAATGAGGTTCACCAGATTCACCAGCCGAGCAGGTGTGGTGATGATGCATCAGTGATATACCACCGGCTTTGTGGTCTTCAGTAGAAGTAATGCTACCAATTTGGTTAATATCACCAGTAATCGTAAAACCACTACCACCACTACCAGGACTACCCGTAATCCCACCGGTAATATTGTAGTTACCTAATTGAGAATGTACAGGTGTTTCTGTATCCCATCCGGCTGAATAGTTACCAGTCTTATTAGTGGATTTCTCACTAATGGTAGAATCCGCTACCGTACTCATGTTATCGCAACCAATATTGATATTGCGCTTATTGATTTCGATAAAAGCACCGTCTGTCGTCTGTAAACGGATGATGTGGTTCTTAGAATCAATTCTAATCATGTTGTCAATATCGTCTTTCAGGACAATGAATCCTTCTTTAGCATTGACATTGATGTCGTAAGCCCACTGTTCTCCATCTGACTTAGTCGTATGGATAAGATTGACTTCTTTTCTTAGTGTAGAAACACCTTGAGTCCAAGTAGCATTAGGGTCTTTAGTGTGGTCTACACTTTCGTTCTTGGTATTAGAGTAACCATAGACACGTTCTTCTAGCTTTTGGTAATTGTCCGTATTAGTCGTAGTAGACCAATAGAAGTAGTCTGTATTGGCTTGACGCCACAACATCACCTTAGCACCACGTCTGACATTAGGTGGTGTCATGAGGTTAGGGTCCTGACAATACCACTTAGCTTTAATCGCATTAGAGGTGCTGATTTTTACTGAGGAGGTACGACCAAAGGAATCCGTAATGGTTTGGCTAGTCTCCTCCATGGCATCAATCACTTCACCATCTCGCATGGGCAGAATCGATTGTGGATAAACTGTTAAAATATCCGTACCTAATTCTAAGTTAACAGCAGCAATCCCTAATGAGTAAGGCGTTAAATTATTCAATGTAGTACTCATTCTTCGTACTCCATTTCATTTCTTCGAGGTTTAACTCAGTCATGTCTCTTTACTCGCCGCCTTTGAGTTGTTCGAGTACTTCAGCTTCACTAAGCTGCTCTGTACCGACTACTAGCTCATCATCGTTAATCTCACGAGAGGCATTGGGTAGTTCGATATCCATGTCTCTTCTAATTTCAGGATTAACACTGGGTGTATTAATTGGACGACCAATGACTTCGCTAACAATAGCAGCCACTAGGTCTTTAGAAGCATTATTGGATTCCTCATCTACCGCTAAACGAGCCTGAGCAATCACGACTTTATCATTATCAGCCATGGCTTTTAATGCGACATTAATCATGTCTTTATCTGCCAAGATATTGTCCTGGGCTAGAATACCTCGAGCAATCAATTGCCTTAACTTAGTATTCTCATCCAGGATACCTTGTCTATCGTGTTTAGAAACACTACCATTCACGGAGAATGCTTCGATTCCCAGTGGTGGTCTACTGCTTTTAACAGTAGCATGATCTTCGATAAACTGTTCCATCTTTAATGTTCCTTCTAACACCTATATTCTAGAAGATTATAGGGCTATATTATTGAAGTGATAAGAGACGTGATTTTGAAAAGAATAGAATCATTTCAAAAACTCACGTATTCTAATGCATCTATTCAAAGAAATGTACGTAAATACGAGCGTTCCAAATTGGAGTATTATTCAAATGCCGAATCTATTAAACAAAATTCACTCTTTTCTCTCTACTAGTAAAGAGAAGATAAAAGAAACATTAAGAGACCATGAAAAGGAAATACGAGAAAAGCACTTAGCTAATGTCGCTTTATTTAAAGAAAGTGATAACAACATCACGACTGAAGAAATGGTCGATAGCTTACTGTGGTATTTTCAAAACCAGTTAGAAAGAATAGACTATCTGGGTGATGAGATTCCCAATACCTACTTCATGGAATACGAAGAACAGGTATATGGGTTAAAGTACAGAGAGAACACTTACCTCACGGTAGAAGAACAAACCAGACTGAATACCTATCTTAAGTCATTAGACCTAAGAGATGTTGCTCGAGTATTCATGGTGAGTGTTACTGACAATTATTATACTTTAAGGAAGTACCTTAGGTATAATGCAAGGGGTACCGATAAGGAGATTTTATCGAATTATCTGGTATCGGTTATCAACCTACTAAAGGAAGTAAAGCGCTTACAAGCGTATGCCGTATTAACCCGTATAAGGTTTGCTATCCTAGTAGCCTTATCGGTTAATGAAGTGGTAGATGAATTGGTCATTTACCGTAACTAGTATATTCTCCACCTAAACCGTGGAGCCAATGTTGAATCTAAAACTAAAAGGAATCTAACGATGAGCATTAAAGAAAACTTACAGTTGACTGGGTTTAGAAAGATCACCGAATCCAAAGATGGTGCGATGCAGGACATCCCTGCCACTTGGGGTGGGGTACTGGCAGCACTCTTGCGGAAGATTGTGAAAGACCGTTACGACGGTAAGGGTAAAGTAGATTGCCCTCAGTTCGAGGATGAGAAAATCACCTTCACCCAAATGGAGGAGATCATCGAATCGACTCTACAGAAGTACAACAATAACACTCTTTCAAGAAATGACTTGAATGCCGAACGTTCTCGTCTCTTGAAAGAGTTCTCTCGCGATTTCATCTCAGTGAAAGTACTGGGTGAGTTTCTGCACATTCTGGATTTGGAATGGGTAGACATTTCCATCAGCATGCAGCGTAAATCCGGTACCGTGAAATCCTACACCTACCACATCGGTAACATGGGTGTCAGCGACAATGTGGTACCTGACCTGACTCCTGAATACATCAAGAAGTCAGGTATTCACGATGAAGTACACAAAGCTCCTGAATCCAATCTGGCTAACTACCACGAGAAACGCAACAATTCTCGTCGTCCTCGCCGTCGCGATACAGAAGGAGCTGAGCAAGAGTAACAATAGGGGGCAACATGAATGATAATCTTCAGCGTTATCCGAAGATGAAGAAGGTGGATTTGAGTAATATCAACCCCAGTCTAGATGGGGTAGACCATACTCGAATTGACAAAGTAGCCAATACCCTCTTAGGCAGAAACCTAACCATTGAATCACACCGCGTGTTCCATCACCCGCAATACGGTTCATTCGTATCAGTATACACCGCTATTCAGTGGTACAAACTGAAGGAGAAGAATGACAAGATTAGGGAGATGAATGGCAATGAGTTGAGGGATTACCTATCGGAATTGGCTAAAGGGAAAGAAGAGAGTATCTTCAATGAGAAATACGTATCCGATGCAATCATGGAAACCTTTCTCTATTATTCGATTCTATCCTCACCACCTCTATTAGAACTCTTCTTGAAGAACGATAAGCCGTTTGTGGCTTATTACATTGACGAGAAAGGTAAGTTCAAAATGCGGGATAAACAAATGACCCGTGTATTGAACAAACTGAAACCTAAGTTAGTGGAATCTTCTCAATTAGAGAAATAAGCTATAGTCTCTCTATACCCAGCAACAGGGTATAGAGAGACGAACCTATTACTTACTTCTTTTTTAAATCGTAATATTGGCTTTAAATTCAGAAGGCGTAACCAATGACTTTACTGGTTTGGTTTTATTACCCATAAACTCAGAGAAGTCTTTTCTCAATTCGGTATCATGGTTAGTCGTCGTCTGTTTAAACACTGATGTCAGCAATACCAATACTTCGTTCTTATCGTCGGTATAATTGTAATGCAGAATACCAGAAGTATCCGTATCCTTCAAGTAAGCTTTACTAGCCAAATTAAGGGTAGCAATCTTCTTGAAGTCTTGAGAAGCATCCATAAAGGGTTTTAGATTAAATCCTTTACGTGAAGGATTGCTTCTGTCTACCCAGAGGAATTCACCTCCTCTAAACGCTTTAATCACTTTCATGATTAGCGTATAGTTCTCTTGTGGTGTTCTCTGTCGATTGAATACAGTGTTGTTGCTGTATTCTTTTAACATTTTACTAATCACATCACCACTCACTTTCTCCATTCTTAATGGATCAGAATGAGCAATAGCAGCTAGCATGGTTTCGTAATCACCGTTCTTAGCTAATTCTGGTAATAAGGTAGAAGCAATGTCCGTACCCATATTCCAGCTATTACCTTCAGCTGAATTGGTTTTAGGATTCCATTCCTGTACTAACTTCTTCCATTCTTCTTTTAGAGCAATGCCGGCTTTAGAGTATTCGGAGATAATCCCTGTTACAGCTGCCTGTATTGCTTGGATGTCTTTAATTACTGGTAATTCTACCCCCAAGATACTTTTAGCTAATGCCTGAGCACCATCTAATACATTAAGATTACCGCTCTTAATCTGTTTATAAGTATCCGCTGCTTTTACACCCATTTGGGCAGCAGCTTGAATCTTATCGACAATACTGGGGTCCATACCCATCTTCTGCATGGCAGACTTAGCACCTGGTGCTAGATTACCTACTGCATCTAGGATATTACCACTCTTTACCTTTTCTCCAATCTCTCTTGCTTTGGAGATGTAGCCAGTAATCTTACTGAGCATACCGACACCACCTTTTAAGGAGGAGCTAATATCCCCTAAACTCATGGTGGTACTGAACTTATAAAGGGAGTTAATGGTAGAGGAGAGCTCTGCTTCGTAAGCATCTTTAGTTTGTAGATTCTTGTCCTCTACCGAGTTAAATACGGTTACTTTTTTATCTTTCTCACTATTGGCACCGGCAATAGTGGATGATTTACCTTTTCCTTTAGCTTTCCCTAAAGCACCTTTAGCGGGGATAGGGGAACGTTTGTTCTTAGCCATGTAAACATACTCCTGTTTATTTCAAATAGCTGAATAATCTAATTTCACAAATAAACCTACTAGCCAATGGCTTAAACGTTTTCTCTGACTATACTATTCTACTAACTATTTCTATCATTTCGGAGGTAGACCATGGCAGCAGATAGAAATTCTGCTAAATTTAACGATAAGAACTGGGTAAGAGACCTGTTCTTAGTCGGGAAAGAAGACTTAGACGGTATTCCGATTGAAATGCGTACTTGGTCTTCAGCTGACTTTAAATTCCAAGATACTGGACTAGGGGGTTCTTTAGTGATTAACCCTCTGCCTCAACCTAACTACTTCAGTGACCCTTTAAATCCCAATAGCTTCATGGCAGGAAAAGGGATGGATGGTTTAGGTCCTTACTTTAGTGAAACCTACGATGATAACTATCGTGTGGTCTCATTTAGAGCAGGTACCATGGCATTTAACTCATTAACTGGTTTCTTGCTTGGTATGTACTCACCTGCTGGTGCTTCTCTAGCCAATAAAGGCAGGGGCGCGGATTACATGTTTATACGAGCCGCCTCCCAGGTATTAGCTGGTGCTGTTCGTTTAGTAGCCTTACCATTCATTTTGGTGGGTCTGGTAGGTAAAGCGGTCAACTTCTTCATGAGAAAGCCCAGTGGACGTTACGCTTACCTAAAACCAGCGATGCCACTATACTGGACAGCCGTACAGACGATTGTTAACCACTTCATGGTGAACCTAGGTTTACTCTACCCTTCAGCACCACTCGATGTCAATGGTAAACCAATTAGTGGTGAAGGTGTGGATTTACCAGCACCTACCTCAGCGGTAGAGTATAACCACCTCACTTCTCTGTTTCCTGATATTGCTGATGCACTGGGTATGCATCAAGGTGGTGTTCAGTTAGACGTATTTAAGGTAGCTACCCGAGCTCAGCGTCTAGCTCACGCCAGGCAAGAAGCTTTAATTAAAAGTACCAATATCAATAAAACAGCAATGAATTCTCTATTAAACAGGATATACCAAGAGAGGTCTGGTGGTCGTTCTGGAATGAGCTTATCCGGCTATATCCAGAATTACCTAGCGGCTGCTCCTTATAAAATGCTGTCAGGTAAGGAGGAACAAGATAAAGGCGCTGCTGGGGCTAGTGGTGGCAGTGCAGCTAAAGCTGACTCAGCTGACTCACCTACCGAAGAAGAAATTAGTAATCCGTCTTTTAAAACATTACTGGAGTCTGAATTAAGAGACGGTGGTGCATTTATATCTTTCAGGGTAGATGATACGGGCTCAGTATCCGAGTCCTTCTCTAATAACTTTAAACCTTCTTCTCTGGCTGAAAAGATTAACTCAGCAGCAGCTTCTTCACGCTCTACTATGTTTAACATAGCGGGTGGTAATATAGGGGAGGGTGTCGTTGCCAATGTGGTAGAAACCGTGGTAGGCGGAGTAAAGAATTTATTCGAGAATGCGGTTGCGGCCATTGGTTTAGAGGGTCTTTTGATTATGGGTGGTGGTGGTACACTGGATATGCCAAAATACTGGGAATCTAGTGAAGCACAACAACCTAAACCAGGGTATTCTTTCACTCTAACTTCACGCTATGCCAATAGAAGAAGTGCACTAAATGATATCTTCATTCCTCTTGCTTGTATCATGGCACTAGCACTACCATTGTCTACTGGTAAACACTCCCATTCTAACCCATTCTACCTAGAGTTTTACGATAAAGGTAGAATGCAGACTAGATTAGGCGCTATTGATTCTCTATCCATTAGTCGTGGTGATGGTACAATGGGATTTACTCCTGATGGACATGTGATGTCTATTACCGTAAACTTCAGTATCGTGCCCATGGAAGAAACCATAGCGATGCCGATATCAGAAACCTTCAATGTAGAGAACAGCATGTTTAGGATGCTTGGTGCTTCTTTAGTAGGCGGTGTAGTGGGTGCTGGTGGCAGTGCTTTGATGGATGTTGCTTTAGGTCTAGCTAATGACCTATTCGATGACGATACACCGTTTATGGATTACCTGGCAGTACTGAGTGGTTTAGGTTTAAATGAGCAGATTTACCTCTCTGATAAACTGAAACGTAGACTGCGTACCAGTGTGGCTAATATCCAAAGTAGCTTTAGTGTGGCTAGAATGGCTTCATTTACTGCGGATACCATGCCAGGACAACTCTTTTCAGCATTCGCTAACAAGAGAACTGAACGCTAGCGCAGTTCGAATTGCAGTGAGACTAGTTTACCTAGTCGAGCTAATAAGCGTACCGAAAGGTAGTTTGCAGCGAGACCTATTGAAAATAGAATACTACTCTCCTTACCCTATTACGGGGTAAGGAGAGTAGATTATTCTTTATTTATTTTTAAAATAAATATCAGCTACCTGTTTACTACCTTCAATGAGAATGGTATTAGACATACCTACTAAGAAGGGAGAGTTAACAATACGGTTGTAGATGGACTTAGTACTGAATACCATGTCTACCGGTTCACCTGGGGTATTGTCTTCTCGATTGATTCTAGGTACCTTATCTTCACTGAATACTTTAGCAATGGTATTCTTGAGCTGTGTGGCGATAACGGTCTTATCACCGATTGAGATGTTGTGCTCAGTCGTAATGGTAAACCGAATCACTGCTGTATCAATCAGTAGTGGTTTACCCTCTACCCTAAAGTCATCAGTCACTTCACCTGTCATTCCTTTATTACCTAAAGCCTTCTCCTTGTTATAGAGAATGTTATCGGTAATATTAGTAATCTTCCTCAGTGTTTCCGACATGTCCTCTTTGTCTCCGTTATAGAAGACTTCGATTCTATCGATTACACCTCGATAAGCTGATTTGGGCGAAGAGTTAGATAAGTTCTTCAATAAGTCAATAGACTCCTCATCGAACATTCCTGTATCTGCAGTAATAGAATCCTCGATAATACACAAAGCATCACCGATGTTTACTTCAGTACCAGGCTTCAGTATCTTGTGGACGTTTTGGTTAAATGACACCACTACGTCTTTAAATGCTGAAGAAACCACTTTGGTTTGGTTAGAGAAGGATTGACTAATGGCAGTCGAATCTTCGAAGGTATCTGCATTCTCCATCAGTGCTACTTTAGCTAGAGCACCATAGCGCAGTGCTAAGCTATTTGGATTCATGGGGTCTTTGGTGAAATACCCAGAATGATAAGCAATGATGTCACCTGTTTTTACCTTACTGCCTTCTTTTAGATTGGTTACGATGTCATGTGGGGTAGCAAATCCACCTGATGTACCAAATCTTCTACCTAGTTCTACTTGTTTAGTCGTACCGTCTTTGTATTTTACGGTAATAGCAAACTTGTTGATCTCGGTTACCATACCCTCTTGCTCTGCAGTAGCGCAGTAGCGGTCTGAACTTCTTTCTACGAGTTTACTATCGTAACCAGTACGAGTCGGTAATACTTTGTAATTCTCCGCTGAGAAGGTTTGTGCCCACTGCACTGCGGCTAGCAAGCTACGTTTTGCCGATTGTTTTCGATAAACTTCGTTACGGTTTACCCTGCCCTAAGGACAGCTCACTGTTTCCAGTAAGTCAAGACTATATCTTAGCTCGTTTATTAATACAGGTGTTGTACCTGTATTAACAATATCACTCGCTCCTTCTTATTTCGTTTTAAAGGATTTTATAATTTAAGCCATTCCACTTAAATCACCTACCACTAGGCACTACTCTACTTGCTTCTTCTATTCTAGAATAGAAGGCTTTCGATAGTCGTTGAACCCGAATCTCTACAAAGAGAGACTCTCGGCTGCTGATTGTCCCTATTGTTAAGATTGTCACTCTTTAAAGAGTACCTAACACCTAACGGGAGTTTCCAGCAGTTAAAGAAGGTTTAATGACGACAATTGTCTATCGTCGGTATCACTAGCAGGAGAAATCAACATCGCAGTAGACAGGACATTATCAGGTTTAATGTCTTTAATCAATTCATCAGTCGTACTGTTCTCAGTCATGCCGTAAAGATTCTTAAACTTAGGATTACCACTAAGATAAGTCGTTACACCGGCATCTGAAGAGTCTTTAGAGGCCTCTGAGATTACCCCTATACTCGTTGGGTGGTGAGCACGTGTGCGTTTCACCATGGCTTTTTTACTGCGTCCACCATTACCCACGAAGGTTACCTCTTCAGTACTCCTTAAGTCCTGAATCGGATTCAAATCTTCCTTCATTCGTTTAGAGGTATCTTTTAGAATCGATAACCATACGGCTTCAGGATTCAATTCAATGGGGTAATTGGCTTTAATACCATGTCTATTGTGTTCACGCATGGCTCTAACCAGTTGAGTATAAATCTCACCTGTCATTCTCTCGTAACCCACAATACGCTGTTCGGTAATATCCGTCTCGTCTTTGTGGTAACGATTCTTTAGCATTTCTACTGCTCTAAACAACAATCCACCAAAATCAGTCGGCTCACCCATTTCAATCAGGATACGTTCACTAATCGGATCAACGAACATGTTGTAGTACAGGTCAATCTCTTTTAAGTAACGCCCTGGAATCTTAATGGATTCTAAGAGATTAAAATAGGTATCTTTGTTGTTTAAGGAATAGATAGAAACGTTATTGGTTTCGTCTATCTTCAGTAGACTACCTAGAATTAGAGAGGTTTCTTTATCCTCACGAGAGAGGATCAGGTAGAAGTCATTAAACGCAATCACGTATTCATGGCTCTCTAGTTTAGGTCTGGTATTGATGGGTTGAGTACGGTAATGTTTAGGTTTAAGGTGAGTTAAGAGTTTAGCTAAACCAAACTTATAGCCTAATACGACAGCAATCGGTACTGCTTTACCCATGATGTCTACAGTAATAGACTCCACAGGAGCTTTTACGATATTGAGACCACAAATGTCTTCGATCGTACCTAACGGTACTAGACTACCTGAATCTAAGTAATAGAACTTGTCATCTTGGTCTACACCTAAAGGATAGTCCTTTTTATAGACACCACAGAAGAACAAGTGTTTACCTTCTACCTTACGTACTGCTTCCTCACCAAAACGCTCTTTAGCCTTATGGTAATCTAGGTAGACAAAGCATTCTTTAGTGGTAATCGCCCTAAAGTGCATAGAGAGCAAACTGAGGATGTTCGGTGCTTTTAAGAGATTATCGAACACATTACCAGAACGAGTCTCTAGTACTGTTTTGTTTTCACTGAGATTGGCTTTACGGATCTCTTGGATTAGCCATTTCTCGTAGTTAGCAATACGATAAGAATCCCTACGTACGAAGGTTTTACCAAAGTAGGAAGTCAGGGAAACAGTATCAGGATCAATCTTCCTGATCACTAAATCTCGGCGCTGTGCTGACATTGAAAAAGTTGATCCAGAGACAGTAAAAGTACCATCTTCGTTTATCTTCGGTAACTTCACCCTAACAGTGGAAGCTTCACCGACAATCGGTTTAATCTTCATGGAATAGGCATCGTAGCTACCTGAGATATCCTCTACTGTAGACTTAGAGATATTGGAGACAATGACACCATTACTCTGTACAGCTGTCAGCATCGCTACAGCATCACGAGGCATAATCTCTTTTACGTACTTACCCGTCATGACGTTGATTGTAGAGGCTTTCTTTTTATCCTCTTCCGTAATGGTAATATCTTCAGGTTTAATGTCGATAATCTCCGCTACGGTTTTGGTATCCTCTTTAGAGAGTTTCAGTTCTTTGTACTTGTTTAAAGACTTCTTGAGACTCTCGTATTTAGATACGGTCATGTTCTCGTCTTTAGCTACTTCATTGAGTACAGCCCGACACTTCTCACTAGGAGACTTCACTTCTTTAGGTCTCTCTACTAGATTGTACTGTTCTTCTATTGGGATATCTTTAATACCCAATACGTCTACGGTATCGAACTTAGTATCGGTAATGTCTTCGAATTCTGGTTCTTGCTCAATGAGCCCATTAGTCTTCTCAGCGAGTACTTTACTAATCTGGTTAGCTCGATTAGCAGCTACCAATTTAGTCTCTTCAATGACCTCATCGTCTTCGTCAATCACTGAACCCACGATATCGGTATCGAAATCAATGTCAATATCGTCTATTTTCAGTAATTCTTCTACCTCTTCATCACTCGGGATATCCGATTGTAGAGCGTCTTCAGGTTCTGAAACACTATCTTCAGTCTCTGGACTATCTGCGGTAGCCTCTTCAGAAAGGCCATCGTCTTCTGGGTATCCATCACCCATCTCCTCTTTAATGTCTTCTATCGATTCACCGTCTTCTATTACTACGTCAGCTGTTTCACCTGCTAGCTTCATTTGCTCTTCTTCAGTCAATTCGACTAAAGAGGAATCACGATTAGCCATTTGTAGGTTAATCAAGAGACGAATAAAGAGTTTACCCATGAGCAAGGGATTGACATTACCTTTAGGATTCTCTTCCGATTGTCTCCAGCTATTCAGTGTACCTAGATTGAATAAGGTAAAGACATTATTGTAGACGATAACAATGTTGATTTTATCTAAGAGTTTCTGGGGAATGTTCTTGAAGATAGAAGCTTCTCTTCTTAAACCAATCCATTTCCACAATTCGAAGATAACAATCTTATCGACCGTATTGAAGGTTTTGTAGTGTTCTAAGGTAAAAGCAGAGGAGGAAGCCCTTTTCATTACCGAAATAGGGGTAATGTTCTTAGGTACGTTTAAGAACAGAAACTGATTATGGTAATCCCCTTTGCTATTGTAGACATCCACCATCCCTTTAATTACCGTATTTAGGATGTTCATGCTACGATAGTATTCGATGCGATTAGTATTACCCAGATACTTGTATCGTTTATCGACTAAGGAGTAGTTCATGACCAAAGGGATAATCGGTTGTGGGGTATAACCTTTATCTAAGTCCATTACCATTCTAAACTTACGGTTAGCACGAATGTATTTACGTACTTCAGTGAGTTGGTTATAGCTTCTTCTAGCCATGGTACCTAAGTGAGAAGCAATATCCATGTAAGAGTACATGGGGATTCTGGCTTTTACAGGTTTAAATAAGGGATTAGACGCATTAGGACCGACATCACTACTCACGGAAGGGATGTAATGATAACAGGTCTGTTTAGGTAAGACTAGCTGGTCTAACTTAAATATTCTAGGTGTGGTGAGTTTGGATGGGAAGCGATTACCAAACTTTAAGTTAAATGCATTATAAGTAATCATTTACACCTCGTTTGTGGTAAAACAGAAAATAAGAAATATACTCCTACTACCCACTCAATCAGGTAGTAGGAGTAGTGGTCAAATCATTCGGGATATTAAACCTATATTTAGGTACTCTAGCTAGGCTCTTCTTCAAATACACCAAGATTAGTTCGTCTAGTAAACTAGACTCACTCCCCTCTTAATTCGAGGGATTCTCCTCGAATGTACAGAGGTTATAACAAACGAAAGAAATGGTATCGTATTCTACAGGATAACGCAGATTACCATCAGGACCGACATAAGCCCTTTTCTCTCTAGTGTATTTTTCTACCTCGTATAAAGATTCTTCAGTAAACATAACGATATTGGATACAACGTCCCCATCGTGCCCGTCATGAAAATAATGACGGTATCTAGTTCTATTTGAACTAGTGTTGTGTTTCCACAACATTCGGACTATATCTTCATCTCCAGCATTACCTGGTAAGACTCCTATTGGAGGAAGCATAGAGGTCTTTAGACCACTGCTTCTGCCCCCCGTTTCGCGGTGAAACAACATTACTGCTACGTCTTTCGACTAGTCTCTGGCCACACTCCCCATAGGGGAGCTTCGGTGCTGATTGCCTAATCCTTAACAGTTTCACTGTACTTAGTCTATTACTAGCTAAGGGAGTCATTAAGGCTCTAAAGGGTTTCCAGCAATTAGAGGGGTATTTTACATTGGTATTTCTACCAAAGGCTGACCACGATTTATTTACTTAATTAGAAAGGAAACATCTTGTTAAGACAGTATTACAGGTACTTTACAGAAACCGTTTTCCACCGAACAACAAACGGAGAAGCGTATGTTGTTAATCTAAAAGGTGAGGTGTCCCTCGTTACTAGTCATGGTACTACTAACGCTGTTAGTAAGAAACTGAAACCAGTTATCAAGGATAACGAACAGTATTACCTGATAGATGGTGAAATGTACCGTTTAGCCAACATTATTAATTTCGCTTTTAAAGGAAAACCAGAGGCTTCTAAACACGATTACTTAACTAGAGACATTGTGTTTCTAGACGGTAATCCCAATAACTTATCGCCAGGCAACATGGTTTGGAATAACACCAATGTAAAAGATGACGAAGATGGTTTTAGAACGATTCCTGGGTATTCCAGATACAAGATAAACAGAGAGGGTGTTGTTCTTATACGGGAAGATGGGTACGAAATGACACATGTCATTACACCAACTGGACATGTTTACCTTAATTTAACGCCAGATGTACATAACAGGAATAATGCAAAAAGAGAATCTGTTCACCGTGCCATGGCCTATGCCTTTTTACCTATACCTGAGGACTACTATAACAAGGATATTAGCCATATCGATAACGACCCGACTAACAACAAGTTAGAAAACCTAGAATGGGCTACCAGAAGACAGAATAACATGAATACTGTTATTAAGGGTAATCACTCTCAGGCTAAGTCAGTGTTAGTTAGAGACGTTAGGACAGATAAGGTAATGGAATTCCCTAGTAGGAGGGAGTGTGCTAGATTCTTTAATGTACACCCTACCAAGATAACCAATAGGTGTAAGTCTAAAGGTAAGAAGGTGTTCCAGGACTTTATGCAATACTGTATAAAAAGCGAGTTTAGTGGCTGGGGTACCGGTACGAAACCTGCTGCCCAGATTTCTGCGTTTAGTGATCCAAAAAACCGGTATTATTCCGGTAAGTTTAAGGATAAAACGGAGAATTACGTTTTAGTTAAGGTTGAAATTGAAAATACCTCTAATGGTAAGAAGAAAACGATTATCTTTCCAGAAGAAGTACTGGAATTCTATCAATTAAAACCTAACTACCTTTCTACTTTTGTTTAATTCTAATTAAGTATCAGTGTCTGGGTTAGTAATGGGTATTAATCAGCACCTAACCCAGACATGGCTGCTAGTGGAGGGCTACTACTGTTTACGGTAGTCACTCCGTATAGAGGAAACTGGTAGAATGGTTCTACTAGCTCATCTCTCTGCCAATTATCGTCTAATTGGTATCTTATTTCACTGCGTTCAGTAGTCTTCAATTTACAAGTAGCAATCACGTTAGACTCAATACCGGTAATCGGGTAACGAGTCGTAATGCAAGGCTTCTTATCAATCAAGTGACAGGTACAGATGTAGAGCAATTCCGTAAAGGTAATTGGATATACATCTTCCCTATCTCTATCTGTAGGTAATTCCTCAATCGAATTGATGATTTTAAAGCTACCATCCTTGCCTTTATAGATTAAGGCTAAGTACTTACCATCTACTTCCATGTAGCGGTGACGTACCTCCTCTGGACGGTATTTCTGGATGAGCTTCTTAATCCCTTCATCCGATTGGAATAAATCAAACCACTCTTGGTTTAGGTAAACCTCTTCTCTTTTTAAGGTTTTCTTATTAGCCAGTACCACTGGTTCTAATGGATTTAAGAACTTCTCTTTCAAGAAGGACTCTTTAATACCTCGAATAGAGAAAGGTAAACAAGAAACCAATTGCTGGAATAGACCTACTACCGTGTCTTTATACCCTACATTAGTCGGTGCTTCAGTGAAACGACCAGAAGGAGTAGGAGCGGTAATCACGTTACGAGTCGCATTGAATACCGTACGTGAAGCCCACTTGTTCTGGACCAGTTTCTTCTTCCCATGTCCAGTAATCTCCCCTAAGTACAGATATAACTTCAGTAGGGTTTTCTGGATAGCATAACGCGTAGAATCGATTAAAGAGAGATTACGCTTATGGCTATTACTAGAAAGTGAAGTCGTGTAATTGAGGATTTCACGATAGATTTGGTTCACTTCATCGTGAGTAATCTGCCCGTCTTTAAACTCAACATCTCGGTAAGCTGCCTGTAATACGACAATCTTATCGATTTTGTAAGTCTCTTTGTTCTTTTCTAATAGCTTAATCAGTTCACGTCTTTTCGGTGAACCGGTATCAGGCATCTTCATTTCGTCTACATGAGACATGAAGAACTCAAACCCTGTCTGCCCATCAATCGCATTGCTTCTATCGAAAAACTTAGTTTCAGGATTGAAGATGGCGAAGGTTTCACCTGACATGATTTCCTCTAAGAGTTTAGAGGCTGCTATTAGCTCTTTATAAACCACTGGATGTAAAACCGTGACATTGAGGTTAATCCAGCCTTGTTTATTCAATCGCTCTGGTGTACCAATTGCACCGAAGAGCTCATTACTCCACAAGCCCTCCGGATGTAGGTTATAATTAGACCCATCGAACATCTGGGTGGAGGTGACTTCACCGAGATGCTTGTAGAGTGCTTCTTGATTAAGATTCAGTAATGATAAGTTAAAAGCTTTCCTCTTCAATACAGGAGGAAACTTTGTGGTTTCAGCCATTCATTATCCTTTACAATGAGTCTCGATAGAGACGAGTTCTACGTAGTATAGCGAGTCTCTACGAGACGAGTTATCCTTTCACTCGTACTAACGAGTATCCAGACCAAAAGTATGAAAAAGTGTCCCTATTATCTACTATAAGATAATAGAAGACGATGATTAATTGCAGTTTATCTAACAGAGGTTACCTGAAATGTTTGGTAAAAGAAGTAGATTCGAAAAAGCAGTCGCTCAGGAAGCCAATGCCGATTTCGATTTTGATATCGACTTAGGTGACTTTGGTGACGGTTTATCGGATGAAAACTCTGGTAATGGCAAACAAAGAAAACCTATTCTTAAAGCCACTCGTGACTTTGGTCGTGGGGTAAAAGGCAGTGCTTTCAGTAAGTCTGCTGTCGAGCAGTTTCTTAAGAAAGCTTTACCCAAGGAATACGGCAATCTAGCTGATAACATCGTAGCCGGTAAAAATGATTTAGTATCCGGTATAAGCGATGCCTCCTCTGGCTTAAATAAAGTCACCAGAGAAGCAAGAGAATTAGCTAGAAGAGCCGGTGTCACGGCAGAAGAAAGAGGTTTGTCTAAACTCTCCGAACTACTGAAAAAAGTAGCTGGAGAGGCCGAGGCCGGTAATCAGAGTATTAACCGAGAAGATGCCCGTGAAAACGAGATTACAGCTACCCTAGGTAGTCTCTTTTCAGCACAAGAAAGAATCAATCAGAAACGTGAATCGATTAAGGCTAAAAAGGAAGAAGTCAAGGAAGCCATCGAGTCGGTTCGGTTCGATTCCCAGATTAAAGCTTTAGGTAGTATCGACAAGACATTAAGACAATCCTTAATGTTCAATAACCGTACTACCTTTAACTACTATCGTAAATCCATCGAATTACAATTAAGACAATACCACGTCTTAAGCGACATTTACGCCAATCAAGAGAAATCCAATAAGGAATTGCTCACCGCTATTAACGATATTAAACTCAATACGGGTTTACCTGACTTCGTTAAGATGCGTTCAGCTGAAGCTTTAAAACAAATGGCTAGACAGAAAGCCATGAATAAAGGCTTCGAATCCTTATTCGGACAATCTAGTTTTCTCTCTAATTTAGCCAAAATCACCAGTAATACCGTAAAACAAAGAATCGGTAGTGCAGAGGAGTTCTTAAGCGAGCTCATCAGCACCGGTGAAATGGGTCTTAATAACCTAGGTGATCTAGGGGGTAGCTCTGGTTTTGGTCCTTCTACCGCAGAATCTGTCGGTAGCATGGGTGCCACTACCTTAATGGGTTTCCTAGGTGGTTTACTCAGTAGTAGAATGGGTAAGACCAAATTGGGTAGGAAAGTAGGTAGAGGGGCTACTAGAGTCGCTCGCTTTAACGATAACATGGGTAGTATCCTAGAGCAAGGCTTTAGGTCTGGTCGTTATCGTAACAATACCCAGGCTGGTTTACAGAAGATGTTAGCCAGACTCACTGGACGAGATGCTGATGAGTTTGCCGGTATTGGCGATGGTGCGTTCGACAGAGTATTCGACTTCATTACTCCTTTTATCACGGCTGCTAATAACGATAAAAACAAAATCAGTATTAACGATGTCGGTGGTTATCGTAACTTTGCTTCTGCCCAGGGTTTATCCACCCTAGCACAGAGAGCACAGGCTGTGGTGGTGCCTGGATACTTAGCCCGTATTCTACAACAGATTACCTGGTTACGTACTGGTAAAGAAACCAAACTACTGGAATACAACTACAATTCCGGTAAGTTCATGCCATCGGATAAGAACAAAAGAGAAATCATCAACCAGGTGATTGGTAGTTCTATTAACTCTTTAAAGAATACTTCTGCTTCCATCATGGAAGATATTGGCCTCTCCTCTAGAAACTCCTTAGGAGTGAGGTCATTTGCAGGGGGTATTACCGATAAAGACGTGACTACCTTTACCCGTATTCTCTTAACGGCTTCTGTCAATGGCGAGTACATTACTCCTGCTTGGTTAACCAATCCGAGTAACTTTGCTCCTTTAGGGGAGAAAGCTACTCTCTTTACTAATGCCTTTAAAGGTAAACCAGCTAAAGAGCTAAATAAGATCATCAACCAAATCACTGGCATGAAAGCCAATGTGGTTATTGATAAAGACACCGTAGAAGGTGTCATGGCTGCTGGTCAAGGACAACACCTATTAGGTAGTATCTTGTCTCAGGATAAGGATGGTTACTCTGTTAACCATTCTGGTATTGCCGATAGATTAGGTCGATATAGTTCTGGTGGGTTTACTGGTCACTCTGCTCGCCCTGGTGACAGAAATGAAGTCGCCGGTACGGTGCACAAGAACGAAGTGGTGTTCAGTCAGGAAGACGTGAAACGCTGGGGTGGATACCGAGTAGTAGAAGCGCTAAGACGTTCTTCTTTAAGTGGTATTGATAAGATTAAAGAAGCCTACGGTAGGGGTAAGAAGAAACTAACAGAAAACGAGAAGCTGATAGAACAGATGCAGTTGTTAAACGACTCTCTGTCTACTCGCTTAGACACTTTGGGTTCTCTGGCTTATCGTCAGGTAGCCGAGATGTCGGCTTTAGCTGAGAAGAATCCCCATGCTAAACGATTCTTAGTGCGTTCTAGACGATACTTCTCTACCTTAGCTCGTAAGGCTAGAGGTTACAATACCGAGAAGTTCAAGGATGACTTAGAGAAACTGAAAGTTCTCTCCATTGAGAATGCTAAGAACTTACAGCAAGAAGCCATGAATCCTGAAAACTACCGTAAAGTAGCAGGAGACATTAAAGGCTTCTACGAAGAAAACAAAGGTTTGTCTTTCGAAGAGATTAAAGACAAATACCAAGGCAAATTCCAAGGTAAGATAGACACTGCTAAGAAGAATTACAATTACCTGAAAGGTTTAATCAATAAGGGCAAGAATAAACTCTTTACCCGTGTCAGTGACTTATACCACGAATCCTCTTTATCCGAACCCATCTTGAAAGCTAAAGATGTGGTAGCCGGTAAGTTTAGAGACGAGTCTGGTAAAGTCATTACTGCCTTGAATGAGGTAACCGGTAACATCTACGATACTGCTGGTAACCTAGTAGTCTCTTACGAAGAGTTTAAAGAGTCCTTTACCAAGGGTGTAGATGGTACTTGGAAGAAAGTAAAAGAGATGTCTTGGTTTAACAATAAACACGTAGAGCGAGCCAAGTGGTTAGCTTTAGGTTTAGGTACCATGACATTTGGTGCGATTGTACCGATGGCTTACATAGCTAAGCGTCTCTATCCTACCGTAGGTAAAGACATTTCTAATAGGTATAAAGGACGTCTACGTGACGTTTACGTACGTGGAGATGACAAACCTGCCCTCATTGCCCGTAAACTAAGATTAGGTCACTATGCTTGGGTAGATGAATCTACAGGTAAACCTGAGGCCAAAGTCATTAAGTCTTTAAATGACATTAAAGGTCCGGTTATCGACCTGATTACCCAGGAATACGTAATTACTAAAGACGATTTACAGCGTGGTCTAGTAGATTCCAAAGGCAGGCCCATCGACATGGGTTTAGGTCGTCGTTTACTCAATATTCCTTTAAGCTACGCTAAGTGGGCTACCCGCACTATTGGTGGGGTACTCGGTAAAATGGGTAGAGGTATTGGAGCCATTACTAAGGTAGGCTTCGGTATGGCTACTGGTTTACTGGGTGGTTTGATTAAAGGAGCTGCTGGAGCAATGGGTATCGGTGGACGTGTCCGTACGGTATTCGATAGAATCCAGAGCAAAATACGGGGTCCTGAAGACATGCAATACGCTAATTTAGCGATTGGTGATGAAGGTAACCGTATCTTAATGCAAATCAATGCTCAGTTAGCCAATGGTGCTTTCGGTAACAATAAGAAAGTACTGGGTGATACGGATGGGGATGGAGATAGAGAAAACTCTATTGCTGATATTAAACAGAAAGCTGCTCAGGCTGCTAAAGATAAACTCGGTGAGGCTCGTGAAAATGCCCGCTTCTCTAAACTGGCTAACATGATTGGTAAAACAGTCAATGGTATCGGTTTAGGTAAAGACGGTAGAGAAGCCAAAGGAGGGGGTGGACTCATGTCCATGATCTCCGGTATAGCCGGACAGTTTATCGGAGGTTTGATTGGTAAACTGGGTAGAGGTATTTTAGGTTTACTGGGTAAAATACCTGGTGTAGGTAAGCTCTTAGGCGGATTAGGTATGGGAGGTGCAGCTGCAGGCGCTGCTAAAGGCGCAGGATTGCTCTCTCGTGGCTTAGGATTCGCTGGTAAAGGGTTAGGCCTAGCCGGTGCTGCTTATGGCGCTTATAGCGCTTACCAGAACCTAAAAGAAGGTAATTACGGTGCGGCTGCCTTAGATGGTGGTTTAGCCTTAGCAGGCGTAGCCATGACTCCTGGCTTAGGTAGTGCCCTAATGACCGGTGCTTCTTTCCTAGCCACTAACCCAATCGGCTGGGCTATTCTGGGTACAGCAGCAGTAGGTTACGGTGCGTATAAAGCTTGGAATTACTTTAAAAATAACAAGATTAACGAACCGGTGATTGCCCGTATGCTCCAGTATGGCTTTAAAGAGAATGAAGAAGACTACATGAAAAAGGTCATGGAGTTTGAAAGATTACTCGGTGAAGCCACGACACCCAGTGGTGAGATTGATAGAAGTGCTTTAGGTAAGAACATAAAGGACATTCTAAAGATATTCGAGATTAAAGAAGACGATCAGGCACAAATCCAGAAATGGAGCACTTGGTATAACCACCGTTTCTCTCCTGTCTACAAGAAAGCCATGGCTGCTGTACGCAGCATTAAACCCAATGGTACTTTAGTCGATGCGACTTCTTTTAAAGATAAAGACTTAGATGCTTACTACACGGCTATTACGCCTTCTCCTGGTAGTTACACCACTCAAGACTCTCCTTTTGCTGGACACATCTGTCAAGCGACTGGGGATGATGCACTAAAATACATTGCTTCTAAGAAAGGCAAGAATCCTGAGAAATCCAATACGGCTTCTAATCTCTCTAGTGGGATTAAGAAGGTATTAGGCTTTACTCCTTTAGGCATGATGTATCGAGCTGGTGAATGGGTTACTAAGAAGATAGCAGGAGCAATGCCTGACTGGATGAAAACTGGTTTGAAAATAGCGGTTAATCCATTAGGAATGGCCGTAAAAGGCCTAATGGGCCTGTTAGGGTTTAACTCTAAAGAGGAAATCTCTGCTTCTACCGGTAGTACCAGTGGTAGTAGTGGTGATGACAAAAACTACGATGCTACTCGTTCCATCATCTACAAGATGTTCGGTTTGATGAACATGAACGAGTTTAATAAGGTAGCAGCTGTCAATTCTCTAATGAATGCTCTAAGTAGTAAGATTAAATGGCAAGGTACTAGAGCTTCCTTTAATGAAGATATCGCTGAGTTTGCAGTAGAAAACGCAGGTTTATTCAAGATTGACAAGGAAGACAATGGTAGAGTGAAAGTCTTTACCGAATACCTGAAATACCGCTTTGTACCGATTTACTTGAATCTGGTTTCTAGTACTCGAACACACATTGGTGGCAATACCTTAGATGGGCTCTATCGAGCACAAACCTCTAAGAAACTGATTGTGTTAAACGAAGTACTGACGGCTAAGATTAAAGTGAGAAGAAGTGAAGGTAGTATTTGGGATTATAATGTCTCTCCTTGGGATGACAAACTCAATACCAATGCCAAGTCAATAGACGAAGACCTGAAGAAACTCGAGAATGAAGTCAAGAGTAAAGATACCAATGCCAGTAAGACTGAAGCTTTGGCTAAGACTGAAAAGACTAAGCTAAACAATATCGGTATAGGTACCTCTGCTTTCGATACGATTAAGAATACCATTGGTGGTTTTGTAGATTCTGCTAGAAATACGATAGCTAGCTTTATTCCACAGGGACTGAAAGATGCTTACACTACTGGTACTAACATGGTTAGTGGAGCAATCAACTCTGTTACAGGAGCGGTTAGTGGTGCTTACGAAAGTGCCCGTGACTGGGCCACTGAGAAATGGAATAGTTTAGCTGGTAATGGTAGTGGTGGTGATATTAAAGGCATCCCACAGCCGAAAGGTAGTGGTTGGAAGAACGTAAAAGACACCATTCTTGCTGCCGCTAGACAAGTCGGTATAGACCCTGGTCTATTAGCTGGTATGTCTGCCCAAGAATCTGGACTGAATCCTAATTCCGTTAACCCACTAGGTGGGGCTTCTGGTCTATTCCAGTTCATGCCTTCTACCTGGACAGGAATGATGAGGCGTTATGCCAGTAAGTTCGGTATTCCTAGTGGTACTCCAGCTACTAACGGTGCAGCCAATGCCCTGTTAGGTGCTCAGTACGTAAAGAATAACTACGACTTACTAGTGAAACGTGGTGTCTCTCCTTCTCCTGGTGACTTGTATCTCATGCACTTCTTAGGTGAAGGTGGTGGTCCAGCTTTCTTGTCTGCTCCTCAGGATAGGTCAGGTGTTGATGTTATCAATAGTCATCCAGCATTCGCTAGGATTAAGGGAAGTGTTATTAAGAATAACCGAAGCATTCTGTTCGATCCTTCTGGTAGACCCAGAACTGTAGCCGAAGTAAGGCAATGGCTCACTAACGCTATGTACGCTAAACACCGTCAATTCGGGGTAGATATTCCCATTGGTGGTGGGGGTGATTTAGCTGGTAGTGCTAGTAGTGCTGGTAGTACACCTACCCGTACTGCTGTACTCTATAGTGCTGGTACACCGACTAGAACCGCTACTCTGCAGTCTTATAATCCCTCTGGTAGTGGTAGCCTACAACGTACTTTACAAAAAGTAGACGGTACGGCTATGCCTTCTGGATTAGACAGCATGGGTGTGAAGTCTGACAATACACCTGGTGTCATTAGACGTACGTTACAAAGCAGTATGGTAAACGTGTCTAAGAAAGCTCAAGCTGCTGCTGCTAAAGCTTCAGCTCGTGCTCTAGGTAAATCAAGAGGTCTGTGCGCTAAGTACGTACGTGAAGCATTACAGTCTGCTGGTTATAAGTTTACTCCACAGAAGTCAGCTTACATGTACCACACTAAAGGTATTCTAGCCGGTATGGGCTTTACCCAAATGAGTCCGGATACACCTGAAGCACCTGGTGACGTGATTGTGTGGGGTCCTATCCCAGGGCATCCTCATGGACACATCCAGATTTACGATGGTAAAACCTGGGTATCTGACTTTAGACACAGACGTGACTTGAGTCCTTATGGACAGAGTCCACACAAACAGTGCTGGTACTATCGTGATACAGGGGGTGAAACCTCTACGGTAGCTACGGGTAGTGGTGGTGGCTATGCTGCTTCTGTGGCTAATGTCTCCAGTGGCATGAGTCCTGTAGCTGTACCTCAAGCAGCTAAACCCTCTACTGAAGACAAAACACCACTGACTCAATCTAGACCTGACTTATTCCAAACTACCTCTGTAGCTAATGCCATGGGTGCTTTCCCTGAAGGTACTGTAAACAGAGTAACCGGTACTGGAGTAGGTGAGGCTAGTGGTACAAGTGGTATTGATGCTCACGTGGAGTCTTTACAGTCTTCTTTAAGAAATCTCTTAGGTGTTGGTCGAGCTGATGCCTCTACTGTGGTTTCTCTACTGCATTCTACTAAGCAGAATAGAGAAGCCATGAAACGAATGAGTGATGCCAATCGAGAGTCTCTAATGAGAAGCGCTATGGCAAATCGTAATGATAACCCGTCTCTATTGGGTAGATTATTAGGATTTAGCAATAGTAATACTCAGGACTTAAGAACTGGATTAGCTCAATCTGGTAGCAGTACCAGTAGAAGAGAAGCTGAGATTAGGGACGTGTCTAATGAGCTCTTAAAAGAAACCAAAGAGCAGACTAAGACATTGAAAGAAATCTTAGCTGAGATTAGAGGTAAAGGCAGTGCTGTATTAGGACCTAGTGATAAGGTTTCCTATAGAAACCAACTCAATAGCAACAGTACCAGTGCTTCTCCTGTCACTCTAGCTAAAGGTAACATCTAAAGCTGAATGAATACTCTTCGATAGAAGAGGATGAATGCAGTGTGACGAAACGAATACTACTCTACTACCCCATTGACAGGGTAGTAGAGTAGCTTATTCTATCTGTATTTTGTTCAGTATTTTAGATATGAGAAACGTATTAACATTTAATAATTTCTCTATCGATGTAAGGGTATCAACATTTAAGTTGTTTTTCTTCTAGTCACCATGCTGTAATCCTTACCAGATAAGGGTTTTAGAGATATAGTGTATTGGAAAATCACTTGGTTATTAAGATTCTTATTACTAAAAGCATTTTTAACATCAAAAAAACTAAATTTCACTCACCCTATTTACACTACCTCTAGATACCCTAATACACACACTTACCTCACAGTCGGTTACTGGGTTTTCCAGTTAGCCAAATTAAAAAAACAATAGTACCCATCGCTGTATAGTTTGGAAGACTAAGCGACAGGTACTATAAATTTAAGGACTTTAAAATGTTAAACGAAAGAACACCATTCCAGCAACGACTGGAACAGGAACTCTCAAACTATCAGAAACACTCAAGAGAGCTTCTAGTCCAAAAACTACAAGAATACTTACCAAAACATCACCATTTACACAAAGAGCTCTCTAATATTACCAGTATCACTAAACTACGTACTCTCTACAAACGCACTATACGAAACCTATTGAAAAGGTCTTACCGTATTAGCCAATCCAGAAAGCATAAACCAGACTACACTGATTATCTAGGTATTTGTAGAGAATACACTAGAGAGATGTTCCCAATAGACCACTACTTTAGGAGAGAATATGTTAAACTACCTTTACCCAAATGCAAGTCATGGGTAGACAGAGTGAGTAAAATGCCTAAAGACAAACAACGCAATCTACAAAATGCCTTTAGATCCATTAAAGAATTGATTGAAACACTGTTTATTGTTCACAACCGAATACTCGTATTACGAATAGACTTATTCACTGAAGAACTAGACTTAGTTAAAGTAAATTCAAGCTATAGCCAGTTACTAACCTGGATACAGAATACCAATAAACACTATATCGCTATGTTCTGTAGTAGGGAATATACGGTTAATAGAGGAATCCACTTACATTGTTACTTCTTCCTAGACGGCTCTAAAGACGATAATGGATTTGAATTTGTAGGAACGGTAAGAGAAAAATGGAAACAATTAGAGAACGGTTCGGTTTATTGTGCTAATTGGGACAAGAAAAACTATCCAGATGAGAGTGAAATCCTGGGTATTATCCGCTATACTGACATTAGGCAGATTGAAAAACTAATCTATATTGCACGGTATCTGTTAAAAGACTTAACTGAAAGAGACTGGTTACTCCAAACAGGTAATAATCCCAAAAGCAGGCTCTTTACTTGTACTCCTATAGTCGATTATCCCAGTAAATCTAGTAACTACCACGAGACAATAGACTACCATGGTATTGACAATAAGCGTAAATGGCTGGTAGACTATCGATGGATTAGACTATTATCCTTACGCAATAGAGCCAGTCTATTCAGCCCTAAGAGCAAGCATTACCTGAAACCTACTGAGATAGTAAGATTAAACCCTTTATACCAAAGGTATAAAGGTCAGTGAGTAGTCTTTAGACTACGAGCTAATCCTCTGTATAACAGAGGGCAGTGATTGTAATGACAGTGGAACGAATGCTACTCTCTACCCTTTAGTGAGGTAGAGAGTAGTCTATTCTATTTGTTTGTAAAACTATACACAGTACAGCGAAATACGATTCAGTTTAGAATCGTATAGAACTATATCATTTACATGATAATAGTGTTTAAATCACTATTATCCTTTATTCCAATGTTTACTTCTAATCAAACAGGAGATACACTACATGCGTAGCCCTAATGAATCTAGCCACTACTACTCTTACACTTCCAGTAACCGTTACAGACACTCTCGTCTCTCTAGCGAGTACTTCTTCCACGCTCTATTCGAATACGGTTTAGTCCTAGACTATCGTGACCTCTACGATACAGAGAGACATTATCAAGAGCTAGATTACAATCTCGTTAAACACAAACAAACCCATTTTTACATCACTCAATCTCAGGTCAATGACATTATCCGTGCTTTAGGTAATACCCTAGAGAAGAGTGATATCATCAATCTAGAGAAACTCAATGTGCTAAAACACAAAGCTTACAGTGAAGGTATACCAGCTCTTTTACAACACCCATTTACTACTCGTGGTCACTTAACCGTACGAGTAGTGGATGACACCTTATTTGAAATCAAGTTTAGTCACCCAGTAAAAGGCAGAGCTAAGGGAGGTAAGACTAAAGTACTCTTAGAGGACAGATACCTATTCCACATTGTCTCTCCTGTAGAGCAAGACATTGCCATCACTGAACTATTACGTACTGCTGCACTACGAATAAAACCAATAGAATGGGTAAGTGAATTCATGTTCCAGCAAGACACGACCAGTAATGACTTTCCAGTTAGACCGACTATCACTGAAGAGAATACCAAACTCAAGGTGAGGATGACTGAATCGAATCTAATGAAAGCCATTACATTAGTCTTTACTCAATTCTACCCAGAGAGCCTCGTAGAGTCTAAACTAGAATCCTTTAGAAAAGAGATTAGCTCGTCTAGTAAACTAGACTCACTGTCTTCTCCTGTAGAGAAGATTCAGTCTAAAGACTACACCGTGACTAATCCCTTTACGATTGAATTACGAATGAAAGGCTATTCGTTTAGAATCGAAGTGATTAGCCTAAACGATAAATATCGAGTGGTGGTTACCCTAGAAGAGGTATTGTTCTAGACATCTACTGGTTTGAATAAAACGGTAAAAGGGAATAAGTTTGAAATGAATGAACGCAGTGAATGAATAAGTTTGAAAATCGAATTTGTTCCCTTCTTTCGTAGAAATGAGCTACTCTCCGTTTAGGAGAGGAGTGAATACCTAATACAGGAGATTAGAATGTACCTTAGCGATACCCGTATCCGTAAGTACTGCATGAAAGACAAGCCTTTAATCGAAAACTTCATCAGCGAAGAAGTAAGAGAAGTCAATGGGGAGAAAGTCATCAGCTATGGCTTAAATGCCAATAGCTACGATATTCGTTTAGCAGAAGATGCTCGTCTCTTTAGAGAGCACCACGAATACAGCTTAAATCCCAAACGACTAGAGGAGGGCTATCTAGAACCCAACTTTGTCCACGTGAATAAAACCAAATTCACCGGTAAGGATTCAGCCTACATCATCCTCCCTGCCAAAGGCTTCCTCTTAGCCCACTCGGTAGAGAAGTTTAACATTCCCTACAACATGACTGGTTTTCTGTACTGTAAGTCCACTTATGCTCGTCTAGGCATGAACATGGCTCCTACCGTACTGAAGAGTGGTTGGAGTGGTCAATTGGTTTTAGAGATTTACAACCAAACCAATAACGACTTAGTCTTGTACGTGGGTGAAGGTATCGGTACCATCTACTTTGCTGAGCATGAATCTGATTCTGAATTACGCTACAAAGGTCTGTATCAAGGACAGAGTGGCGTAACAGTAGCTAGGCAGTAAGACTACCACCTAGCTTTACTGCGTAGAGCTCGACAATAGCTTTAGCTAGATGAGCTAGCTACGCTCTTCCTGCTAGCGCAGCAATAATACGATAGACTACTCTACTGCTTGGGTAGAGTAGTCTATTATTGCTTTGTGTTATCTAAAGAACCCTATGTGATAAGGTGAATTAAATGCTAATAGCGATTAGAGGCTCGTAGAGCGTGTTATAGAGCGTTTATACCCACTGGGTATACCATTGTATACCTGAACCCATAAATCGCGTATACAGCGCTTCTAGCGCTATTTACGCTCATTCTGTACTTTCGTACTAAATTTTCAATCTAAGAGCCTCCTAGGGGCTCTAATGAAAGGATATTAAAATGTTTATTAAGAAACCCAGAAAGTTTACTGTAAAAGGCCTATTCCAGGTAAAGGGATTAGAGCTACCCTTAGTGATGTACAACAACATTGCTAATTCATTAACCAAATTCATTTCTCTTATCGAAGAAGGGAAAGTAGGATTTGTTCTAAGAGGAGAAACCGATAAAGACATTGAGTACTCCTCGGTTACTGAAAAGCACACTGAGAAACTGATTGTCCGTAAAGTGCTTCTTACTACTGTTATCGAATACTACAGTGTCGGTAAGAACCTATCCGATAGAATGTATTATCGACTCCATGTAGAGAATCTACACTTAAACAAAGTGCTTAAAGGCAGAATCCACAAAGTAGAAGTAGAGGTTAATGGCTATAAAGAAACCTTTTCCTTCACTGAAGAGCAGATAATCTCTTTAGCTCCTATTGTGGATAAGTTTTTAATCCTCTCTAATAAGACTCTAGAGAATGGAGTGACTCAGGAGAGGCAAGAGCACTTAAACCGTTTCATGAAGGCTCTAAACGATAGGGAGATTAGAAGGACTAAGAAAGTCTCCTGTTACGGTATCGTAGCCATTACCAATGGAAAGTACATTGGGATCAATGGTAAACTACCGGTAGAGTGTAAGGAAGACTTAGCCTTCTTTAAGAAAATGACTGAAGGCAATATAGTCATCATGGGTAGGAATACCTGGGATAGCTTACCGGATAGGTATAAGCCTCTACCCAATCGAATCAATGTTGTCTTATCCAATCAGGATAGACCCAATGGATTAGATAGTAAGGTGATGTGGTTAAGTACTAAGGCATTAGACTTAAAAGCAATACAGTCTACTTACCCTGATAAGAAAATCTTCTTTATTGGTGGAGCCAGTGTATTCGATCAATTTCACCCTTACATCGATACCTTCTACCTCACCTTTATCGATACCACTAATCCTCTAGAAGTTACTCCTGAAGACAAAGTCGTGTGGTATAACCACGACTGGGTAAGTCACTTAAGAAGGACTAAAACGATTGACGAGGGCACTAGGGTGGCTTATCGATTCCGTATTATTGAACACCATTAATCCCACTGTACGTAATACTGCCTACTCTCTTTATCGAGGGTAGGCAGTATATAGTGAATTTTGTATTTTAGAGGAGAGGGAAACATGAGCATATTTACCCGTACTTCTAAGGGAGAGTCCTTTCTCTCGGAAGAGGTGATGAGTATTTTAAAGATTCGGGATAGGAGGGTACTCCTAACCGATATAGACACTAAGCACTATTACGAAATCAGTCTGTACCTAGAATCTTTCCTAAGAGACGAAGTCGCAATAGAGATTGAAGACAAACAGAAGTACTTTACCCTCACCTTCACCTTGCATCAGCAATTGCATTACTTCGAGTATAATCTCTTAAATCGTAGACCTAAACTCTTAGTGAAGACAGGATACCACGTATTCGAATACCAATTGGATAGAGAACAATCGATTAAACTCAGAAAGCTCTTTATCCGTATTGTTTCTCGTTTCCTGAAAGAGAGAAAGGAGACAGCATGCTCGTAATCAAGGAAGAACCTTTCTTTAACCAGTCTAATACTCCTCTAGTCTTAATCTTCATCAAGGGTAACAATCAGTACCTAGAGAGATTGAAAGAGGAGTATCCCTTCTGGTATAAGAGTATTACCGAATGGATTAATGCTGGTAGTCAAGACTTTCATTACTTAGATACCCAGATGTACTCTAGAGGGATTATCTCGATTGAGACTAAGGGTAATCTAGATAACCTGATTAAGTCTCTTAAAGAGATTGATAAGACTTACCTAGCGGCTAATCCAGCTAGTATTGATTCTAACTGGATAGGAGCCGATACCATTCGTTTACAGGGATTAGGAGGAGATTGGTTAGCCATTGAAAAGTACCTCACTGCTAAACTTAAAGATACGGCTATTACCATTGAAATGGTGGCTAAGTCTTATAAGCGACCTTATCTCTTCTACGAAGAAGTCGATACCAGAAACAATATCTACTTTTTCAAGAATGGTATTTTAGACATTCCTGAAATTGAGTATTACAAACACTTTTCTAATCTCTTAAAGAAAACCGTTTCTAAGGAATGGTTAAAGGAATACATTAAGCTCAATGGTTTCACCCTACCCAATGGCTTAACACTAAGACAGGTATTAGTAGACTTTATTCGTAAAGAATACGAAAGAAGGTTTCAAGAAGATACTGTTTTTAAGGAAGAGTTACAGAGAGTGATTAATCTTTTCCCTAATCAGTACTTCTCTATCGCTTATTGCGGTTATCTCTTTCCTAAACTAACTGGTATTCATTTAGACCTCTCTAATCCTAACAAGACAGAAAGGGTAGCTCATCGAGAACCTGCTTTAACAAGCAGAACCTCTCTTCACTCTCTCTCCCCTACGGGGAGAGTGAATTGGAAAGGCAGTAATGTCATTGGTGAAACACTAGAAGACCTAATCGATAGACTCACTAGACACTAGTACCTCTCAGTGGGGTACTAGTGTCTGTTTAATGCTGTCTTCCTTTATTTTTAGTATCTCTAGGCTAGATTACTCTAAAACGCATCAGAATGAGCGTATACGCGATTTATCGCTAAAGGGTACCTAGGGTACCACCCTACCATCTAATCTCAATATAAGAGGCTTGTGGACCCCTTAGTGAGGGTTTTATCATTATTCATTCACTAGAGATAGACTAAGTGTCTTGTATTTACCCTAAATTCACTAGAATAACCTTCAGTTTACCTAATCGAAGGTAATGTGTAAAACACCAATAGTGTTTATTTGCGTATAGAGCGTGTTATAGCGCGATCGTACACCTAAGGTATACCATTGCATACCCAAAGGGGTTAAACGCGCTATACGCTCAATTTAGAGCCATTAGTGCGTGTTTAACTAAACACTTACTGTTTCGCTATCGCTCAAGACAGAGCATTCTTGCTATTTCTAGTCTATCCAGAAGTACTAGTATCCACTTCTTCTACTGAAAATCTCATCCAATACACTCACCTCTTGCAAGTGAGGAGCTTTCTGTTCTTTGGGTTTCTCAGGTTCTTTTACGAGAATGTCTTCAATGGAGAGCATGTTGCCTATCTGTCCTGAGCTAAAGCTATTGCGGATACTTCTAATGTCTTCGTCTAAGGTATCCTTCTCTCTGTCTCGGTTTTGGTAAATGAGCTTAGCCATTTCGCTTAAGTCGTTTAAGTCTTCCATCGGAATGGCTTTGAGGTTTAGACTGGATTGAGCGTACTCTCGCCATTCTTTTAGGTGGGTGGCAATGAGCGAGTACATGTGGTGCTCTTCGCTTTTGTTGAAGAGGTAGAAGGGTATCTTGCTTCGAAAGAGTTTTAGTAGGTTGGGGATGGTGAGGGAAACAACGACTTTCTCATTGGCGTTGCAGATGTCATCCTGTTCGTCTCCACTGGTACGAGTACCAAAGAGCTTGACTTCTTCGGTGTCCATGAGGTCGATGTAGGTAACACGGACTAAGAAGGAGCGGTGAAAGAGCTGGTAGAGATTGGTGTTCATCTCTTCTCTAGTGATGTATCTTACGGTTTTCATGATAATCAATTCCAATTCAATGTAAGAGTCTCTTAGGCCTACCTCTCCTGAAGAGAGGATTCAATTGCCTATACTCCTCTACGTGAGGGAGGACTGAGTAGTGACGACAGAGCTTGCAATTCTCTAGCCAGGAGTAGCTGACTCGATACCTGCGGCTTGTGTCTTCTACGAGTAAAGCCTCATGCTGTACGAATAGGTACTCTGGATTGTTTAGACGACTACTGGTAAAGAGCTTACGCTTGTCACCATTGCAGCCTATTTTCTCTAACCACTCCCTATCCAATACGTTTTTCAGTAAGTACTTACTGTTGTTTAACAGCTTTTCTATCCGCTCTATCTCCCAATAGGCTATTTTACCTAAGCAGTCTCCACCATCTGGATACTTTTCTTTAATGAAGTTACTGCTAAACCAATGTCCTCCAGATAACCGTTCCCATTCTTTACCAATAATCTTAGCTACCGTGCAGTCCTGATTACTCCCATTCCCATCGAAAAAGAAGTAACCGTGAATGTGGACGCCTGTTTTCTCAGTGTATTCCCTTACGCAGTAGTAGGCAAAATAGCTAGGAATTTGGTTTAAGAAGGTCTTTTGTAGTAGGTTAAAACAGTGGTTTAGTTTGTCTAAGTTGTATTTATCAGTTTCACCTAAACTAAAATCTAATCGTATTACCATGACTTTAGTGTAGGTAATGAATAGGGTTCTGATAATGTTTTTAATGGATGTATAGTTGTAATCTAGCTTACGTCTATCGTTTTCATTTAGGTTTAGTAGTTTCATCAGCCAGTCAGGTGCCCTTTTGTTAGGTAGTTTTACAGAAACACCACTGTTGAAGTAGTGACCTATAGAGAAATCCCATGGGTAGTAAGAGGTTCTTATACCAAGGTTATCTATCCTAGATCGATACTGTCTCTGTTTTCTGTTGCGAGCAATGGTCTTCTCATTTCTTCTTATTCTCCTTTTCATTTTCTTGTATTCTCTTAGGTAGAGTTTTTGTAGTTGTTTAAGAGACTTGGTGGAATACAACTCCATTAGGAGTGTCCTGGTTACCCTACGATTGTTGTAGAGAGTTAGGTTAATTAATTCCTCTAGTAAGTCTACTTTACCTAAGCCTAGATATTCTGAACACTTAAGGTCATTTAGGTGTTCCATTGATTTGCGCATCTTAATGATCCTTACAGTATAGTCTACCTGAAAACGTATCTTTACTGCTAAGACCGTAGTGCTAATACGGTTTTGATACGTGAGTAAGGTAGACTATGTTCTTTTTTTCACTAACTAGAATAATCGAGTGTAGTAAGTAGGCTAAATAGTAGTAATGTAGTGCTATACAGAACCGTTGTTTACTTAGTCCACTTACTAAGAAAGATTGTGATTTTAGACTACTGTAATAATACACTTTTACAGTGTGGTTTAGTTCAGTAGAATAGAGACTTAAAACACACGTTCTATTTTTGTAATTTTACACAACCTTGTACATACCGATTAACTAGTTACCCAATGATACTAAAAATATCCCGTATATACGGAACAAAATGAGTGAATAACAGTACTTTTACTATTGACAAATATACCCCTAAACTGATTCTTAAAAATCTATGCCAACAGATTCCTGTTTCACTCATATTGATCCCTCCAAAAATGACTAATAAAAACAGAATAAGTACACTCTCTCTAGTACCTCTATTGGGTACTAGAGAGAGCATTATCTTACTCATTATCCATTCATTCTTCTAACACCATAATGGATTAAAACTAGTAGTACAGGAATGTAGTAATACTGTTCTAATTCACTCCAATTTTTAACATCTTTTACTAATTCTTCAATCACATCCATCTGTAGAGTAGACTTGTTAAGATACTGATGTATCTGTAGCTCTAAATGAGATTGTCCTTCGACCTGATTGAAGTAGAAATCTTTAGAAAAGACGTAAGAACGAGAAGGGATTACCTGGTTAATAAGAGGAATATCCTGATATACACTGTATTCTCTTTCATTTACAGACACTATTGGTGTAAATGACTTACCAATAATCCAGTCATTCTTAATCCAGATATCATTCGTATAAGTGTGCTGATGAGGAGCGATTACTGCTTGAAAGCCAGAATAGCGTATCATGGCAAACTGAGGCACATTAGTAAAGGCATCTACTGTTACTCCTACTGCCTCACTAAAGGATTCAGCCAGTAAGTCCTTATCCTGTTCAGTAATAGCATCCCATACGGAAGTCGTCTTCAGTAGAGGAAACTCTTCATCACTGTAGATTCTAAAGTGAATCAATTCAGGTGCTTTAGACAAACTAAACCAATCCCTTATCCTTCTCATGTAGAAACCATCGTAAATCAGTCTCTCTTGATTAGGTAAAAAACAGGTTTCGTAGTACTTATTGTAATACTTCCTAAACCAGTACTTCAGTAGTCTAAAGTATTCTTCATGCAGATTAGTAAAGACAGCAGCTTGTTTAGGAGTCAGTAAGGGGTTCTGTCCCGCTTTCAGGTAATCAGTGCTGTATTTGTAAACAGCGACTACCTTATTGTTCAGTTGAACTAATTTAGGGTCATGCTCTTGGTCTACAATCTCGTACTGTAGGGTTAACTGTACTTCGTAGATGGTGGTTCTACGATGAGTTAATCTTCTTACACTGGAAACAGCAAACCACCCTAATGTACCCCTACCAAAGTCCATTAGTACCACATCCCCTACATTAGGGATAACAGGCTGCCTAACGTAAGCCTCGCAGGTAATCTCAGTGAATCTATTCTCCGAAGTATTCTGGGAGGAAGTAATACTACCCTGAATCAGGATTTCTAATCCATCAATTCTTTCGTACTGCTGGGATGAAGTCGATAAGTCCATACTGAATTGACTTACAGTTTCATCTTCACCCAGTCTTTGCCTAAAATAGGTTACCTTCTGTGCAGCACCATCTGCATACTGCACTAAGGTGTCTAATCTCTCTTCTTTATTGTCTACTATAGCCGATTTGTAATCCACAGGAGTAATATTGGGTTTCTCTACGTACTCGTGGAGTTTCTTGGCTTTAGTAGGCTCGAACTTATCGCTAACTAGCTTAACCATTAACGATTATCCTTTCATTTTCAATGTCGATAAGGAGTGAGGAGCTGTTCTGTCTGTTAAGACAGGTTAGCGATGATACTAACTTATCAGAAACCAATTTAACCATTATTGGTTATCCTTTCCTTATGTTCGTATAGACCGTTTAGTCGTACGGATAAAGTCATCTTTGTTACGGTAGTTAACAGTATAGAAGGTCTGTACTGTTTTCATGTTGTTCTTACCATATCTGTCTCTACCCCACTCATCACTATTGTCATTAGGTCCTCTATCCCCTCTACAGTAATCCACTATCTTCTTATAGAGGTCTTCCTCTTTCATCAGTCGATTAATAGCATCAGTATCGACAAATCGCCAATCGTAATAGATAGCCAACCTGAGGTTGTAGGTCGCACCAATCTCAATTTCTTTATTAAGATAGATTTTACCCTCTTCGAAGTAAAGAGCACCATCTTCCCTTCTATCCATCATCCTGTCGTTCTTATACAACAATAGCTGGAAGATAGACTTACCGGTATAGAGGGTATAATTACCCTCTTTTACAATAAAGTCTTTTAGAGCAGGATAGATATCGAATAGGTCTTGATTGTTTAAATCCAGCAATTCAGTACCTGGCTTATCGTCTTTATCGAACAATACCAATATATCGACTAATCTAGATGTCCCTCTAATGGTACCTGCTTGACTAGGGGCAAATTCATTCCAACGAGGAATCACGATACCGTTATACCAACTCCAGCTCTCCGTGTCCACTAAAGCAGAATGCTTAAGTAGATTGAATTGAGACTGAGTAAAGTAAGTGTGTTCGGTATCTAGGGGTTGTTTTACATCAGGAGGACCGATGGTATTGTTGTAGTTATCGATATTACCCATGAGGATATCGGGTACGACTTGGTTGTAGATAACACGAGGATAGTGTAAGGAGAGGTCTGTAGGCTTCATGTAACGGATAATATAGTCGAAGGAGACTATCCACCCACCTCCACCATCGATACGCTCTCCTGGCTCAATCATGCCTTCAAAATCGAAGTATCCAAAGACCTGTTGTTGAGTCTCACTCACCGTAAAGACTTTATTTAAACCAGCAGAATCACTCGTGGTACCGAAACGACTAATGAAATGTTTCTGCATCCAGTCTGAGATATTCTCTACTTTTACCTGATTGGCAATGAGTTTGTAGATTTCACTTAAAGCAATCATGGCTTTATCGTCAATCTGATAATGGTATTCCAGATTGTGGGGAAAAGCATTACCATAACGCCTTAAACTGCTTCTAATGCTGTTTAACCAAGCTTGTGCTACCGGTCTAGATTGGGCACGATAGGAGATATTGAATTTCATCTCCATATTGGCGTAGAAAGGCGTAATGTGGGTACCGGTAACAGGTTCAAGGAAGATGGGTTTGAATTCTTGTTGGAATTCCTGGTACATGAGTTCAGTTTGGGCAAAGGTTTCCTCTTGTACCTGCACCTGCATCTGCTCGTTATTCTCTAGGTTCAGGCCTTCTCTACCATTGGAGTGTACTGAAGTCCCTCTCTCTTTCCTAACACCTTCTTCGTCTAAATAGACAATAGGGGAATGACTGAATATAGACATCCCCAGGTATTCCTTTAAATCGTTCATGACTTTAAAGACAATAGGTCTGGTAATCGTAGACTTCTCGCCTTTAATAGGGAAATTTAAAATCACTTGACTTACTCCTGTTGATAAGGATAGTTCACTAAGCAAGCTTAGCTCCCCCACTATCGTGGACTCGCTGCCTGCGGTTAGCTCACTGAGCTTTTTTATAGAAAGGATATTTAATTGTTCATAGCTCTTTTTCGATACACCCTAATGTAGTAATTACAAACTAAGCTTTTTAAGAACTATATTATCAACTTGACTGTAGTAGTTTATATTCTAATGGGATTGAACAACAAATGAATAATTTATATTACTTCGACACGAGAAACATATACCTAACGAGGGAAGAGCTCTCTCGTGAAATCGGTGTTGCTAGAACCATGGGTATTGAACTCATGGACATCTTTACATTCTTTCTGGATAACTTAGATGGGTTTAAACTAGTAGACGAGAGCCACTTAGTGGAGAACTTTATCAAGAACTACCTCAATAGCCCTTTCAATGTCTACCACCCTTTAACGGATAGTAAGGGCAACTTCGTGAATGATTACGAATCTGTTTGTCTAGGTAAAGATACAGAGGAGTTCTTATTCAGTATTGGTAGGAAAGTGGTTTCTTACTTAGAAGACCAATTTAAGACAGGTAACTTCGATTGGTACTTTAAGGTAGTCAACTTCAAGTCTAAGTACATGGATATCGTGAATCCAGAAACCATTACTTTAATGATTAAGAGGGATGGAAATGGGTACGGAAATGACCACTAAGAATCTACCTGAATACCTCGTCATGGAATATCCTTTCGGTGAACTGATTGATGAAGCCACCAGTATATTCGGTAGCAATCCGTTTGTTGAGGCGTATAATGTACCTGGTGAGAGAGGATACAATCCAAAGAGAAGGATATTCTATCGCACAACAGAAGAGTTACTCTTTTACTTATTCCTTAATTTAAGGATTACCGGTAGGGACATTTACATGGGTATGTTACCTCTAGCCATGCCGGTGATTAATGAATTGTACAATAAAGTGCAGTGGGGAATAGTAGACTCTTTCTATCAGGATGAATCTTATACCGATGGATTGGTAGAATCCGGTTTACTGATAGAGGAGATGAGAGATGGAGTATTTGGTTATCGAGACAAATGGGGTAATAAAGTAGAAGTCGTTCCTGGTATTACCGAAGACCAATCTATCTTTATTACCGTAATCTACCACTTATTTCTAAGGGTGTTTATTGAGAAATTCCCTACTATCAGCAACATCATGTTGCAGAATAGGGATAGCATCATTATCCAACATGAGGACATTACGAGCAATATGGATTGCCCTGCAGGGATGAATATCGATAAGAGACGAGCCATTATCGACTATATCTTAAAGGTATACACCTTAAAACTAAGTGTACATGTAGCAGGAAGGGAAACCAATGGTCTCTAGAAAAACCCTCCATTTACTGGATTTGAGCTTAACCATTGATAGTGCCATTCGCGACTTAAGAAACCAATACCACTGTGACTTAGATGTAAGAGATACTAAGGAAACAGTAGAGTTTATGCTAGAATCGATTAATGACTTAGATTTAGGTGAGGAAATCAGTAAGGTAGACATAGCTGTGTTAGGCCAATACTTCACTGAACACTACCGCCAGATAATCAATAGCATTATCGACCAAGAGCCTTTCGATGAAGGGTATATTGAAAACTTCCAATCTATCAATTACCCAAATGAGAGAGGCTGGTACTTCATTACTCGTCTCTATTACTGGTTGGCTTATCAATTGGTCACGACTGGCATCATGAACACCAATGATTGTTTTAATACCAGAATCTCGATTAAAAGAGTTTCTCCTAATGACGTTAAGTGGATGATGGGGTATCTGCTGTATTATACCTCGTACATCGTAACCATTGAAGAGTTTTAACATGAATCAAGACGAACTATTATCCATTATTGTAGACATTGGTCCTGAAGCTACAGTAATCGATTATCTCCTCTATAAGGAGAGAGACTTAACCGGTAGGTTATTTGCTATCGACTTCCATCAGGTACTCGATGACTATTTAGGTAGACTAAGAGTCACTGAAGTCAATCGGCACTATAACCAAATCTACACCCATGCTCCTTTATGGCAAGATAATCGACTCTTGGAGGAAGTAGTCTCTACCCTAGAGTGTAAACTAAGGAATGAGGCAGTGATTACTGAGGAACTCATTCAGCCCATCTGTCAGTCCATGTACAAGTGCCTTAATCAGCTATCGCTTTCCATTCACGAAGTGATGATGAATTACCCGATTAACCGGATACTTCACTATAACTTCAGAGTCGGTGAAAGACTAGGTGTTTCCCAATTTGTCTTAAGGGAGAAACCAGTAGGTGATGATTATGCTGAAGCATCGTTTAATCCATGGGTACAACGGGTGTAATAAACAATAAACGATTACTCTACTACCCTCTTCATTGGGGTGGTAGAGTAATTCTTATTATGTCCTACTAGCTAGTGACTCTTAATTAGCTCGTCAGTGAAACTGACTCACTGAGGGAATATCTAGATATTCACCTTACTAACCACTATAATCTAAAGGCATTACCATGGCATTACAGAAACGATTAACTGAACAAGCATGGCAAAACTTTAAACAGGTTATCCTGCCTACGCTTTGCTCTAAATACTATAGTGAAGACGACATCGTCTCCTTTTATCAACTCGATGAAGTATTGGATTTAACCCTAGGTGATACGGCTAAAGCCATGGCTTTATTCCTATTACTGGATATGGATAAAGAACTCCCTAAGATACTGAGTAATATCCAAACCTCCCTTAAGAATGAAGACCTCTCTTTATCACCTCAAGTCCTATTCAAGTTCATCATCACTCACCCTAACGAATACAAGAAAGAGAAAGACTACGAAATGGTCGTTTTCTTAATCTATTCGGTATACGGAGTAGAGTTTCTAAACTACCTATCCCGTAAGAGAAAAGGCTATCTCTCTTACCGAAACCGTAGGTTACATAAGCAACTCGTCTAAATGAGATTTAGAGGTTATTCCAATGAGCAAGAAATCTGTATCTAAGAAGAAAGAAAGACAAAAGAAACTGGCTAAACGTAAGCATCAGTCAGGTTCAGTCGTCAATTACAAGAACATCTCTACCCATATCCGTACTGGTAAACTGGTTGCTAAAGGCACCATTACCGGTAATTTGGCTATGGACTTACTAGAGGAGACTGAAGAGCAACGTATTACGGAGAAGAACATCCAGACCCTAATGGACGATTGGCATGAAACCGTAGAGTGCTTTAAACAAGGCACTACTGACAGGGAACAGCACAGTCGATTCAGTGAAAACCTCTTCCTGATGAAGCAGCTATTAGAAATTGCTTCTAATGAGTGTGTACCCACTGATCCTGAACAAGAGATGGAATTCAGAATCCATTTATCCTTAATGAGAGATAATCTAGAGAAGATGGAGAAGATTGTCATTGAGTTCTACAACAAGATAGTCAACGGCATTGATAAACTCTACTTCGTTAACAGTCTTGAATTTAATCAGTACAAGATTGTAGAAGAATTCAGTAATACCTTACCCAGTCTCTTACGTTACGTGGATATTGGTCAGTTTCAGAAAAGCTGTCGTATTACCATGACGAAACTATCCGATAAACACTACTCTGGTGAGAATGCTAAGTACTATCGTTTTAGAGAAGGTCATGTACTCTTACGAGAAAGACGTAAGAGAGAAGCTGAATTAAAAGCTTTAGAAGAGAAACAATAAACCCAATGCTACTCCTACTACCCGACTAAAGGTAGTAGGAGTAGTGCTTACATCAGGTATTCTTTTTTCTTTCTTTAGCGTTAGCGATTTCGTTATTAATCGATTCGCTTACCTCTATTTCGATATTCTTCTTACGACCAATAGCTGTCTTGATTATGTTCTGCTCTACGCGAGTGGTATTTAACCAATCCCCTAGGGACATTCCGGTGTACTTATAGACATCGGATAGAACAAAATCATCAGCTACCTGCTGTAAGAGAGAACCATCACCACACAGATTATAACAATCCTTCATGTCCATTGGGTAGAGAGAAGGATCAGTTCCGGTATCTGTCTCGTATTTACTAAAGGTACAACCACCTATTCCATAGGCACTATCGTGCAGTGTCAATAGACTTAGGTGACGTAATCCTGGGTCAGTAATGGGTTGGGATTTAAGAATGGTCTTAAACACTTCACTGTAACCAGCATTACCGAGGACTAGTTCTTTACCCTCTTCTGTACCTTTTAGCGAAGGATCAATTTCCTCCCTAGGGACATTGGTTATACCAAACAATGGGTCTTTCACTGCCCCTAGAGCGTTAGTAATGACTAACTGCCTTGCTGTATCCCGAGTGAGCGATAAATCTGTGCGGTCAATGTAAAAAAAGTCATCACGGTATTCACCGGCACAATGTGGTTACTTACACTAGAAGTATTGTACTTCTCTTCAAAGTCGGAGATAGTCGGTACGCCGTATACTGCTTTCAAGCGAGAATTAATAAACTCATTAACCACTTTAATGGTGGCTTCTTTTACATCAGAGAGCGTCGCAATATCGTCTAACAAGGAGAGAATGACTTCGCGTGAGTCGATTTCAGATACCACTACGTCGTTAGAGTAAGAGTAAGTCTCCTTAATCTTTACTTTCTTGATGTAGTGACTGAATTCACGCAATTCAGTAGCCGCCATCTTACTGGATAAGTAATTGGAACGAATTCTCTCATCAGAAACCATAGCCAGAGTCTGGTTAATGGATTCAGTTAAGTAATTGTCCCAAGCAGCACCATGTTCTACGAATTCATTCATGTTAGAATCACCTAACACGAGAATGGTTTCTTTAGTAATGGTACCTTTACGTTTCTCTTCTTTACGAACCATGATTGTACGCTCGAATGGTTCTACATCATCCGCTTTCTTCCAATCGCGTTTGTACGCTTCGATTTCTTCATTAGAAGACGGCGTAGAGTGAGCAGCAATCAGGTGCTGTTTCTGGCGAGTAGAGAAGCGGTTATCTGCGAATACTTCCATATCGGAGAGCCAGAGTTTACCTACTACCAACTTAGGTTTACCGTTATCCAAGAGAGCAGTACGGTTGTAGTTGAAGCCATCAGGGAACATTGCACAACCTAAACCCCAGGCAATAGCAGGGATATCCATTGGGTCTAAGTGACGACGGATATTCTCAGCAGTCGCATCTTTCAGGTTAATGCGAGCAATCTTACGGATAAACAAATCTACGATTTCATTACTGATAAACCAAGTAGTCGAACCGTAAATAGAACCACCAAATCGTCTACCTTGTACAATCTTAGAAGTATCCAATACAAACTGCAAGTCAATCAAGTCAGCTGAAGTAGGTGCTGAAATCACAGCCACTAAACCAGAGTGGGGCAAAACTACCGTAAAGTGAGAACGCAAACCCAGTGCATCCATTACTGCTGCTTTAGCATGGATACCAGTCAAGAGACCATTCTCTTTAGGAATGTAAGAGAGACGAGACTTAGCTTTACCATTGTTATTCGGAATGGTTAAAGTCTGTTTCAGTACGGTGTCTTTCTCATTGATGGCATCTTTTACCCTATCGTAATCCACACTAATCAATTCACCTGCATCAGTGAGTGAGTTAATCATGGTGTTGACGTTAGTGGAGATGTCACCAGAAGCATCATCGGTATTGGTGAAGATTTCTGGATTAGCACTGAAATAGTTCAGTACAGCTTCAGGAGAATCAGGAGGCAAAGAGATAGAACCAATAGTCTCTTCTAAGTTCTCCATGGTAAGCGGAGTAGAATCCGTCAGGATAGGACGATTCTCCTCCAATTCAATCGGATTAGAAACGGGTTTAATCTCAGCACCCGTATTTAAACCGGTACCTTTCCATACGTCCACATCACCTTCAGAAGCCACCAATTGACGAATCTTCTCTAAAGTTTCAGTCTTGCGTCTCAATTCTGCTTCACGAGGAGTTTCTCCAACCTCTTTCTTAGCAGGTTTCTCTTCTTCTACCGGTTTGATTTCCGGTAGTTTCTCTTTCATTTCTTCCAGAGGGTCTTGAGGAATGAACACATCTACCTCTTCCTCACGAACAATCTCTCTTACTTCTTTCACTACCGGTTCATTGTGTTTCAGTGCTTCCTCTACCGATACCTTCTCATGTAGATTACCATCTTTAACATGGGTAGGCTCTACTGGCTTAACGTGAGTAGGTTCTACAGGAGTAACGACTTCTGTTACAGAATCTAATGCTTTATCAATAATGGTTTCTTCTTCGTACTGGATAATACCGTCGTTATTGATACCTAAGCCATTGGTTTCCCCTACGGAGAATACCGGTTCTTCAATACCGTCTACTACGACCTTATCACGCTCTTCGTGAGTAGGGATAGTAGAAGGATCTTGCTTAATTTCGTTTACCATGAAATGCTGTCCTTTAAAACAAAGTTAGAAAAAGTAGATTACAGTAATCCCTGGCTAGGATTACTGTAATACTCAGGGATTATCGATTATTACTTCAAGCAGGCTGTCTGGCTACCTCAGGAATGTGCTCTGCTTCAGGTACCTTGGTATTGGTATACTGATGCAGACGAGTCTGTAAGAAAGCCTTAATATCAGCAGGCGCTTCATCTAAGTGCTGGCTGTAGTAAGAGAACTTCATGGTGGAGTAGAAGTCCGATACGTGTTTAATAGCCGGTTCAAACAGACGTAAGATACGGTTACCACATACGAAGAATCTCAGTTTAATGTCCGTAATCAGTTCCAGGATATAAGCATCTTCTCGAGGAACATCTTTCTTCACATTACCCTCTTCATCCAGGTACTTGGTGTAGAGAGAACGGATAGACTCCAGTTCCTTAGTCATTTCCTTGTTGTCACTGACCACCATATCAGTTAAAGTAATGAATTTGTCTCTTTCAGGTAAGTAAGGCAAGAATTTAACATTCTCATCACCTGTTACTTCCTGGATAGCCTTAATTGGTTTATTCAGCTGTTCTTTTAACTGTTTGTAGGTTTCTTCACAAGATTCGAAAGTAGAGTCCACCAGAGCAGCATATTGCTCCTGAGTGATTTTACCTTCCAATTCAGCAGGTAATTTGGCACGATTGACTACCGCTTCTAAAGTATCGGTATCACCTACAAAAGGTTTCTTCGGATTCTTGATGAGGTATTTGGTCTCTTCACCGATTTTCAGTTTACGTTTCAGAGAGACTTCACTATTGGTTTTCGGTACCTTCAGTTTGATTTTGTCACCGAATACCGGAGCCATGTCAACATATTGGCTTTCGTCCTCTACTCTGGATTCGGTTACCGGAAATGATTTTGGTTTCTGGCTCATTTTCTTAGGTTGCCTTTCTTAAAAATGAAAGAATGAGTGGGTAATAATTGCTTCCATAACACAGTAAAGGTTATGAAAAATGAGAGATTATCAGACATATAGATAATCGAATAGTTATATTTAGACTATCCGTCTAGAAAGGGTTTACAGTGGGTAATTTATTCTTAAACTTCATGAATGAATACTGGACACCGGAAGAAGTCAAGTGGTATACCGAAATCATGGATTTGATTAATGCGGTACAAGAGGACTATGCTGACAACATCGATTTAATTATCTATAGTCAGACAGACGAAGTATCCATCAATGAAGTAAGTGATTTATTGAAGAAAGCCGTACAGGATATTCTTATTGCTCTATTGGAGAATATCGGTGTTACGGTAGCTGAAGATTATCCTTTAGATACTATCCTGCTTTATCGTATCTACAAGGACATGATTGAAATTGAGAACAATGAACAGATAGACTTTGCTTTGTCTATCTTAGAATCCGACTTAGATGACGTAACTGTATTCTACGAATTACTCACTATAGTCGGTACACTAGAGGTAGATGAAAGTGAGTTTACCCAGCAGATTGCTAAAATCTCTCCCTTTACTCGTAGTAAGCTAACTCAATACTTCTACTCCCGTAAGGAGACTCAGGTCGCGGTAGAGGAAACCTTCGATAAGATTAAAGCCTCTAACCGAATCAAGCAGTTTATCGAGGTATTAAGCGATTCTGAATTCCTAGCCATTAACCTAATCCGTAATGGTGTAGAGATGGGTTTGTCGTTTAAGTCTTATCTTAATCTCTATAATGAAGAGATTTTCAATCTCGATATCAAGGATATCTGCTACAACCTCTACCTCTTCGCTATCATCTCTCAAGATGGTTGTGATGCCCCTGTAGCGACTATCGAGAAACACATCCAAAACTACCTCTTTGAAATGGCTGAAGTCGATAGCGTATTAAGAGGTGTAGGTCAAATCCAAATGAAACTAGGAACGTACTGAATATGGATAAACTAGACTATTACAAAATGGGATTGAAGAAAGGCTGGTTTAAAGATGCCTTTTGGGTGAAATCCTGTTTATCTCTATTTTATACCGAGGATACGACACATTACTTGGTAAGAAGAGACAAAGGTTACTTCTATTGTTACGATGAAAACGGTAATGAAATCAAGATTACCGGTAACAACGATACCAATACTCCTCTCTTAAGAGTAGGTGAAATGCTTACCTTAACCAAAGGAGAAGTACCCAATATCACTAAAGAGATCCGTACTTCTGTAGGTTGTTTACTCATGAACTACTTACTGACTATTGATCCTTTTAAAGGAAAAGTACCTTATATAAATAAACGATTCTCTCCTCGCTCAGTAGAGCCTTACTTCCTATTGAAGTGGACTCGTAGTGAGAAAGATGTTACTGAGAATGAACCAGCTAAAGAAGGGGAAATCTTCACCGAGGAATACCTTACCTTCGCTAATAATGCATTGCATCTAACCAACTACTGCCAAACAGTCAATGCTTCGGTGACTAAGAAAGCCTTAATGACCAATCCAATCGTCGAGAAGCGACGTTTAGAGCTCTATAAAGAGCATGAACACGAACTCAATGATCCGGTAGTACAGGCTAAGATTGATGAAGAATTGGTGAAACTGGATAAGGAATACTTAAAAGACGATGAATCCATGGGTTTCCTAGGGACATCAGGTAAAACCTTCTCTAACGTAAGGCGTCGTTTAAATAACCACTTTGGTGCTCCTAAAGGACTAACTGATAAGGAACAACCTTTCATTGAAAGACCTTTAAGAAAAGGGATAGATTTAGAGAGATTCTCTCTTTATACCAACGATGCTTACTCAGGTAGTATTTCCCGAGGTCTGGAGACGCAAGAAGGCGGTGTGAAGACGAAAGATGCGATTAGGTCTGCCGCTAACCTAAAAGTCGCTATAGACGATTGTGGTAGCCGTATCGGCGAGATGGTACAATTCAGTAAAGACATTGAAAAGAACCGAAGATACATTGGTTATTACTATCTGGAGAACAAGAAAACCATTAAGATTACCGAGGATAATCTCGCTAGTTTATCAGGTAAGTTAGTGGAAATGAGGTCTCCTGCTTATTGTATTGCTAAGAACAGTAGTTTCTGTAAGTGCTGTGTAGGTCCTAATGTGGCTAATTATCCTAATGGTATTGTTACTATCAATGCTAGGATTACCAGTATCATCCTCAACCTTAGCATGAAGTTAATGCACTCGAATATTGTGTCCGTTAGTAAATGGAGAATTGACTTGATATCTTAACTGAATAACGACTACTACACTACCTATTCTAGGTAGTGTAGTAGTTTATAATCTATTTTATTATAGATATATATTACTAAATCGAGAGAATAGAAAGTCTCCTATTCTTCTCTTGTTCTAAGATTAACCAAAAGCCTTTTCCTACTCTACACCACTCGCAATGGTGTAGAGTAGGTCGAGACTATTAGGCAATAATAAAGGAGTATAGTTATGGTCAATAGACCTAAATTACTGCCTTCAGCCGAAGCCATCGCAGCTTATCGAGCATCACAATGCGAAAAAGCTAAGATGGAGTTGGATAACACCTTGCGTAGAATGGCTCTACGCATAAGCAAGGAGTTACAGGCTGCTGGCGGTTACCCAATTAGGTAACCAAAGGTAAGTAAGACAGCTGGTGTACCAAGGTATATTGGCTGTCTATACTCCCATACTTTATTCTAACGACAGGAAGAAAATCATGTTAAATATAGAAAACCGAGACAACACCTATTTGCCATTCACCCTGGAAGAAGACGATCCATTCTACGAGGCTCCTTCTTCCGATATTGGTCAGCTACTAGCGTCTATAGACGAAAGTCTAAGACAACGCAGTGAACAGTGGGATGGGATATTGGAAACATTAAACGATATCTCAACTAAACTCAGTTATGTCATCGACAAGCTCGATGACTAATGAGAATAAGAGAGACTGGATTACCTGGTCTCTCTTTCGAGATAAACCAACTAATGGAATTTCAATTGGAGTTCTATTAACTGTTTATTTCAATCTTTAATCTAATGTTTATTTAAAAGGAATCTACCATGTCTAAAATCAATCGTAATCGTGCTATTCTGTTTGCTGTATTCTTTGCTATCGCTATCGCTGCTAACGTAGCAATGAACGCTCTTGTAAGTAGCTATTACAGCCAGTACTTTCAGGTACTGAATTTCAAGGGAATCAGTTTCTTTATCAGCTTAGTGATTGCTAGCATTCCAGGATTCATTATCCTGGTGAATCACTATAGCAGAAAGAACGAATTCTAAATAAGTTTCTCCTGTCTCGCTTGTACGATAAAGTACAGGTTTCAAGAGGCTGGTTTACCATTTGGTAGACTAGCTTCTTTTTTTTGTTTTAATCTAGTAGAATTCGGCTCTCTACGTAGTACAGTGAGCTGTAAATCTAGATTTACAGGGAACTATATCATTTACGTGGTAACGCTAAAGTAGTCTATTTCAGACTACACTATTGTCTATTTAGAAAGGACTCTAACAATGGAACTAATAATGAATGCAAAGCTTTTAGTAGAAGAACGTTTAAAAGATTGTGGTCTTGGTAACATGGTGTTCCTGTGGCCACCTTATTATCCACATGTTCATCGTAAACTGACTTGTCTCAATGTAACTGATATTCAGAAAGAGACTCGTGCGTTTCATGAGGAAGCATTCAGTCTCTTAAAAGAGAAATTCCCTATTGAGGTAGAGACTAGCAATCGCCTTACCGACATTAGGTTCCTTAAAACAATTATGTTTAATCCCAATGAAGCATTCATTCCCAATAATGCTATTAACTACTATCCTACCGCTAATACCCCTAACCTGGTATTCTTGCCCCATATCCTGGAAGAGGACGGTAGCTTGAAATTCATTGCTTTTGATTCTTTAAAAGAATACAGCTTAGCCTTCTCGGATATTAATCCAGCTATCGAATACACCAAGACAATGGTAAAAGATACCCTGGGTAGAGTAGCCATTACCCTATTGGACTTAAATGAATTCACTGAAAAAGTGGATTTAAATGGTCACCACATTAAAGTGATTGGTGATGGTCGTTTCAGCATTGCTGGCTATGCAATCGACAATAAGAAGGCATTGGAGTACCATGGTAAATCTAGAGATGGCCTCTTCTCATTCTTTCCGTTTATTGAAAGGGAGTTCCAGTTAGAAGAGGGTGAGGTGCTCTATTTAGCTGACGATACCATGTTCTCGGCTTTCGCTACTTATACAGCGAAAGACAGCGAATTTCGGTTCTCTCTTAAGAACATACCTGAAGCTGAATCTTCTGGTGTGATTGATTGTCATTCGGTATACGAAGAACCAGGTGAGAACGGCGGTAAGTACCTCTACTATTTCTGTACTAAGCAGTTACAGAATGGACCAAACCTTCTCTTACCAGGTCACGTTATCCGTGAAATGGTTAATGTTATTGCTCAGGATATTAAGGAAAAGGATAAACGTTATTCCTTACCTGAGTTAGTAGACAGGAACAGAAGAACGCTATTCGGTATCATTGAAGACTTCCGTTCTAATAAGGAAATTGTTCGTTTCGGGTACAGTGATATCTTAACTGAAGAGGATATCTCACGTAATCAAGCCCTCTACGGTCGCATTAACCAGCAGTTTATCGTGAAAGAGATTGGTGACTTCCTCTACCGTGAGCGTTTACCTTACCAGGTATTCCACGAGAAACAGCTCTTCATTATCCACACGGATAAAGACCTACCTGAAGGTTCTAGAAACTTTAGTACCATGACTAATCCAGGTATTAGGGAACCATTAAGGAAATTGACTAAAGAAGAGAAGGAAGCTCTTAAACAAGAGATTAAAGAGAAAGGTCTTAGTGTAAGCTACATGCAGAACAAAGACTACTCTAGAACTGGTGTATTGTTAGCCAATCCTTCTCGTGATCGATATCTCGATAGTGAAGCTCCACTCGGTCTTGGTTCTTATTCAGTTTACCACTATTTCTTCGTAGGTAAAGTAGATATTGGTACCGTGTTAGATACCATGCGGCGGTACCATAATCTCTTTAGGGACAGAGGAGGTATCTCTAGATTCTCTGTGGATAAAGAAACACCTCTTATTACCTACAAGAAACCCAGTAAAGTGGATGTAGATGACTTCTTTAGAATGGAAGACATTTACGTTACTGAAGCGGGTGATTACTTTATTAAACATACCGAGTATGTGGATAATAAGGTAATCAATGTATTGCTGTAATCTCTAAAGTACTCCTTGGTGGCTCTTTGTGGTCACTAAGGAGCATTTCCCTTTCTACCCTCTTTTTAATTTGACTATCTAATAGGCCATTAGCTAGTGAATTTATAAACGTTTATAAGTAAGGAAATTACACTATGTCACGTAGTAAACAAAAGCAACAGGTAAACCTGGGTTCTGTTAACTCTAATCAACCTATCGAATTAGAGGAGAAAGACCAGGTAGAAGAGACTACTGAAACCAATGAATTGCTCACTGGTGAAGAAGTCATTACCCCAGTAGCAGAAGAACAAGTATTCAATGTAGAACAAGAAGAGAAAGAACGCGTAGCTAACCGTACTGATTCTCTCCTGACTGAATCTGACATCATGCCTAAGCTAGGTACCACCGCTAAGATGTCACTCTACGGTGTACTGGAATACATTAAAATCATGAAAGAGAACGAAGGGCACATCCTTTATCTCTCTCAAGATACCAATTACGTGGTGAATGATGGCCCTGCTTATCAGGTGAAACTCTTCCGTGATATCATGGACATCATCACTAAAACCGATGATGCTGACTTCCAGCTCTCTATGGATTTCTTGATGCAGCTCTTCCGTACTGAAGAGACTGTACTCTCTATCTACAACCTGATGAGATTCCAAGAGAACATCCGTCTCTCTCCGATTGAACTGAAATGTTACCCCAATCTGATGAGCATCTTGACTACCCTGGCTGACCCATTGACTCGCCAAGCCAAGTTGAGAAGAGAATTCGATTTGGCTAAAGCATTGGAATTCGGTTTCAGTGATGCTGCTAAAACCCGTATGCAGTACTATTTCTCTTTTTAGAGAAATAGGGGTTAAGTGTTGCGATAGCAATACGAGACATTATTTCAGTTTCTAACTCAATCCACAATCTACACTACTACCCTTAACAGTGGGGTAGTAGTGTAGTATTTAATTATGTACTCATGTGAATCTGTTCAATTTTATTGAAAGGATTAGAAATGAATACAGATAACTGGAAACAGATGCTCTCCCATGCTGGGTGTAATAGAGAAACCGCAGAGTTGTGGTCTCCCCCCTTTGCTCAATATGCTAAGGAGTACAAGATTACGACTATACTGAGAATCTCAGCTTTTCTAGCCAATGTCATGGCAGAATCGCACTGCCTTACCGCACTAAGAGAGAATCTAAACTACTCAGCTAAAGGTTTAGCCAATACCTGGCCTAGCCGTTACTCAGTCACCGGTAAAAGAGGAGGTGCACCTAACGCTAAAGCTCTCGCTATTGCCGGTAATCCTGAGAAGATAGCCAATCACTGTTATGCCAATAGAATGGGTAACGGAGATGAAGCTTCCGGTGATGGCTGGAGATATTCTGGTAAAGGGCCTATCCAGATCACCGGTAAAACCAATACCGAGTCTTTCTTTAGGGATAATGGTCTACCACCCACTACCGATACTAACTTATTAACCCTACCTGATTTAGGGGTAAAATCAGCTATGTGGTACTGGAATAAGGCTAACATTAACGTGAGTGCCGATAAGCCAGACTTTGATGGCTGTTGTGATAAGGTGAATATTGGTAGTAAGACTCGTGCTATTGGTGACGCTCATGGCTACAATACTCGTCTTTCTATCTACAATAAACTGAAAGACTTCTTATCCCATCACCCTGAATTACTAGAAGATAAACCAGCCTCTGTATTGAAGGTTAGTGATATGGATAAAGTAGTCGTTCCAGTAGACAAACTGTTAGAGTACGATCCGGATGGAGAGTACCAGTTTGAAGTAGTAGAAAACATTCGTAAACTCTAAGAGGTACAAAACACAATGACACAATCTAAGAATGTAAAATTGAAGTTGTATATCAGTATCGTGCAATGGGTATTTCTATTCATCGCTTCGATGATTATCAATATCCTTTCTATAATCCTGGCTCCTTTCATTGCCATTTACTCCCTCTACAAACCCGTACCTAAGTACTTTAACTGGTTTCTGACTCACGATTGTGGGATAGATGGTGACCCAGACCACTTAGAGAGATGGCCTGGCAACAGTAAACTGAGGAAGTTCTTACGCAGAACTGCTTGGTTGTGGCGTAATAAAGGATATACTTTCGATTACGTGGTGTGTGGTCGTATTATTGGTAATACCTTATTGAATAAAGGTGACCCTGAAACCTCTGATGCTAAGAAAGCGGGCTATATCTTCCAATACGATGAAAACGGTACCTGGGAGTACTACCTAGTGAAACCTTATTCCTTTAAGAAAGACAAGTGTTTAAGGATTCGCTTTGGCTGGAAGATTGCTGATGGTCTGGTAGGTACAGGCTCTAAGATGATGCTGGCTACCTCTATTGGTATTTGGAAGGACTTTGTTTCTCGTCCTGATTCTGTACCAGTAGAAGAAACTAAAGAGACCACTGAAGTGAAAGAAGACCTGAATGGTTTCAATGGTACGAAAGAATAACTAATTGAAGCACACTCTACTCTAGGTAATTAAACCTAGAGTAGAGCAGTGTTTTGATTTTATATTTTAAGGACAATAAATGTTGATTCGTAAGGAAGACATTGAACACTATACCGTAAGAAAGAATAACTTCGAATCGATTGTACAGTGGTTAGAGAGAAACAATGTAATCTGTACTCCCTGTAGAAACAATCACTCTATCTGGATGATATTGAGTATAGGTGATAAGGAAGAGGAAGCAGTAGCCTATCTAAGCGATACGATTGTTAAGATAGGTAATGACTTTAGAATCTACAGTGAGAAGGGATTCAGTATCTTCCTAGAGAAGAACAAGATTACTCTTTAATCTAACTAATTAGAAATCTCTACGTAGTACGGTGAACTGTAAATCTAGATTTACAGGGAACTATATTATCAATGTGGAGTAACCTGTTTATTCCATTACTATACTCTCTACATTTACTCTCTTACTAGACGCGAATCTAGTAAGAGAGTATTCTTTTTCACTAAGAGAGTATTCCCTAATGTATATTCGAGATAAAGGGCTCGGAGAACCTGTAACGAGGGGACCGAGAGAAAGGATCTAAATCATGAATGAAAACGTTAAAGAATTCAAGGCTATTCAGTACTTGTCTATTCAAGGTAATCCTGAAGGTATCTATACTGATTACAGTTATCCTAACTTAACAGAAGCTTTCTGTCAATCAACGGCATTACTTATTGAAGCAAAATTGAAAGTATTAGAGAAAGAAGCTGGTATCGAAGGAAAGGAATACGCTTCTTTCATTAAAGTAATACCGGTAACAATAGACAACAGGGTACACGTTACCTTAGATGTCTCTTACCATGGCTATAATGAAACAAAGCCTTCTAATGGTTTTGATTTATTGGCTAAGTACAGTGTACTCTACGCTGTGGTTGATGAACACGGTAATGTATTTACGAATTTCACTGAATCCAGCAAGGAATTAGCTGATTTTGTCAATTCAGTAAAAGAAGGCTTACTTGCCTTAGAATCTAAATAAAGGAGCTAAACGATGGCTAAGATGGACTTAGACAAAATGATTAGCACGTATGCTAAACGGGCTATCTTTCAATTAAAGATGAAAGTAAAACAAAACAAGCTACTGGGTAACATCGGGTATTTGGAATTCACTGACACCAGTAGCCAGGTGGATTATACCGAAGGTGTCGTTAAAGCATCAGTGGTCATTACTGACGGTATCAATATCATCGATAACTTAAATGTCAAACTGGTGATTGAACAAGTCTATAACAATGGCATCTTAAAAATCCCCAGTGCAGTAAAAGAAGCTGCTCGTATTGAGAAGATGGTTAACAAGTGTGTCAGTAAGATGCACAGTGAAAAAGACGTCACTTACCACGAAACGTTACCTTTTATCATTACCCAATCTGTCCCTGGTTGTTCTAAATTGCAAGGCAAGATACTCTTACCTAGTAAGGACAGCGAGAAGTGGAATACCAAGGCTATGTTATTTCACCTATTGAATAATCGTATCGTTGGATTGCTTTATGCTAACCATGACATGGTGGTAGGTAAAATCGAAGATCCTGAATTCGGGTGGCGTCGAAATAACAAAAGTACCTTCTACTTGAATTGTAATATCGACTACGAGCTCAAGAAATGTAAGGTACGAATATCCATCCCTTTTAACAAAGCAGAACAAGGTTTCAGTCTCTATACCTCAATGTTTCGTTTAGAAGAGATTGTGGATCAGGTAGCAGAGCAATTAAGGAAACAAGTACCAGTTAATGTGGTGGAAAAGACCAGTGAGTCTAAACCCAGTAAAAAGGTAACTAATAAAGAGGTAGGCTCTAAAGAAACCGAGAAAGACGAACGTTTCTTGATGAGCAATGTCCTCCTTATTGAGGAAAGACCTAGGAATACAGAGCCTTTAAGTATTACCTTAGCTAGTAATACCCACGATACGGTTTGTACCTTGATGGAATTGTGGATGAAATCCACTTTCACCAGTCTATTCTTAATGAATCCGATTACCGCACCATTAATCGATGATATCATTTATACTGTACTCATCAAGACCACTGGAAAGGACGAAAACACTATTGAGGGTAATATGGAAATTAAGATAGCCTTACCTGGTTCTGAGGAGATTATATATCGGGCTAAGGTTTATACCTTCAATATGTTAGGTGGATTGAAATGCTACACCCAAATCGAAGGGATGGACAAAGTAATCCAAGTATTAGCTGACAAGATTAAGGAAAGAGAAAATGGAAAATAAAGAAGTACCCATGACCATTAACCAGTTACAAGAGAGATTCTATCTGCTACGCGATAGTATCAACTCTCTGTTATTGGGTAAAGGTGAAGTGGGTGGTAAATCACTCATTAACTTGACTTCTATTCGACTGAAGTGGTATGGTGAAAATCAGTTCACTTTAGAAACCTGCGTTAGACGTGAGCCAGAAGACGATTTACCCTTCTGTAAGATAACCACTTACGAGGTAGAATACGTACGCAGTACTAAGAACCCAGGTGACTGGGAATTAGCTGATCCGGATATCGATGAGAAGATTGCCGCTAACTGTGTTAATGATGCGGTAACAATATTCACCGAAGGACTGTTTAAAGAAGTTCCAGTAAAGGCACCTGAAACAGAGAAGGAAGAAAAGAATGACTTCTTTAAGAAATTCGATGTCTATCGAGGTGAGGTCATTGATGAAGGTGTAGAATACCCGTACTTACCTATAGTGGATTCTTACCTGAGTCTCGTTAGAACAACGGTTTGGGACAAACTGCATAGAGCCACCACAGAAGCCGAATTATCCAAGATTACCAGAGGCACTGAATTGGATTATCTTAACTACGATGTAGAAACCAAGCTAGAAGACCATTTCCTTGACGAGAACGTATGTTGTTATAACTATGGTATAGAAGTCGCCATCGGTTATAGAGATAAAATGTGCGCGATGGTAAGGGAGTACCGTGCTACTGTAGGCTATGTCTCCTTTAACGATGACAAGGTATCGATTGACCCAATTCCCTCTATCATGGTTAATATAGAGCGTTTCGTAAACGAAATCGTAAAACACCTAAATGGAGGTGCCCGTGCCGAAAGTAAATAATAACGTCTTCCTCTATAATACAACTGAGGAAGATACAAAACAACAGTTTGCACCTACCCAGGATGTTTTCCTGGGTACCATCAGTTGGGGTGTTCGCAATGTACTACAATACCGTATCAATAGAATTGATTTGTTACAATACATTGAAGACAATGAAAACCTTTTCTATCATTACGATGTAGAAACAAAGATGGCTGATAGCTATACGGAAGGTAGTTATCGTTCTGCTACTTACGAAGTTACGGCCGTTATTGAACTTACTAATGAAAAAGGTGATCTGGTTAGTGGGCACCATTCTGTTATCTGCCGTGTCTCCTTTGACGGTAACGACGCATCGATGGATAACCTTGTCTCTTTAAATCACCGTGTAGAACGCTTCGTAAATGAAGTCGTGAAACATTTATCTCAATAAACCCAATAACCCAATTCATTACACTAGTCCTACACCGAGTAGGAGTAGTGTGGTATTCATTTAAAAGGAATTATCATGATGATGGAAGAGAAGTTAAACGAATCAGTACTTCGTGGTTTAGCCAGTGAATACGGTACTGATGTGTTGACTAAACTGGTACAAGGCACCATTAACGAGAAACTGGATATTCTCGAATTAAAGATAGTTAGGGATTTCAGTGTCCCTAGCGATGATGAAAGATCAATCAATATCCGCTTTGCTATAGAGGACGATGATGTAAATGAAGTACTGTGTACAGTAAGTCGTTACTTAGATTCTCAGGATATCTACTGGGATTCCAATACTACATCATTTAAAATTAGGGACTACAACAGTAAAGTCAATGCTGTAGTAGAAGAGCTAAGAGACAAGATTAATACCCTTTACAAGGAAAATTATAAATCCGAATTTGAAACCGTAACTACCCTTACCATGGACCATTCTAAAGATGCTATTAAAGGCATTGGGTTTACTGATATCTTGTCTTTACTCTCTCATTCTTTAATGCTGAATGCACGGTCTAAACTGAATGATTTAGAAAAAGAGCACGGTATTACCGGTCAACGTGGTTTAATCCTTTTAGCCAATCTCATTATCGACTCCGAAGTCGGTGTACAGGTTAACAGCGGTGATGATGCCAAGTTCTTAGAACTCAGTGTGGATTACCGTCTATTGGATAGTAATTCTAAACCTGTGTTGATGGTTAAATACCGTGGTAATTACGGTGTTGTTTATCATGATGGTAAATGTAAACTGAATCAAGAACAAGTCAATAACGATTTGGAAGACTTGATTCGTAAGGTTAAGAACGAAATGCTGATTAACCTCAATTAACCATAAACCAATCTTTGGGAGTATAGTAAAATGAGTACAAAAAATGAATTGATTACTGCTTTAGTAGAAAACCTCAATAAAGCAGATATACCGTTACCTGGTGAATTGTCCGTAAAGGAATACGAGACTCTTGGTGGTATTACTGTCGAAGGCTATCGTTATCAAGTTAATATCCTCGATAAGGAAACCGGTAAACCCCTTACTAACCACGTGTTCTTCGATGTAGATTTCAAGGGCAATACCTCTGATTTCTTAGATTGTCTTAATATCTTAATATCCTATATCCGACAGTACTACGTTAACCAGGTACATGAAGTGTTTAGTACCCAATTACAGAATGCTTTTGATGTCCTGACCAATAAGAAGACCAATGAGCTTTTCAATGTCGTGGTACAGACTGAACCTGATGCTTTCGATGTAGAAGCAAACCGCATTCGTTCTAAAGCCTCTATTTACGATGAGGTCTCTGGTGATGAAATCCTAACCAGGACTTTTGCTTTCGATACCAAAATCATCATTAGACCAGACTTACCTGAACGTGTAGACGTAGATGAAATTGGTTTGGTGTCTATGTACTTAGCAAAAGAGGTTTGTAATCGTATAGGGTACGAGTTTGATGATGTAGTATTAGCTAAGCTAGAGGATATTGAGTATAAGGAAGAGAAACCTGCGGAGTTTACCCAGATCAGCACTCTCCGTTATACTACAGATAGAATAGGCTACGCTGCCCACACCCCTAAAGATTCTGCTATTCGTAAGCTACTGAAAGCATGGATAGAAACCAGAATTAAGTTCTTACGTAACGTCTATCCGTTTAAGAAACGTTTAGCTAAACTGAATCAGTATCCCACCATCATGGTAGAGGTTACACCGTTTATACACGATACCAATAAGGTAAACATCATTATTCGTTTAGATGCTCGTGATAACGATACTACCCAGGTACGTACGGTAATTGAATGCAATATACCTGGCTTAATGCTCAATGATCACATCATCCAGAACCTGGAGCTTAATGAAATTGAGAAACACGTAGATGAGTGTGTAAGACGTTTCTCTCTTGAAATCAAGAGACAATTAAAGGAAAGAAAGGGAAATGATTGATGTTTGGTTTATTTATTGATCCGTTCTTGGTGATTGTCAAGAAACGGATTCCTATTGAGAAACCTGTAGACAGTGAGTGGTCTAAAGACCACGAGCTAACCTATTCTAGGGAGATTAAAATGAATGAAAACATTACTGATGTGGTTTCTACTGCTTTCGAAGCCAAACTCTTGACTGAAATCAGCCTTCGTGTAGTAGAAGGTTTGAAAGCAGCAGTAGCGTTACCGGATAACTTTGCTGTAGAGCATTACTTGAAACCTTCTAAATTAGGTAGTAATCTCATTGTAGTGACTAAACTACATGGTGGTGAAAAACACATCTTAGAAGCCTTCTTTAATGAACTAAAAACGGTGGAAGATGATGATTACTTCGCTGTCACTAAGGAGTCATTGGATTCTGTGTCTTCCGATATCGTTAAAGACTTGGTTGCTTACATTAGTGAAAACTTCAGTGAATTGCTGAAAAGAAGTAGTCCATTTGACCGTATACCTGATGTACAGAATAGTGATCTCTATTTTAGTGCAAACGAAGCCACCAATGCCGGTAATTTAGAGAAAGCGTACATTGAGTTGGTTTGCTCTTCTCTTAAAGAGAACATGTTGGGTGGCATTCTCTCCCATGTACATACCGAAGAGATTTACAATAACGGTGATTTCGATTTGGTTTTAGATGCCTCTATCGAAGTGGTGGAGAAAGAAGGTGGTTATAAAGAATACCTAGCCACACTGAAAGCCCTTTGTCGTGATGATGAGACAGGTAAGGAATGGATGGCGGAGCGTAAGTTTATCTACGCTCGTGTTAACCAGAACCAAGAAGTCCTGATTAACGACAATATGCAGTTACAAGTAGAAGTTATTGCTTCTCTAGTTGACAAACATGTAACTTCTTTATAATCGATATTGCTCTACTGTACCCCATTACAGGGTACAGTAGAGCGTATTCTCTTATACAAGTCAGCAATGGTGTTCTTAATGACATCATCACTATAGGACTATATTCAAATGAACGAAAGACAAAAGTTTGTTGTGGAACAGATTCGTGATCTGGAACTAATTAATTGTGTAGACAGGGCCAGTTTTATCGAATTATTTACCGATGAATTTAGAAGAAAATTCATTTCCTGTCTTAAGAGTGCCGTTTATCGTGAGATTATGGAAAACGGTACACTCTATATTACAGCCCGTTTTATCGGTATCGAGGATATCGAAGTGACGGTAGAATACCTACCAGGTAAAGAGGACCGTTTATTCGCTTACAAGAAAAGCGAAATCCTCGATCTCTCTTATCTCGATTTATTACGTGAATTAGCTGATTTCGGTAATATCCGAGTCAATGACTCTATTAGTGCATTAGCCAGAGCAATGGCTGGTGATTTTGAACACAATGTTAAAGGATAATTAACATGGAATCAACTAAATTCAATATCACTGTAGAAGAAAGAGGCGAATTGGTTGCCTCTTTCGAGAAACAGGTATTCGACTCTATCCTGAAAGACAATGGTATTAAAGAAGATGTAAAGCAGTACATTAAGAATAATCACTGTGAAACCATTCATGTTTTTGATCATCGTGATGCTAATATCGCTGAAATAGACTTCCTTCTCCTGACTAAAGATGGAAATGATTTATTTAAACGTGTGGTTATCGTCATTCATTTCATAGCGGTAGTCGATGCAATTAGCGGTACCTGGAAATGGGAAGTTAAAGATGGAAGTAATGTAGTTATTGATGTCGCTAATGGTTTAGCGAAACACATCAACAATATATTCTCACCTCCTTGTATCGACAATGTAGATGAGATATCAACATACGACATCAGTAAGAATATTGGTAAGGTTGTTGGGTGGTACCGAAGTGAATTCATTGAATTACTCGATAATCTTTCTAATAGAGTTTACGAAAATGAAGGGTTCATCTCTCTTAATGGCAATATCTTTGTTCCTAGTGCAGGTAAAAGGGTAGTTGATCTTTACATATCGTTAATAGATCATGACGACATCAATAACACTCTGTTTAGTCATGTTAGTCGCCTAGATGTACTGGCGGTTAACCAATATTTAGTAACAGGTGAAATACCTTCTTCATTTCATCAGTCTGTAGATGAGGCAGTTAAAGAGTTTATGGGGTATTTCGAATTAAAAGGCTGGGTTAAACCTGAGGAAGAAAACCCTTTACTGCAACCTCCTTACGACGTCAATACGACGATAGAAATGATGCAAGCTGGTGGTGAGCTTCCTCAGGATGAACCCATTCCAGTGAACATTCCTAGTGTAAATACTGGAGAAGAAGCCACTACTACGGTGGAACCCTTCATGCCTGAAGAGAAGGATGATACGAGTTTCTTCAATGTACGTTACTTCCATTCTTACGTAGATGAAACCAATCTACACCGTGATTATCCTACTCTGCAAGAAGCCTATTTAGCCATGATTAAGCAGAACTACCACAGAATGGTAGAAGGGCTATCTGAAGTACATGGTATTGCGAGGAAGCTCGATCCTCACGATTGGTTTATCGTCATCGATGTCGATATCGCTACTTTGACTCGTTTAGATAGAGCAATCATGATGCGTTTGGATGTCAAGTACCAGATTGTTGACGATGACAATCTACCTAAGCTGATTGCTGATTTTAAAGGCAATCTGGGTACAATTGAAGCCAATGGTCATGTAGAGATCAATGACACTGTGATTACTAGCAGACTGGCTGAATTGGTTGGGAAGGTAAAATTAGAGCTCGACTCTCTTCTGAAATAAGTCAATACTGTACTCTCTACCCACTGGGGGTAGAGAGTACAGCTATCTTTTTATATTCTTTTGGAAGCACTAAGCAATGTTAGACACTAAACAACATGTAGATAAATTACTCCACCGTATTAGAACCAAGTTCATGGAGTATCTACCCATGAAGTACAAAGAGATTGGTTCATTCGATTTCATTAATCTCACTGAAGAAAAGGGAGATGTTGATCTTCTGGCTTATATAGTGAAGTTTAGACCAAGGGACGCCTACGGAAATGAAGATAAAGTAACCTGGACTTCAGAAATCCTTACTACCCCTAAATACGAAGGAGTTGAAGATGACTGGAAGAAATGGTGTCTTTACCATACTGACCCCAGATTAGACCGTAAGTTAGAAGATACAGCTAGAATAACATCTAATCAATTTAAGAAAGCAGCTCTCGATCCTAAGAACAGAGAAGTCTTCTTTGCTGATAAACTGGCTAGGCGCAGAGCATTACGTTACGTAAAAGACAACCTACGTTACTTCCAACCCATGAACTTCGAGATAGAGATACAAACTACTGCTTACAATGAGGAACACCAAGAGTTTCCTTGTTGGGATTTCGTTGTTCTTAGAAGGAAACAAGAAGAATTATTAGCTGTCTCTAGAACAAGTAAAGGGGCTGGGGTTAGTCCAAGTGATAGTACATTGACTAAAGTCATTGGTGATCTCAATGTACAGCTTTTAAGAAGAGATGTAAGATTGGTAGCTGAGCGTTTTGAAAGGAAGTTCCACAGGTTTTGGAAGTACTTATCCCACAACATCTCCTATTTCCCATGTGAAATCTTCATTAATGCTCATTGGGATAACTACAACATGGCTACTGAATCACTTAGAGTAGACCTGAGATTAGTCAATCCCTTCGAAGAAGATGATCTTTTTAATTGCTGTACCCATGTACCAGTAAGACACGCTCGCCATGAAATCGTTACTGGTAAGAGAAGTGATTCCTTCCGTAACAGTGTACGTCACTTAGCTATCCAGCTATTCGAGTTCTGTAAGTCTAAAGGCTGGGTAGCTGATAAGGTAGAGGTAAAGAAAGTTGACATTACCGGTGGTAATAAAGGTGTCTCTTTACCCTTCCATGTACATGAAAAGGATTTATCTAGCCATGGCTGCAGTGAGGGTAAAGCTATTATCGCTAGTACCAATACTGGCCCAGAGGAAACTAAAAAGACCTTCACTGGGTACATGCCTTCTATTATTCCAGTAATGGAAGCACTACTGGGTAACGATAAATCCTATTTTGATAAGGAAACCAAAGTGGATAGGAAGTATAGGTTCCAAAATGTCAAGTATTTAAACGTGGCTAAGAAGGAACCTATTGATACCAAACACCTGAAGTATCGAGCTGGCTTACTTGATGCCATTAAAGAGGAGTACTCTTTCGCTGTAGCTAATCACATCGAAGGCTATCTGGCTATACGTGATTTACACGCTAAAGCTGACTTAAGTAATAAGGTCATTATTACCAATACTGAAGTCAATTCAGTAGAAGTAGACCACAATACTGTAGTCGAGGTGAAAGTAACGATCCAGGTGAAGGATAGGGTAACTGGTAATAAAGTCTTAATCCTGAAATTCGTGGCTCCTTATGCTGAAATACAGGAATCTCCACTGGGTGCTTCTACTAATAGCTACTGTAAAGTATATAGTAACCGACAGAAGTACTATGTGCAGTTAGATGAAGTACTAAACGAACTATACGACGAACTGAAAGCCGGTATCGCCTAAATATAATATACACTCTACTCTCCTTCCTTTAGTAGAAAGGAGAGTAGAGTTTTGTATTCTGTTTTTCTATTTTAGATTTTTACAGGTATATATCACTTTAATGTAGTTGGTTGTGTGAAACATTTTTATAATCTACAGAAAGGAAAATAACTAAGCCTAGGTGCTTAGTCCTCTAATAGAGGAATATTCTTTGTTAACTCCAGAAAGGACGTAGTAATGAAGTATCTTAAGTTAATCTTGTTAGTAGTGCTGTTCATCTTACCTGTCTCTACCAGTGCCCATTATACTGGGCGTATCATGGACCACTTAGCCCGTAGTGATGGTAAGATTAATTCAGACCCACTGGGTGAGTTTCTTAACCGAAGGAATACTCAGTCTAATCGTCATCAAGCCAATCGTGACCGTTTAGGTGAATTTATCAGTAGACGTGGTTTAAACAAACCACAAAGAACAAGAATATCGAGACAGCAACATTCTCAGTCTATTGCTAATAACCAAACTAGCTCACGAGATGAACTAGGTGAATTGATTACTAGACGAGCAGAATCCTCTCGGTCAGTGACCAGACCAGCTGTCCAGAATTTAGGGAATTACGATAGAGAAGTCTATTCTCTTGCTTTAATGATGTTCTTTGAAACTGGGAATAGGCCACGTCAAGAGTGGCTGGCTGTAGGTAACACTACACTGAATAGGTTAAATCACCCTGAGTTCCCTAATACTGTACACGCTATCATTTCTCAGCGTGGACAATACCAATGGTACCACAACCATCGTTTACGTGGCGGTAGGGTATTTAGACCAAGTGAACATCCTGAAATCATGGCTACTGCTGCTGAGTTGTACAAACAGCACTTAGCTGGTACCAGACGTGACACCACCAATGGAGCAATCTTCTTCTCCTCTAATGGTGTTAGACCTGCTCCTCGTGCAGTTAATCCACAGCGTATCGGAGCACATGTGTTCTACCGTTTACGTCCACTTCACCGTAATCGTGATATCTAATATCTGGTTACTCTTTTAAAGTAGCTCTACAGCTACACTAATGTTTATCTTTTATAAAGGAATCTAAAATGCAAAACGTATCAAATCCCTCTATCGACTCTAATCGCATTAAGGCTAAAGCGATTAATCACCAAAGGCAGAAAGAAGCAGTAACAGAAGACAAGCTTCCCATTTACGAGACCATGGCTCATGGTTCAGTAGTAAACGGTGCCACTGCGCTGTGTCGTTCTGTCTATTACTTGGTACTCAGTGTAGTATTAACCTTCCTCTTGGTTGTAGAAGTACTAACCAAAGCAGTACGTGGTGTCTGTGTAGGTGTGGCTTTCCTCTGCTCTGAATTCAATACCTACTTTGCTCACGCTAAAGAACATAAACCTAGACTCTACATCTTTAGCTGTATTGTAGTAGGTCTGCTCTCCATGTTCATTATCTCACTTTCACTTTTGCTATTCTCTTCTATTAAGTAGAAGAACATAAACACTATCCTACTCTCTCTACCCTTTAATGAGGTAGAGAGAGTAGTAAGACTTAGTGTAGAAAAGGTACTCAGCGCAGAGAGCTTACTCTCTAAGCTAAGGAGGACTAGTATGTGTTAACATTAGATGAAAAGTCAATGGATGAGCTCAATAAACGAGTAAGCGAAAACTCGCGTTTAAGAACTGAAATTGACATCTTAAAAGATGCTATCCGTAATGGAAGAATCGTCACTAATGTTTCGGACAAAGCTCTGAAACTGTTTGGTTTGATTTAAACCATCCGTTAAGCCCACTGCCTTTCAAATTAGAAGGGTGGTGGGCTATCTATTTTACTAGCTTTCTTTTTTAGTCAAAGCACGTCTGTTCTAGCTATGAATGTACTTTTCCTCTCGTCTATACGGGTGGAATTAAACATTTATTTAACGTTAAATAATTGCTTTTCCAATTTTCTATTTTGTAGAGGTACGTAATATGTCATTAGTACATGAAACTGAATCTACTACCGTACTGGCTAGTGCTGCTTTTCTCGTAAGCACTTTCTCCATGAATCTGGTGAATACCGTCATTGGTACCGTAGTAGAGAGAGATGGTGATTTACTCACTACTGATGTAGTCGAGGAGATGGCTCTCTCTGATTTGCAAAAACGAATCGTCTCTAAAGTGGAGGCTTAATCATGTTTGATCAAAAACTGCTCCATTTGTCCAATGAGGTGGTAAAAAATACCATGTTGCCGAACAAGAAACTTCGTGCTAAACCTGGTACCCCTCTTGACTATATTGTCAATTCTGTTCTGCCTGCTGAAGCAGAACTCAATACTGAGTCACTCAATCAGGCACTCAGTTGTGTCATCGACAAGAGCAATGCTCCGTTCTCTTTCACTGGTTCTAAAGTACTGCATGTAGTACTGGACCAAATCGATGACCAATACATCAAACCTTTGCGTCAGCAGCTGAAGTTTACTCGTAATACGGTTAATCCTGTTATTCAGGATGCAGTAAAACGAGTAGAAACTATCCTGAGTGAGCGTAGTGTACCTAACACAAGCTTCACCTTACACAAAATCAATGTACCGGATTTCGTGTACGGTCGTCTATTGAATTACATTGAAGGTTTTGCTGTTAGCTTGACAGCCGGTCAGCAAGGTCCTGCTTTCAAACCCACTCTGTCTCATGTAGACGCTAATGAGATTGCTCAATTGTGTCAATCTGATTTCGAAGATGTCAACGAAGGTATTCTTCAGTTGGCAGAAGAGTGGAAAGCCATCGAAGGTACTGACCTCTTTAATGCCGTATTCACTAACTTCTTATTGGCACCCAACCATGTTGTTGCCCAGATGATGCCGTCTCATCGCAACTTCATGCAGGCTATTGTGGCTTTCTTGGTAGCAGACAAACTGGTAAAAGAACCGATTGCTTCCATGAACATCAGTAGTGAAAACCTGAATGTTTGGGGTGCTTTCTTCCGCAATGCTTGTGCCCGTATCATTAAGCTTTACCTCGGTATGTTCAGTTCTGCAGTACGCACTAAAACCTTGATTCGTACGGTAGATAAAGAAAACAAAGTTATCGAAGTTTACGCTCCGGTATACGATGAATTCGACTCTACTGAAAAAGCCGACATCATGATGGGTATCCTGCACTCTACCACCCCGAATAGTTTCAAGTCATTGGAAGCAGTAGTAGAGAACGCAGAAGTACTGGTGAATCGTGGTAAAGTAGCCGCTGAACTCTCTGTTCGCACAGAGAAAAACCGTTTGGCTACTCGTTACAATGATGTCATTCTGCAAGTGATTATCCAATTGGTGGAAGAAGCCAAAGCAAGTGACGAGAACAGTGACTTGAGAAGTTTCATTGATACCGCTAAACCGGCATTTGAATATCGCCCGATTGTGAATAAGTATCTCAGTGATGCTTATCCTGGTAACAGTATCCTGAAAACGGATTTACGTTTGGTAATCGCTGAAGTGGTTTGTCACTGCTTCTTCAAGGATACCATGGCTTCAGTTATCCTAAGACGTTTGATTGAAGTAGAGGTAGAAAGACCGGATGCTACTCCTGCTGCCATTGTTTCTATTGGCTTGATTGCCTTGCTGACAGAATGGGTAGCTGGACAAATCGAATTGGTGGATTGCTGAAGAGTAGAAGGATAGATTACCATGAGTATTCGAGATGGGAATAAGATTAAAGACATCTTAAAAGTAGTCGGTAACCAAGTGATTACCACTAAAGGGTGTAAGATATCTTTTCCAGTAAGATACGAAATGGTCGGCTTAGCCTCAGTAGGCTCCGAGACTTCGTTTCTTGGAGTCTTTAAGATTGAGACTTTGGATGGTAGCTATTACGGGATTCATTCCTGTATTGCTAAACTCCATTCTGTTCCTGATTCAGTAGAAACCATTAAGGTAGATGATGTACCCTATTACGAATTGACTTACCAGCCTGGTTCTGTGGTGATTGAAGACACCAATCTACTGCAAGACAATAAACTGATTGATAAAGTCTATCGAGAATTCGTTTCTCGTGGTAGGGTACCTGCTTTTATGTCTTATCCTGATGTGTGTCGGATATTCTCGACAGCTAAAGAGTATGCTGGTGCCTCGGTAGGGGATTCCTACGAGGCATTGGCTATTCCCTTTAGCATTATTGCCCGTAATCCTGATGATTACAATCAATACTACCGTGAAATCACGAATGAAGTAGACATTGAGAAAGTAAAACCTGTCTATGTACCGGCTAGTAGTGTCAACTTTGCTGCTTCTAGTACATTGACTAAGATTACTGGTGCTTACTTCTACGATGGGGTAGTATCGGCAATTAATAATCCGACAGACCGAACAGAAATGCTTGACCACGTGCTTAGATATTAAGCACGAAAACGAGTATTGCTAAACAATACGAGGCACGTTTTAAGATACTAAAACGCATTGAGTGTACTGTAAGGTACGCGAGATACGTACTAAGGTACTAATGAAAGTTTTTGAAAATGAGTGAAAATTTTGTTTATCGGTGTACCCGATTAGACGGTACGGGTAAGCAAGGTATTCTAACACCTGATGACAATGGTTTCTACACCATTTGCGTAGGTGCATTAGACCATGCTTCCAAGAACGTAGACCAAAGAGGACAGCCTACTTATTATTCATCCCACGGAGCAGAACGTTTCTTTGCTCCTGGTACCATGTTTAACAACCGCATTCAAGGTGGTTTTGTTAAATGCGAGTATGGTCACCCTGAACGTGAACCAGGCATGAATGACATGCAGTTCTTAGAACGAAACCTAGTGATTCGTGAAAAGAATGTGTGTGCTGTTATTGGTGCTCTTTGGTTAGTAAAAGACTACATTGATCCATTGACCGGTGAAAAATGCATCGGCATTATGGCTAAGATTAAACCGACTGGTCCTTATGGTAAGTACTTAGAGGATGACTTACGTACTAAAGGAATGAATGTTTGCTTCTCTATTCGTTCTTTAACCTCTTGGAAAACCATTAATGGCCGTAAGTGCAAAGTACTGCACACGGTGATTACATTCGATTATGTCAATGAGCCAGGTATTACTTGTGCTGAAAAACTGGTTTCTCCTTCTTTAGAATCCAGTACTCCTGATGTAAAAACATTGGGTATTGAAGCTGAAGTCGGTATGGATGTAATGGTATCTAACCATTCCATTAACCAGTTACTGAGTAAATCAGCTACAGGTGCTTTGTCTTTAGAGAGCAATTCAAGAGAGATGTTGGTAGAAGCTAAGTCTAATTTAGAAGGTTTAGAGAGAAAAGAGAGAAAAATCAGTAAAGCTTTCTCCTTCTAATCGATAGGAGGAGATAACATGATTATCGACCCTAGTCTTTCTGAAGAAATGAATCTCCTGTTACACATCAACGAAGTAACAGAATTCCCTTTTGAATTATCGGATTTGGTATTTGGTATACCCAGAAGTACGCTACCGCAGCCTAATAAGCTTACCGAGAGAATGTTTGATTCTTTCTCTCTAGAAGCTAAGAACTCCGAAGTACTGGTGAGTGCTTCACCGAATTCTAAGCTTTATAAGGGCAGCAACTTCGTTAAACCGTATAGAAGAGACCATATCGGTGCTCAGTGGTTACTCTCTTTAAGGAATAACCCGACTATTGAGAAGATAGACGATAGAATCGTCGTCTTTACCAATAGTTGGATTCATGACAACCCCACTATGGAGGAAGTCAATGAAACCTTAAAGAAAGTCACGAAGTACAGAATGGAATCTCTTACCGTAGAAGTACTGGACTATACCAATAACCGATATAACCTGGATACAGGTAAGATTAGAATCAAACCCATTCGTAACAGTTTACTCTACATTGGTAGTTTAGAGATTGATGTGGTCTATAAACCCATTTCATTCATGCCTAAATACTTACCTGGATTTGTGGATTATAAGTAGTCTAAATGATACTATTCCTACTCTACCCTTTAGTGAGGTAGAGTAGGAATATTCATTATTCGTTTGCTAGCCTATCTAGATTGCTCTTAGATTGCGATTATACCTATTGGATAGGGTAACCTATTGCTACTAGTATTAAACTCTTTATAGGCTAATTCTAACAATACCCTTTAGTTTCCTAATCAATCTAAAAATATTCAAGTCTATATCATTACCATGAGAATAGGGATTATAACATCCTGACTTCTCTGTTTACTTAAGGTAAAATAAGATAGTGTAGCTACACTTACTTTACTGCTTTTTCATTTTTCTTATATAAGGAAACTAAAACATGTCAATTAAAGAAAACACTGAAGCCCTGGCGAAGATTCTCGAGAAAGAGATTACTTTCAATGCCGACAAACAGCAGCTCGAAACTTCTAAAGAAGCCATCGACAAAGCGATCGAACACTTCGGTTCTAACGGCCTGAATGTGACTCGCAAACAGCTCGATGACGCTGCTAAAGCCCGCCGCCAATTCATCGCCGCTACTGGTCTGGCTACCGGTAATGTAGCCATTGATACCATGGCTAAGAAAGCCAACAAAGACATCAAAGCCTTGTCTGCTACCTGGAACTTCGCTAAAGGTGAAGATATTGAGCACACCGTAGTGCGTGAATTCGAGGCCCGTATTCCTCCTCGTGAAAAAGGTGGTGAAGCTTCCATCGTCGTGAAGAAAGGTCGCTTGGAAACTACCCTGAACATCCAAGGCTCCAAAACCAAATCAGGCGAACTGAAAGCTATTCGTGATGCAATCGGTACTCATGCCGAGGAAAAACTGTAATCTCTCAGTGTACTCTCTACTGCTTCCTTGTGGGCAGTAGAGAGTATCATTCTTTTATGGTGTTATCATGAGTAAAGGACCCAGAAGAGTAGTCGGTACCAAATTCGTTACTAACTTTGCTTTCCCTAAAGAGTTCATGTGGTTTACTTATCGCTTTAAAGCTAAAGTGAAGACACCAGATGGCATGCTTGTAAATGGGATTGATTATTTTAACAGGAGTAAAGACAATGATTCAGCAGCAAAACCAGACCCCTTTGAAGACAGTGATCTATAGGGTAGAAACCGTATTCAATACCAATGATGGGAATACCAATACCTATATTGATATCCCAGTAGATGGTTTCTTCTTTGGTAAGAAAGAAGAGCTTGATGCTCTCTTAGAGCAGCATGGTGAATTCACCCGCAAGATGACCGCTCGTTCTTGGAAGAAGTACGAAGGTGAAGCGAAACCCATTAACGTGGAAATCGTTTGCTTACGTGGTCAGGAAGTCACTAAACACAATGAACTGATGAAGAAGATCCAGAGCCTGATGGACCTGATTCTGGAGAAAGAAGAGTCTCTCGGTGTGGACCCTGCTTATAACATCAGTAGCCGTAGCTATACACCAAAAACCTATAAAGACTAAATCAGTCTCTATATTCTCTATTTTAACGTAGTATTGTAATGGTATTACACTAATGTAAAAGGATTAGATTGTGTTTCTATTTAAGCGTCGCTTCACCAATGGACAAATGAAAGAGGGTGGTGAGATAGAGCAAAGTGCTCCTCTTAAAGTAAAAGTCACTCAGGACTTTAAACTGATTAGATTGACCGATACGAACAATAAAGTCGTATTCGTCAATGCTGCTAAAATCGTGGCTATTCACGAAAACAAACATTCGGTTACTGACTTTGGTACTCGTATTGATTTGGATACCACTAATCCTTACGAAGTCTTCGTCAAGGAATCAGCTGAAGAAGTCGTCGAGCTGATTGAGGCGGTCGCACCCAGTGGTTTTGTAGAGATGAGTGTAATGGAAGATACCATAGAGGATACCGGTGATGAACATTGAATATCAGGCTTACATCCTCCCACCTAAGGAAGACGGTAAAATCTCTACCTCTAAAGCACAGGTAGAGTACAGTGACAATGCTTACTACGCTGATAAGAAGAATAAAGAGGAATTAAGGAAGATTCTCGATAATCACCCTTTCTTCTATCTGGATTCATTCTTAGGTAGTGAAAAGCATGATTTCGTATTAGGGGTTCGTAGTGGTATTCGTACTGCTGAAGAAACCTTAGAAATGTACCTGAAAGACCTTTTGATTCGCTTGACTGTAAAGGAGTCTTGTGAAAACAAAGGTGCTGAAGTCATCTACCGTATTGCTTATCAATAAACTGATTATAGACTACAAATAGACTACTCTCTACCCCTTAATGGAGTAGAGAGTAGTACTGTATCCATGTCTTTTATTTTAATTCGTTTACTAATGCCTCTAGAATGTCCTTAGATTGATTTTATAGTACTAAGGTAGGCTACCCTACCTACCAGTACATAAATCGCATTACAGCTCAATTTAGAGCCATTCTAGTAATATTGAATAAAACAGAGAAAAAGCATTACTCTCTACCTCCAGTGAAGGAAGCAGAGAGCAATGTAGTCTTTAGGAGAAATAATGAAGCAAGAATTGCGAGGCTAATCGCGTCTGGGTGTTGCAGGTGTTACAGCATTACGAACTAAGGTGATAGTTAGGGATCGGTTTTGCAAGCCTGTTTCCAACAGTTCAGGGAGAATGCCTCAATTCGTAATACTCTACGGACTCTATAGCCTAAGTACTGCTCGACGAAAAGACAGTAAGTAGACTAGTGAATCCTTTAGATAGATTTTAAAGTGTCTTACCACTGTTTACTTACCAGAGGGTCTGTTAAGTAAGGGATTAGGGGTACCCTAATGGATGTTCGTACCACCCTAGCTTTCACTAGGCCACGAGAGCTAGCTAGGCTCTATTCAGTATGTGGTTGTGGTCTGGACTGTATCTTCACCCACAGCTGTCAGCGGACTCTTTCCGCTCTGTTACGGGTGCCAGGAGCGCCTACCTACGCATTCGACGCAGATAGAGGTGATTAGTATAGCTAAGCTCGTATTGGTGGGCCGGAGTACCAATCCAATATCGTATCAGTCTTAGCCATCCATTGTAGTGACACTAACTAATCACTCAAGTCTCTGAACCTGTCTCTTAGTTTCCGGAACTGAAGAGAATCGGCTGCTGATTGACCATTTCCTGTACCATCCCCGAAGTTCAAGTACAGCTCATCTCTTACAGAGACATGGTACTCTCGTTAGAGGGTAGCATATCTCTTTCTTTTTCAAGCATTCACGCTCACCGTTTCCAGTCACGTTGTAGCAGAAAGAGCTTTAGGTTGTTCCAGCAATTTCCCTGGTTTTCATTTCTAGCTTTCACTAGAACGACTCTCAATATACTTACGTTTAGCATGTATTCGCAAGCTTTACAAAAGTAATCCATTAAGGCATAGAAGAGAAACCCCTTTCAGTTATCCTAGCTAGGCACACTCCCCTTAAATAGCTTAGCATCCAGTTGGGTTTGGAGTCGAATGGATGATTTCAGAAGGATACATACTACTTAGGGTATTTGAGATTCGCAGGACTGTGGGGTTTCTCAGAATAGTATATACCACTCGGATTAATTGCTTAGTCGTTCTCAATCTAGTTTTAGATGACTATATATCATTACAGTAGTAACACGAAGTTATTCTTTTATTCTAAAGGGAATTGAAAACATGGTTATTGTATTCTACATCGTTTTATTGGTAGTATTGGTTTTATTCATTATCGGTGTGCTCTCTGCTATTGAGGTTTATCAACAGAGAAAGAGTGGAGTGATTCCATTCGTAGAGACACGTAGTAGCAAGACAGACAGAACAGTAGAGTATTACTATCACCTCTACTATAATCTCATTTACCAAAAGCTCTTTTACTTAAGAGAGAACAAACAGTTTCATCGTCACTATACCAGAAAACACCTAATGACTATCTTGGTAGAAGAAGATAAAAGGATCATGAAACTAAGACGCCGTATTGATAGGGAAATCTATTATCGTGCTTTGGGTAATGGATTTAAGAACAATATAGCGGCTATAGAGCAAGCGTGTCGCTCATTCAGAATAGCCGATAGTGATTATACCTATCTGGTAATCGTACCTGAATTACTGGTTGACTTTGAACATGAATTGAATGAAATCTTTGTTTAGTGCTGTAGTAGGGGAGTGATTCCTCTACTGCAGTGTTTCAGTACTCTACGTGAAGTAGAGGTTTATTCTAATGTAGAATGTAGAAAGGAAGTAGTAAGATGTCTAAGAAACAGGTAATCACTTACGAGATGGTGGAAGAAAGCATTAGGAATGGGGATAAAACCTATCCTACTTGGTTGATTCAGTTGTTTAAACTGGTAGAAAGACTGTCTTCTGTTAGCATTAAAGCCGCTATGGAAGATAAGGCTATTGCCACTAATGTGGATTACAAGTTGTTCTACTGCAAAGTACTCCATGTCTTGGATAAGTCAGTATCGGCTACGGTACGTGATATTGTAGCTGAACACTACTCTTTGTTTACTGACCGTAAAGTGCCTGCTTCAGCCGGTGAAATCAAGCATTACAAGAAAGGGAATGAAGTCACTACCACGAGTATTGAAATCACTTTCCCTGAGAAAGCAGAAGTGGATTTCCTACCACAACCCGTGAAGGAAATTCGTTTTATATTTGTAGACAGAACTGAGGGATTGTCATGATTAAGAATATGGTAATGAAACTGACTCGTACTAACGGTAATCCAGTACTGGTAAACTTCGATAACGTCCTGTTTATTGAGAAAGACGATACGGAAGACTGTACGGTTATTCGATTCAATGTACCTAGCGATAGTTCATTTAGTGTTATCTCCTCTCGTATTCGAGTAAAAGAAAGCCTGAGTGATATCGAATACAAATTAACAACGTAATTGCAAAAACTAAAATATAGAGCCTCTCCTACTACCCATTGCGCGGGTAGTAGGAGAGATTAGTCTTTGTGTAATAGCAAAGTGCTCTAAGAGAGGAGGTAAATCCAAATGTTTAGACAATCTAGACTAGACCAGTTTCTTATTTCTAAGGAATTGGTTAATGTACCCGATGTAAGTAATCGGGTACAGAATAAGGTAGGTAACACTACCCCAAACAGATTGAATTCACTGCTTCTCAACTATGTTAAGTAGTGGTGGATAAATCTACTAAGTAATAGAGTCAGGTTATCTCCTTCGAGGTAGCCTGACTATCTATCGCATTTACCTCTTTTTTGGATTAAATAGCGCCTACGGAGTAAGTAAGATTTAGCTTGCTAAATCGCACAGGCACCACCATCACAACCCATGCTCTCCAATACATTGGATTCCTTCTGCCCATCTCTAATATTGCAGTAGTAGATGGTCTTAATACCCAAAGAGTAGGCTTTTAGAATATCCTTCATCATCTGGGCTACCGGAATCTGTCTATTTGGATACTTAGCGGGGTCGTAATTGAGGTTAGTAGAAATGGCTTGATCAATCCACATCTGCATTACCGCACTGATGTTCAGAGTAGCATCATTGTTCTGTAAAGACCACATGGTCGTGTAGAAGTCTTTATAGAGTTCATAATCCGGTACCAATTGCTTAGTAGCACCGTCTTTATTGGCTTTAATAGACAATAAAGCTCTAGGTGGTTCAATACCATTGGTAGAATGAGTTACTAGGCTACTAGCTTCAATCGGGGCTTGAGTTAAGAGAGTAGAGTTTCTTAAACCGAAGTCTACAATCTCTTTACGTAATGCTTCCCAGTCTAGAGTACGCTCACGAGTCACTAGGGAGCGAGCTCTTTCATTGGCTCTATCCTGAGGCAAGACACCTTGCTGCCAAGTCGTATCATCCAACCATTCAGCTTTACCTTTCTCTTTAGCCAGCTGATTAGAGGCTTTTAAGCAGTAATAGGCTAATGCTTCCATCCATTCATCAAGTTTATTAAGAAACTCAGGTGATTCGTATCTCAGTTTCAGTTTAGCGGCTAAACCAGCTAAGTTAGTGGTGGAGATACCTAGACTTCTTCTCTTCAATGCACCTTCACGAGCTTGCTCTACCGGATAATCCTGATAAGAGAGTAAAGCATCTAAGCTACGTACTGCTGACGTACAGGTTTCCTCTAAATCAGCATGGTTGAGTTTACCTTGCTCATCGTAGAACTTGTAGCAGTTAATGGCACTTAAAGTACAGAGTGCAATCTCACCTTCACTGGTTTTTTCAGGTGTTTGTAGGGGCTTAGTCGGAAGGGCAACTTCGAGGCAATTACTTGTCCTAATACCATTAAACACCACTGAATTGCGTTTAGGTTCAGTCAGGCAGTAGGTATCATGTAGACCACCTACTTCTTCGATAGAAGTAATCCAGTACAAGGTATTGTCTTCCTGCTTACCGTTGATTACTGGGAATTCGTGTTTCTGGATAACGTTACCCACTTCTAGGTCTTTTGTTTCTACCTTAATCACTTCGTTCTTATCTACAGATTGTTCAGTAGCATTCTTGTAGATAAACCACTTGTGGTAAGCAGTACATTCCAGAGATTTACCGTTACTTACGGTAACACGGTAGAGTTTCTGGTTGGTATTGGTTTTAACGAATTCTACATTTTCACTCCATTCGAAACCATTCCACACAGTGAACTTCTTACCTACGTTTTCACCAATGACTTTATAGCCTTCACTGGTTAGTACTTCAGTATTACCTCTAACACAGAGGTTACTACTGTAAATAGGGGCTTTCTCTGGAATGAAGGGAGTATTAATGTTCATGATGTCTACGTTGTTAACGTAAATACGTCCAGTAGACATGCGTTCAATACAGATTTGGGTAAAGAGCTCTTTAGCAGAGACTTTCTTCTTACGAATCGTATTGTCAGTTACGTATTGATTGTAGAGCTCTTCGAATACTTTCTGGTCGGCAAAGAAGGCTTCGTATAGACCAGGTACATCGGAAGGAGAAAACAGATAGTAATCGTTGTTCTCTTTACTACGAGCTTTCTCGTAGAAGTGTTTATTCAATTGCACTGCGTAGTCAACATCTCGTGCACGGGTATTCTCCGTACCCTTATTGTTTTTCAATACGAGCATGTCTTCTACTTCTAAATGCCATACAGGATAGTAAAGTGTCGCACTACCCTTCCTTAAATTCATTGGTATTCAGTATTACTCGTTAGGTAATACCCTGTCTTACGATAGCTTATACTACTAGCGTAGTAACGCTGTCTTACGATAGACAGCCCTATATCGCTATAGGGATTGGACTATATCTTCTCCTTCAGCATTATCTGTTAAGGCTTCTGTTACGAAGGATACATAGAGGTTTATGGCACTAACCACTGTATCAGTTCCCTGTTTCCCGTTCACTTGAACAGTACGTCTTTCGACTAGTCTCTGCACTCGCCTATTAAGGCTAGCTACTGATTGCCTATTAAAATAGGGTTTCCAGTAATTAAGGGAATGTCTTTAGCTTAGTATTTCTACTAAGCTGGGCAATTTACTTTCGAATAGAAAGTAAAGAACGAGAAGTGTCCTTTACTTCGAGTTAATTTAGTTGTTTACCCTGGTTGCAGCTGTTGACTGCTGCTTCGAATAACTTGATGTAGGAAACAATCCCTGTATGGGTGGCTTCCCCATTTCTAATCTTGGAGCCTTTAGCTCTAATCTTACCAATATTTAAACCAATACCAGCTCGCCTAGCAATGTATTTCACAATCGCATTAGAGGCAGCATTAATCCCATCCAGAGAGTCTTCTGGGGATAGGATCACGCAACTCGAGTACTGTTTTGTAATGGTTCTTACCCCTGCAATGATAGGGGAGGGTAGTGTTAACTTCAATTGGGATAGCTTATCGTACATCTGCTTGACTTGCTGCATTCTGTTATTGCTTTCATTAGCAAACAAGTACATCGTTACCAGCATGAAGATAAACTGTGGGGTTTCTAGAGGAATATTGCCTTCTCTATCCTTAACACAGTACTTGTTCATGATTTGGTTAAAACCAGCATAACGAATCAAGTCGTCTCTTGAATGGTCAATGTAATCATTCAGTTCGTTAATCTCTTCTTCGCTATAATGGTTTAAGATATCCTGATCGTAACGACCTAAGGAAATCAGTTTGTGAATGTGTGCGTTTAGGTGTGGTGGTGTATACTGACTATAAGCCTGTTTTCTCATTTGGTAGCTTAGTAGCCTGGCTGCCATGATTTCGTAATCAGGTGACTCCTCCTCAATTAAGTCAGCCGCTGATTTGATTAGCATGTCGTGGATATCTTTAGTCGAGATACCAGTGAAAAACTGTAACCTGGCATTCATTTCTACCTGGGAGGTAGAGACATTCAATCCTTCGGATGCAAAAGCCAAGACACGAGAGACTTTACTGATGTCTAAGGGTTCGAAATGACCTTCTCTTTTCTTGACTTTAATTAATTCTTCGTTAACCACTCTGGGCTCCTTTAGAGTAAACTCTATTATGTTGTAGATTAGAAACTATTACTCGAAAAAGTGAGTAACTCCGTAAAGCTTTAAAGCATAGTTTATATTACTACTACTAACGTAGCGTAATAACACTCTCTACGAAAGTTTATAGTAATAGAAATGATAGATACCTCTCCTCTCTACCCTAGTCAATTTAGGGAGAGAGGATGAGTCGGTATGCTTATGGTTTTGTCACTATCTTATCGTAGACTTCATCAGGAGTAAGGGTAGTGAGGAAACTCACCTGTTGCTCATTGACATAGGCAGTGGTGAGGATATTGGTTACCCCTTCTGCGATAGGGTAAGCACCCACTACATAGTTGAGGTTAACGACTGCTTTGCCTCCACCTGAGAGTGGGATAATGAGGATGTTTTCTTTCATGGTCTTTAGGCTTCCTGAATCAGTTTGTAAATCTCTTCTGGTGTTTCAATCACACAGATTCTATCATTGTGGCTTCTGCCGGCTAAATGGATTAAGCTACAGTCTACTGAGCGATATTTGTTTCTGGTAGTGAAGGCTTCTTTTATACTGTCTGCGATGACTCTTACACTGAAGTGATTGAATCTAAACTCTACGTCAATAATGCGTGAAGCATTGATTAGACGAGGTTTCAGTGAATAGATGGATTCAGTCTTATTCACTGATTCTGCTCTAGTAAACAATACCTCATTGACTAAGATAAGCTTAGTACCGTTATTGTAACGTTTGTTTTCTGTACTCATTGTAAAATCCCCTTATCAAGATTTTGAAAAATAGAAAATAGAAATAGAGAGTGGTGTTACTCTCAAACCACTGACCAGTGCTCTAGTACTATTATCAATCAATTCTGTAATGAAGAGATTAAACAAAACATAAAAAGAGATTACTCCTTACTCCTCTTTATCGGGGAGTAAGGAGTAGAACTCTATACTGGATTACAATTACAGTTCAATGTCATCCATAGCTTCTATATCAGCTTCACTGATGTTACCATCAGGAGAGAGAACATAAGAGGTCATCTCTGTCTCTTGTGGAGTGACTTGTACAGCATCACTATTGAACCAATGCTTAATCCAAGGGTAAGGATTATTAGGTTTACCAAACATAGGCTCTAAACCTGCTTGGGTGATGTTAAAGTCAATCAGGTATTCCAAGTACTGGATAGAGGTGACCTCATTGACCCCAATAATAGCACCATCTTTAAACAAGTGTTTAGCCCACGCCTTCTCTTGCTCGTAGGTTTCTAATACGATTTGTTTAAAGGTAGGGACAAGCTCTTGGTAGTAATCTTGGTAATCTTTACCCTCTTTACCGCTTCTCAATATCTCCAACATACGGAGTGAGAAACTAGCATGAATCGATTCATCTGCCTATCATGCTTATTGTATTTATCTACGTTCGTTAGACGTAAATCCCCCCTACTAAAGGGAACCCTATATCACTATAGGGGCTAGACCATATCACGTACTCCTGATAAGAGGAGCACCACCACGTTTCGAGTACACTTGTACTCTACTCTACTCATTTACCCTTATCCTGTACGGTAATACAGAAGAAGGTACTTTCGATGGTCGTTAGGCATTTACACTACAATTGCTTGTAGTGACTTAGCACGGTAAGTTGTCTCATTATCACGATGAGAGTTTCTCCGTTTAGTGGTGTTGTTCGACTACCGTCACCGGTAGAAGCCGCAACGAATTAACGGGCGATAAATTTAATAATCTTAGCATTGCCTTCCATCAGTTTCATTCCTTCGGCGAATGCCCAGGAACCGTTTGTGTTCAGTAAGGGTCACTACTCCTTACCCGTTACTATTAACACCAATAGTAACCGCTCTATATCACTATAGAGACCAGACTATATCACGTACTCTTTGGTAAGAGTACCCCTGCGTTTCGGATAGCAATCGTTTCTATCCTACGTCATTACGACTAGTCGTTCGGCATTTACGTTATTAATAACGATTTAGCACAGGGTTGTCTTTCTGCGATAGAAAGGTTTTCCCTGTTTAGCAGAGTTGTTCGATTAGTATCACTACTAAAAGTCGCATTTGTAGTTTACGAAAAACTGATGTAAAAGCGTACTGCTTCTAACATTAAGGTTACGAAGAAGAAGATTAGTAAGGCTTTCTTCATTTCAGGTACCATGGCCTTTTTCTTTTCTTCGTCTTCTTCATTATCGTACTTCAGTACCATGTTAATCAATTTGTCTTGGTACAAGGCAATGTTCTTAGCACGATCAATGATTTCAGGAGACTCGATAATACCATCCAGTATTTTGGAAGGGTCAGTATAGACGTTCTGGATGATGTGGCTGTAAGACTTAGAGTGAATGCAGTTTTCGAAGAAGGTCCAGGTCAATACCCAAGACTCCAACTCTGGTAAACTACAGGCACTCAAGAGAGCTAAGGCCGGTGCCCTACCCTGTACACTATCGAGTAAGCAATTCCCAGTAACAGAGACTTTACCATTATATCGAATAACAAAAGTACCATCAGGCATAGACAGGCAATAAACATCTATTGGCTTATCGTGGTGTTTTACTTCAATCTTAATCCTAGAACGTTCGTAGGCCGCCTCCTCGCTACATGATAAAGTGAAAAAATTGATTACTTCGTCGTTATGGCAATAGATAATAAGTTCTTCCCTATCTTCGCCTATACCAGTTAATAAACCATGACCAAGATGTAAAGAACTCTCTTGCTTTAGTACTTCTTTAGATTCCAAAAAGGAATAGGTACTACTAACCCTGTCTCTTAGCAGCATTCTGTGGCCAGGAGTAACCTCTTGTTCTAGATATTCACCTGTGTAACAATGGGTTTCGTTTGTGGTATTGTGGATTAATTTTAAAGGTCTAGCCCAACTACAGGTACCTGTGTTTGGGTTAAATTGCTGTACTTCGTCGTTTAAAGTAACATCTTTAATCTTCTTCCAACCGTCCTTAGTCAGCACTTCGGTGTCTTCCACTAAGCACTGATACTTCAAGTTTTCAGTAAAAATATGCTGCTCATGGGGTTTTAATTTATTGAAATCCGATACGTCTTTAGACAGGTTGACTTCCTCTGGTCTCCAGAAGAATGACTGTTGTAAGTCGTTAAACTGATTAAAGATGGGGTACTTGTTCACATCAAATCGAGAAGTGTTTACCTGTGGACCAAAGAACATCGGGTCCTGTAAGGTGTTCTTCACTTCAGTGTTAAATACGCTAATACTCATTCCATTTCACTCCATTAACTCTGTGCAGTAGACTGCACTCGTTTACTACGTTCGTTTCTAACGAGACTCACTCTTTCGCTCCTTCCACTCGCTCAAGTGTTCGTTTACTTCGTAGTGACATTTCGTTACCTTTAAATAAAAGAAGACAAAAGTTTACGGTGATCTTCACCACTCAAGCCACCAGTATAAACACCAGAATAGGTTTTAACTAACCCTGTATTTGCATTCTTAACAGTAATATCCGAACTAGACCACTTGACACGAATACCAATTACTTTATCTGTCCCTAGTTCCAATAAATTAACAAGTTTTTCAATAGTCATTTCATTCATTCGTTTACTACGTAGACTCATTTTCTTTCTTGCTCCTTCTTCTGTTCTCTTTTAATCGTTTCTTTATCTACAACTACCGCCCACCGTTCTATAAACCGTTTAGCGTAGCGGCCATTACAGAGATGAAAAAGAGATACCCATTTCCGATAGGTGTACCCAATTACTTTATATTCCTCATCGTTGAGGTTAGAGGTAACGGTGTCACCAGGTGGATTATGGTTTTGGTGAACCAGTAAATCAACCAGTTCGTATAGCTCATCTAGACTGGGATAAGAGACACTTCTCTCGTCTTGGAATACAGGAGCATATCGTTCTGGGTCAATCTCTTTCCATTTTTCTACTTGTCCGTAGAGCTCTTTCAATTTGGCCTTGAATAGCGGCACTTTCTCTTCAGTGAGTTTACTGAAGTCTTCTACTTTAAAACGTTTTAGAAAGAAGAGTACCGCTTCAGTGTCACTAGGTAATTGGGTTATTTCTTTCAATTCCATAATGGAATCAGCTATTTCGCTGATAAGGTTGTTCTTATAACTCCCAGTATAGAACGTCATGACTTCCATTGTATCTAGTTCTTCTATTCCCATTTCTTATTTTTCCTTTTCTCTCCTAAAGCTTGGTTCTCTCTTTTAGCATTTCCTGGAAAGGAAAGAATGCTACTAAAGGCAGGTTATCAAACACGTGTTTGTTGTGCAGTCTCTCGATATCAGTCGAGAGAAATTCGATTTTAGCAAATTCACCATTGAGATAAGCTTCACGGTAATTGGCCACATCGATGTCTCTTAGCCACTTACCTAATGCAAATCCATTGGTTTTCTTCATTTCATCGAAGCTACGAGTCCTCTTACCGGTACTCTCGTACTGATAGAGTTCTTGTAGGTCACCTAAGGTAAAAGTCCATTTATCAGCATTGTATTTTCTAGCCAGTCGTCTGTAGAGACAGGCTTTAATAGCAAATGCCTTAGAGACCTTGAGTCTTTTCAATATTCTCTTGTAATCCGTTAGACTAATTCCTCGTTTAGAGCGACTAAACACTACACCAGATTGATCAAAATCCACGTAGACAATGTCTATTGGTTTCTGGGGTTCAATACCCTCTAAAGCTTTCTGTGTTTCCTGTTTTAATACTTCCATGGTCTCTGGTGTAGAGACATCAGTAAAGGTCTTACGGATGTCTTCAGATACTCGTTTAGCCATATCCACTAATTGAGCCATTAGGGTTTCTTTGTACTTCTCATTCTGCATTAAGAGAGATACCCATTGGCTATTGGTATAACGGATTTCCTCTACTGACAATGCGTACTTTTTTGTCTTCTCAGCTATTGTTTCTTCATCCTCCATGAGGTAAATCATGTCTATCCAGTCTAATGCTTCACCTAGAGACTGATAAGGTACACACTTCTCTGCTAAGAAGACTTCTCTATAGCTATCTGGGTATTGGTCCTTCCATTCCTCTAGTAGAGTGTACAATCTCTTCAATTTCTGTTTAAATATCTGGCCTTTATTCACTAAGAAGCATTCAGCTCTTAAGTCATTAGCCCGCATGGCACCTAATATCCAGCTAGTAGTGGAAGTCAGGTTATCAAATCCACCTCCTCCGGTTAAGTCTATTATCTGGCTAGCCATTTTGTCAATCAATGCATTCATTCGCTCTCTCCATTAGTTCTTACAGTGAGCTGTACTCACTGACTACGTTTCCATTTCGCTCGTTCACGAACTCACTACGTTCGTGCATTTGTTCTCTCCATTAGGTTCATTCTCTAATCTTTCTCTAAACAATCGACTGTGTTTCAAGTATTCTACCAATAAGGGTACCATGTAATCCCTTCCCTTTCTATTGGGATTAGGTAATCCGTACAGAGAATAGCTGTGGTATTGGTTACGAATACAGGCTTCTAATAGCCAGGTATAGTAATCGAGTTTCTCTAACTTAACTGATTCCTTATCGTTTAAGAAGAGCTTAGCATGGAAGGACTTATCGAGTTTATATATCCCTTCCTTTAAGAGGACTAATAAGCCTTTTAATACTCGTCTAAACTCTTTTACTTTCCCTTGTTGGTGTTTCAGTAAGGCTTCCTCATCAGGGATGTCTGTTAACTCTCCCTCTAGCCATTGTTGTTTTAGTTTAGTATACTTTAATCCAGGAAAGCTAACATCCCAGGGATTGTAGAGGAATAACCAATCTAAACATTCTGGTATGGTAATATCAGCTAGATTGCACATCTTCAGTATCCTATCACTGATGGCATCTATACAGTCTTGATTGGTTTGGTAATCCTCTAGTTTAGGGGTATCTTCATTATCGATACCTAATAGGTCTAGTAATACATCAGCTCTCATGTCCATTGGTCTCCATTACTGTATTTACAAACTGAAATCAAACTAGTCTAAGGGAGAAGGGTAATTGTTTAGAGAGAAAAGAGAAGAGATGGATAGAAAGGGGGTATTCTGGAGTAATGGTGAAAATACAGATAGTGCTAGATTGCGTCAGAATGCTCTCAGAATGCGATTAGAAGGTAAGGATAGGCAAACCCTCATGAAATGGTTTCATCGCAATATAGAGTGAATCTAGACCATCTAGAAACGATTTATGGTTTATTTGCTTAGTGTAGAGTACATTCTATCCAATTTTAAACCTATATCACTAAAGTGAATCAATAGACGTATTGGTTCTTCACTTTAGTCTCTACAGTGGGTAGAGGCCCATTACCTCCTCCTAAGGGTAATGGCTAATGCATTAGTAAGACCAGAAAGGAATTTAGAAATGAATATTGGGAATAAGATCTCAGTGATTGCTGCTATCTTACAGGAAGACTTAGAGGAGTATCGCTCCCTAATACCTTACCTGAAGGAAGAGGTAGTCAATGAAGTCAGTCGGTGTTTGGTGAAATTGAAACCAGTAATCGATTCACTCTTGACTGAGAGAGTAGAGGAGATGGTAGAGAGTTTAGCTAAAGCCAAGCCTGTGCTTACCGTAGAAGCTACTCCTCCTGTTGTTTTACCGCTAGAGGTAAATGGATTAACCGTAGCGGAGGCTAAGCCTAGGGAGAAAGTAGCTCACTCGGAAACCTTTCATTTTAGCAATGAAAGAACTCCTCATCACTCCCTCGGTGATAAACACGAGGTAAAGGGTAATGGGGAGTGGACCCCTATTCGTTTTCCTCAGTACATTCTAAACGAGGGTACACCGGTATTCGAATACCTGATTAATCAGGAGGGTGCAGTATACAATCAAACTCGACACAAGCTTTTAAAGGACATTGAGAAGAGTAAGGGAGTCAATCGCTCTCCCCGTGTATCGATTTACTGTATCGGTACAAAGACTAAGCAACCTAAGTCTATCAGTGCTATCTGTTCAGTACTCATGCTCTATACTTTCGGGAGTGATGAAGATAGAAGGAGGATTGATCAATATCAGTTTAGCTGTGTCGGTTATAAAGATGCGAATCGGTCTAATGTTAGAATGGAAAACCTCTACACTACCGACCCTGAGGAGGAAGTACAATATCCTAATCAGGTAGAGGGAGAGGAATGGAGGGAGATTAGCTTACCGGCTAGCTATGCTGAGGAGTATACTCTAACGAAACGCTATCTGATTTCTAGTTTGGGTAACATGAAAGGGGTGGATAGTGGACGAATCTCTCTGGTGAGTCAAGTCTCTAGGAAGAACAATAATCTTCCTCGTTTCTCACTGCAGGTAAAGAATCGATTAGGGATTCTCTCTAATCTGGGATTACCGGTAGCCCTATTGGTGCTCTATGCTTTCGGTAGTACCGAGGAGAGAGACATGATGGATAGGTACGGTGTCTCCTGTGTGGTGTATCGTAATGGAGACAAGTACCAGCCTACTCTGGAGAACCTGGAGATCAATACCCACTACAGGTCCGTGAAGGAGAGGATAGAGGGTAAGGGAAAGACTATCCGTCGCTCTATCGTGGAGGAGAAGGAGTCTCTTAGAAGTGAACTAGTGACTCTTCTAGAGAATGAGATTGTTTCTCTCATTGAGGAGAATGAGGTAGAGGTAGCTAAGTTTTCTCTAGCCTATCAAGGTAAGCTTATCTCATTAGAGGGAGCTGAATTGAAGGTAGGAGGTAGAGGACACTTGCAGCTACTGAATCAGCTGATTGAGAAAGTGAATCAGGTAATAGCCTCCTCTGTTTCCAGTAAGACGCTGGTAAAGGTAGACTTGGATTACTTCTCAGTGGATAGCGTAGTTAGGTCTAATCTATTCTCAGTACAAGTGAATAGAGAGCGTCCTTTCAAAACCGAACTTAATCTCTAACAGAGACAGTGAGTGCTACGCCAGTAGTACGAGCTAATCTTTAACTGGTAGTAAACAGTAGTAAGCAACACCTCTCTGCCCTCCGTCATGGGGAGCAGAGAGGACTAGCTTTATTGATTCTGTTTTTGGTTTAAGTAGTGTAATTAGTAGGGATAGAGACCTATCCTTCTAGCTGGTATATATTCAGAATCTTCTTTTCCTAGTAATATAGAGACACTAAACTAACTAAATCTATCCGTATTTACGAAGCTAGTTAAGAGAAATAAACCATTTTCTAGCTAAGTAACATAGCTCCTCGATAGTTTATTAACTTAGCTCCATTAGCTCGATCAGTGAACTAATCTCACTGACTTCGTTTCACTACTCTAGCCAGTACTGGTTTTCGATTACGTATTCACTGGTATCGATTAGGTCTTTAAAGCTTTCGTTTTTAGAGAGCTTAATCTTGTCTAACCAGCTGTAGTCTACTAACCATTTTCGATTGTAATTGATTTGGTTTAAGGTAGCTAGGTCTGCCTTGTCGCCTATGTGCGAGCTAGTGAGTAGTCTTCTATTGCTATTATAACCTAATCGTACTAACCATTCTCTTTCATTCAGATTCTTCAAGAAGTACTTGCTAACATGGGCTAGCTTGAATATCTTGTCTAGCTGGTAGTAGTGGATTACGCCTAACACACCATTTCTATCAGGTAGCGTATTCTGGTATTCACGATTGTATACGCTCTTACCACCTATTCGTAACCATTTCTCTTTTACTATACTGTACAAACCACAACTGTTCTGGTACACCTGACCATCTAAGAACAAGAAGCAATGTAGATGGATACCATCGCTTTCACTATACTCTCTACTACAGATGTAGCCTAGATAGCCTTTATCATTACTAAGCGTTTCTTTTATCAGCTTGTTAAACATCCAGTTACACTTATCTAAATCATTACAGTCTTCTTCTTTAAAGTGGAAATCTAGTCTGCTTACGTATACCTTGCTATACCGACTAAACAGGTATCTAATCAGTGTTTTAATCTTTAAAAAGTTGTAGCTGAGGAGTTGTTTACTCATTTTGTCCTCATGACAGTGATATTGGTAAGCCCATCTATTTAATGGGTTACGGTATTGAATGGGAAATTGACCATAAGGGGTATTGAGGTAGTAGGTTTTCTCTTGAGTAACGCCTAGGCAGTCCTTACTATCTCTTTTTATCTTTTCTCTCTTCTCTCGTTTACTGTTTTGTAATCTTTTCTGTTTACGTACTAGTATTTCTTTTACTTTATCACGTAAGTAACCTAGAGTAAGACGTTCTATCTCTTCTACTGATAGAGATAAGAGAGATTGTTTTAATAGGGAGTGTTTGGGTAAGTGATCGATTAGGTAGTGTATTAGGTTGGTTTTCTTATAATCGATATCGGTCACTCTGCCCGTATTCTCTTCCCTATTGTAACGGTTTTGGTTATATTTGAGCTCAATTGAGGAGAGCTCTTGTTTTATTTTCATTGGTTGACTCTCTGGTAAGGAAGAAGCTAATGGAAACTCCACCCTACTCTAAGGTACCCGTGTACTAGGACAGAGTGAGCGCTCTGTGACTAGTGGGTAACTCCTCTACCTATTGGTAGAGTCGTTGCCTTTTAGACAAAAAAGGTACTCTAGGGTAGGGTATTTCTTTTTTACAGTTTTGACTAAACACGGTATAGTGGATTGCCTTATAAAGACCTATCTCTCGTTCTGATATAATTAATAATATTTATATACCTAGTAACTAGACCACTATAAATCACTTAAATACACCCGTAAATACGAGAGATTTTTGAGTAACTGGTATCTAAAAACGAGTAGTTAGTTGTCATTCCTCTATACTTAGTCAATTACTTGACTTTTATCATAAAAGAACCAAGGGAGTAACACCATGATTTTGGTAACAGAAGACATCATTAAAACCTTTAATGAGAGTACCAGATTTACTCTAATTAAAGAGCGATTAGCATTAGAAAAAGTACCTATTCTCTCTAGAAGAGAATACTCCTTATTAGTAAAGAATATCATCATCTACAAGCTAATCCATACAGAGCTTACCCTAAGGCTAGCTAACAAGTCTAGAGAGAGGAATAACCTCTCTACAGAACTCCTATCCAATGGTCTTACCTTAACAGTCAACAACCTATTAGACAGAATCACCCTTACTCTACCTAATCTAACTTATCCTACTGAAGTCATTCTAAACAACATCCAAATCATTCTAATAAAGAAAACTGCTAAGAGAGAACAGATTTACTTACACTTCAACATGGATATTGATATAGACTTTCTCAATGAGT